CATATTATTTTAGAAGGAAGCTCCATTCAAGCTATTTCCACTATTCATACTTGGGACGGCCAAGTATGAAAGTGTTTCGGATTGTGTAAAATCAACAATTACTGGTCTAGCATTTGCTGATGGTGTTATAGTTGGACCTTCGGTTAAAGAATAAATTCTATATGGTGTATTATTTGAAAATCCAGTTATTGTGCTACCTTGTGTAGCGTTTGGATAAAATCTTGCATTAGATATATCTCTATTTTCTTCGTCGTTAGACGGTATTAAAAAATACGGCATCAATTCTCCTAATTCAATTTAATTGTGGTGGTGTTGGTGGGGTCCATGTTGACCCATCAAGCCACCCTATAAAGTCTGATTCATCTCTCCCGGCTGGACCGGGAACTGTTCTATTGTATTGGACTACTGCATTCCATCTTGGGTTATTATCACCAACATATCTTGTAGCACCCCAAATTCCATGTCTTCCCGGTCTAGTCATTTCAACGAATACGTTGAAGAAAATGCCACCGGAATCCTTAAATCTTTTCATTATCTCTCGATATAGTTCACCCATCTGTTCAGAATAGTGGAATCTTACATAAAAATCAAATAATGATGGATCGGCATCTATTGCAGCATGGTTTGGAACCACATGGCTACCACCTTCATACATTATCAATCCTAGACCAGCACTATCTGCCAGTTGTTTATTTCTGCGCCAAATATCTTGAAGAGCATCAAAATCATTAATATCTTGCGATTTAATATATCTTGAACTCATGATTTGATCGCGCAATCTATTAAACACTTCTGTTTCACTATATTGTCTACGCCATTGCTTGATTACTTCAACATTTGCGGGATTGTTTAGACCGCCATCAAAATATCCTGTAACTGCGTAAAAATCATGATATTCTTTTGGTGCTTTTCTACCGCCACCAAGAGCTACCCAATTAGGAGCATTCAACATACCTGAGTTTAAATCTACCCAACCGGTATGTGCGCTCAATACTGTGTAGAATTTCTTGTTAGAGTTTTTATACACATCTCGAATTATCATTGCCATTTCAGATGATCTTGCGCCGTAATATTGAACCCAAGCATCACCAACGTTATTTCCAAACAATTGCTGACCCATGCGATGAGCGTGGTGCGCTTGCTGGAACTGCCAATTCCAAACTTCATTTGAATATTCAAAATAAGGTCTTAGCTTTGGATTTAATTGACTTTCCACATATGTTGCATACTTTCTGATATAGTCATCGGTAGCCAAATGTGGAATGTTGAACCAAGGATCAACGCCAATTTTATTACTTAGTGCAACCATTACTTCTACTGGAACACCAACTGCCCAAGTAAAATATGATGGTTTTGTTCTTGAATTCCAATCTGATTGAGTGGAATCATTTGTTGCTGCCCAATCCATGAATCGAACAACTCTAAAATCTTTAATCATATTCATCCATTGTGGTCTGAATATTTCGCCCCTGTCGTATATTTCACGCAAATCATTCTTGACGCATTCAATATTTCTTATACCACCGGTGCCTCTTATTTGGTAAACATCTACTGTTACAATTCCGCCGCCATTTGCGACAAAATCAAATTCTTTCCAGTTTGAACCTGACGTAACGTTTCTAACATTTCCACCTACTCTTATATCAGCATCGCCGTCCCATGTCAAGCGATATCTTCCATTTATTGAAGTGTTGTCAGTAGCAATTTCACATAAAATGATAGCACTTACATGTGTGCAATCGCTCGGAACGGCAACTGGATAACCGTCGCTGTTCAAGAAACCATTATCTCTAAGATTGTTGAAGCTTCTTTGGCCGAAACTAGTTGCTGATCTACCTTCCCATCTTCTGCTACATTTCATTACGTTTATGAAAGGTTGTGCTGCTTCCCAATCTGCGATACCATTTAATCCTAATGCAACGGAAGGGCCAGAATTTGTTGAAACTGGTGGCTCTACTTGAACATTACCTTCACCCACAATAATTCCACCATTTGCAGCATGTGCTTTAGGTGTTGACGGGAAAGGAGATGATTTAATGGTTGCTTCGTTATTAGAAACAGAAACATCCCACCCAAGGGCAGGTTCTTCCGGTTCTTCTGGTTCTACGGGAGGTTCTTCTTGATAATCACCTTCGCCTACAATAATTCCGCCATTTGCAGCATGTGCTTTTGGACTAGATGGGAAAGGTGAATTAAGAATTTCTATTGAATTATCTTTAACAGATACATTCCAACCATTTGTCGGCTCTTCGGGATCGACAGGATCAACCGGGTCAACAGGTTCTTCTGGATCAATTGGATCAACAGGTTCTTCTTTTTTCAGTATAATTGCTTGTGCCTCAAAAGTATAATCAGGTTCTATTGAATTAGAAGCTTTAACTACCCAAATCAAATCACCATCTGTAGTTGAAGTATATTTTCCGTCTACAATTTCACTTGATATATCATGACCATCTATGTATAAGAACCCTTCGACTTTGATTGGTTGAGTGCCTGAATACTCACCTAAATCTAATTCGTATACTGTTCCTACTTCTCCAATTGAAGGTCTTATTGATGGAATTTCAACAACTTTTGGTGCTACTTGTTCTGGTAACGGTTCTTCTTCTCCACTGTCCAAATCCTTTAGTGCAGTTTTAAACCATAATAAAAGAGCCTCTATGGCTTTAATAAAATCGTTTATCAGTTTTCTTATTTCATTATTCATTCGGGTGTCCTTTTAAAAATAAAAACATGTCATGTATCATGACATGTTTTTTAGTGTTCGAAAAAGAGTTTGAGAGGACACTTTGTCTAGTTTATCTTCGTTTGTTTCTAAAAATTCTTTTGGAACCACAAAAGTATCTTTTTTGAACCATGAACTCTTGATACCTAGCTCACTTGCCATTCTCTTCATATTCTCAATTGAATATGGATGGCAAATGATGTTTTCTTTTCCATCTGTTAGAAACAGAATTTCTTCTACAGACTTTTCTTTTGTCATCATTTATACTCTCCATTATTGACTTATATTTTATATTGTGATATTATGTATTTTTACGAAAGGAAATGTTATGAGCTTTTTATACGTCATAGGCAACAATACAAATAGACAGAAGATCGGTTTCAGTAAAGATGTTAGTAAAAGACTAAAGCAGTTACAAACTGGAAATCCCGATGAGCTATTTGTTCATTACAAAATAGAATGTTCCACTGACAAAACCAGACAACTTGAAAAGAAAATCCATTTAGAACTTTCATACAAGAGACTGTCTGGCGAGTGGTTTAATATGACACCTGATGAAGCTAAAAACTACTTAGAATTTGCAAGAATTACTTGGTTAGATAAAATTATCATCTAAATCGTAATCAAATTTTTGCTTTACGCTTTCTTTAAAAACTTCTTTAAACTCTCGCTTCGCTTCGTCAGTCCAGCCATATGACGGCCATTTAGAATACCTTTTTTGTGTAACTGTCTTAGCAATAGCATCGAAGAAATTTTCGCGCAAAAGAGTGTCGCCACTAATCCCACGTGCATAATCTTTTCTATCTCCCCATCTATACCATTCACCGTAAACTTCGCTAGTAATTATATTATCTGATGCAACAAAATCAACCAGCTTTTGAAAATCTACTTCAATGATTTCTTGAAGTTCAACCGCCGCAGATAGAACGAAAACCTTTAACGGGTCTATCATTACATCCTCGTTTATCTCATTCACATCGACAAAATGATATTCCATAATTAACTCCATTCACTAAACGTATAGGACAGGTTGAAAGTTTCGGTGTTATTCGTATAATATACATTTTTAATACCATGAGCGGAAATACACTTAGAGCAACCAGAGCAAGGTTTGGCGATACCAAACGTATCTTTCTTTCGCGTAACATCCTTTTTGACCCTGCAAATGTAGATCGAAGACTTGGAAAGCTCCGCTGCACTTAGACGTTTCTTAGCCTTGTTGATAGCATCAACTTCGGCATGAAGATACACCGCATGGTCGTTTTTCTTATACTCATTCTGAAAAGGATGAGTTTTGTATTGCGACATACCAATAGCCACAATACGCTTTTTATAAACAATACAGGCAACTACTTTAGCCTTGCTCACTGGCTCAAGGTCTTTAGCTACATCCGCCAAGACTTCAAAATAGCGATTGTTCCTGCACATGAAAATACCCTTCTGTTGTGATACATTCTTATACACCACAACAGAAGAGTTGTCAATAGTAACCGTGCTTGTTCAGCAAAGAAATCATTTCTTTTGCTAAATGATCGCCCTCTCTGTTCAGCACTACAGCAGCATCCATACTCCCGTAATGCATTTCTAGACATTCTAGAAGAACTCTCTTGATAGCATCTTCATCTGGCTTGTTTTGAAGAGTTGATTTTGAATACAATTCTTCAAGCGCACGTTCCTTATCATTGAACCATTGATTAATTTTTTCAAAGGACCATTCACCACGACGAACAGACTTCAAAATCTCCGAGTTTGCTTCAATATCAAGATCATGATTAATCAAGATATATTCTGCCTCAAGTGCCAAGCGAACGATGTGATATGCAAATTTAACGTCAAAACCAAATTTATCAATAGATTCTTGACGCTTTGGGTTGGAAGAGTTTGATTTACTTTCAATCTTTTTCAACTGTGAATATGCATATCCACGGAATTTGTGGTATGAACCCTTGTGCAAAAACATCTTGCGACGATCCCTGACGTGCTGTGCAATTTTACTTGCAAACAACACACAGCGTTGCGGAACGAAAAGAGTGTCCACCATGTTTGGGTTGTTATCCATACATAGATCAAAGAACTTGACAATGCTGTAAATAGTAAAGTCATATTCTTGATTTTTGTCTTTATCAAAAACATGGTGTTGCTGAAATTGCTCAAACCTTTGTTTTTGCTGACCAAAACCCGGAATATCGCCCGCTAGATGCGGAAAGATCAACTCCTTCGGAGGAATGCAAAATCCAACTACGTCCATGTCTGACGTGTCACTAGAAACCGCATATGCAGTAGAACCAGTGATAACTTCATAATGAACATTGTCAGGTAGCCATTTTGGAGGATGGATTAATCCTTTTTTGCTTGTTTCACTGATTCTAGATGCCATGATATATTATCCTTCTTTAAAGTGTTCTTCTAAAACTTTGATTACTTCACTAGTGTTTGTATTAAACATTGCTAGAATAATGGCGTAATTTACACCTAGTTCCACCAACCGTTCTTTTTCTTCGTCAGTAACTTCAATGGTGAAAGTAGCTGACCCATCTTCATGTTCCTCTACATTTTCTACTACGCTCATAATTTATTCCTTTCGATGAAAGATTTCAGTTTAAGTGCAAAGTGTTCTTCTCGTTCTTTTTTTGACCCATTTTGTAAAATAAGCCAATCTTTCTTTTCTAGTTTCTCTCCTGTCAAAGTTTCGTAACATACACCTGTATGAGTAGCAATAGCATGAGGGGCAAACCCCAAAAATTTTTCTAGTTCATAATCATAAAATGTCGTGGCAGTGAAATTGATAAGAGGCTTAACTTTTTTCTTATGACATTGTGTCGGACCCATTACAACCACTTCACCCGGAATCATTTTTGAAGCTTCAATGTAGCCTTCTTCTACTGACATTAATTTCATCAAAATAATTACCAAGTTTTAGGAACAAGAACTCGAAACTCACTTTGCTTCTGGTTCATTAAAGGTTTATATGTATCTACCAGTCTTTGATGAGACTTTCCAGACAAAACGATATCATCATAAAATTCGTTCGCTTCTGTAAAATCTACCACTTTGCCATGCTTGGCAATCTGAATGCCGAACATCAAAATTCTTATAGAATGCCACATAGACTTTCGCCCAATATAGTCGTCACCTTGAGCCATCTTCTTTTTTGCCTTCACCCAACTGTTGGATACAACAGCAGAGATTGAACGGCGAAGTTTCTCACTATCTACTACGAATTTAAAATCATTCTGAACAGCATCAGAATGAGAGTAAACTTCTATAGCAGCAATATCGTGATTGTCAAGCATCTCTTGGAAATGATAACTACCAACATCGTGATAATCAGAACCATCAACAATCTTGTTTTTATATCCAGATGTTCCAAAAGAAATCATATAGAAATCTTTGTCAGAATTTTCTGTGGTCTTACCGTAAACTTGACTGCCAAACGGCACTACAATGAACATGTCAATCTCCTATACTTCACGCGATCCCTTAAAATCAGTTTCGTCTACCAAAGTGATATCCGAATCAGTCTCTATGTAAGCTTTCGCTCCACATGCGAGTCCACTAGGGTTGTATACCATCTTGCAAGGCCCGTCAATAGAAATCTCATTGGCGTAGCGAGCTTTTGTGTAACCCTTTGACTTAACAGTATAAACAGGACGATTTTTGCCGTCCTGTTTGTTCATTGCAATATTTTGTCTGTTCACGTGGATGATATGTTTAGACATTTTATAGTCCTTTCAAATCAGATAGATATTGCTCTTCAACCGTTGTATCTTTCCAGAATTTAAGAGTTTCACTAGATGCAAGTATCTCGGAAGCTAGTTCTGAAACCATCTCAGATGTAAGGCTGATAATGTTTGTTCTTAGAAGCTTGTCAATATCTTCTTCCTTAACACCCTTGACTTCTTTCATGATTTGTGCAGCTACATCATCCTTTGTCTTGTTCTTGAACTTGATCTTATCATCCAAAACTGCCATGATGAAATACATCTTGACTTTCTTCCAACGCATTTCTTCTGAAATTTCAGAAACCTTGGTATCAATGCGCTTTTGAAGGATGGTCTTCTTATACTCACAGAAATCTTTAATCAATTCCTTAACATCATCATAGACCTTTAGCTTGCCTTCATGATTGATTACAGTGATGTTTTCAGTCTCAGTTGTTTGAAGTTTCAATTCTTTGATGATTCGCTCATCACTCCAACCACCATTCGCCTGCTTCAACTTGACTTCAAAACGAAAACCTGATTTATCACACTTATCAACATATGACATGATTACGCCATCGTCTTCAAGCTTGTTCAATACGTTAACAAATTTCTCACGGTCGTATCCATAAGGAACCTCTGTCACCGTAAACTCTGTCTTGTTTTTTCTAACAATCTTTCCAGTAATGTATAGTCGCCCATCATCACCAAATTCTGCCGTTCCGTTAAATTGCGGAAACTTGACCCTCGGCGTAGTCTTGATCTTTCCAGTTTTGATATATTCAGCACATGCTTTCGCCACTTCTTTTTCATCGCGAGGAAGAATGTTTGTGGCAAACCCTGTAGCAATACCTTTTGCTCCATTAATCAAAACCATAGGAATGATAGGGACATAGAACGTAGGAGGCAAATGCTCTGGATCATAATGGACCGGAGATAGATCAAAGTCAGTGTAATATTTGTAGAAATTTTCATGCAATCTAGTGTAAGTATAGCGCGGCGCACCAGCCTCTTGAACAAGACGGGAACCAAAGCTACCTTCACTCTCAATAATAACTACATTGTTATACCAATCTGCTGCCATTAGCTGACCGGCACCGGCACATGAAGTCTCACCATGATTGTATCCATATTTCGATACAACACCAGAAATTGCACTTACTTTCTCAAATATTTTCTTTGAGTTTACAATTGATGAATATAGATAAAACCTTTGAACCGGTTTCAAACCATCAATCATGTTGGGAATTGCGCGAGATTCAACTGTATAAAGAGCGAAGTTTTTCCACTCTTTATTAGCCAATTCTACAATATCATATATTTTATCTGCACTTGTCATTTAAACATAAACTCCTTGCGAACATCTGCATTATTACCAAACATCATCTCTAGAAGAGATGGATCACTCACCGCAAGCGTGTCTAGTGTAGGCTTGTTAATCACCACATCATACTCCTTCTCTCGCAAAGACGCAAGACCTTTGATATAACGATGAGTATATCCTTTTGAATCAGTTTTAAACTCATTTGCGCTATCATAGGAATAGAACCACTTGGTATCTTTCCCATTTGTAGAAATCATGATTGGCGTTCTAGTCAGCTTTAATCTACCATCTTTCACCATACCCGGCCAGAATTTATAAAAGAAACCTAGAAGCAAGGTTGCAATCTTCTCACCATCATGGTCTGCGTCTGACAAAATAGCCACATTCTGGTATGTCATATTTTTATATGAATTGGGGTCATTAATATTCAAACCAAGGATATTGATTAGGTCGCTAAACTCTTTGTTTGCCAGAACCTTTGCAGGGGTTTCTGTCCAAGCATTAAGAGAAACACCGCGAAGCGGGAAGAACCCTGTAGTATCTGGATTTCTGATCTTAATGCCAAAGCCTAGAGCCGAATCACCCTCTACCAAGAATAGAGTTGCATTTTTTCCACTTGCAGCAATGTGCTTGGCTACTTTTACCTTTTTAAGTTTCTTTTGTGCAATAGCTGCTTCACGTGCAGCTTCCGCTTCTTTTTTGTTAAGTTGAGCTTCAACAATGGGACCAATAACGTCTTCCATGTCCATGATCTTCTTTGCGATATACTTGAAGTCGTATTTAAAAGACTTCTGGAAGTGGTCACGCACCTGTGTCATAGTATTGGTCAGGCGTTCTTTGGTTTGAGAATCATACTTTGGATTGACGAAATTTCTTGCGAAAATTACAAAGGTGATGCCATTCTTGATAGTCGATTTGGATACTTCCACTTTATACTTGCGCTTAATCATGGCAGTCATTTCATCAATAGTGCCATTAATGACATAATCGACGTATGCGCCACCAAGACGAGTATTCACACCGTTGATGAAGCAATTTTGACGGAAACCATCTTCTGAGCCAGTAATGAGGAATGAAACATCATCAGTTGATGAGACAAATTGACTTCCGCCTTCTGGACCAAATTTTTCAGCATAAGCTTTGAATGTGGTGACACCATCGAAGAAATCTTTTTTACCGTTGAAAGTAAACTTTATTTCAGGGAAACACATTGAAAGGGAAATTAGTCGATCTTTAAGAAGACGAATGGTATCAAAATCATTAATTGAATTGCATTCCATAAGATCATAGTCAGGAATAAATGAAACCTGTGTTCCGTTTCCTGCTTTGGTTGATTTTGTAGTTTTAATATTAAGGCCACCATCAGAACATTTTACTGTCACCGACTGACCATCTCTCCAAGTTTTTCCTACAAAAGTTTTCGACATGAAGTTTGTGCATGAGCTACCTACACCGTTAGCACCGATTGTTGTTCTTTCGTCATCAAAAGACGTGCCAGCATTAACGCGGGTCCATGCTGCTTCTGGACGCAATAGTTTTACGCCATTAGAATCTACAACTTCATCTTGTGGAATACCGCGACCATTATCTGTAATGGTTATCTCTTCGCCATCAATGGAAACATCAATCTTATTCGCAAATTTAAATTGTGTTCTAATTGCTTCATCGACAGAGTTATCTAAAATTTCTGATATGATTTTCAGAACTGCTGGAACATATGTTACCTTCTCGTATTTTCCTAGAACAAAACCTTCAATTGTTTCTTTGGAAACAGAACCTACATACATTCCCGGTCTTTTCCTCACATGCTCACGTGGGGATAAGATTTCGAATTTTTCTTTACTCATTAGAGTTTCCTTCTTCATATTTTACTTGTGATTCTCAAAACAGCCTTCATCATACACGATGTGCATGATGTTGTCAACCATGTTATAACAGTAATAAATGAAAAAGAATCATAAGATTCTATAACGACTCTATAGAATCTAACAGAATCAAATAATTATGACGGGCGAAGCCCGAAAACGCGAAGCGTTTTTCATTACTTTACAGAATCTTACGACTCTATAAGACTCATTAAGAATCATAAGATTCTATACATAATACTAGACTCTATAGTAATATTAGTATTATGATTCTTTATGATTCTTAGGGATTATAAATGTTATAACGTAAATCGAGCCAAGAGTCAAGAAGAAAATTGAACTTTGTCGATTTATTTTTTTCTTCTTGACTCTTACCCTATTTTAGAGTAGATTATAATAACCATAGTGACAGTGATTCGCACTATAGGTCTACAGTGTAGACTTTAACCTCAAAACCTTCTTCTGCATATATCTCAAGTCTTTTAGCAAAATGCTGGTATGAATAGTTACCATTGTTTGTGCTGCTTGTCAATAGGTCGCCTATGTCATAAAGGACAGTATCATCTGATCCATTACCTTTTCTAAGTAATCTACCTATAGACTGCAATGTTTTAACTTCACCTTTGGTTCCAGATGCAAATATGGCATTGTCAATTCTTTTAATTGAAACACCAGTAGACGTGGTTCCTGATGAAGCAACAATATCATATACTTTTTCTGGATTAGATTCTATCTGCTGTCTCATTTCTTCTCTAACGTCAACATCTACTTTGCCATGAATAAAGAATACTACTCTTCCTTCTCTTTCAAACATTTCAGCAAGTATTTTACCATGAGTGTCTACATCATCAAACAAAATCAAATTGTTCTTCCCATCTAATGATGCAACAAGATTTTTAATGAACTCATTTCTAGAATCACTAGCCTTCAAAAATGCTTTCTCCAAAGGATATTTCATCTTACCTTTTTTGCTATTATGAATCTTGTTGTCATTCTCTAGCTGTTTCAATGCTTCTCTAAATCTTTTCTTTTCATCTTTTGTATGATTTAACAGTATTGCCTTGATTTTGAATTTTGCAGTTACGTTATTGTCAATCATCTCTTTAGTAGAAATGTATTTGCGTATCTTGCCAAACATGCCTTCAAGGTTCAGTCTATGCACTTTTGATTCGGAAGATATTGTTCCAGTAAATCCATGTCTGAAATAACATTCTGGCAAAGAGTCCATTATTGTTGTGAGTGATTTAGAGTCGAACGTATGCGCTTCATCTCCCAACACACATCCAAATTCAGAAAAGAACTTGCTGTCCTTTTTGACCAAAGTATGCCATGTTGAAACAACTATTTTTGTGCCGGGATCATCATTAACGCCATCGCCCATCATCCCTATGAATTCTCTTGGGCAATTATATGAAACAAAGTCGCTGACCATTTGTTTAGTCAACTGTATTCTAGGAACTACAATCAAAACTCTTACATCATAATTTATGATATAAAACATTGCGATGATATATTGAATTAAAGATTTACCGGAACTGGTCGGACTGAGGTTCAAGCTTCTGCCATCTTTTATCGCGTCGGTAATATATTTCGCTTGATAGTCGTGCAGAGTGTATGGTATCTTTAGCTTGGTAGCGAGATTCGTGATATCTTCCTCGGTTACAGCGTCACCGTAAAACACATCCTTGTGTATGTCAATAGTGTATTCACGTTCATCCGCAAACTTTTTTAATAAATTTATGAGGCCAACATACAAGCTCTGGTCTTTGGTAGAGAATATACGTATATAACCATCCCAGATGCGATTGCGGTATTTTGGGTGGTGTTGGTAGTTTTTTGGTCTGAAAGTGAAATAATCAGAAATTTCCTGTAAAATGCCTCTATCAGCTTCTACATGAAGATGTATAGCATTTTTGATAGTTACCTTAATATCAGCCATTCAATATCCAATCTCTACATTTCTTAGTTTTGTTTGTTAACAGGTTGCTTACACTTGTTACTGGTATATTAGTATTTTTAATAAATTCGTGTCTAGTGCATTCCATTGTTTCTTTTGTTTTTGTGTTAAAAAACTTGTATATTTTAACATCTTTGTTAAAGTTTTTAGTTCTATCAAAATCATCTATTGTAGATGCTAGTTTCCAACCTTTGTAGCTTTTCTCTTTGCCATTTAAAAGGTTTGTTAATGAAGCAACATTTCCTGATAGTTTATTAAATTCACTTCTAGTGAGGGACATTTTTTCACCATTAGGTGAAATGAAATCATATTTATTTTTATCTAATTTATAGTGATGGTCGTTTATTCTAAGTTTATAATTCAAGTAATCCTCAGTTATTGTGTCATTTTCTTCCATAATGAACCAGTTTTTATAGCTTCTTATGATATTTAGCTTAACTTGACTAAAACCAGTTTTACTATTATATTTCTTAGACATGTCGTAAATCGTCGCATATTCCACTCTTCCATCTGCATTACCCCATTTATATATTGTAGGATCATACATAGGATGCGTTTTACCAGAATATTTCGGTGGATTGGCATTCAAGCACAAGTTCATACATAAACTATTTTGATAGTTATTTAGTATATGAAATTCTTCTCTAACTACATTTTCTTCGTCCGATCCACAATATTCTATGACTTCTTTAGTTAAGTTTGTCTTATTTTCATGAGTTTGTATCCATTTACCGCTACCTAAATATGGGTCTTCAAGAGCATCTTCATATCTAGATGTAGTTCTTTTTCCAATATAAAATCTGCCATCTATGTCTGTGACTTTATAAACATAGTGAATCATCAGGCTACTCCTGACACAAATTTTTCGTATTCTATGATGTTTTTTATATCGAATGATCTTTGGTTTAGCTTTTTAACTATGTCTTCTAGGTATCTTATGCAATTATCGGTTTCCGCAATAGTTTCGATAAACTTTATTATGTCTGGGTCTGCGTCCATCACTTTTGATACTTCTGATTTAACTAGACGTTTGCCATAAACAGGCCAGCCAAGTTCTTTCATTTTTGGTAGGTCCATTTCACCAGAGTAATAATCTATTTTGTTGGATTTTAATTCTGCATATAGAGAATTTAGTTTATTCTTCTTAGACACCATCTTGACCAACATGCTGTAGTATTTCTGGTGCAAACTAAGCTGATTTCTGGAATGTTTTGATAGGTCGGGGTCTGTTCTAAAATCTTCGGAATCTTTGGACCACTCTTCATTTATAGTGTCAATTGTAATAGCCATATTATATCCTTTATTAATATCTTTCAATAGTGTAATAATTATAGTTAAATGTAGCATCTACTATTAAAGGCTTAGTGTCTGTAAGAGCATTATCAAAGTTAAGATCGCTCAATCCAGACGGGAAAGCATCAAAGAATGTTACATTTATAGCAGGGTTTTTGCTGCTGTTAAGTATAATAACACTTATATCAGATTTTAGATCATATTTCAAGTCATTTTTCTTGTATTGTGAATGATCTTGTGGGAAAGCTATGTGATGCATCCAATCAAATAATTCCATATAGTTTTCCATTTTCTCATCAACAAGAAAAGACCATGTTAGCTCATGATAATCCAACTTATCATAAGGCACTCTTAGTGGGTTCAATGGTGTTGGCTGAGTTATTGCGTTTGCAGAAATTGATGGAATATTTGTCTTCTGCAAAGTGAATGTTGTATTGGGCAATCTCTTGACACTTCCAATGAAATTGTTGGGCGTCATGTAATTTATGAAGGGCATATGTTTCCTCTTGACATGGAATGGATATAAGTCTATAGTGTTCTTCTGAATGAAAAGGAGAAGAATCATGAATATATTTATACTCACCGGAGCAGGAATTTCCGCAGATAGTGGAATGCAAACATTTCGGGACGTTAATTCTGGAATCTGGGCGAATCACAATCTTCAAGATGTTTGCGTTGCTGGCGCTTTTGAAAAAAATCCAGAACTGGTGAACAATTTCTACAACATGCGGCGGCATGAATCTGATTCGCATGAACCGAATGCGGCGCATTACGCTATTGCGGAATATCAGAAGAAAACCAAAAATAATGTTGTTTTGGTTACGCAAAATATCGACAACTACCATGAGCTTGCTGGTTCGCCAGTAATCAAAATGCATGGTGATCTATACAAGATGTATTGCATCAATTGCGGCGAATATTTCCGGGTAACAAAAGGCTATGTTCACGATATCAATGAAGCTTGCCGGGATTGCGGTCAAACTCGGTCAATTCGGCCAGACGTTGTTTTCTTTGGTGAAGACATTGAAATCAACGAATTTGAATTGAATCGGTTTTTGCGGAAAGATGCAAATGGGGAACGGCTTGCCTACTTCATTGCCATTGGAACCTCTGGAAACGTCTATCCGGCTGCTGGTATGGTCAAGAAAGCACATTTTCACTCCAAGAAGGTGTATATCAACTTGACTCCTGACCATGCATCGCATATCTTCAATGACAAGCGAATCGGTCGGGCCAAAGATACTGTTCCGGCATTTTTTGAAGAGCTATATTTGATGCATGGTTAGGAGAATAAAATGAGCGTTAGGACTTACATGGTTGGTGGTGCAGTTCGGGACATGCTGATGGGCATCGAACCCAAGGATATTGATTATGTGGTCGTAGGCGCTACTCCTGATTACATGGAAAATGTTCTTGGAATGAAACGTGTCGGGCAGGACTTTCCAGTTTTTCTTGATGAAAATGGCGACGAATATGCTCTGGCGCGTCGTGAGCGTTCTACCGGTGAAGGCTATGTTGACTTTCAATTTGAAGTTGACGGTGTTTCTCTGGCCGAGGATTTGCTTCGTCGTGACCTGACCATCAATGCAATCGCTAAAAATAAGGACATTGGTAATATCTTTGATCCTTATGGTGGTCGTGCAGATATCGAAGATAAAATCTTCCGTCCTGTGTCGGATGCTTTCATGGAAGACCCGGTGCGCGTTCTGCGCGTTGCACGTCTACGTGCGCGTTACGGCGCGGATTGGACCCTTTCTGACGAGCTACGTATTATGGTAAAAAAGATGGTGAAAAAAGGTGTTCTTTCAAATCTTCAACCTGATCGAGTTTGGAAAGAAATGAGCCGTGCGCTCATGGAACCAAACCCTCGCCTTTTCTTTGATACTCTATATGAATTGGATGCTTTACATGTAGTTTTTCCTGAGATTTATAAAATGTTGACTTCGTTGGAGCCAATTTTTTATCATCCTGAAAAAAATACGTATGAACATACCATGTTGGTTCTTACTCAAGCTGCTAATTTTGGATATGATATTGAAACCCGATTTTCATGCTTGATGCATGACATTGGCAAAACTCTGACGACTTTTGATAAATTTCCTGCACATTATGGTCATGATATTAAAGGTGTAGAGCTTGTTGAACAATTTGGACACAAATATAAAATTCCGAGTAAGATGATTAAAATAGCAAAATTTGCTACCAGATATCATATGTATGGGCATAAGCTTGGAGAAATGAATCCAAAGACAATAGTAAAAATGTTTGATGAAATCAATCTTTCTTCCCAGAAAATTGATTTCGTTGTAAATCTAAAAAACGTTTTTGAATGTGACGAAAGAGGTCGGCTTGGTTACGAACATGTAATTGTAGATGATAAATCAATTATCATTGATTGGGCTAATTCTTATATCGGTGTTAAATTTGATGATGTGTTTCCTAATGGAGAAACAAATGTTAATAAGATTAAAGATGGGATGTTTAGAAAAAGATGTGCAGCGATAAAGAAATAGTTGGTTATGTGTATAAGACAACAAGAATTTCCACAGGTGAATTTTATATAGGAAGGCACCTGTGGAAATCAGAAACTATAGACGAAGAATATTTCGGAAGTGGTTTATGGGTTGAGAACTATAAGAAGAAATATAAAAGAATTTGGAAAAATGACTTAAAATGTGAAGTAATAGAGTATCATACAGATATTGTTGATTTATATAAATCAGAGATTGAACATATAAGAAGAAACTATAAAGATGTTTTAAATAAAAATTTATCAATGAGCGGAGATGGGACGTTAAGTCCTCAATATAAATCGGATAAGTTTTTTTGGATCAATATAGAAACTGGTGAATGTATCCATGCAACCCGATTGGAAATGTTTCATAGGATAGGTTCTAAAAGAACTCAAATAACTGGCTGTATAACCGGAAGATATTATTCCGTTTCTGGATGGTTCTTCATGGGTAAAGAAAAGATGAACGTAGATTTGAATGTTATTATTAATAAAATTAAAAGAATGGGAGAATACGCCTATAATTTTGATTCTAAAGAATATAAATGGATAAATTCTAATGGTGATATTGTATACAAAAATCAGACACAAATGGCTGAGTTATTGCACTGCAATAAGTCTATGGTAAATCAAGCTATCAAAGGAACTAAATTGTCAGTAAAGGGTTGGTATTTATTCGACAGATATGATCCTGATATTGTAAATAAAAGCGATCAAGTAGGAAAATACTCCTCTTCATATGTAAAAGAAACTTTCGATTGGGTATATCCGAATGGAGATATAGTATTTTCAAAAACACCTTATGAAGTTTTTATAGAATTGGAGTTGAAAAGCAGAAGCCATGTTGGAAGAGTATCTAGAGGATTAATTTCACAATATAGAGGTTTAAAATTATACCGTGGCAGCGAAAAAAGTTCTTGACGAATCGCTTCCCCGGAACTATAAAGACAGTCCAAGCAAGAAACAGAAGGAGAATTGATATGCATCTAGTTGTAGCAACCATCGCTGGCGTTGAAGTAGCTGTTAAAACTACTAACAAACCAGAAGAAGCAAAAAACCTTCTAAAGCATCAATATGCTAATACTGGTGTGCGAATCAGCGTTCAACCTCTGAACGCATAACAGGGAAATCTGGACCATGATTAAATTGCTAGGCTCCCTACCTCGCGGGAAAACAATTTCTATTGCATTCTCAGGGGGTGTGGATAGTGTAGTTGCTCTTGACTTCATTTCAAGGCGACACCCTGTTGAAATCTTGTATTTCAATCATGGTCCAGAAGACCCAACTTCACAGTCTATGGAAGACTTTGCTATTAGTAAAGCTAACACTTATAACTGTGAATTTAAGATCGGCCATGTTGAAAAAGAACGACTTAAAGGACAATCTCTTGAAGAATATTGGCGCGATTCGCGTTATGCATGGTTTGATACTATGCCAGACAAATTCATTGTAACTGGTCATCATCTAGATGATTGTGTAGAGACTTGGATTTGGTCTAGTCTTAATGGAACAGGTAAAACCATTCCATACAAGAGGAATGAGAATGTTTATAGGCCATTTCTGCTAAACAAAAAAGCAGAATTGCAAAATTGGGCAGATAGAAATAACATGGCCTATAAGTATGATCCAACAAATGAAGACAATTCTAAAACACGCAATTACATTCGTAATGTCATGATGCCACATTGTCTAAAAGTAAATCCGGGGCTTCACAAGATGGTGAAGAAAAAAGTTATCATCGACAGTGAAAAATACTTGACAAGTGACCCCGACTCGTATATAACTTGATGCTCAAGGTTGAACGCAGCAGTGTTCAAAATCAAAATCAACCTGAAAGGAATATAAAATGGTAAAATTTTCAAAAGCAGTTTCACAACTTTCTTCTGATGAAATCAGCCGCACAGAAAACGGCATGAAAGCCTTCGCTACTAGCGATTCAAAGGTTTTGGACCTTTTCGGTCGTGTTGGTTCCGCACGTGCAATCGGCGGAAAAGCTCTTTCTGGTATTTTCTCTGCCGCACTAGCGGAAGATGAAGAAAAAGCCATTCGTGTGTTGCTGTGGGCGCGTGACGTTCGCGGTGGTGCTGGTGAGCGTAAAGTTTTCCGTGAACTTCTAGAAGTTCTGGAAGCTTCTAACCCTTCCTTGGCTAATCGCATTATGCCAAAAATTCCTTTCTTGGGTCGTGTAGACGATCTATTTTCCTATAAAGACCCCATCAACCGCAAAGATGCCCTTGACATGTTTGCCGATGGCCTAATGGCTGGTGATGGTCTGTTTGCCAAGTGGGCACCGCGTGAGAAATCCGCGAAAAGCGCAATTGCAGCAGAATTGCGTAAGCACATGGGTCTTTCTCCAAAGGAATACCGTAAACTGTTGGTAAAAAATACCAACGTTGTCGAGAGCCAAATGTGTGCAAAAGAATGGGGTGCGATTAATTTCTCCCACGTTCCTTCACTTGCTTCCGCACGTTATCAAAAGGCGTTCGGTCGCAATGCAAGTGAGCATTATGCTGCATATATTCGTGAGCTTCAAAAGCCACAAGAAGAGCGTGACCCAAAAGTGAAAATTAACGCTGGTGCGGTATATCCGTATGATGTTGTTAAGTCACTTTATCGCGGTAACGAAGCTGTTGCTAACGCACAGTTCGATGCTCTTCCTGACTATGTTGGTGACGCGAAAATTCTACCTCTGGTAGACGTTTCCGGCTCAATGGGCGTTGGCTCAGGGGTTAATGGTGTTACTTGCATGGAAATCGCTATCGGTCTAGGTCTTTACCTTTCCGGTAAATGCACTTCTGATTTCAAGAATACGTTCTTGACTTTCAGCGAAACACCAAAACTTCAAACATTGAATGGAACGCTATCACAGCGTTACAATCAACTTCGTCGTGCGGATTGGGGCATGAATACTAACCTTCATGCAGCATTCGCAGAAGTTTTGAAAACTGCAACTAGGTATGGTGTTTCCCAAGAGGATATGCCAGACACAATTCTGATCCTTTCAGATATGCAGTTCGACCAATGCACTCGTTACGATGACTCTGCTATGCAGATGATTAAGCGTAAGTATGCGGAAGCTGGCTATAAAATGCCTTCAATCGTATTCTGGAACCTTAATGGTCGTGTCGAAAACACTCCTGTCAAAACAAATGACAAGGGCGTTGCCTTGGTTTCAGGTTTCTCGCCTGCTATCATGGCCGCTGTTCTGGGCGCTGATCCAGAAGAGTTCACGCCTTATAAAATGATGGAAAATACCATCATGAGTGATCGCTACACATTCTGAAAAAAGGGCCAATTGGCCCTTTTTTTCTTATGACATGATAAAAGTAGTTGACATGTCCATATGGGTATGGTATGAGGACACCATTGATAACTTTGGAAGGGTAAATTATGCTTAATATTGAGACTTTGAAATCATACGCAAGAGAAGGTGAAAACGTGCTTCTGCAAGGTCGTCACGGTGTGGGCAAAACCGCAATTATTAAAGAGGTATTTAACTCTACCTTTGGTGAACAAAATGTGAAATGGCGTTATTTTTCTGCACCCACGATGGACCCTTGGGTTGACTTTGTTGGCGTCCCGAAGAACTACACCCGTGAGGATGGCACAGAAGTTTTCAAAATTATTCCGCCTGAACACTTCACCGGTGATGAGCAAATCGAAGCATTGTTCTTTGACGAATTGAACCGTGCTGACGATAAAACCCTGAACGCTCTTATGGAGCTTATTCAGTTTCGTTCGATCAACGGGCGCAAATTTCCACATCTAAAATGTATCTGGGCTGCTATCAACCCGGCATCTGATGATGATAACAATTATATGGTTCATGAACTTGATCCTGCACAGATGGATCGTTTTGATAAGCAAATTTCAATTCCTTATGAGCTTGATATGACGTATTTTACCACTAAATTTGGTAAAGATATCGCGAATGTCGCCAATGCATGGTGGAACGGTCATGAGCGTAAGCGTGTGATTTCTCCGCGTAAACTTGAAGGTATTTTGTCAAGCTTCATGAAGGGTCATGATATTTCAGACTGCACGTTGCTTGCAAACGTAGAAGAATTGAAGCAGAACCTTGATTCTGTGGGCAGGATTGAGGTTCTAAAGACTGCCGCGCGTTCTGGCGATCCCGCGCGTATTCGTGATACATTCACGCTTGATAAAATCCGTGAATATGAAAATATCATCGTATCTGCCGATAGAAGTCAGGAAATTTTCACTCTGATTTATCCGCATATCTCTAAAGAGATTCAAGACTTCATTAAGGATACCTATAAATTTAACTATGTTTCTGATGTTGAGCGTAAGCTAACACCGGGACAATCAAAAATTTTGAAAGACAATGCTGGTTCCAAAATTGCATTTACTCTAGGCAATGGAGTGAAAATCAAGTCTAAAATGAAAGATATCTCGAAAAATTTCACTGTTGATGATATCCTTAGTAAATTGATTGGGATGACTGATGCAAATGAAGTGTTTCCATTCATCTATGATGAAGATGCAGAACAAAAAGAAATGTATGATCTTGCTTCTTCATTCGACAAAAATGATTTCTCTGATTTTTATACACTGGCAGTCGCTATGCTGTATCAACATGTAAAAATGAATGGAAAGTATGGCATCGAAGAAAATAATATTTGGAAATTTGTAACAAAAATTCCAGAAGATGCGAGTGTCAATGCTAACCTTCAAATCTCGGTCGTGGAGAACCATAGACTTAAAAAGGCTATCATGAATGGCGATCTTGATTATGTCTTGCGATTGATTGTAGAAACGCCTGAACAACTGTTTTATAACTAATAAGGAGATTTAAGTGGAAAATCTTGTAGACTTCAAAAGGGGTATGCTTGCAAAGGTAAACCCCTTTCTAAACAAATTTCCTGCGTATTCCTATATCTACAATTCTCAGATGGCATCTCTTGATATCGACACAACTCCACCGAAATATGGAGTTGTAAAAAGGAATGGTAGAGAAGAAAACATTATTTTCGGACGTTATACGACAGCCGCAGTCTGTTTCACCAATAACGGCAAAAACATCAGGTTTTATTTCAACAAGTTCTTTGCTGAAAAATTGACCGAAGAAGAAATCCAATTCGTGTTTGCCCATGAAGCTCTGCACGTTCTTCTAAATCATGGCAAAAAGGGTGATGAGTTTTTAAAATCACTGCCCGAAGAACAGCGCAGTCATTCTATTTTGAACAAGGCTATGGATATTTGTATCAACGAAATCCTGATAGAGACTGCATTCAAGGATAGATTCAAGTATATGTATAACTTGAATGATACGCTATGCACCATCCGAACTATTTTCGAAAGGCGTGGAATTGCAGTAAATCGTGATGAAAACTTCAAGTATTACTACATGAAGATTTTGGAAAACATCAAAGATGATGAAAATGACGATGATTTCACAATGTTTGGCGATATTCAGGAATCTTACGGTGGTCTGCCGCAAGAAAGCAAAGAAAACGCGGATGAAATGTCTAAAGGCGGTGGGGTTGATGATGATAACGTGAAGGAGAAGATGACCGGTGGTGGCTTTAAGGAAAGCTCTGGTTCAGAAAAGTTTAAAGAGGTCGTCACCCAATTCAAGAAAATGTCTCTTGAAGACGCTATCACTCGTTATATCAAACCAAGAAACATGGCTATGGTGGATTTTACTATTGCACCAAAAGTGAAGTATGAATGGCACAAGACCAATCGTAGATTTGCTATGGCAAAGTCTAAAGATACAACTGTTCCAAATAGAAGCGTAAAATATACACATAAGAAAATGAATGTCGTTGTGTATTGTGACGTTTCAGGTTCGGTTGAGGCTTATACTAAAAGATTTCTTTCCATCATTGATATGATTGACAACGAACGTGTAAACGTGATACCTTATGTTTGGGCCGATTCGGTTTCGGAAGCCGTAAAGATTGCTGATGATAAGTTTTCTTGGAAAGCTTGTGGTGGCGGGACTAACATTGCTTCTGTGATTTCCCACTACACTAAAAACTATTCAGACGATAAAATTGATAGTGTGGTTGTCTTGACAGACGGTGAGTATAGAGATATATCTAATATGAAGTTGGGTCGCAGATTTAATCACCAAAAGTGGGTATTTTTGATGACAGGCTCATCGCAACTGAGTAACGTTTTTGACAAGTCTGTGTCGGTAGAAATTGATTGGAGAGGTAACACTAAATGAAATATGAAACTCTTGTAGAAATTGTAAATAGTGTCAAAGGCACCAAATTTGCGTCCATTGATACTACTACAGAAGTGAAGCTAACTGGTGGCAAGAAAAACCCGTTTCAAGGTCGTGTCACCAAGAAAACTTCTAACAACATGGTAATCATGACTAATACGCCGGAAAACGTGTATTCAAATATGGTTAAAAAACGTCTTGTTGAAGAAGGTAAGGACTTCAAGGAATTTGAACTTAAACCCCGCAAATGGGGTATTCGTGAAGGCGATACCTGCATCATTGACCATAATGGCAAGAAATATCTAGAAGCCATTTTTGTTCGCGGTGGCGATTCTGTTTACTACGTGGATGGTGTTGAAACTGATCCAGATAAAATTGAGGGTCTGCCAGAAAAGAAAATGTCAGAAGAATCTCAAGGTGGTCTGGAAGATAAGGTTATTATCAGGACATTTGCATCTGATTCTATTGACAACATTCGTATCAACCACAAGGAATATGTGGAGTAAAAAAATTCGTTCCAATGCACTTTTCTCTTGACATTGGAACGAATCAGTGCTATAAGAGTTATAAATAAAATACGCATATGAGCGTATCCAAAATTATTAAAAAGGTATAAAACTATCATGTATAACGCAATTTATAAAATTGAGAAATATGAATACATTTCCGAGGGGATTATGTAAACGGATAGTCATATCTTACGTTTATTTGAAGCCCCAAGTTTGCAGACTTGGGGCTTTTTGCTTTTTTACAATTGAATAATGAAACTATAAAGTCCTTGACAAGTTGATACTGGTGTAGTAGTATAAAACGACACTATATGGAGAAATGATATGGATAATGAGTCTAACTTAACGGATGAAACCCCGATCAAGATGATCGTAGATTTTCACAGGCAAGCTATGCCTAATCCAACAGTTAGACAAAAAACAGTCCAGATTGGTCTTCATTTAGATGCTATCGCCAAGATGCTAAATGAAATGGAAGTGGTTAGATCAGGTCCATGTTGTGACGATGATCCCAACTTTGAAGTTTTTAAAAATATGGCTCAGAAAGTTGCTGACTTTCTGGTGGTGGGTTCTTTCATACCCAATATCAAAGATGACGCTAAATTTTTAGAAACTCTTGCATATCAGGATGTATCACGTGCTGGAATAGCATATACACAAGGATACAACTTAATCGGTGCTATTGAAGAAACCGCATCAAATCAATTTAAAAGATTTGATGATAACGGAAATCCAATTCTAGATAGATTTGGTAAATTACAAGATAGCCCTAATTTCGTAGAAGTGGATTACTCCAAATATACGAATAAAATTATACAAGGAGTTTAATAATGAAATTAACACTAGCTTTAGCTTTTTCTCTATTTGCAACCGCATCTGTAGCTGATACTTTGACAATCACTGATGCATATATTATGAATAGCACTCGTCCAGATATGGCGATGGGGTTTATGATGATTAATAACAATACAGATGCAGATTGTAGTCTGGTTGGTTCTAGCTCAACACGTGCCGGAAATACAGAATTGCATGAAACATTTGAATATGAAGGTCGCACATATATGATGCAAACAGTTGAACAAATTGATATTCCTGCGGGACAATCTGTTGAACTATGGCCCGCATCTTATCATGTAATGCTGCTTGACATTGATGAAGATGCACCATTGGTGAATGGAGAGTTTGTTGATTTGACTATGGATTTTGGTAATTGCGGAAATGTGACACTGGAAGTAGAAGTTGATACACCAGTTGCACATGAAGGACACGAAAATCATTAATACAGAGACTTGAAAAAAGTTGTTGACGAATCACTCCTGTTGATCTATGTTGCTGACATACGAAGAAACAGGAGATTGTGGTGATGTAGCTCAGTTGGTTAGCAGCGCACCCCTGATAAGGGTGAGGTCGGTGGTTCGAATCCACCCATCACTACCAAAAATTATATAATGGAGACATTTATGTGGTTCAAAAAATTGAAGGAGTTTATTATGGGAACTGTTCGCATAAATGATGATGTTTATGAAGATGTGACCACTGTTAATTTTAATGGTAACAGAACTATTATTATAAATGGTAAAGATGTTTCTGGATCATATAAAACATTTCCACAAATCAATGTGACTATTGAAGGTGATGTGAAAATCGGTGTAGTTGATGTTAATACACTTACTGTAAATGGAAGTCTTACAACGGGTAAAAATGTTGACTGTAATGATATTACCGTTTATGGTGATATGACTGTGAATGGTGATGTGGATTGTAATACGTTGCGTGTAGAAAAAGACTTGACATGCGGTGACGTTGATGCTAACACTGTTAAAGCAGGAAAAATGAATAAGTAGGAGATGGTGGTGATTAAATATGGGCGGGATGGCACAGTGGAGGGCCACCAGACTGTAAATCTGGCGCGGTAACGCATGGTAGGTTCGAACCCTACCCCGCTCACCAATTATTAAAGGATTTATATTATGCAAATGGAAAATAAACACCCTTTTACGCAAACGGTAAATGTGCCGCAGCACATTCTTGATAAAGTAAATGCTGCAAATCCTGATAAACCAAAAATGACCGAGCTACGTCTTGTATTTGAACCCGGAACAGAAGTAACGGATGAGTTGATTGAAAAAGGCGCAATGAGCTTTCACGATTGGACTAAAAACGCTAAACTTGTTTCGGGAGTAGATTAATGGAAAAATATGCAAAAAAGTCATTGCGTTTTGTCGTGAAACTATTAGTGTCTCCTTTTGTTTTATTTGGATGGGGAATGATTTTCTTGTTTCGTTATATTGAATTATTTTACGAGTGGTTATTTGAAGTAAAACAGTCTGACTTCACGAAACAATTTAATAAAGAATATCATGAAGAATCAATGCTTAAATTTAGGCGTTTCTTCACTCAGATTTAAGGGGGTTAATATGGATATTAAAGAAATGGTTGCCAATGGTAAACGTGTAAAATTTACTAGGTATTTTGACGGTAATCTCTGGTATGTGACAGAAAACGGCTTTGAGTTTCCTGTTCCTGTTAGCGACATTGGGAATGCTACATTTGCGGCGGAAGACAAAGCTATGTTATTCATGCGCTATATCAGGAAGCATATTGCCACGGTAACTAATAATGGCTAAAGACTATTTTAATCAAAAATTTGACCAATTTTTAGGTCATAAGCTTAGAATGGTAGAAAGAGATATGCATGGCAGATTAGTGTTGACATTCGAAGGTGACGATGATATGGTTAGGTCAGTTGCAGTGGCGGCGACCCCTATGGGCGGAATCAATATCAAAGAGGTATAACATGTCTTTTATTTTCAACTTCCAGAAGAACCGTGCGAGAAAGAAAGGATGGAAGAAATTCTTCTATATGGGAAAACTTCATGATGTTTATACTCGCGAAGAACTGCTAGAACTCGAAAGTAAAAGATTGAAAGAATGTCAAGACGAAGCAGATGGCCTTGTTGTAGCAAGAATGATACGGGAATTTCAATCTGATTTTAGCACAATATATCCAGAACACATCCATATTGGTCTTGGTGCTGTTGGCCCTCTACAGACTTTTTTGGGTCTAGCTATTAAAAATGGACACATCACGATAAAAGATGAGGATGATTGATATGTTACATATTACACAAGAAGTAATGTCTGAGGCGATGCTGAAAGTCCATTTAGGAGAAGGTCTGGTTGTGCATAGATTTAATGCACCGGATCATGGTCATCATCATGACCATCCTTGGCCCTTCAAAAGCACTATTATTCGCGGCGGATATGTAGAAGAAGTTATGAACCGCGATGGAAGTATTGAGACAGTGGAGAGGCTACCGGGTCAGCAATTTCTTATAGAACCCATGCACATTCACAGAATAATTCATCTGTTTGAGCCTGTAGTTTGGACTTGCATTGATTTGCAAGGTGAGAAGGTGCAGGAACCGGGATTTTATGAAGTGCGAGATGGGCAAGTTTGGTCCCGTAGATGGAACGAAAGAGAATTTAAACCGCATACTTTTTGAAAAGGTCTTATATGATGAAACTACTAACAGCAGGTTACGGGGCAGGCAATGGCCCCGGAATGACCCTACTACATAAACCTTTTGTCAAAGTAGACCCAAGTATGGAAGATGTTCTGTGGAAGTATTCTTGTCATATAACTTTTGCAAGGAAAATAAGAATTTGTTTGGAAAACTCTGGTAGATACGATTGTTGGGTGCAACCCGGATGGATATATCATCAGTATCATGAGTGTAAAAAAGATTTAGCTGATATTGGGATAAAAATGCTGATTACATCTGTCCCTGAAAGAGACAAATATGTTATTGACAAAGGAAAAGTTATAGTAGAGAGTGTGTGAAGATGGATGGTTATGAAATAGTGCAATGCGCTGTAAAATATTATGTCATATATAAAGACGAGTATAACTGTATAGGTCAGGTAGGACCATTTGTATCATACGCAGAAGCAGAAGAGAACAGTCTTGATTATGAAAACGCCATTGTTTCAAGGCAGTTAGAGGAAATATGACTGAGGTATTGGTAGTCTATTACGAGCATAATGGTTCTAGTGCAGGAATGCATATCTTGGACCGTATGCCAGAAAATGAAGAAGAATTGAATTATATTTTTGATGAGATACTATGCATTCCAAAAGTATATAAAGATTTGTTGACTAAAGGATCAACTAACTTCGAAAGAATGAAACAAATGGGCTATTGGCAGTTTAGTTGTGATGAAAATTGGGATGATGCTCAAATAGTGTATTTCAGTATGAAAAAGGTTAATGAGTTATGACTGATGAAGAACAACAAAAATTTTTGGATATGGTAAGGAAAACAATGCCAGATCAAATTGCTAAAGATATTTTAGAAGTAAATGTTGTCGATCCTAATATAATGAAAGAACTTTATGAAAATAGTAAAAGTGAAGAAGAATTAGTTAAAGAAGGTTTTAAACCTGTTTCTGGTATGAAATTGGTTTGGACAAAAGAATAAAAAGTGTGTTTAATTGAGGACGAGAGGGCGCTGTTGGTTGGTTCCATCCGGCTTTGGACCGAAGAGTATGAAGGCTCTGTGAAGTTCAAACCTTCTAGGTCAAGATTAACCGGAGACTTAATGTCACGTGGGTTCGATTCCCACCGGGATTACCATTAAATACACTTAATATGGCCCCATCGTCTAGTGGTCTAGGACGCTGCCCTTTCAAGGCAGAAACACGGATTCGAATTCCGTTGGGGCTACCAATAAAAATAGTCTACTTTATAGTGGACCGAAGGGCGCTGTTGGTTTGCTCCATCTGTCTCTTAAACAGACGCCGAAAGGCTTCGCCGGTTCAATTCCGGCTCGGTTCACCATAAAGTATATTAAATTAGGTGTTTAACTCTCTTTCGGATTGCATTATCTGATATTCCAATTTCCCTACTAGTTTTAGAAAAGTTGAACAAATTAGATTTTAATATCTCTAAAATCTCTTCGGAAGACAAGTCTGACTTCCTAGATAAGTTTTTTATCCTACAATCGTGAGAGCAATAGGTGCTACTAGCTTTAGACTTTCTAAAAGTATTATTGCAACCTTCTGATGAACATTCTACGATCTTGTATTCTTTTTTATACCCCTTCTTCATATTTTCAATATCATGTAGTTCTGCAAGTCTATATACTCTTGTGTAGTTGCCTGCTCCGACTAACCCACATTTTTTTAATGCGTGCATGGGTGTAGATGATGTTCTCATTGCGTCAAGTAGTGTGTCGTCATCAACCTTTTTGTTGTGAACCGAGTAGGACGTATTATTTTTACCACAATAAGATTCTGTTTGTGAATGGCAATTTGGACACAAAAATCTTAGATTATCAAGTCTATTGTCGTTGTTTATCCCATTTATATGATCTAAATGTAGAGATATTGGTTTATTATTCCAACTGTCTATGTTGCATATAGCACACTTGTAAGGTAGTAGACCATTTTTTACAATTCTGTTTTTAATTTTACTTCTAGAGCATGTCTTTGTAAATTCCATTTTGAACCCTCTGTTTTGTCATTTAAGTTTATTTATACGACGAGGGTGCAATTTTCACTTGACAAAGTTGTGTGATTCGTGGTATTGTTTAATCTCAATGTATTAAAATGAGGTAAAATTATGAAGAAATTGGATGAAATTAAAATTTTGTTGGATGAAGCAGAAGACGAAATAAGAAATTGGACGTATGATACAGAAAAAGGCCAGCAACATGAGTTTCTAGAAGACTTACGTATTTTTGGGACTTCTAAAAGAAACATACTTGATGAGATTGTAAAATTACAAGGAAACTTAACCTTACTACATTTACAGAGGATTGAAAAGGACACCTAAATGTTTCAAAGAATATATGATTATATTTTTCACCGCAATTTCCCACACCCTTCATCAAAAGATGATATGTTTCTTCTAACCTGCAAAACACCATATAAGGATTTTGATAAAGTTAAACTAGCCAAACGTCGCGGCTATAAGGGTGTTAAGCTTATGTTTGCAGGCATTCCCGGTGTAGCATCACCAGAAGATCAGGCGGATGCTTTTGAACGGGCTTTTCTAATTCCCAATAATATGAAAATTGTAATGTCTAGTTACAAGCCATATATGGCACTTATTGACGTGGAATTTTAACACTTGACATACATATGAAATGCTGTTATGGTGTAATTCAGTATTGAGGATGTTTATATTGCAGCGCATGAAGTTATAATGGCTCTTTATAATGAAAGGAAAATGAATGAGTAATAATAATTTTGATGATGGTTTGCGCCGCATGTCAATTGCTAATAAGATGAGACAGCAATTAGAAACAAACCTTAACATAATCCATAAGAAATATAATGAGGGTGAAAGCAGTTGTAGTTTCACCTACCGCGACAATTCAGAAATGTCAGCAGAAGAACAGATAGAACAGTTTACAAATATTTTTGGTGATAACCCTAGATTGACCTTTCATAAGGAAACTTATGCGGATGGCAATACAATTCTGAGTGTAAAGTTTAACAAAGTCTAAAGGAGTTATCATGTATTTGATTGACGAACCAACCCAAGAGCAATATAAGATGATAACCGAATCTCTTATTGAAATCCTAAGAGCTTCTAAAATTATGGATTCAAACTTGGAGGGAAAAGGTATTACTGGACCACAGTTGCTTTTTGCCGCAGAAAGCTTGGTAGATTGTCTTGATGCTCAGGATGACCCAGAAGAAATTTCTTCGCAAGAAATTGAAGATGCCATTGCTCTGCATGAGGATATGAAATCTGTAGTAGAATGGTCTGTTCCTCTTGCTATCAGAACAATGGAAGATCGTAGACTTCTACGTATGAGTGCCGGTCACATGGATATCTACGGGACTTATAAAGATGGAACAAAATACGTAGGGATTTATCAATCAGAGGTAGACCAGATTGAATTTGCTAATGACGTTTTGAAAAGAGTGAAGGATACAAGATGAACAAAGAACAATTTGACAAAATATTCATGGAACACTCTTTCAAAACTGATGAAGATGGCGTTCCAATTATCAAAGAAGAATGGAGCATCGGTGGTATTGGCGGTGGTAACTGTTGGAGTGATGGTGGACATTATGCTATTACTGGTGATACTGAGCCTGATAGTTGGGCGTTGGATGAAATTATTGAAGATCATTTTGATAAAATTTCATTTATTCAATATAAAAAATTAAATAGAACATGTGTAAAATATAATGAAAGAACATATCGTGAATATTACGGTAACTATTCTGAATATAGGTATAAAACTATTAGACTAGATGACTTTTATGGCTTTATGAAGGAATATGGTTATGTTGATTAAGCTGATTGTGGGTCTTCCCGGTAGTGGGAAGACCCATTATTTAAATAGTCTAGATGGCAATTGGATTAAAATAGATGATATTATGGACAAGGGTATATTGCCAGAGAAGTGTGATAAGCTGGCGATAGTTGATCCGTGGTTTTGTATGGAATTGTCCAGAAAACAGGCTGAGAGCTTCCTAAAAAACAAGTATCCGGGTTGTAAAATAGAAACAGTGTTTTTTAAGAATGAACCTAAAAAGTGCATAGAAAATGTTACTAGAAGAAATGACGGGCGAGAAGTAATAGGATTTATTGAAAACTTTCACAATTCATATTATCCGCCTAGTGACGCAATTCCAGTATATGATGAGGAAAAACATGGCAAGCGCGAAAAAGCAGTATGAAAACCCCGTTGACGTAAAGCTATATGTGCCAGATATTGGCGACCGAATTGTATTGAAAAATCCTTGGAAATTCTCACTGCACAGTGAAAGTCGAAATTCTTCTTTTAGGGAAGAATTGGCAAATAATAAAATGTTAGACTTAAATCCTGTATATGACTTCTATGAAGAAATGGTGAAGAAGTATGGTGCATGGTTTGCACAAGCGTATAATGTAGAAGATTTTTTAAAAGAATATTTTTGGAAAATAGAGCCTCTTCAACATGCGTATAAAAACGGCTTGATTGATTATGAAACATTTGAACATCTTCGTTATCGTGGACTAACCCCAAGGCCAGCTTTGGTAGAATTGCCAGCAGGAACTACTCTGCATGTTGACCGAATTTATATTAGAAAGGGTTTGAACGAATATTCGAGTATCACCTTTAGGGTAGATAAGTTCCCTGAGAAAAAGAATCATAGGTTCTGGGCTAAATTGTCAGACACCAGAAACATCGAAGGCACCATTGAATCAATTATTAAGTAAATGAGGTAATATTATGAGAAGGTTAGAAAAATGATGGTATCAGGTAGAAAAACAACAGTTGAAAATGTTACAGTAGATGTTGATCCAATTGCAGTTTTAAGCGGCATCTATAGCGCAACTGTTCCTCCTAAAATGGCGTTTCTTTCATTATCAGACAATCATTGGTATGTTGTATCTGGATACAATTATCATAAAAATGAGGAACAGTATGAGAAAGATCGTCCTGCCACGGAAGATGAGATTCAGATGAAGAAATCTTACGAGACTATGTATAAATTTTTGAAAGATAATAATCTGTGAAATATCTAGGGGAATTTCAAACCGAAGAATATTCTAATATTTCTAAACCTGAATGGATGATGAAATATATTGAAACCTATGGTGGCTTTGATGGAAGCCACCACAAAGCTTGGGTTATAGACCAAGTTGCTCGAATTTATCATGGAACGCCTGTTATAGTTAAAGAAGCGAGATGGGAAAAGGAAGATAGTGGAGATATTCATACTGAGATTAGGTTTAACACTGGCGAACCTTCACAAGAATATCTAAATTGGGTCAAAGAAATGCGTGGGAATTATGACGAAGAATATGACGAGTATGAATACGAATATGACGAGGGGATTGCACCATAAATGGTTTGGTTAGTAGAAAATCTTTTGAATGCCGAGTCTTTCAATGTGATTAAAATGGTAGAAGCTTTAGAACAAAACGGTGTTGACTATAAACTAGTCAACACCGTTCCCTTTGAGCATGTTTATCTCGATTATGTTGAAGATGTTGATCCTACATTTGTCTATGGGTCTACTGTCACTTTAAAAGCTGCTACTAAAATAGGACATGGCAATTTGATAAGGATAGCGCCAAAGGAATCGGAATTATTAGATAATATAGGCGATTTATATATGAACAGTGACATGGTTTCGCTTCCTTTTGAAGAATCCACTGAATATATAGAAAGCAGCAATCAAGAATTCTTTTTTGTTAAACCGGACACTGATTTAAAAAGTTTTGATGGAACAATAACAGACAAAGAAAGATATAAATTCTTCATTGAAAATTCTATGACAACGAACAACTACGACAAGACTACTAAAATTTGTATCAGTAGTGTCAAGATTATAGAAAAAGAGTGGAGAGTTTTTGTTGTAGGAAACCAGATATCTACTTATTCTCAATACAGGCAGAATAGAAAGCTCTTTAAATCTAATAGCATTGATGATGGTGCATATGACTTGGCTAGAAAGTGTATTGACATATACCCATACTCTGATATGATGGTCATAGATGTGGCACTGATGGATGATTCGTCATACAAGGTTATAGAATATAACACCATAAATTGCTCTGGTTTGTATGATTCTGATGTTAAAAAATTAGTGTCTGATATTAATTCTCATATAAGAGGTTTGAAATGAAAACGATTGATGACGTTTATGAACGTCTTAAAAAAGAATATAACCTTTCTAGCATCAACATCGGATTTATTGATCCAAATGCTGATATGGAAGCTGTATACACTTCCACTAAGGCCACCTTGGATAAATTGATGGCAGGCGATTACGAAGAAGTATTAGAGGAAGATGACTGATAATCTTACTACAAAAAATTACCTAGAATGGGTAAATCATATAGAAGGTTTGCATAACCATGCTGACCTATACATTTACGGTGATGAAAAATATATATTTCACCCAAAATGGGTAGGACACTTCAAAGGTTTCATGAAACATCCTATTTCTATAAGTTCAGAAAATATGGATGTTTTGGTTTCAGAAATTGTTGTTCTTGATAGTCTCGAAGAAATTGAAAACTATTACGGGAACTACCTATACATGGTTTCACAAAGACGTGATGGAAAGATAATAATGAGATACGCACGGTCAAACTGATTGACACCGGAGGTTGTATTGTGTTAGAACATACATGCGATTCGTGCATATCGTGGCAATCATATCAACACAACAGAAGGATTTATATTATGAAAATTTTGAAAATTGCAGCACTTCTACTTCTGACTTCCGTTCCGGTATCGGCTATGGCTAACGGTGATGTTCCAAACTGTAAAGGGACTTCCATTAGTTGTAGTGACAACGGGAACAACGGAAAAGACGGTAGCACTAACCATTACAACAATACTGTAACTGGTGGTTCAAATAATCAGGGTGACATTAAAGGTGGTTCTGCTGATGGCGGAAAAAACACCACGGTCAACTCTGGTGGAAACAATTTTAATAGTGGTGGCAATGTAAACAGCAACGCGACCACAAACAGTGGTGCAATTTCAAATAATAGTGGAGTTAATAACTCTGGCAACTCTTCGAATGTCAACAAAAATTCGCAAGGTCAGGGGCAAAGCCAAGGTCAAGGCCAAGGCCAATCTCAGTCTGCAAGCTCCAATGCCAGCGGCGGTAATTCTACAAATAGCAATACTCAGGGTAACGCACAATCGACGGTCGTGAACAATTCTTCGATCAATAGGCATTCAGCCGCAAGTTCGATTGCACCTTCCATTGATGGTTGCGGCGGGACTGCTGGTGGCGGGTTCTCAGCTTCTATTCAGACTTTTGGTTGGGGCGTTTCTGCTGCACGATGCAAAGGCGACCGTTTTCAACAAATCGTAGTTGCCGAACAACTTGCAAAAGAAGGCAATAGTGCTGCCGCCGCGTATTTGGCTTCTGTTGATCGCCCTTCACGCGCCGCGCTGATTGCCGCTGGTATTGTCATTGATCGTAAGGCACGTTCTTTCAGAACAAATGAAGCTCGTCGCTGCGATGTTATTTCGCGTCATATGAACGGTATCACCAAAGAATTTCGGGCAATCCCTGCCGAGGGCTACACTTCGGATCAAGCTCTTAATTCCTGTGCAACTGCTCTAGGTCTTATTATGCAATAAAAACAAGGCGGCATTGAATGCCGCCTTTAAACACAAGGAATAACTGATGGAGAATTTGATAAGATTTATGGGTGACACTCACGCCAAACCTATCTTACAAAGATATAACATGACCGGGATTTCCCGGTCAATTCACGTTGGCGATGTTGGTATTGGTTTTGGAGTTGATGAAGATATTCTAAAATTGTATCAGGAGATGCCGGGGAAACACACATTCATCCGTGGCAACCACGATAATCTAAGTGTTATAAAGGAGAAATTTTCAGACTACTGGCACCAAGATGGTAGTTACGAAAAAGAAACAAGTATGTTCTTTGTCGGGGGTGCAAAATCTGTGGATTCTTTCAACAGGATTGAAGGTAAAAACTGGTGGCCGGATGAAGAAGTTGACGAAAAAGAATTTGATAAGCTAATATTAAAATATGCTTATGCCAAACCCTCAATAGTAGTTACCCATGACATTCCTATTCAGGCTGCGGCGAAGATGTATGACAATCATGAACCGTTTGATAGTGTTACAGCTAGAAAACTTAGTGAAATGTATGAGGCGCACCAGCCTAAATTATGGGTCGCGGGTCATTGGCATAGAAAGCGCATAAGAGATGTTTATGGCACAAAATTTGTGGTCTGCCCTATGGATAGCTTCTTTGATATAGATATTAACTATTTCAAATGATGAAGGTCATTTAAGTGTTGAAGTCTCTGACGACATGCTGTATAGTCTTAGGAAGACAGTAGTGGGTAATGATTCACATCTGTCAAAAATGACTTTCAAGGTTGGTGTTAAGTATACCAATAAAAGTATTGATAATTCTTGGATTAATTACAAGGAGTGAAATAAATATATTATGATGCCAGAAAAACTATATGGATCAAGTAATAAGGAAGTGATCGCGGTCACTGACAAACCAAATGGCGCTATTTTCTATCAAAAGTTTGGTCTTCTAGTTCAAATCAAAGCTGATGTTGAATATAAAGAAGATGCCAATGGTGATGTATTTGTCGAAAGACTCATGCACGAAAACAAGCCTTATTACTACATTATTCACTCGGAAGAAGTCATGAATATTAGAAAAGAAGAAAACCCAGAACTTACGCATTCTAGGTATACTAAAGTCTAGTTTCATACCTTTTTCCGAGATTTAAATTGGAGAAAGGTATGAATAAGTTAGAAATAAATGTATACGAGAACGGAGTAATAGGTGTTCGCGGATCAGGAAACAGTTACGATCAATTTTATAAATGGCAGCGACAATTGTTGTCTGCAAAGGACGTAAACTTGTCTTGGCCTTGGCACTACTTCATTCTCAATAAATCAGAAGAATATAAAGAGCTTTTTGCAAACTACAGAAATAATATATCGTTTGTGAAAAAGGATTATGTATAAGGAATTTTTATTATGGAACCTCTTCTTGATAGGGACGTTGCTAAACAGAAGACATTTGAGAGAGATGGTTACAAATGTGTGATTTGTGGTCGTGCTGATCTTCCTCTAGACGCTCATCATATCATTGAGAGGCGTCTTTGGGATGATGGTGGTTATTATCTGTCAAATTTGGCAACGCTGTGTGACGCTGGTGTTGATGGGTGCCACTACAAGGCAGAAACTACAGAGTTGTCTGTTGAAGAAATTCGTGAGGCATGTGGAATTGATAAGCCTATGCTACCAGAAGATTTTTATCATGATACTGTGTATGATAAATGGGGTAATACCTATTTGGAAAATGGGATGAGGACTAAAGGTCCACTTTTTGACGATGAAAGTGTCCAAAAAGTTCTTAAAAACTGCTTAGAGGAATTTACAGATTACGTAAAATATAAAAGAACATACCATGCACCTTGGAGCGAAGGTATTACAGATGATGATCGCGTATTGAAAGACATGTCTATTTTTGAAGGCTGCGAAGTTGTAGTTACAGAAAAGATGGATGGTGAAAACACCAACATTTACAAAGACTATATCCACGCGCGTTCTGTGGACGGCAGAAGTCACTACACTAGAAATTGGGCAAAATCATTCGCTTTCGGTTATTTTGCACATAATATTCCTGATAAATGGCGTGTATGTGCAGAGAATCTATATGCGAAACATTCTATTGAATATAAGGATTTGGACAGCTACCTTCTGGCGTTTTCTATTTGGAATGAAAAGAACGAGTGCCTTTCTTGGGATGAAAGTGTGGAATGGTTCAATCTTTTGGGCATTCCTTATGTCAAAGTTCTATATAGGGGTGTTTACGACGAAACCCTAATTAGGGGCTTGTATGATGCAAGCAAGTATGATACAATGGAGGGATATGTTGTAAGGAAGGCAGATTCTTTCCATTACAAAGATTTTAGTAAGAATGTTTTTAAATTTGTAAGAAAAGACCACGTGACCACAGAGAATCATTGGATGTATGGTTACAATAAGACGCACGACCTCAATTCTCTTAAAGAGGGTGTGACTATGGAAAATATTATAAAATGAGGTAAATTATGAAATATGAAAATGTAAGAGCAACACTAGGCAAACTTTTTGGCGAAGAAATTGTTGCAGTGCTTGATGATGAAGAAATTAAAAGTTTGGCAACTGCACTACTTGAAGTTGCATCAAAAGAAACACATTCTTTTGGTGTTGGCAGGCCACAAGATACTGCCAATGAGGATATGGACATTTCTGATAAAAAAGTGGTTCCTTTCAAAACCAAAGAAGCTCCTGAGAAGGAGGTTCCAGATTCAAACAAAATTACCGGAACTGTTTATATGATGAGCATGGAAAAATTTGAAACGGTTAAAAACGATATCTTTAGCAAAGAGGCTACATCTGCAAATGTCGGTAATTTGAAAGTTATGACAAAGGACAAATATGTTGCTTTCGTTGTATCAGGTAAAGTTAATCCATCACTAATCAACATCGCTAGGTTGAAAATCTACTCAGACGTAATTTACGATGCAGACAATCGTAAAGTGGTTAAAGAAAAAACACAAAACCTACATAGAGAACTTTTTAACTAATGCGAGAAACGTATGCTCTAGTTTCCCCCGCGCCAGCAGGTTCGGGGGAAAGATACTTTTTCTTAGGTTATCTTAATCCTAAGTATTCTCACATGGTGAACAAACAAGATTGTATTTCTATAAATTTGGATTGGGCTAATATATCTACAAGTTATCAAGATAAAATTTCTCCTTTACGGCGAGATATTGTCGAAATACGTAGAATTACACCTTATATACCAAGGCTTAGAAATCATATTTTTTTGATTGATGTTGCTAGTTATGAAGAAGGCAAAGATGTTTACCGCAAGATGATTGATATGGATATTGCGTTGGAGGATGATGGATGGTCTACCTTTGTCGGGGGTTTGGATTCAGTAGAAGATATTGTTTTGAATAGACTTGACGCAGACGAATCGCCAGAAGAAATATATAAGGATTTATTTGATGGCTACCGAGGTATAAGCTACGTTATGAGATGTGCAGTTAAATTTTTCTAGGAGATTGTGAGGAAAAATGGCTCTTTATTATGTCTTTGTAGATATAGACGGTGTTCTTGTAACGACAAGAGCAAACTTCGATGCTATTGAAAATGACTATAAGATGCAGGCAAAATTCGATCCTGTATGTATAGATTTTTTCAACTACATAGACAGAACATATGATGGTGTAAAGTTTGTTTTGACTTCAACTTGGAAGACACATTGTTGTGTCGATCTAGATGGCCCAGATGAAGGTATGGATTTCCATTGGGTTGTTGCGGCTTTTAGAAATGCGGGTTTCAGAGGAAATTTTGCCAAAAATTGGAAAACAGGATATAAAGATAGTATCACATATCCTAAATGGCAACGTAGCTTAGAAATTGCGAAATATCTTGAAGAAAACAGTTGTGACGATTATATCATTTTTGATGATGAAAACTTTGGATATGATAGAATGGCTAAGAAGAGGTTCATTCAGACTAATGAACATGATGGTTTGACTTGGAAAAATATCAAAAATGCAAAGTCTATAATAGGAATGTGGAACAGGAGAGATGAGTGCTGAAACCTATCACATCATTTAGTGGAGAATACCACTTTTTATCAAATTTCTATCCATGCCAAATCTCATCGTTTGGCGTGGTTTTTCCCACATTGGAACATGCATATGTTGCACATAAAACTGACGATCAATCTGTTAGAGAAGAAATATCTAAAATAGAAACGCCGGGCAAGGCAAAAAGGTTTGGTAGGAAAATAGAACTGATTGATGGTTGGGATGGGATGAAGCTTGATATCATGCGCCGTCTAGTGAAGCAGAAGTTTGCAGAGCCAGAATTACTAAATAAATTACTGGCTACTCAAGGGCGTGATCTAATAGAGGGCAACTTGCACGGAGATACATTTTTTGGACAATGCCCCTTGGGTGTTGGAAGAAATGAACTAGGAAAGATATTAATGTCAATTAGAGAAACATATTTATTGTTTAATTAAGGAGAAAAGAAATGGCAAAGAAAAAGCTACCAAAACCAAGAAACCCATTTGTTCAGCATCTAGTCGTCAAGAAACAAGGCGCACATACTGAATCCAAAAAAGGAAAGCGTTCCAAGGATAAGGTTGCTCTTAAAAAGGAGAGACATTATGACAAAGCAGCGTGATTGCGCTTCTTTGTTTTGATGTTTCAAGTTGTGTAACAAAATAGTGATAAAGGAACTATAGGTAAATACGGATAAGCGGCTCTATTTATACGATTTTTTTGGTCTTTTCGAAAGAAAAAGCTTTACATAACTTATAAAATATGTTATATTGCTTCTTGTATGTTGAATGCAGGAGAGAATAACGCATGTCTAATTTAAAAATAGGTGAGGTTGTTGAAATTTCACCGGTAAAGAAAAAAAGAAAAAGAAATTATGTAAACAACCCAGACTTCCTAGAAGCTTTGATTATTTACAAGAAACAATGTAATGCCGCAGATGCAGCAAAGGTCGAAAGACCAAGAATACCAAAATATATTGGCGAATGTATTTTTATGATCGCCAACAGAATATCAACCAGAAAGAACTTTAGCGGATACGCTTTTAGAGAAGATATGGTTATGGATGGTGTTGAAACTTGCTTTCGCTATATAGACAGGTTCAAGCCAGAAAAATATAACAACCCATTTGGTTTCTTTTCAATTGTCATATGGAGAGCTTTCTTACAGAGAATAGCTAAAGAAAAAAGACAATTATATTTGAAATATAAAAACTCGCAACTAATACACGTCAATGGTGGTTCATATTATAATGATGTTAGCAGTGACGCAGGTATAAATGGTAGTGGCGTTGATATAGACTACATGAATGCTTTCATAGAAGATTATGAAAACAAAGTTGAAGAGAAAAAAATTAAAAATAAGAAGGCTAAAGAAGATAAAGAATGAAGATATGCATAATTACAGATACACACTTCGGGGGTAGATCGGGTAATCAATATCTGATAAAAAATCAGGAGAAATTCTTTACTAACACATTTTTTCCGACATTGAAAGAAAATAATGTCACCACTATATTGCATGGTGGTGATTTATTTGATATAAGAAAATTTATTACATACCAATCGCTTCACGATACCAAAGAAATATTCCTTGACAAACTTGTAGAATATGGTATAACTATGCACATAATTGCTGGAAACCATGATATTACATACAAAAACACAAACAAGATAAATTCTCTTGATTTGCTTTTAAAGGAATACAAAAATATTAATGTCTACTCTAATGATGTAGAAAATCTTGAGTTTGACAAGCTAAAAATAGCTATGGTCCCTTGGATCAATCCTGAAAACTCAGAATCAATTCAAAAGCAACTCAGAAAAAGCAGTAGTGATTACATCCTCGGTCATTTTGAAATTGAGGGTTTTGTCATGAGTGGCGGTGAAAAGTGCAAGCATGGCTTGAAGCCAGAAATATTTTCCAAATTTGACAAAGTGTATTCAGGACATTTTCACGTTCCGTCACAAAAACACAATATCGAATATATTGGTGCGCCATACCAAATGGATTGGTCAGATTATGGTGGTGATAGAGGTTTCCTTATAATTGATAGTGAAACTCTAGAAGTCGAATTCATTTCAAATCCTTATACTATGTTCAAAGTCATAGATTATGATGACACTGACGCCAAGGTGGATGATCTAGAGGATTTGGATGAGGAATTATTTGAAGATTCTTACGTAAAACTTAATATCAAGAAAGTCAGCAATAAAGCTCTTTTGGAAAAATTTATCGAAAAAGTAGAAAGCTTTGATGTTGCAGATGTTAAGATAAATGAGACATACGAAGAATCAGATAATGATGAAGAGGAAAAAGAAGAGACTGCTGGAATTGAAGAGACAATATCTTTGGTGATGAGGCACATTGATGAACAAAATTATGACGAGGTAAAGAAAGAAGCTATTAAAGCCAAATTCAGAGACTTGTATAATAGAAGAGATGAATAATGGTAATTTTTGAAAAGATTAAATATAAAAACCTACTGTCAACTGGAAACGTGTTCAACGAGATAAACTTTGTTGAACACAAAATGAACCTGATAAGCGGAAGCAATGGCGGTGGCAAATCTACTATATTAGATGCAATAGTTTATTCCCTGTTCGGAAAGCCGTTTAGAAAAATAACCAAAGGGCTTCTTATCAATTCCATAAACAAAAAAGAACTATTGGTAGAGTTATACCTTTCTGTCGGAAACGCACAATACAAGATAGTGAGAGGCGACAAGCCTTCTGTGTTTGAGGTTTACAAAAATGACAAGCTCATAAATCAGGAAGCCTCGTCAAGAGACTATCAGACTGTTATAGAAGAAGATATCATAAGATGTAATTACAAAACATTTACTCAAATAGTCATATTGGGATCAGCAACATATATTCCTTTCATGGAGCTAAAACTTGACGAAAAGCGTAAAGTAATCGAAGATGTTTTGGATATCGGCGTATTCAGCCAGATTGCCGCAGGACCACTAAAAGCAGACATAGACGAATGTAAAGACTTGATAAGTGAAATTAATTCAGATATGCGCGTGACACAAACAAAACTTGATATGGCAAAAGAGCATAATGACAAAATAAAAAAGAGCAAATCTGTTGACACTTCTGATATTGAAGATGAAATCAAGAAATTGGAAGAACAGATTGAAACTGGCATTGCCACTAGAGACAAATATCAGGCCATTGTTGACGGATATGAAAAGCCTAAAGATTCTAATGATATAAAGAAAAAGATATCCAAAAGGATAGAACTTAAAGCCGATATAAACAGCAACAAGAAAAATCTTGCCAGAGAAATCGAGTTCTTAAAAAATAACACGACATGTCCTACCTGTAGACAGGCCATATCGGAAGATTTCAGACACGAAGTTTGTGAAACAAATGCACAATCTATTGAAGATATGGATGAGGGCTTGGAAAAGCTGGTGTCTATAATAGCTGGATTGGAAGAAGAGCTTAGAGATATTGAAGAGTATGAAGAAAGATACAAGTCAATAAAGAGCAAGCTTGAGAGGGTTGAATATACCTTGGATATGAATGAAAAACAACTTGGTTTGTATAAAAAGAAGCTAAAAGATTTTAGGGATAACGAGAAGATTTCGGTTGACTCTATAGACGATTCGGAGTATAAGAGGACTCTTGAAGAGCAGATGCAGCGTTACAACGATGCGGTGTTTGAAAGAGAGGTTTTGGCAGAAATTGCTAAAATGATGAAAGATGAAGGCGTCAAGAGTGACATAATACAAAAATACATTCCCAAGATGAATGAGTTGATAAACAACTATCTGATTCAGTTTGATCTATATGTGAATTTCACACTAGATGAAAACTTCAAGGCGACAATAAAATCTAGATATAGAGACAATTTCTCTTATGACAGCTTTTCACAAGGCGAGAAATTGAGAATAAACCTATCCATCATGCTTGCTTGGAAAGAGATAGCAAAGCTAAAGAATTCTATCAACACCAATTTGTTGATACTGGACGAAACTTTAGATGGCGCTCTGGATGGTGTTGGCGTAACAGACTTGGTTAAAGCTTTGAGAAATCTGGATGGCGAAAAGAATAATATTTTTGTAATATCTCACAGAGGCGATACATTAAAGGATATGTTCGATCATCACTTAAACTTCCACAAGACAAAGAATTTTAGTGTGATGAGCGTTATAGAATAAGGAAAAGTTAAGTAATATGGCTAACGCTTTTTATACCAGTGTCGAAAGACATATGAATGATATAATCTATCGGGGCTATGAAAACGGAAAACCTTTCACAAGAAAGGAGCGTTTTCAGCCCCGTCTTTTTATAGAAAAAAAGAACGCAAATAGTGGCTATTTCTCATTAGGAGAGAGAAAGCCGCTACTTGAGAAGAGATTTGATACTATGAAAGAATGCAGACAGTTCCTAGAGGAATATGCTGACGTTGCTGGTGTCAAGATATACGGCAATTCCAACTACATTTCACAGTTTATTCATGAGAAATTTCCGGGTGAAATAAAGTTTGATATAAACAAGATACACACATTCATGTTTGATATCGAGGTAGATATTTCAGATGGTTATCCTAACATGGAAACTGCTGATAAATCTATCACATCAATTGCAATCAAGTCTTCCAAGAGGGATGAATATCTACTTTTGGGTCTAAAGGACTATGACAAGTATAAAACTGAAACTGGTATTGATCCAGAAAAGATTCGCTTCATCAAATTTGATGATGAGATTAAGCTATTGTCTTATTTCGTAAAATATTGGAAAAATGATTATCCTGAGATTGTGAGCGGTTGGAACGTTGAATACTTCGATATTCAATACATCATCACAAGGCTAATCAGAATATTTGGTGAAGATGTTGCCAAATCTCTATCACCAATGAATGTCTTGAAGCAAGTCGAGAAGGAATTTTTCGGAAAGAAGCAATATACTTACCACATTTACGGAATGTCAATTCTGGATTACATGGATGCGTTCAAGAAATTTGGATATAAATATGGCACTCAGGAAAGCTATAAGCTTGACCATATTGCTCACGTGGTTTTGGGCGAAAGAAAACTATCATATGATGAATATGGTTCTTTGACAAAACTATACGAAGAAAATCCTCAGAAATACTTGGACTATAACCTTAAAGATACACATCTTATTCAAAGATTTGAAGAAGAGACTGCACTTCTTGCACTTGTTATCACAGTTGCGTATGACGGTGGGGTTAACTATAAAGATGCATTCGGGACCGTGGGTATTTGGGAGTCAATTCTTTACAGAAGATTGATGAGCAATTATGAGGTTCCACCTGTCAAGGGCGGGCCGGGTATGCGGGCGAATGATCTTGTCGGGGGATATGTGAAAGAACCAATTCCCGGTATGTATAAATGGGTAACATCATTCGACCTTAACAGTCTATATCCACACCTTATGATGCAATATAACATGTCACCTGAAACTCTTGTCAAGGGCGGCAATGTCTATACTGTTATTCAAAAGATCAGAGAAAATGCAGATGATCCTGAGCATAGTGAATATGCAGAAAGAGTTCTGGAATTTATTGATAGCGGGTTGTATAACAGAATATATAGTAATATGACAACTATTTTCTTGGATAATAGTTTGACAGAAGAAGATATTGAGTTGTTCAAACTAGCCAACAAAATGCACAATTATGCAATTTGTGTTAACGGAGCATTGTTCACCAAAGATTTTGAAGGGATGATTCCAAAGATCATTAATGAGAAATATGCTGAACGTAAAGACGTTAAGACAAAGATGTTACAGAAGGAAAGCGAACTAGAAAAGATCAATTCCAAAATGGAAAAAAATCCTAGTGAGGATTTGAAGCAACTACAAAGCAAAGTCAAGAAAGAAATAACTCAGTTGCACAATAAGCAAATGTCAGTTAAAATTCTTATGAACAGCTTGTATGGTGCCTCTGCCAACATCTACTTCCTTTACTATATTATGGAAATGGCGGAAGCTATCACCAAATCCGGTCAGCTTTCGGTGCAATGGTCAGGTAAATATGTAAATGAATACATGAACAAGATTCTGAAAACAGATGGCGTTGATTATGTGGTTTATATTGATACCGATTCCATTTACATAAGAATGGATGATCTTGTCAGAAAGGTCTTCAAAACAGATGACATATCCAAAGAAGATGGCGAAGATTTCTTGGATAAAGTATGTCAGGATAAGATTGAAAAAGTAATTGACAAATCTTACGATGATCTGTATAATATCTTAGGCGCATACAAAAATGCAATGAAGATGAAAAGAGAGAAGATAAACGACAAAGCTTTGTTTGTCTCTAAAAAGCGTTATGTTTTGAATACCTTGAACAGTGAAGGAGTTCATTACGATACTCCAAAAATATCAGTTACAGGTCTAGAGCAAGTTAGGTCTTCAACACCAGAGGTTGTTAGAGACAAATTGAAAAAATCATACCATATGGTTATGAATTTCGATGAACGCACAGTTCAAAAATTCATTGGTGATTTCAAAGACGAGTTCAAGACTTTGGAGCCTGAGAAAATCGGTAAAAATTCTGGAACCGATGACATTGAAAAATATGTATTGGGTGATAGTTATGCAAAAGGATGCCCCGGCCACGTTAGAGGCGCGATCATCTATAACAATTACCTAAAGAAGTTGGGTCTTCAAAAGAAATACAATTCTATCAAGTCGGGAGACAAGATCAAGATTGTATATTTGAAGTTGCCAAATCCAGTGAGAGAAAATGTAATATCATTCCCAGAGGTATTGCCGCATGAGTTTGGTTTGCATGAATATATCGACTATGATACCCAATTTGAAAAGGTATTTCTTGCACCGACTGAAAACATTTTGAATGTGGTTGGTTGGAGAGCAGTTAAGGTTGATTCTATTAAAGATATGTTTGAATAAAGGAAATAATATGAGTGTATTTGAAGACATTAAGGCCATGCAACTTAAATTTGGTCATAAGCAGTGGGCCTTGGACAATAAAGACAATAAAGAGTTGATGAAAAAACTCATTGCTTACAGAATTTGTAAAATGATGGATGAAGAAATGAATGAGCTTCGTTCTGCCGCATTTGTCGATGAAGACGCAGAAGAGATTGTTGATGCATTGATTGATCTTATGGTTTTTTCGGTGTCAATTCTAGATTTGATGGATGTTGATGGTCAAGAGGCATGGGATCGTGTTTATAAAGCCAATATGGCAAAAGAACCGGGTGTTAAACCGGGCCGTCCAAATAAATTTGGTATGCCAGATTTGCTCAAGCCCGAAGGATGGCAAGCACCAAGCAACGCAGACAACACCGGTTTCTTGAAAGATATCTATGAGTGACTTTAATGATTGGGACTATACCTTTATGCTTGAAGCCAAACTTTGGGCAACAAAAAGTAAAGACCCTAGCAGAAAAATAGGCGCTGTAATAGTGCAAGGAAGGAAACCCGTTGCTACAGGATACAACGGGTTTCCTGAACAAATCGAGGATAAAATTGAATATCTTCAAAATAGAGAATTCAAATATCCCAGAACTATACATGCTGAGATGAATGCAATTCACAATGCGTTGGATCACGGAGTGAAAATTCGTGGCGGCGTATTGTATGTATTTGGTCTTCCTACATGTTCTACTTGTGCTATTCAAGTTATTCGTGCGGGCATAAGCCGAATAGTATTTTGTGATTTGAACTCACAAGGTAGTCAATGGGCTGATAAAATGACAATAGAACTTTGTCAAGAGTCGGGCGTTGAGATAAGTGAGATGGACAAGAAAGAACTTGACTTATACGAGAAAAAGGTGTATAGTTTCTTTCAGCAGTGAAACAATGAAGAGAGTAAATTATGGTAAAATCTAGATTCGAGCTATTTCTAGACTTCGAAACTTTGTCAGAAGATGAAACTAAGGCTCCGGTAATCAACGTATCTGCTATTATCGTAGATAAAGATAAAATGATATCCGATACCCCATACATCACTAAAGATATAGTTCTTGTGAAACAATTCAAGTTATCCGTGGATGACCAAGTTGAAAATTATGGTGCAGAGGTTTCAGAATCTACACTTGAATTTTGGAAAAAACAACCCAAGGAAACAAGAGAACAACTGAAACCAAGTGAAGATGATCTAACCGTCAAGCAATTTGTGAAAGAATTTATAGAATTTTTGAACACAGAACCGACATTGGGTAAATGTTGGGCGAGAAACATCAAGTATGATTTCGCTATATTAAAGCGTCTTTTCTCTTACGCGGGTAAGAATATAGATGACTATATAGATCATTACATGATTAGGGATATCAGGAGTTCACTTGATGCTGTGATGGGATTTGCAGATGGTATTAATTTAAACTACTGCCCTGTTACAGATGAAGAGTTTTGGAATAAAGTTTTCAGGGCGCATGATAGCCGTTGGGATGTTATAGCTGATGTTTTAAGATATCAGTCAGTTTTGAGAAATGATAAAGATTTGGAGCAAATTAGAAGATGAGCAGAAAAATAAACAACAAAAATAGACCTAAGAGAGTAAACAATCCTGCGCCTGCGCCAGTTGCTAAAGAAGAGCAAAATCTAGACAGAGTTGAAATTACTCTTGAAGAATTGCAGCAAGTGAGACTTTTTGTGGGTATGCCAATGTATGGTGGCATGTGCAATGGTCTTACTACAAAAGGATTAATTGAATTGGCTATGGCGTGTCAAAGTCATGGTATTCAATTCTCCACACACTATCTTTTTAACGAGTCACTAATTCAACGTGCAAGAAATTACATCGCAGATGAATTTATGAGAAGCAACTGCACACACATGCTTTTCATTGACGCAGATATTGGCTTTAAAGCAGATGACGTTATTGCCATGCTTGCATATAGCCTAAAACATCCAGATTGTAAAGATGTTGTAGCCGCAATTTATCCTAGAAAAACAATCGCATGGGAAAAGGTTGACAAAGCTGCAAAATCTGGTATAGTAAGTAATCCGAACCAACTGGAAGACTACGCTGGTGACTTTGTTTTCAATTTCAAAGAAGGCACAACTGAAATGAAAATTTCACAACCAGCCGAGGTCGCGGAAACTGGAACAGGCTTCATGTTAATTCCAAGACATGTTTTTGAGAAATTTGATGAGGCATATCCAGAGTATAGATTTAGGCCAGACCATTTAAGATCAGCACATTTTGATGGTTCTAGAGAAATAACCGCCTATTTCCACTGTGAAATTGATAAAAATACAAAAAGATATCTTTCCGAAGATTATTTTTTCTGTAGGATGATTTCTGCTATTGGCTTGAAAACAGTCATATTGCCTTGGATTGAGCTTATGCATACTGGTAGCTATATCTATAAAGGATCAGTAGACAGAATGGCGCAATTACAGCTAGATTTGATTTCATCAGGAGTGAAAGACGGCTCAGAAGGAAGAGTATAATATATTATGATAATATCGCAGAAGACTTTGCAGATTTTGAAAAACTTTCAGGGAATCAACAAGTCTCTTCTTATCAAACCGGGAAGCGAAATTAGGACCATATCAGAACATGGTTCTATTTTCGCCATTGCCAGAGTGGAAGAGGATTTTCCGAAAGAAGTTGGTATCTATGAATTGAATAAATTACTAAGCACCATTGCACTTTATGACGAGCCAACCGTCATCTTTGGTGATAAATATATCGAAGTGTCCGAAAAGAACAAGAAAAGAAATACTAAACTTGTTCATACCGCACCTTCAATGATACATTCTCCCCCATATGATAAAACTCCCAAAATCCATGAGGAAAATGTGAAGTTTATTCTGTCGCAGGAAGATTTCACAGCTATCATGAAAAACGCTGCCAATTTGGGCGTTGAAGATTTTGAAATTAAAGCTGACGGGGAGAAGCTGTATGTTGGTGTATCTGACACTAACAATGTTACATCTGACGTTTTTTATATTGAATTGGGCGAAACTGAACAAAAGTTCAGATTTGTAATCAGCACCAACAATATCAAATTCATTCCAAGTGAGTATGTCATAACCGTTGGATCAGGCAAAGTTACCTTTGAAAATGACAGCATTACTTATTATGTTGCATTGGACTCAACTAAATCTAAAATGTAAAAGGAATAATAAATGGCTAAAAGAGAAAGAAAAGAAGAAATTATAGAAGTGGACATTCCAGAAAGAGAAGACGATGTTGGAGAATCTGTTGGCGGTGATGCTGCTCCAATGCTACCTCTAACAATAGAAGGTGCGTTGTTCTTCCTTAACCTAATGGAATATGCTGCTAAAAATGGCGCGTTTAATATCGAACAGTATTCACAAGTATCAGAAACCCACGCCGCTGTTGTAGGATTTTTGGTAGCAAACGATGTTCTTCAAGCCAACGAAGGAGATGATAACTAAGGTTGACTTTAACTTGTTAATATGGTATAATACAGGGGCGAATGTAAAAATTCGCCCCATTTTGAAAGGAATATTTTATTATGAATAAAGATGAAACTTGGTCTGAGAAATACCGCCCAAAAACTATTGATGATGCTATCTTACCAAAAGAGATTAAAGAAAAATTCAAAAGTTACATACAAGCTGGTCAATTCCCCAATTTGGTTCTTAGTGGACCATCTGGCACAGGAAAGACCACAGCGGCATTAGCTCTAGTTTCTGAGCTTGATTGTGATAATTATTTTGTAAACGGTTCACTAAACGCTGGTATTGATCGACTGAGACATGATATAACCAATTTTGCTTCCACTATTTCTTTTAGTGGAAAAAAGAAGGTTGTAATCATTGATGAAGCTGACGCAATGCCGAAATCAACGCAGTTGGGGTTCAGAAGCTTCACCAAACAATTTGACGCAAACTGTAGCTTCATATTTACATGTAACTATAAGAAAAAACTTCTACCCGCTTTGATTTCACGTTTCGCTGAGATTGATTTCCATGTGGTAGAAGATGAAAAGGCCGTGATGGCGTCAAAATTCATGAAAAGAACTGGCGAGGTTCTGGAAATGGAAAACGTGACATACGATAAAAAAGTCTTGGCACAGGTAATCATGAAATATTACCCAGACTTTAGGAAAGTGTTGGTTGAAATTCAAGCCTACGTCAAAGACGGGCATCGCGTTCTGGATGCTGGCATTTTTGCTTCGATGAAGCATATTGATGTTAACCTAGTGTATGACTTTTTGAAGAACAAAGATTTTGACAGTATGCGCGAGTGGGTTGCCGAAAACAGTGACCAAGAGGCAAGTCTTATTTTTAGAGAATTGTATGACAACTCAAAAGATCGCGTAGAACCTTCCACAATTCCAAACTTGGTAATGATCTTGGCTGAATATCAGTATAAAGATGCTTTGGTTGCCGATCCTGAAATCAACTTGGTTGCTTGTCTTGCAGAAATGATGGTGGAGTTATCCTTCAAATGAGTGGATTTTCTTCATTGTTTAAAGCAAAGCGTGTTACATGCGTGTGCTGTAACAGAAGCGTTAAAGATAAAAATTTAGCGAAGATTGTGATAAAGACCGGTGATGGTGAGGTTTTGCGTAAAGTTTGCAAAGATTGTGAAGTAATTTTAAATGGAGTGAGCAAAGATGGATGAAGAAAAGAAGCTGACGCCATTCGATTACGTCAAGTCCATTAACAATACTAAAAAGTATATCTTTGATGACGGTGAAGGCTACAATGCCTTTATTGTCAACAAGCAATTGTCCTATTTTCACGATACTGTCTTGTATGCTAATGATGTAAACTTATCTTATGAGCTTACGGATGAACAGAAATATGATTATCTTTTCCATTCAATTAGAAAGAGAGATAGGTTCAAGAGTTGGCGCAAAGATAGCAATAAGAAAACTTTAGAAAATATAATGGAATATTATAGGTGCAGTAGTAAGGTAGCGAAACAATATATCAGAACCCTTACTGCCGATGAATTAGAAAATATAAATAATATAATGGCACAACGCCAGTGATAAATTGTAATAATTATATAGGTGAAATTATAATGGAAGACATTTTTAAAGGTGTCGGGGTTGAAGTAGAATTATATTCCCCTGACGATTTCTTAAAAATTAAAGAAACTCTGACAAGAATAGGCATTGCATCTAAAAAAGACAAGACTCTTTTTCAGTCATGCCATATCCTCCACAAAAGAGGCAAATATGCTATTCTTCATTTTAAAGAGCTATTTAAATTAGACGGTAAAATGACTGATATTTCCGAAGAGGATATATCTAGACGTGATTCGATTGCGCTACTTTTAGATGAATGGAATCTCCTAAAGGTTGTAGGAGTTGACCGTGAAGATGATAGAGTTGATTTGAAACAAATTAAAATCGTTCCTTTCAAAGAGAAAAAGGATTGGAACTTGGAAACAAAATATAGTATTGGAAGGAAGAGATAATGAGATATTATAAGGTAGACGCTGATGCAGTGCCAGATTTGGAATTTGAACACGATCATTCCACTTTATTCAAACTACGTTCGTTTATAACACCAAAAAGCGAAGTTGTAGCATACAACCCACATCAAAAAGGACACTCCGTCCCTGTAAGATTGAAAAATGATGTTCCATACATTTCAATCCAGCCGCAGTTTAGAGTTCTGGTATCCACTGGTATTGTATTCAGTATACCAACAAAATTCCAACTTAGAGTAACTTCAAACAAAGCTTTGGCTCTATCTAACGGAATTACATTGCTAAACGGAACTGAGATTTACGACAATGATTATACCGAAGAATTGAGACTGACTCTTTTCAATAACAGCGATACTCCTGTTCACATTTTCAATAACGAAGTAATTGCAGAGGCTACCTTGAATAAAGTTCTAGAATATACATTAGAACCTACATCTAGAAAAGTTGCTGTCAAGAATGTCGAATCAACTGAACCAGAAGACGAAGACAAAACAGACGAATAAAAAAGGGGCCAATTGGCCCCTTTTCTTTTATTGAATTCCCGGTCCTATGTATTGAGGCGGGCTGGATACAAAGTTATTAACACTACTATCAACTGGACCGCTTGTTGTATTAGTTATGTTGGTTCGGTTGTCATTGTTTATTATAGTTGGTGATGATGTTCTATACTTGCTTTGCAGTCTTTCATCTACAGCATTCAAATCCAAGTTTCTAACAATTTCAGCAATGTTTCCTTGTGCTTGTCTCAAATCTTCAATAGCATTTCCAGTATCAACAAACACTGGCTGCTGTTCCATACCATAGTTTCCGTTTATATTCAGCATTTTGTTGAAGAATTCTTGTGCGCGAGGATTTGTTCTCATCCATGCAATCACGTCTTCATCATTAGGCAAAAACTCTTCGCCTCTCTCATTTTCATACTGTTGTCTAATTGCATGATATTCTAAGTCAGGATCGGTTATTCCACTAGAGAAATTAACTCCCAGATCATAAGGATTTCTCATGATTTCAGACAATAGACCTTTACCATCATTGGAGGTCCAGAATGAAGTGTTTCCTATATTTTGAGAAAGAATTCTACCAAAGTCTATCGCTTCCATGTCAGGAAACTTGCTTGCCAATTCTCTAATCAATTCCTGTGCTGCATCAATTTTTTCTTGTTCAGTTAGGTCATTGTTGTATTGGATGTTGTCAAACTGCCCGGTCAAATCTTCTTTGTTTTCTCTGATATAATCGGCCACATTTTGGTTTCTGGCAACATCAACTATTTCTAATCCGGGGGTTCTACTCGCATCCTCGGTAAGAATTTTATTGATTGCTTCCACAACTTTTTTATCGCCAATTCTCTCAGCCTCTTGCAATGAACTAATAAGTCCTGTTTTTTCCATGCTGGAAAGCACAAAATCTTCATTTTCTAATTGTTTTTGTAATATATCTTGTGCGTCTTGCATTTTATCTTCAATAACGCCTCTAGAATTTGTTATGTAAGAAATAAGTTTCTCACCAATAACCCAAGTCAAACCAATAGCTGCGCCTGCCAACATCCCGGTTGGTCCAAACATTGCACCATAAGTCGCAGATGTTACAACAAAATTTGCACTATCTTTAATATCGGCAACCATGTCTTCCGGTGCGCCCATTGCATCTGCGGCAGAACCTAACGCACTTGCTGCCAGAGTGCCAACAATTCCAGTGGCAATAGAAAGCAAACCATTACGAAGAAATGGTATTTTACTTAAAAATCCTCTTCTTGCAGCATCTCTTGCCACGTCAGAACCGCCGCCTGCTATGTTAGCGGCAGCGGTTGCTGCCAAAGATGCGCCTTTTCCTGCTGCCAAATTTTTAGTTAGATAAATCACAGAACCAGTTATAATGGCTCCAAACATATCTCCCAACTGCAATCCAAGAAAACCTAAATCAATATTAAGATCGAAATTGTCAAGCATATTATTGGCAAATGTAAAAGCGCCCCCTGCTATCAATCCGTAAAGACCTAGTTTTTTGCTAAAAGCTCGTCCTATTGCACCCCAAAGCATACCACTTTTAAGAGGTTCTATAATAGGCTCAAGCAAAGCACCCAATATTGGTATTTTATCTATTTCATAATCATAAAATGCAGATTCAAGAAATTCACCGGCCAAGTCTGCCGCTACCATGCCACCCATCGCAGCAATAACTCTAAGTGGAAGTGCAGCTATTGCCAGTAATGGTCCTAGTGCGCCCAGAACTCCCATGAATGAGCTTCCAGAACCATTTTTGTCCATAATAGGCTTTGGATTATTTTTTGGTTCTTTGTCTCTTCTTTTACGATCTTCACGATCTTCCGATTCCTGAATTCTATTCTGAATTTCTATATTTCTAAGTCTATCATGTTCGATGTATGTTTCGTTCAAGATATTCTTCAATATACTTGTTTGAATTTCCATCTCAGAATTAATAGACTTGAAAGTATCATTAAACTTATCTAATCTTAATCCGATAGAACGTATAGAGTTGGTGCCAGTATTTCGTAGTAACTGGCCCTCATTCGTAATTTTATCTACTAATTTTTTAGTGTTGTCGGAAAAGTTCTTGGCAAGTCTTTCGGTATCTGACATTGCAGTAGAATCATTTTGATCGCTCTGAGGTTTGGAGGCGACAGAACGTTTGGAGGAAGACTTCTTTCCACCATCCGATTTATTTGTTTGGTCGTTTGTGCCGCCATTCTCTGCCATTTAAATTATCCTTTTGACTGCTCTAATCTTTTTTGTTCAACTTCTTGAAGATGGTCCACCAATAGAGTATGAAATATATCACGTTCATATGGGAACATATCATCTAGGTCTGCTTTTGAGTATTTATGATGCTGAATCAACGAAAACTGAACTTTATAGAATAGAAACAAGTCCATATGACTCAGCATTAGATAAAAAAAGTTTCTGTTCCTTCTATGACAAATGATTTTTCTTTACCCAGATTATTAGTATATTTTATCTCATGTCTAATTCTTGGTGTTGTTTGGAAGAATTCATTCATCGCTGCAACAGCCTTTGGATCAAGATCGTCTAGGAAATCACCAATGCTTTCATTTGTTTCGTTTGTGAAATCATATGTTGTTTCTGTAGAAACTAATTTATCCAAACAGCTAACCAAAATGTTGTATGAACGCTCCACTTCTGGCAAATCGCTTTTGTCAACTTCCATTATAGCATTTATTGTTGGGTATCTCATTACCAACATGTAATCGTCATTCAATTTTATTTTGTTTGAATGGTTTGGATATGTCTTTACTTCTATATTTTCCAAGTTCAATTTTAGAGTGACTGTTTCATCAGTCTCGTCATCTTTGATTTTGAACTCGATTTCGTTGTCAACTGATCTTGATCTAATTCTCAAAAGAAGATATTCAATATCAAAAATAGGAAGTGTTTCCACGTCAAAAACATCTTTTTCTTTCTTCGCCCTCACACAGTTGTTCAGGATTTGCTTTGCGGAAAGAATTGCTTGTTCAAAATTCTTTGACTGTTTTGCTATAAGAAGTATTTTTTCTTCTTTAACAGTATATGGTCTATATAGAATTTCCATTCCATTTGAAGGTAGCTTGTCTTCATAAAGAGGCATCTGTATCTTAGGTAGCGCCATTCATTAATACTCCATTATAATAATTTGTCTAATAGTTTCTTGCCGTCATTATAGACGCGCTGTTTTATTCTTGTTTCGATATCAATAAAGTCTCGCAAAGTAGCGGAACGTGAATCGTTTGTGTGCATTGTTTTGCCGGGCTGGAAATATACGCCACTAATACCCTGCTTCAATCTATCAAGGGCTTCTGACCCATTTCCGGTTGCGCCAGCTTCCAGTTGCATACCGGAATATGAAAACTGAACTGGCATACTCACGTAATTATCATTATCATCCCAAGCTAGGTTAAGGGAAGTGACGTTTGTAGGAAATGCGTTAAAATATCTCGCTACATATTTATCATTGATATTGTCAGAACTGTAAAACCATATTTCCATAGTGGTTGCATAATCTTCCATATAACCAATTTCATACGCTGACATTCCATTGACGGTCATGTTAGGATTGCTAACATCATAATTTATAATTTCCTGCATCCATGCATGGAAAAAGCCCATCACTGCATGATTTGAATCCAGCATGAATGTGCAATTCAAAGGCTCAGATGAAATTCCATATGGTAGCATTTGAGGCAAACCATAGTTATTGTTAGCGTATTCAAATGTCTTTAGGTTCAAACCCGGTAAAGTTGTTTCTTTACAAAAAGCATGTAGATCGCCAATTCTCATTCTACCACGATCTTTGCCGTGTATAATAACTCTAAACAAGTTTGCTTTTGCAATGCCATTGTAGGCATTCAAGGTAGCTTTAAATTCGTTCATGTTCATTTTTTGATGTTCCTTCTGGAATCGGCCCAAACCTCTTCTTTGGACGCCTTTTTGAAACTTTCTACTGGCATGTATATTGCAGATTCCCATGCGCTCGGATGTATCTTCACAAACTCAGTTGTGAAATGTTTTCCCAAATATCTTTTTATGCAAGGTTTAAAATATCGACTTTTTGCGACAGAAGCCAAAAGCTGATAGTTTATTTTCATTTTTGTTTTCTCGTCTAGATTTTTATTACTCACAGTTTCCATTAGTGCATCTAGAAGCTTCGCTCTCATTGCAGGAGGAAGATAATGCAAATTAAGAGCTAGAATGCCGTCAGGATATCTTTCTATTGGTATTATTAATGGAAAGCTATCATAGTATTTCAGCGTATCTTTATGTTTAGGATCATAATGAACAAAATACATTTGTCCGGGTCCGACATTGGTCCACGACCTTATTTTGGTTGCACTTTCAGATTCAACTATCTTGCTTCCGCTGCGGCCTGAAATCTTGACAAGATTATCTCTGAACCAAGTAATTGATTCTTTTCTTTTAAATCTGCCTTTACCTTCGCTTACGTTTTTCTTCAATAAGTCTTGAAACAGTCTTCTAGCCATTATCTAACACCCAATTCTTTCTCAGTGAATATTTCAAAGTCCCAACCTTTATCGGCACAGAACTCCCTTGCGGCCTTCCATTTAGCTTCATTTATAGCATAAGTTGCAGCTTCGCGCAAGTATCTTCTAGAAGTTCTGCCAGTTTTTGTAGCATTTTTCTTGCTAGGATCGGGCGGCATTGTCTGCGCCTTGGGCTTTATTTCTATCATTATTGTTCTGGTTTTTTTTGTTTTAGGATCGCGCAATCTAACAATAACGTCAGGAAAATACCGATGAACCCTGTTATCTTTTGGTGAAACGTATGGTATGGCTAATTCTTCACTGGACCACCAAATCACTTCTGGCCGCCTGTCCAAATATCTAAAAAACTTCGCTTCCCATAGGGAGCGATAGACTATGTTGGATGCATCACCATTATATTTTTCTGGATTCTGCGGCCTGAACATACCCTTGTATGCCATAATATTTCCTTTTTGGTTATAAATAGTCTTGACTGTCAGTAATATTTATAAGGAAAATTTTCAAAATGGCTACGAATATATCAAATATAGGAACATCTGTTCCAAAGCCAGTAAGATTGGACATGGACAATTACAGGAGAAATAGTTCAGCTTCAATGATGACATTTCCTACAGATTTGGGTGTCAACTCTATGCTTATGGTATTTAGAAAGTATGAATACACTCCTGCTGGCACTATTGGTTTAAATTCTCTGCAAAGGGGCGATAGAGGCAACAGCGTTGTGCAAAGAGGATTGGACGCAGTTAATTTCCCAATTCCCACCAACCTTCAAGACCAAAACGAAGCCCGTCTTGGTAGATTTGATATGAGATACTTGGGTGACGTTGTAGCTCAGTCTTTTAACAGAGAAGATTTTGTTAAAATGACAAGTGCGGACGGTGCCGAGTTGTATAATATGATAAAAGGTGGAAATAAAGATGTTATGGACGAAGCTGCATACTTGGCTAGATTTGCAGGCAGTGATTTTGCTAGAGCATTTAGTGCTGGTCGTGGTGTAGTTGCAAACCCTAAAGCATCTCTTGTCTATGAAGGACATGAATTTAAACTGCATTCTTTCGTGTGGAATTTGGCCCCAAGATCAGAAGCAGATTCTATAATGTTGAAAAATATCACAGACGTTATTAAAAGAAATCAGCTACCCGCAACAGGTGGTCGAGTCGCAACAATGACATATTTGAGATATCCATCCATAGTAGACCTGTATCTTCTAGGTGTAGATCAAAACTTCTTCTACAAATTTAAACCGGCCATGCTAAGATCATTTAACATAAACTATTCTGGTCAGAACGCAGTCTCCATTTTGAGAGGCGGAAGACCGGCTAACGTAACAATAGAAATGAACTTCATCGAAACCGATATTCATTATAGTCATGAATATGGCGGCAGTATTGTGGATGATGTTGATATGGGCATAAATGATAATAGTAGATGGGGAACCGGCTCAGTAAGGTAAGGGGATTTAGAAATGCCAACATATTTTAACCTGTTTCCAAAGGTAAAATACAACGATAAGAGTGTGGTGGATATCACAAGAAAATCTTCTATGATTGAGGATGCGCTAAACAACAGCTTGTTGATATTGCCTTACACTGTAGTTGACGGCGAAAGACCGGAAGATATCGCATATGCTTATTATGGAACGATTGAATACTATTGGGTCATATTGATGGTAAACAATATCAATAACTACTATGAAGATTGGGTGATGACTTCTGACGCATTCAACAATTATCTTATGAAAAAGTATGAAGAGCAGTCGGGCAAAAAGGGCTATGAAGTCATATCTTGGACACAAAATGAAAAGATATTGGATAATGTTTTGTATTATTTGGATGAAGACGGAATAGAAACATCTTTGGATACTATCATAATAAATCATGTCCCAAGGCAGTTTTGGGATCAGAGAAATACATTGGAAGGGCAGAAGTTTCTTATTGAAAACTTTATAAGTAATGTTGAAGGCTTTGAACCCATCAGAATATATGATTACGAATATATTTCAAACGAAAACAAAAGAAAAATCAAAGTAATAAACAAGAATTACATTGATAGAGTAATTCAAGATTTTAAAAATAGCATGAGGTAATAGTGGCAAACACAATGAGAGCAATAGGTAGTTGTGATGTTGAAGCAGCTACCCTATTTTCATATGACAATACAAATATAGTTGATATTAAATTCCTAATTGCCAATGTCAGCATTAGTGAAAGTATCAATAGAACAAACATGTCTGTGTATATTGATGTTTTGGATACGCAAGGTATCTTAAACCATTTCCCAATTGTCGGTGAAGAAACGTTGTTTCTGGAAATTAACGATGCTTATACAAATACTACAACAAAGTTGGAGCTATCTGTAGTTGCCGTCACCAATATAAAAATCTTGGAAAAGAACGATGGTCTTTCCTATCGGCTTGAACTTATATCTAAAACTTCTTTCAAATCAAAATTGAGAAGAGTTTTGGCATCATTCGAAAAGCCAACATTTGAAATCGTAATAGATATTTTCAATCAAACATTTGAGAATATAGTGCAAAATTCTGATACCGTTGAATTTAGTGATAGATTAAGAGAAGAGATGAGAAACATCATCGGCACAAGCGGTGAGTTTGGCACATCTGAGTATACCATTTTCAACATACCTGACGGAAGATCATTTACTGTTGAAAAAACAGACGCGGAAGTGAGATGCTTGATACCAAACTATACGCCTGAACAGGCAATGATGTATCTCGCATCTATTTCTCTGAACCAAACCAGTAGCCCATCATGCAGCTTCAAGTTTTTCGAAACTAAAAGCGGATATTTCTTTGTTACAGATGAATTTCTAATCAGACAGGCGACACAAGAAGAAAATGAAAGTAGAATAAAACCTCTACACTACTCTAGCACAACTAGCAGAAACCCGGAAGCATTTGAAATACAAGCAAATAAACTAAAGAGTATTTCAGTTCTTAGATATGCGGACACAATGGCAGATTTATATTCTGGCGCATACAACACAAGAATAGTATCACTTGATGTTCTATACGGAATAGCAGAAAATCTTAGATTTAACAATGAAAATGCAAAAGATACTTTTAGTGGCATAGACGTTAACGCAAAAGAAAAGCACAGTGATTCCTTTATTGAAAACATTTTCATAGAGGAAAATGAGAGGGTTCTTACTTTCGTTAAAAACTATGACACATACGGCAACATACAAATTAAGGGCGATCAGTTTATCCCAGAAATATCATTGAACCGATCTTCATATTCTCATAGAATGAACAGCACCGTATTGTCCGCAGTTATTGATGGTCGTCTGGACATATCCGCAGGGGATGTGGTATACCTTAATTTGAACGAAATGACTTCTGCCGAGGAAAGAGAAAAGGACACCAAATTTTCTGGAAGATATTTGGTGTCAGATGTTGAGAACAATATTAAAGGTAAGACCTTGGAAACTAAAATGAAATTAATTAAGTATGGATGGGAAGACTAATGGCTGGTTTTAGTAATTTAGTATTTTTTATCGGAGTAGTTGAAAATAACTATGATGAAAGGCTTGAAGGTAGAGTTCAGGTTAGAGCTTTCGGTTTTCATGGGACAGTCGATCAGATACCAACAAGAGATTTGCCTTGGGCAATACCAATTGCTACAGGATATGATGTAAACTATCCAATACCCCCGTTGAATTCTTGGGTATTTGGATTTTTCATGGATGGTCATGCAGCGCAGCAACCAATGCTTTTAGGTATAATGCCAACTCAATTTGTAGAACCAATAAATCCAGAGGTTAATGGATGGGGCGTCATAGATGCGATGGACTACGATATTAGAGCAAAAGGTTTTAGACCGCAAGACGCTGGACAACCGCAAAACTCACGATTGGCTAGAGGTGAAAATCTAGAACAAACTTACAACTCTGACGTTGAAATAACCAAAGTTAGTGATGTTGTGAGTTCAAGCGGAGAAACTTGGTCTGAACCGGGATCAGCATACAGAGCAAGATATCCATATAATAGAGTTATTGAAACCGCATCCGGTCATTCAATAGAATTGGATGATACACCCGGTGGCGAAAGAATAATGATTTATCATAACAGCGGTTCATATGTTCAAGTTGATCCTGTCGGAACATCTACGTATAAGTCCACAGGTGACAAATTTGATGTAAATGAAAGTAATATGCACGTCTATGTTGGCGGCAAATCTGACGTTACTATTTTGGGAGATTGCTATCTTAGAGTTGAAGGATCACGCTCAGAAGAAATAATGGGAGATAGCAGAACCATAGTTCACGGAAATTATGAATTGAACGTTGGTGGTTTTGCCAATATGAATGTCTCGGATGAAATGCAAATGCGTGGAGCAAGAGTAGCACTGGAAGCAAAAGTTGAAGATGTTAATATTCTTGCCGCAAAGAATTTGAACATGACAGGAAAGAAAAGTGCATCTGTAAATTCAGAAAAATCAGTATCGGTTCAGTCTAACGAGGTATTGGGTATTAAATCGCAAAATACATCAATGGAATCTGAAACTGCGATAAATATGAAATCCGAAAGGATCAATATTGGCGGCGGCTCAAAAATCAGCCTTAACGCTTCACTAGTTTCTATTGATGATTATGTTAACTTGTCAACTGGCGATTCTGATGAACCAGAAAGCTCATTTGACGGTGTAATTGCTGATTCTGTGCAAATGACTGAACCTACCAGTAAATCAGTCTCAGGAATTGCTACCATAGGTGGAGGCGGTGGTTCAGGTGGCGGTTCTGCCGGTGTTGTCGGCCCTACATCCTTTGAGGGAATTCCAGAAGATTTCTCTAGCAGCTTTACGTCAGACTGTTCAACTGACCTTGTAGATAGTTTAAAAACAGAAGAGAGATTTTCTCCGAAAGCATATTGGGATTACAAGCAGTGGAGTATCGGATACGGCATTGCAACTGACAACCCCAATGAAGTCATAAGCGAAGAAGAAGCAACTAGAAGATTGGCTGCAAGAGTTTCTACTGATAGAAATTACGTTGCAAGTTATGGCAGAAGCAGGGGTTATAACTGGAATGATTGTCAGGTTGACGCCTTGACTTCATTTGTTTATAATTTGGGGAGAGGTCAACTTGAAAACGTGACTGCATCTGGCAGAAGATCAAACGATGAGATTGCCCGTGCAATGTTAGAATATAATGGAACTGTTAAAAATGGCGTCAAGCAAGTCCTTCCCGGCCTTGTAAAAAGAAGAAGATCAGAATCAGATTGGTTCAAAAGTGGCTCTGGCATAAAGGTAGAACCTGATGTTAACGACGATGGAGTTATGGTATAATGGCAGCTATATGCGATAAGAACGTAGTAAATAAAGCAATCAATGAGGTTTCAGACAGATTGATTGCGGAATACAATAATTATGTTTCTAGTGGAGATACTGCCGCCAGAAGCCCAGAGAAGGTCAATCTATTGTATGAAAACACTGCATTGTTCAACGATTTTATCAATAGACCGGAAGTAAAGCAAAAGATTGTAGAAGAGGTTTATCCAAATATAATTGCCAGAACTGTTCAAAACGTATTCGTAACTCCATATGAAATAGATACAATGATAAATCAGTCTCTTGCAATTAAACCCGCAACAATATTCGAGGGTGTATACACAGAAGATTCTTACAATGAATATAAAAACATCGTAAGACAGCCTGTTGTGACGGATGGAAACACTTCAAATAATGGTGGGGTTGGCTCTGGTTCTGGTAATACTGGCAGCACAGGTGATTCTGATGGCGTAGACTTTTCAGACATATTGATAATAAAGCCAAACGATCCTAAGATAGACGTTATTTTAAATGAATACGAGTATTACCTTGGAAACAATTTCAAGAGTAGATCATCCCTGAGTTCATTTTGTGATATGGCTCCGAGTATATTTGAGAAAATACAAAGAGTTACAGATGTATTCAAGGGTTTCAAAAGACTAGCGGGTAAAATATCCAGCACCTTTTCAAAAATAAGTAGTGGCATTGCCTCTACCACATTTTCACAACTTAAAAATATCGTCACAGACCATGTTAAGATAGTTTTCGAAAGAGAGTTGAACAGGCTTAAAAATTTCTCATTTAAACTTGTCACAAATTCAAAAAGCATGTCCAAGAGAGTTGCCACCAAAACCAGCAAGTTGCTGGAAGACGCGAGAGCTTTTTTCACAGAAGAGAACATGAATGAGATACAAGATAGCATCAAAGCTCAAGTTGAATATGTTCTAGATTTCTTTAAAGAACCTAGTATAGAAGAAATTCAATATATCGTATATCGCTTCTGCACACTTTTGACAACACTGGATCATGTTTTCAAGGCAAAAATATCACCATTGAAACAGGTAATTCAATCTCACGATGAGACAAGGCTTGCTCTTGAAGCGACAAGTGGCATGGCAACATCCAGAGCCATAAGAGCGGGTGCGTTCAGATTGCCGCCACAGCAATATGATGCAACAAGATCATCCTATTCTTCAAGATTAAAAAGTGTGAGTGACCAAGTTGGATCAAATTATAATCCAAATACCATTACTATAACGCCGGAAGATTTGGACGGGGTTACACCTTGGAACAATGGAAATGGAGATTCCAGAATTGGTTTTAATGGTCAATGGGTCACAAAACTAGGTGCGATTGGATGGACAGGGGTTAAACCTGAAATAAGAATTATGATAATGCAAGTTCAGGCTGAATTTGGAAAGAGACTGATTATAAACAGTGGCCTTCGCCCTGAATGGTATAATAGAACAATTCCAAACGCTGCTAAAAGAAGCTTGCACATATCTGGTGTTGCGTTGGACGTTACATGGGCTGGTTTTAGTGGATCAAATAGCACAGAAGGCAGACGTTTTATAAGTATATGTAGAAAATATGGGTTCACAGGATTTGGTCTTGGATATAGCTCTTTCATACACGTCGATACCGGTAATAGAAACTTCGGAGGAAGATCATAAATGGCATTACCTAGAATACATAATAAAGTAGAAGTAAAGCGAGATGCAATCTATAGAGATTTTAATTCTACTATGGACAAAAATCTTATAACCAATGATATTCCCGCCTTGAGTGATGTTGATGCGGTAAAATCTAGTATGAAGAATATTCTTCTTACAGACAGAGGAACTAGAGTATTTAATCCCAACTTTGGTGGAAATATCAGGAAATTCTTATTTGAGAATAAATTTTCTCCTGCGTTGACTAAATTAGTCGAAGAAGAAGTGATAAGAGCAATAAATACCTATGAACCAAGAGTCACATTGGAAAGTGTAGAGTGTATTATGCCAATGGATGACAATATAATGCGTGTGATTATAAACTTTTATATCATAAACAATGAGCAAATGCAGTCAACTACAATAACAATGGAAAAGATTAGATGACAAATAATTTAGACACTTCTTCACTAGATTTCCAAAATTACAAATCTAGTATCAAGACATTTTTGAAAAATCAATCTCAATTCAAAGATTACGACTTTGAAGGCTCAAACATGTCTGTCTTGATAGACATTTTGGCATATAACACTTTCCACAATGCGTTTTACAATAACATGGCGCTATCTGAGATGTTTCTTGATAGCGCACAGCTACGTTCTGCGATAACCTCTCATGCTAAATCTTTGAACTATCTCCCAAGATCAAAAAGATCAGCAACCGGTTCTCTTAAAGTCTCAATAGAAGTCGAAGATGGCGCACCATTCGTCACAATTCCTGCTAGAACTGTTTTCAATTCACCAAATTCAAATGGTAGAAGCTTCAAATTTTATACAATGGAAGCGCATACCATAACCCCTCATAACGGGATATACACTTCGGATGAGATACCCGTTTTTGAAGGTAATATGAAAACAGAGAAATTTTTCATATCAGACGATTTGAATAAAAAGTATCCTGTCGGTGCGGTCGATGTTGACACCACATCGTTGAAGGTATTCATCACAAATAACGATGGCATAGAAGAAGAATATATACTGGCAGAGAGCATTTATCAAATAACAGATAAAAGTAAGGTGTATTACTTGCAATTATCAAATGATACATACGAGATTTATTTTGGCATGAATGTCTTTGGACGTGCGCCAGACGTAAACTCAGTAATGCGTATAGAATATATTGTAACAAATGGTGAAGACGCCAACGGTGTTTGTGAATTTTATTCTCAATCAAGAATAGACGGATATAAAGTTTCTCAGGTAACTCCGATCAATGTGGCGCACGGTGGATCAAATGCAGAAAGCAATGAATCTATTAAAAAGAGCGCACCTAGATCATACCAGATGCAAGACAGGGCAATCTCTGAAAGCGATTATGTTAATATATTGAAAGATAAATTTCCAGAAGTCCAATCTATATCAGTCATTGGTGGTGAGCAACTAAGCCCGCCTGTATATGGAAGAGTTTTCATTTATGTTGATGCCAAAGGTATCGACGGCATTTCTAGTAACTTGAAAGATAAGATAAGAAACTTTATAACACCAAGAATGCCGGTGGGAATATCCGTTGACATAGAAAATCCAAACTTCTTCTTCCTTGAAGTTGTTTCTGAGGCTATATATGACGGCAAGGTAACAAACAAGTCAAAAGCAAATATCACCAAAGCTGTTTATGACAATATTAAATCCTATGTGAATGAGAATGTAAGTGAATTTGGAATTACTTTTTATCATTCAAAAATGGAAAATGCTGTCAATAACTCAGACGGTGCTATTTTGTCTAACATGACAAGCGTTCGCATATACAGTGAGCATGAGCTTCTAGTTGGGATCAGAAACGATTTCATCATTAATTTCGGAATGGAATTGACTCCGATAAGCGATTATGCTTATAGAGCATTTGCATCTGAAAATCCAAATATGACAAATCTTCCAGATTTGAATAGAAACTCAAATAGCAGACCTCCCACAGTTTCTTCTAGCCCATTTACATATGGTGGTCTAGTTGCATATATTAGAGATAATGGTTCAGGAACATTACAAGTTGTTAGAAGCGTAGGTAATAGAGAAATAGTTATCAATAAAAATATTGGAACAGTTGATTATAAAACCGGAAGAGTTAGAATAAATAAGCTTATAACTCAGGGATATAATGGCTCTGGCGTTAAATTTTACGCAGTTCCTAAGAGTAGAGATTTCTCAATACCTAAAAATACATTACTTTCAATAAGAAATGAGGATTTGAGAGTAACCGCAAAAACTAATTAATGGATAATGAAATATGAACAAACATGATGTGTCTCAATATATAAGACAGCAATTCCCCACTGCTTATGAGGAAGGTGGAGAAGGTTTTATAGCATTCGTTGAAGCTTATTACGAATATTTGGATCAGAATCATTTCAAAAATAGAACTATGATTGAAAGTATTGATCTAGACACAACACTAGATGAGTTCGTAGTTCATTTCAAAGAAACATATCTAAAGGATTTTCCGTTTGTCGCCGCGACAGATAGAAAGTTCATGATTAAGCATATCTTGGATTTTTATAAATCAAAGGGTAGCTCATTATCTACAGAATTGCTAATTCGTATGCTATACGGAGAAGATTCATCTGTTAACCTTCCATCAAAAGATATTTTAAGAGCATCCAGTTCTGATTGGACCGAGCCTGAATATATCGAAGTATCCAGAAGCGATAGAACTATAAGTTTCTTGGATAAAGAAGTTGTAGGTTCAAAATCAAAAGCTAAGGCTACCGTAGAGGGCATTGTTACCAAAAGGGTTAACGGAAAATATATTGACGTTGTTTATATTGATAATGTCAAAGGAAACTTTATCAAAGACGAATTCATAACTGATGATGGTAATTTGAGAAATGCTCCTATCATTGTTGGTTCTTTGACCGCAGTCAACATCTCAAATGGTGGTAGAAATAACAAGGTCGGTGACATATTTAATGTTATTGGCGCTAACGGTGAAAGAGGAAAGGTCCGCGTTTCTGAAATAGTCGGTGCTACCGGTAGGGTAGACTTTTCTATTGTTGACGGTGGTTTCGGTTATACCTCCAACGCTGATACTGATGTTTATATATCAGACGCAATTCTTCAAGTTAAAAATGAAGACATGCTATTTGAAAAGTTTGATGAAGTCAGACAGCACAGCGAAACTCTTGACCTAATATCTTTTGAACAAACAGCCAATGTGATAACCATAGGTGATACTATGGTCGGAGTAACATCATCTGGTTCAGTTATAGCTAATGGCGTCGTTACTTCTATTACAGACGGCGGCGACGGGACCGGAAAAGTAAAACTTTTGGTCAAAGAAGGCACTTTCGACACTCAAAGAAGACTTACAGTTAATGGTGGAAATACCGCCAGCTTCACCGTGGGCGACATTGTGACCGAGGAATCTTTTGCAACAATAGAAGTTTCAAGCAACACAATTCCTCTTGTGGTCGGTCAGAGATTAGAGCAATCCAGAGAAATACAATTGCAGGCAAAGACAGGCACACTTGTTCTTACTACTGCTGTTGCTAACACATTTTCAGCCGGTGAAGTCGTCACATGCGCGGATGATTCTGGAAATACTATAATAAGCGGTAAAGTGGTTGTAGCGTCTTCACCAACCACTTTAAAGCTAAATTCAATTGTTACATATCGCGCACCCAATACATTTGTAACAGGAAGAACAGTTTTGGGCGTGACTTCTAATGTTACAGCTACCGTAAGCAGCTACACATCAAATCCAATTCCTCCTGTATATTCTGACAAATCTTACGGAATAATCACAAATATTGCAGGCAACCAAGTCTCTCTAGCTGGAATGTGGGGAGAATTTGATAGCTCCACAAGCGCATTTATATTTGCAAACAGCACGTCAACATCTGTTGCCGGTGGTTGCTACATCAATACTGTAACTTATACCGAAAGAGGCGCAATAGGTAAAATAGCATCTAAGACTGCCACAACTTTGAACCTACAAGGGGTCAGAGGGGATTTCAATGTTGGAAACAAGGTAAAGTCTAAAAAATCAATAGACGTAAGAAATATAACCGCTGTGAGCGACGTTGGAGCGGCTGACGTTAGATTGAACGGAAACGTCAGTTTAACATCCGTTATTTCATTAGTTGCAAATACTTCCGCAACAGGTAAAGTAATAGGCCAAAATACATCTTCCGTTGGCGTATGGGGTAATACAAATCCGTTTATGTCCTCTGGTGATATTAGCGTTCCAAACACATCCAGAGTTATAGATGCTCTTACAACATCTGATACAAACTTGGTGACTATCCGTGTAACATCACCACACGGCTATTCTCAGAACGATTCTGTTATCATAAACATTGATTTGCAGCAAAATAGTGAAGTCAAGAAAATATACGGCCTTTATACCGTAGTTTCCATTGTAAACTCTACCACATTCAGAGTTCAAATGGATGAACAATATGGTAATATAATAAGAATGGGTAACTTCCAGTTCTTTACTTCAACTGTTAACAAAACAGTCGTCATACCAATATATGTTGAAAGAAAAAGCGGCGAGAATTTCAACAAAGAAGTTTATGGTGTTTCAAGTGGTTCTGATGCCAATTTTAACGTAGGATCATTGGAAGGCGAGGAAACAGTCTTCATCAATACTGACTTTGTGGGCGATGAAAACATTGTCGGCGTGGATTATCTTGACATTAGACTAGACGGTTCTCAATCTGGTATCGGATTCGTCGGTGCAATAAACGTGGTTGACGGTGGCACACAATACGCAAACGGGGCGCAGCTTACTTTCACAGGCGGCGGTTACGGAAGCGGCGAACCAGAAATAGTTGCAATTGGTAGTGTAATGACAAACTCCAATGGCGCTATAATAGATGTTAATATTTCAAACATGGGTCAGGGTTATTATTCAGCGCCAACTATAACATTGCCTGCAACCTCTGGAACACCCGCTACCTTGGTTCCATTAATGGAATTTGGATATGGTTTCCCTAAACTACCCACTGGTGGTCACGAAAACATGCTTGAAGACCTGTTTACTTCAAAAGAAATGACAATTGGTAAAATTTCTACCTTGAGCAACATCAACCCCGGTATTAACTACAACGCAAACCCATACGTATTAGTATATAATTCATATATTGCTGGTTTCCAAAGAACAGATAGAATTGTTGTTTCATCCGAAGGTGAGACAATGTTCATTGTTGGAGAAATAGTATCACAACAAATACCCGGAAGCGGCGGCGCGATAATTTCACCTAAAGGTTACGTGTCATCTATCCAAGGCACAACGGTATATATTAAAAGAATGTCATTTAACACCAGCTTTGCAGCGGGAATACCGTTGGTTGGACAAACATCTTCTGCTATAAGATATGTTCAAACTGTAGAAGAATTATCCGGTGGCATGGTGTTGGGTGACAACGCTATCATAAATGCTACAACAATTGCGGCAGATGGTATTGCAACAGAGCTTGAAGTTATAGATTCTGGTTTTGGATATGAGCATATGCAAAACGTTTCAATATTCAATTCAAGTAGTCCGTTCATCATGACCGGGACCGCTGTAGTTTCACGTCACGGTAAATCAGAGGGTTCATGGAAATCTCAGGTTTCTCAGTTGGATGGAAATTCCAGAATACATGACAACAATTACTACCAAGAGTTTTCTTATGAAGTAATTGCTGGCCGTTCTATGGACACCTATAAAGACGTGTTGAAAAAGATCACACACGTCGCTGGAACCAAGATGTTTGGTAAAGTTGAAAAGAACTCATTCTTGGATACAAGAATTAAAAATACTCAAGCAAACATTAGCAGAGGCGTGGACAACTATTCAACCGTTTCCAACAAGCTTATAACTGAGATATTCAATAACAACGAAAGAGGCGTAGTTCTCTGGCCGTCATATGAAAATTGGTTCTCAGATGTTACAGGCACCGAGAAAATAGTTAAATCAAACGAAAAAATTGTTTCATGGAGAAGCGCAAGAAAAGAAAACACAACCAAGAGGAAAAACCTGTTGGTGTGGACAAATGATTATGACATGAGCGCATGGGTCAAGTCTGGTGTTACAATGACTAAAGTCGCTGACGGCACCGAGTTTAGATTGACAAGCACTAACGTTCAGCATTCATTGTCTTCTTCATTCAAAACAAGAGCTAATGAAAAATATACGTTCTCAGGTTTTGTCAAAGTTTCAAACCATAGCAGAATAACAGTAATGATTCGTGGTTCTATTACTAGCGGTTACATAACCTTCAACGTTTCAACTGGCGCTATTGTTGCCAGAAGTGGCGGTTATGAAGGTGCAATAGAAGTTGTTTCCAATGGTTTCTATAAAATAAGCTTGTTGGGAACAAGAGCCATTGCCAGCGAAGGAACAGCTTTTGTAGATATAATACTAAATAGCAACTCTGGCATCGGAGCAGAAACATTTAATGGTTCAACTATGCCAACCTCAGTTGTGACCATCAAAAACGTTCAGGTAGAAAATGGTCTTATTGTTTCTCCATATCAAAACGTGAGACACGGTGAAGAATGGGATGGTATCAGATATTATCAAAATAAAGGACAAGATTTCGCACCGATTTCTTCCAGAATGCCAATTTCTGGTATTAAAAACTATCTTCCAAACAGTGACAATTTTGAAACCAGTGAATGGATTTTGAATAAAATAAACTTGTCAGATGGCTCTAGAATTCTAGGAAAAGAGGGCTATTTAATCACATGTGGTCGTGATCTTCGTCCAGAAAAACATTCTTTGAAAAGATTTGTATCTACTCCATTAAGAACTATTGGTGCAGTTGTCAGAGCTAACACAACCATGAGATATGTATCTCTTTCACTAATCGGAAGAGAAGCCGTTTTTGATCTTTACACAAAAACAATTATCAGAAACAATTTCCAAGTCGCAGAGATAGTCGAAGAAGATAACTACATCATTATTGCGGTAAATGATTCTAATATTGAAACTGAAATCAAGCAAAACGACAGCGTGTTTGAGTTGACCTTGATGAACGGCCCAGACAATTCAAACAAAGAATTTGTAGGAAACCGTGACGTTAGTTTTGAGATTTTGAGAGTATTCGGATCAGTAGGCGTTATTAACGATATATTCGACGGATACACTCAAGAAAATACAAACATGTTTGATGTAAGCGATATAAACGAGAGAAGCATATTGTATGCGTCATTTGCGGATCAAAAGCAAAGATTGATATCTCCTGCATATGAAAACTTTAATGGTGATATCGTAGTTGGCGGCATAAATGGAACTTGGTTCAAGCCATATCTGAGAAACGCTAACTCATTCAACACTGTCACACCGCTTTCATATGAAATAATTAAAGCTATGGGCGGAATTATAGGAATGGTATTGATTGACAGAAATCTAACTGTAGAAGAGCAAAACAAGATAGTTGATTATCTAAAGTTGGGCGGTTCTAAGGGTAGATATTTTGAAGAAATTGCTCCTACTGTTTCAGGTATGTCATTGGGCGTAGCTACTAATGCGACAATATCAGCTAACACCATAACCAAAATATCTGATAGTGAAGCTATTGTTAGATTTAACGTTCCGAACGGGTTGTATAGAATTAGTTTTGATTATCAGACTTTGGTGGATAATATTTCTTCATTTGAATTGGTAGAAGTTGTCGGTAACGGTATCATCCGATCAGTCTCAGATATACCTAAATCTGTTGATGTTGGGACATTTGATGACTTCGTTCATATCGAGAATGGCAATTTTGGATTTTTAATTAAGTGTGCTGATAACGTAAGTTTGGTTAACATATCAAACTTGGCTGCTTATTTCTATAATGTTGCTTAAAAATACTTGGTTGGCTTATAAATAATCTTGAACATTTAGAAGCCAACCTATAGGATTATTAATGACAAGTATTGTAACTAAAGATATGCACGTGCATATGGCAGAACAATTTTACGAATCTTTGACAGAAGAGGCTAACACAATATACTATGTGGTAGCCTCAAAATCAACTGAATTTGATTCCGATCTAGAACCGCCCACTCCATCAAATTCAACCTATGGCACTCTATATCAAATATATGACGAGATGATTTTTGGAAAACATGTTTCCCAAAATGATGTTTCGCATATGGTGAGATATGTTCCTTGGGAAAGCGGCGTAACATATGATATGTATGACGACAAGGACGAATTTCTTTTTGAAAAAGATTTCTTTGTGGTATCAATAGAGCCATCCGGCGATCACTCTATATTCAAGTGCATATATAATGGCAAAAAAGTTAAGGGCGATGTTGAAGTAGTCCCGAAGACGTTTGACCAACCATTGTCAACAGAAACACATGCAGGCGATAATTATTACAGAACTGCGGATGGTTATGTTTGGAAATTGATGTGCGTCATCAATAGAAACGAGTTTGAAAAATTCGCTACCAAAGAATTCATGCCGGTTAAAGTCGATCCAGCCATAAGCGGTGCCGCAATAGACGGTGCCATCGAACACATTCTTGTAGAAAATTCTGGTTCTTCTTATAACGCATATGCTTTTGGTTCTATAAAACAATCAGCCGTTGCAGGTAATAACATGATATTTGCCTTGCAAACCGACGAATTAAATGATATACTTACATTTGACGTTCTGATGAGAACCGGAGCTTTTGTTAGCAACCACAACCAAACAGAAAGAAAAAAGTTCTTTTTCAGATTGAATAACAACACCTTTTGGTCTGTGGACGGCGTTCCTGTCACAGCAGAATATTACCATGTAAACAACACTATAGTTCGCGTTATCATGTCAAACTCTGTTAAGTATGATTATAACGTTGTGAGCTTGTTCCAAACAAATAACAACTTGCCAACAGGGACAGTTGTAGCAGAAGGTGAAATATCAGCTATCAGAAGAGACTTGATACCAACTCTTTCAAGTAACTCTGACTTCTATACAAACTCAAGTTTTTATATAAGAAGTGGAACAGGCGCAGGAAATCTAAGATATATTGTTGATTATATCGTTGTAGGTAATGATAGAAGAGTATTACTTGACAGGCCATTTCCAGTATTGCCAGATTCTACTTCCAGATTTGAAATTGGTCCTAGAGTATTGATAAGAGGCGACGGGACTAGCACAGACGGAACCAGAAGTGCATCCGCTATCGCAATTATGGAAGAAAGCTCCAATACCATACATTCAATAGAAATTATTGATCCGGGTAAGGCATACACATATGCCAACGTGGAAATACTTTCAAATACTGGCTATGTTGATTCTCAAAATAACAACATAATAGCAAACACTGCTCAAACCAGAGTAATCATTTCACCCAAAGGTGGTCATGGTAAATCACCAATCAAAGAATTGGGTGGAAAATACATATGCGTTTCTGCTGAATTTGACAATGCTTCCAACAGCAAGATACCATCCCAAAACGACTATAGATCAGTTGCAATTTTGAAAGACCCACTATTTAATAGATTAAGCCTTACACTTGACAGCAACTCACTCTTGTTCAACGATGGAGAAACTGTTGTTCAATTTAGAGGCGGTGCTACTGGCGAAGTATATAATCGTTCTGGAAACACATTGACTTTGAAAAATATCAGAGGCTTCTTCAATAGCGGTGAAGAAATTACTACTGTAAGAGGCGTCAACGATGTTACCGCAGAGATATTAAATCTTGATAAAAATTATGATGTTGCCGATCAACGCTCTAGATTTGCTATAAATATGACTAACATGGGTTCACTAGGAACCGGCTTTTTGTTGGATGAATTTGTTAGACAACCGGATACTAATGCTGTAGGCTATGTTCATGCTATAACTGATACTAGAATAGATTTGGTTCAGGTCAGAGGAACATGGAATACATCTGATGATTCTACTGGATATATTGCAAGCATGGTTGGTGATGTTTCAGGCGCGTCCGCGAAAATAACCGCAGTTGAACCGGGAGATTTTGTTGACAATTCTGGCGAGTTTTTGTATGTTGAGCATTTTACTCCTATACAACGAATGGAAGACCAAAAAGAGCAAATAAAAATAGTAATGGAATTTTAAAGGTAATAAAATGGGATTAAACACTGACTTAAATGCTGCTCCATACTTCAATGATTATGATGAAGATAAGAACTATCATCACATATTGTTCAAGCCAAATGTTGCTATTCAAGCAAGAGAACTTACACAATTACAATCTATTCTTCAACAGCAAGTAGAGCGTTTTGGTGATAATATTCTTCAAAAAGGAACCATCGTAAAAGGTGGCAACTTCTTTGACTTTAAAAATCTTCCATACGTAAAAATTTCTGATAACTATGTTAATGTCAATGCTGTTAACATGAAGAGCTTTGATGGTGCATCATTAAGGGGTGTTAACTCAGGTGTTACTGCTATTGTTAGAACATTCGTTGAAGGAAGTTCAAGCATGGCTCCAAACCTGAATACTCTATATGTCAAATATACCGGAAGCGGTCTAGACGGTAATGGCAGAGATATTAAAAACTTCATCCCCGGTGAGGTTTTGGAAGTTTCTATTGGAAATATCGTTCAGCCTGACATTTCAGTTTCAGTAGTTTCTTTTGGCGTCGATCCAAACCCAATCGGTTTTGGTTACGCAGTTTCATGCGGTGACGGTGTTATTTACCAGAAGGGCCACTTTGTAAGATTTGAAAATCAAATTACAGTAATATCAAAATACGACAACAAACCAGATGGCGTTGTAGTAGGTTTTATTACAGAAGAAGAAATAATAACAGCAGAGGATGACAACTCATTATACAATAACTCCGGTGGTTTTATTAACCAAAATACACCGGGCGCAGACAGAATGAAGTTGACCCCGAAGCTGATTGTATATCTAAAAGAAGATGCTATAAATGACGAGAATTTCTTGTCAATTCAAGAATACCAAGAAGGTCGTCTTGTTAGAAGAAATGTGGAAACACAATTCAACTCCATTTCAAAAGAATTGGAGAAAAGAACATTTGACGAATCAGGTAACTATAGCGTAACTGGATACAACATAACAATGGGTGATGAGGATGACAAGAGCAAACTAGAATTGCGCGTCAGCCCCGGCATTTCTTATGTTAACGGTAAAAGAGTGGAAACTGTAGGTCGTTACGATGTTGAAATAGACAAAGCTACAGAATTTAGCTCAGTATACAACCAAGACATTCTTGCCAACTACGGTAATTTCATCTATGTTAATAACGTAGTGGGCGCATTCCCTCTAGATGAACTTAAAACCGTAAACCTTAGAAGTGAACCACAAATAGCGAGTTCTATAGTTGGCTTTACACCAGCAGGAACAGTCATAGGAACCGCCAGAGTTCTATCATATGATATGGAAAGCAACAATCTCTATAGAGTTTATTTGTTTGATATCAAAATGACAGGCACTAACGTATTTTCTTCTGTAAGATCAATTCACTCTACAGAAGCAGGATTTGTTGGTTTCGGAAACGTAATTCTTGAATCTTCAAGAGCGGTCCTTAAAGATACCAATTTCAGAAGTTTGATATTCCCTCTAGGTCATAGTGCCGTCAAAGAAGTTATTACTGACAATACTGATTATGTTTACAGAAAAAGAACAAACATTTCTGTCGGCACAACTGGTTCATTCACAATAACTGCTTCTGGTGACGAATCATTCCCCTACAGCGCGGGTTCTGCTCTAACATCTGATTCAATCAGAGATATAATTGCGACTAACGCGACCACTGGTGTAAGATATAATATAACTTCTGCATCTGTCGATCCTTCTGGCACAGTTCTAACATTGAATATCGGTGCATTGGGTTCAAGCCAATCAGTCAACGTTGTATACAACATCAAAAAATTGAAAGTTAGACCTACCGGTAAAATACTTAAAACAGTATACCTTAGAATTAACGCAAACAACCACGTCACAGGACCATACTCATTGGGATGGCCTGACGTTCATTCCATTGAAGGAATATGGAGAGGCGCTAACTCTACATTTACTGAAAACTCAACCGGCTTGACAAACGTCACATCAAACTTTACTTTGCATAGAAATGACAATGATATGTATTATGGCATATCCTTCATAAAGAAGAAAAATGCATATACCATAGCAAATACTGACAGATTCCTTGTCAAAGCTAAAGTTTTTGTCAAAGAAACCACCGGTTCATTCTCACAATCTTTCTTCTGTGTCAACAGCTATCCGGTTGATGATAACAGTGAAGTATTGCCGAACGACAAGATAAGAACAGAGCATATTCCAAATGATCTAAGAGATGTAATTGATTTCAGACCGTATGCTGCAAATACTGCAAACTATGCAGAAAGTGCAACCTCTGGTGTTTCAACGCAAACATCTACCAACTTGATGAATACCTTGAATTTCCAAGGCAATATGTTCATGGCTGCTCCAAATAGATCAGTTGAAACTTCTTATAGCTACTACTTGGCTAGAAGAGACAGACTTATTATAAATGACAAAGGTGAATTTTCTGTTATAAAAGGCGAAAACTCTGTAAATCCGACCTACCCACAAGAGCCAGCAAGATCAATGACTGTTGCAAGAATAACTGTTCCTGCATTCCCTTCATTGTCTCCTTCTGTTGCTTCTAGAAGTGGATACCCTGAATATGGTGTAAAGGTTGACATGGACAATAACAGACGTTATACCATGAGCGACATTCAAAGAATAGAAGATAGAATTGGAAATATAGAATATTATACAATTCTTAACGCTTTGGAAAAAAGCGCAGAAGATATGGTTATCCAAGATAGCGACGGTCTAAACCGCTTTAAGAATGGTATATTCGTAGATAACTTTGATAATATGCTAACCTGTGAAGTAAAAGACCCAGATTTCTCCGCATCGGTCGATTCTGGCGAATCTGCACTATACCCAAGATTTAGAGCATATAATTTGGAATTTGCAACACCTACTACTTCTGGTGGAACAGTTCTTAACAACAATACCGTTGCGTCAATGCGTTTCAACAATGTCATAATGGAGCAACAAACATTTGCCACAAAATATAGAAGCTGCGTTACTGACTTCTATAGCTTTGAAGGCGTTGGTGTTTGCTATCCAGAATATGATAACGGATATGACGAAACATATGCACCAGATATTAACATAAACATAGACTTGGCTGGTGCATTCACAGAATTCACATCCGCGCTGAGTGAGTTTGTCCCTCTTACAACCAAGAATGTCAAAACTTTGACAAACTCTACAAATTTGGGAACAACCACCACAACAAATACTGTTAATAGCAGAGCAACTAGAACAAGCACTACCACTGTTACTTCTACCACTAAAACAGAAGTCACAAATAAAACAACTACAAATACATCTAGCTTGCAACAAAAATCTACAACTAATACAGACAAGGTTGGGGATTTCATCACCAATATGTCCATAAGCCCATTCTTGAGAGCTAATGAAATTAGAGTTGCCTTTGCCGGATTAAGACCAAATACTCGCTTCTGGGTATGGTTTGACGGCAAGCCAATAACTGATAGATGCGCTATGGCGTCATTTAGAAGCGATGATAGAGATAATGTTGCAAGAATAATTAGAACAGCAAAATGGGGAACAACCATTAAATCAGATGCAAGTGGTGAACTTGTTTTCATGATTGATTTGCCGGGCGAGACTTTCTATGTCGGTGACAGAGAAATCCTAGTAATGGATGTTGATAGCATTATTTCAAATGATGCCGCAACATCTACTGGTGTTGTTACTTACAGAGGCTTCAACTTTAGTGTTGAAAAAACTGGCCTAGAAATGTCAACCAGAACTCCAACATTCGATGTTGCTAAAACTAGAAATGTTTCTGTAAACAAGAAAATTGTAACTACTCAGCAAGTGACTAAAACAACTGCGGCGTTCGATCCTATTGCACAGACATTTGTTGTAGACGAATCATACACCAATAGCGACTCATTGATGATAACAAAGGTTGACGTTGCGTTCAATAGAAAAAGTGCCGATAAAGGTATAACATTGCAAGTTAGAAAAACTGTTAATGGATATCCTAGCGATGAGGTATTGCCTTTCGGTAGCGTAAGATTGAACCCATCCAGCGTTAATGTTTCAGCTAATGGGTCTGCATGGACTACTTTCACCTTCAAGTCACCGATTACATTGGCGGCAGGCGAGAGCTACTGTATTGTCCTTCTTCCAGATGGCAATTCACCTGATTATCTAATTTATTGTGCCAAAACAGGTCAAACCGACCTTAGAACTGGAACAAGAATTACATCTGACGTTAATTTGGGAACACTATTTACTTCCACAAATAACATGGCATGGACACCATACCAAGATGAAAACTTGACTTTCAGAATCTATAAAGCTCAATATACCGATAATAGTGGCGATTTGTTCTTCAACTTGAAAGATTATGAATTCTTCAATATTGGTTCATATACTGGTAAATTCAGAAGAGGCGAGACTGCATTTGTGGTTAAAGCCAACGCTGCTGGAACCATAAGCACAACAAATGGTTCTCCTGTCGTAACTGGAACCGGCACAAGCTTCACCAGCTTGTTTGCTCTAGGTGATTATATTGCAATTCATAACTCTACTTCTTCAACTTATGACGTTGCTAGAATTTCTGCTATTGCAAACAACACATCTATGACTTTGGATGAGGTTATGAAGGACAACAGAACAGGTAGAAACTATTTCAGAACTGTTGCGGGTAAAGTTGATTATTTCAACACCCAAGCACCTGAAAAATTGTTCTTGAAAGATTCTAATGCCAAAGACGGCACCGTTTTTGCTAACGGAGATACTGTCAGAGGCGAATCAAGCAACGCTACTGCTGTTATTTCAAATATCTCAAATCTTCCTATCAGTCATTATCAGGCTAATATATACAGAACAAACTTTGATAATACTGAAACAAGATTGTTCTTGGATACGCAGACAAACGTAAGCGGAACCAGAAGCGTAGTCAACTTGGTAAATGAATTTGGTGAAAATAACAGACTAGGTAATATGCCAACTGTCGTTAAGAGTAGAAGCAGAGAAATAACCGAAGACAACGGTGCAAGATCATTGAGATTTAGAGTAAATCTTTCAATGAGCGGTTCAGGTCCATACTATGTATCGCCTATCGTTGACTATGATATTTCCGGTGTTACCTTGTTTGAATATTTAATAAATCCAACAAGCACTGCGGTTGCTGCCAGTGAAAGGTTCTCAGGCGGCGATTCCATGACTAAGCATATTTCCAAAAAGGTTACATTGCGAGATGGTTTGGATGCAGAAGACTTGAAAGTTTGGCTAACTGCGTATAGACCACCAGAGACAGAAATTTCTGTTTATGTTAAGTTTATATCCGACATTGACCAAACTCCATTGTCAGAAATTCCTTGGACTAGATTGAATATAAGAGACAACCAAAATCTAAGATCATCTACAACCAATTTGGAAGATTATCGTGAGATTGAATTTAGTCTTGGAAGCACAAACCTTGGAAATAACGGCGGTGCTTTCTTGAACAACGGAGATTTCAGATATCTTGGCAGAAGTGGTGAAGTCTACGAGAACTACAAGCATTTCATAATAAAAATAGTTATGAACAGCACAGGACAGCACAGGATACCTAAAGTCAAAGATATTCGCGCCATCGCACTAACTTAAAAAATGGGGGTTCAGCCCCCATTTTTGATTCTGTGGCTTATAAATAATCAGACATGTAATAACAATAATTTAGGACTATACTATGCCATTAGAGACTGATCTAAATGTTCAACCATACCTTAATGATTATGACGAAGAAAAGAATTATCACAAAATTCTTTTCAAAGAATCAAACCAATTACAAAGCAGAGAGTTAAACCAACTACAACAAATCCTTCAAGGTCAAATTGAAAGATTTGGTGAAACTGTATTGGAAAGAGGTTCTATCGTTCAAGGTGGTAACTTTTACGATTATAAAAAGTTGGCTTATGTTAAAATATCAGATAACAACACCAATAAACAGCCGATAGTAATTGAAAACTATAACGGTGCAACTCTTCGCGGTGAAAATAGCGGAGTTATGGCTATAGTAATTACTAATGTTTCTGGTTACGAATCAAAATCACCAGACCTTAACACACTATATGTCAGATATACACAAACAGGTCAGGACGCATTCGGAACAGACATTAAAAGATTTATTCCCGGTGAAACTCTGATAGCATATAAAAACAACGAAAGAGTTCCTGAACTAGATGTTAACGTTGCAACTTTTGGTGTAGATTCCAATCCACTAGGTGACGGTTATGGCGTTTCTTGTGGAGAAGGTATTTTATTTCAAAAAGGATATTTCACTCAGTTTGGGCAGCAAATTGTCATAGTTTCAAAATACAATACTAATCCTCACAGAGTGAGTGTTGGTTTTGTTACAGAAGAAACAATTACCAACTTTAACGCAGATGTGTCTTTAAGAGACAATGCAATTGGTAGCAGAAACTTCAACGCTCCGGGTGCAGATAGAATAAAATTGACACCAACTCTTGTTGTTTACAGCAAAGAGCAAGCTGATGAAGATGACAATTTCCTTCCAATTCAAGAATATGAAAACGGTCTTCTGGTTAGCAAGCGCACTGGAACATCTTTTAGCGAATCATTGACTAAATCCATATCCAACAGAACATACGAAGAATCAGGCAACTATACTATAATCGGGCATGTCCCGCAAATAGTTTCTGCGCCGGGATCGGACAATACCCCCGCATTGGTAATAAATCCGGGTGTGTCTTATGTTAATGGAAGACGAGTAGAAACAATCGAAAAAATATATATTGATTTGAATGCCGTCACAGATAATGATGGAAATCAAATTGGTCAAATAAGCACTGCAATGGGCGGATACGTAAACTGCGGTGTTGTTCTAGGTAATGCCGCATTGGCAGAATCCAAAGCTTTAGTGAATTTGAGAGATGCAGTTCAGGTCAACGTCAACTCCCCTCTTGGCTCTGTCATAGGGACAGCAAATTATATTCAATACGAAAATGTTGAAAATGGAAACAAGCGCCTGTATCTAACAAACATAAGAATGAATACTGGAAGAAGTTTTTCAGAAACTAGAAGTCTAGAAACACCCACTTTCTTGGCTAACTTGATTTTGGAATCTGGAAAAGCTGTATATAAAGAAGCATCCAAGTCATCATTACTATTCAGAGCAAATGCCAGTGATATTAGCAATATTACTCTTCCTGTTTCATACCAATCTTATATGACAGGATTGTTCACTGCCAGCGGCGCAGGAACAATATCAACTACTTTGCAAGCAGGGTTTTCTTTCCCATATGAAAATGGGGCAACATTGAGCGATGCTCAGTTGAGAGAAATAACAATAATAGGAGAAACTGCCCCACAAACCGGAACCCCAACCTACGGTTCCGTGTCGAGTGATGGTGCGACTTTGACATTAAACGTTACTCAAATTTATGATGCTGGTGCAGCGGTCAACGCTCTTATTCCAGTTGTCGTCACTTTGAATAATATAGAAACAAAAACACTGTCAACAGTTTATATGAAAATAAACCCTAATGGTATGGCTAACAACACAGCTTTCTTCTTGGGATGGCCTGACGTTCATTCTATTGAAGGAATATGGAGAGGCGCTAACACCACATTCACTGAAAACTCAACCGGCTTGACAAATGTCACCGATAAATTTGTTTTGGATAAAAATAAGACTCCAACATATTATGGAACATCTTTAATAAGAAAGAAAACTGGATATACCATAACAAACTCTGATAGATTTCTGGTTAAAGCAAAAGTATTCAGAAGAGTTGCGCCTAATTTGAAGACATTCTCTGCGATCACTAGCTATCCTATTAATGATACCATAACAACTTTACCGGCCACTAGCATTAGAAGCAATGAATTGGACGAGGATACCAGAACATCTTTCGATTTCAGATTGTATGTGTCCAATGCTGCGGCGTATTCCACGACTGCGGGTTCCGCTACTATTGCCACAAGCGCATCACAATTGAATGGAACAACCATAGAAAATAGTATGGTTTTGCCTAAAGTAAATTCTACTATCAATCTAGGGTTTGAATATAAATTCCCAAGAATTGATAGCTTGATTATAAATGAAAAAGGCAATTTCTCAGTAAGAAGAGGCGTTCCATCTGAAAATCCAAAAGCTCCATATGTAGATGGAAAGAACATGGTTATTGCCAATGTTTATATCCCTACCGGCACTCTTATGATGCCAAATACAGCTAAAAGATTGGGTATGGATGATAAGATAATAACCATAAATTCAAATATGAATAGACGCTATACGATGAGAGACATTGATCGTATCAATGAAAGAGTTAACAATATTGAATACTACGCCATACTTTCAGCACTTGAAATGGAAACTGAAAACATGGTTGTCAAGGGTGCAGATGGTCTTGATAGATTTAAGAATGGTATATTCGTTGATAATTTCGAGACAATGCTTACTTGCGATGTTAAAAATCCAGATTTTGCTGCATCAGTAGATGCCAGCGATGCATTGCTATATCCTGCGTTTAAAGCATATAACTTGGATTTGGAAATTGATAGTTTTAGCAGCAGCATCGAAGTGAATACAAACGGCGCGGCTTCTTTGAAATACAGAAGCGTCCTTCTGGATCAGCAACCAGTTGCGACAAAGTTCAGAAATTGCGTAACAGATTTTTATAATTTTACTGGAACAGGTTACATACATCCTGAATACGATTTTGGTTACGACGAAACTGTAGCTCCAACTATTAATAAAACAATTGACATGGTTGGTGCCTTTACTGAATTTACAGATAGGCTAAATGAGTTTGTTCCACTTAAAACTTCAACATCCACAACTACAAATAATAGCAAAGTAATTGATGTTAAGAAAAATACAAACACAACTACCAGTGTAAGTAACACTCGTTCCACTAGCACTACTACTGTGACTAGCACAACCAGAACAACTACAACTACTCAAAATACTGCTAAAACTGTAACAAATACAAAAGAATTGGTTAATACCGGAACTAAGACAACCACTCAAAATGTCGGTAGTTTCATAACTGATGTTCAGTTCAGCCCGTATTTGAGAGAACAATTGCTGAGAGTAGTGTTCTTTGGATTAAGACCAAATACAAGATTCTGGGCTTGGTTCGATAAACAACCAGTTAATGAATGGTGTGCGCCTGCCATAATGGAAGGTGACGACATTACAAAAGTAAAAAGAATTGGTGCATTTGGAAGTGCGCTAAGGTCCGATTCAAATGGTGAATTGGCTATAGTATTTTCTATTCCTAAATCAAAATTCTTTGTCGGTGACAGGGAGTTTATCGTGATCGACGTTGACGCAATGAATTCTGCGGACTCTGCAACTTCTAGATCATTGGTTACATTTAGAGGGTTTAACTACAGCATAGAAAAAACTGGTTTGGAAGTATCAACCAGAATACCTACATTTGATGTTGCAAAAGCGAGAAGTGTTTCTACCTCAGTAACAACTTCTAGAAATACTACAGTAAATACCACATCCACCAGCACCACAAGAGTTATTCCTGTAGTTGATGAAAGAGCGATATGGGGTGGTGACGGCGAAGGTCAAGACCCAATTTCTCAAACCTTCACTGTTCCTTCTACTTTAACAGATTATCAAAATATAATGATAACTCATGTTGAAATACCGTTCAAAAAGAAGAGTAACAACAGAGGCATTACTTTGCAACTAAGAAAAACTGAAAACGGTTTTCCGGGTTCAGAGGTATTGGCGTTCGGTTCAGTTCGCGTCCCAAGCAGTTCAGTTTCAGTTTCTAATGATGGTTCTGCTTACACCACATTTAAATTCAAGTCACCAGTATCTTTGAGTGCAGGCGAAAGCTACTGTATCGTATTGATGCCAGATGCAAACTCTCCTGACTATCAGGTATTTTGTGCAAAAACTGGTGAAATAGATTTGAGAACCGGAAACCGTGTTACATTCGATATTCACTCTGGAACACTCTTTACTTCAACAAATAACATGGCATGGACTCCTTATCAAGATGAGAACATGGCATTCAAGATATACAGAGCCGAATATACTGAAAAGAATGGAACAGTAAATCTTAGAACCAAAAACTATGAATTTTTCAATTTGACCTCTCATGTTGGTGATTTCAAAAGAGGCGAAACTGCGTTTGTCATAAATACCTTCCTTGAAGGAAGTTTGACAACCACATCTGGTTCTAATGTTGTTACTGCAAGCGGTATAGATTTAAGAAATATTTTCAAAGCTGGCGACCATGTTGCAATTTATAACAGAACAAATGATACTCATGATGTGTCAAGAGTTTCTTCTGTTATTAGTGCAACGTCAATGGCGCTGGATGAATACATGACCTTAGACATGACAGGCAGACAGTTCTTCAAGACTTTAGTTGGCACTGTAGATTATTTCAATAAAAAAGAACCTGTAAGATTATTCTTGAAAGATTCTGTTGCAAAATCCAATATGGTATTCCAAGCAGGCCAAGCTATCAAGGGCGAAAGAAGTAATGCGGCGGCTATAATAGACGAGGTAATATCTCTTCCTCTAAGCTATTATCAGGCAGATATTCCAAAATTGGATTTAGTCAATACTTCAACAAAATTGGATTTGATTAGACAGACAAACTCATCTGGCAGCATATCATCTATACAATCTTCACAACTGTTTGGTGACAATAACAGATTGTCTAACATGGACACAGTTATCAAAAGTAGAAGTCTTGAACTATCTCAAAACAATGGTGCAAGATCATTCGTATTGAGAACAACTCTATCTCTTGACGGCAATTCTCCATATACCGTTTCTCCTGCAATAGATCATTCTATTTCTGGTATAACAGCTTATGAGTATTTAATAAATGATTATACTGATGAAGTTTCTGAGAGCGAACATGGTGAAGATGGATTGTCACAATCTAAATATATTTCGAAGGTAATCAACCTTAGAGAAGGTTTTGATGCCGAAGATTTGAACCTGTGGTTGACTGCATACAAACCAGCGAATACTGAAATAAATGTTTATGTCAAATTCATTTCAGAAATTGATAACAGAGCGCCCACCGATATAGCATGGACTAAATTGGTATTGCAAGACAGTAGATCATTTAGATCATCATCTACAAATACAAATGACTTCAAAGAATACGCATATAAAATACCTGTAGGCGGAAGTGAAAGTTCAATTGGAGCGTTCATAGATGAGGCTGGAAACTTCAAATACTACAATGCTGACGGCGGATTGTATGATAATTACAAACAGTTTATTGTAAAAATTATCATAAATTCCAAAGGTCAGAATTTTATACCAACAGTGAAAGACGTAAGGGCTATAGCATTAACATGAATAATACAAGTTTAATACGAGAACAAGCATCCAAAGCCTTACTTAATACAGATAGTAAGGCTTTGGAAGAATATAAGTTTAAGAAAAAATTATTACGAGATATAAATACTTTGAAAGAGCAAGTAGATGGTTTGCAGCGAGAGAATGCTGAACTTAAAAATAGGCTCGACAGGATAGAGAACAAATTATAAAATAGGGGCTAATTTATATGTCAAAACCCATTTATGTTGGTGCTAATGTGTCAACCACTGACACATTTAGTCAATGGTTGTCCAGAACAAATCAAATTATATTCGATATGGGAACGACTGTAGTAACTACAGCAAACGTCCTACAACCAAATACAACTAACGGTGCGTTGACTGCCGGTAACGCGCACGTAGCGGGTGTTTTTAGTGCAAACTCATTGGTGGCTACCTCTTCTTTGAGAGGCGGCACAGTAAGCACACCAGCTAACTTGGTGATAACATCAAATACAATATTTTCTCAGTCAGCATTGATTGCAATTCAAGCTAACACTGCTAACTTCAACGTTCAGGCTAACACCACAACTGTTAATGGAAACTTTGCAATGTCCAACACTGCAAAGACATTTACCGTTCATGCAAATAGCACAACTATTTCTCATGGCCCGTTCACCGTGTCTTCAAACTCAGCCTTTACCGGCGCATTTGTCGATGTTAATGGATCAAATCTTACAGTAACATCAAATACAAGCGTTTCAGCTACCACAATAAACATGGCAGGAAACGTAACCATAACTGGTGTGAACACAAATATTTATTCTACAAATATAAATCTTGGTGACGATGCCACAGATACCGTGTTTGCATTTGCTAGATTTGGAAGACACATAATCCCAACTGGAACAACTGTTGACATAGGAAATACTTCACTTAATTTTGGAAACGTTCACGCTACAAATGGTGTTTATTCAAATGACATGACCGTTGGTCGCGATACTACTACACAAAGAAATCTATTTGTTAATGGAACAGAAGCGAGAGTTCAAGGATTTGTTAACGCTAATGCTCTTTACTCTAGATCATCTGTAGAAAGAGGCATTTTCTATAACAACACTAGCTTGGTAGAAACATCTTCAAACTTCACATATCAAAATGGTAGAGTTTCAATACTAGGAACAAACGCGACATTTGAATCTTTCACAACTACAGGTGGTGGTAGCTTTGGTGGAACATTGAATGTTGGAAATACTGCAAACGTTGCGGTGGATGCAAATATAGGCCAAAATGCCAATACAAACAATTTGCGCGTAAGATCAATACCAGTGAACAGAATAGCATATACTGATGCAAACAGCGTCATGATATCCACTGCAAACTTGACCTACAACGGCACTCTTCTTGCAATAAACACTGCCTCCGATTCAACTACTGCATTTACTGTAAGAGGTTCCGGTTCTGTAACTGGCAACTGGAACGCAAACGGAGCTTTGACAGTAGGTTCAACTGCAACTATCGGTGCAAATACCACAATAAATGGTGCAGAGGTTAGAGTAACTGGATTTGTAAACGCTAACGCTCTATTCGCCCGTTCTGCTGTCAACAGAGGTTTGTTCTATTCAAATGCTGGGTCATTGGAGACTTCTGCAAACTTCATCTATAACGGTGGCACACTTAGCGTAAATGGAACAACTGCTGCGGCACTCGGTTTTACTACAACTGGTTCTGGTAGCTTTGGTGGTAGCGTTGACGTTGCTGCAAATACAAATATTGGTGTTGATGCCAATATTGCAGCTAATGCCAATACAAACAACTTGCGTGTAAGATCAATTCCGACAAACAGAATACCATACGCAAACGCTACAAACTTCATGGTTTCAAGTGCCAACCTTACATATAATGGAACATTGTTGGCCGTAACTGGCGCAAGCAATGTGACTTCCGTATTTACTGCTACTGGTTCTGCAACTGTCACAGGTGCGTTGACCGTAGGTGGAGCAACTGGTGTTGGCGGCGAATTGGCTGTTTCTGGGAATACTAACGTTCAAAGTAACATCAATATATCCTCTGGTGCAAATACCGATACTTTAAGAGTAAGAAGTTTGATTGCAAATAATGGTATTGCTGTAACTGACGGGACCACTGGAAATATTGTTTCAAGCGGAAACTTTACATTCAATAACCAGTCTTTGGTTGTAAATGGTGCAAATAGCTCTTCGATCACAATACAAACTAACGGCGACTTGATTGCTGGTGGTAGCGGTTCGTTCTTTAGAAATCTAGATGTTAATGGTAACACAGTCATTAACGGTGACTTGACTGTTAACGGTAGAACATTTATGGCTGCAAACAGCGCATTCACCATTCCTGCTGATTCTACAGTATCTAAGATAACTGTAACTCAAGAAATAGAAATGGCTAATACGGCTAGAGTCGCTGGTAATATAATGCCAAGAGTTAATAATCTAAATGATGTGGGTTCAGAGACTAGTATATATCGCTCAGTTTATGCAAACACATTTGTTGGTAATATTTCTTGGAATGGTGTTACTGATAGACCAAGCCCTGTATTGACCTTCGCTGGTGGTGATACTACTGGTAACGGAGCTATGACAAGTTTGGGTGGAGTTTCAATAGCATTAACCACTAGAAGTGCAAACAGCACTGCATCTGGTGTAGTTAATACTGCTGCACAAACTTTCTCTGGCGTAAAAACTTTTGCAAATACTATAACTGGCAGCATAAACGGAAACGCAAATACTGCAACCCGTTTCCAAACTGCAAGAACAATAAATGAAACTTCATTTGATGGTTCATCAAACATAACAATTGCTACTAGAGTTGTGACTGCAAATACCAATAGCAACATTTCTGCCCCAATGGCATTTGTCAACTCAGATATTGCGGCTACTAGCAATGGTTCAATTAGAGATATTGCATATGATTCCAGATTTACCTATCATCTAGAAACTGGCTCATTGAGAGTTATTGATGTTAACTCATCTTCTGATGCAAGAAAAAAATATAACATAAAAACCATTGAAAATTCTCTAAATAAGGTTAGCAGAATGAGAGGCGTCGAATATGACAGATTTGATACCGATCTTCATTATGTTGGTGTTATAGCTCAAGAAATGGAAGAAATTATTCCAGAAGTCGTTAATGAAGATGCCGATGGGTTCAAATATGTTTCATACGGCAACTTGGTTGGCGTTTTGATTGAGGCTATTAAAGACCTTAAAAATAAAGTAGATGTTCTAGAAGAAAAGTTGAAGGATCGCTAAATGGCATATGAAATTAGAGGCACGGTAATAGTTGACGACAATAGAAATATTGTTGGAGCAAACACATATAACGGCTATGTCCCGGTAAACCCAAATTTGACAATATCTGCTGGCAACGGTATGAACGGAGGCGGATCACTATCTTCAAACCTATCATTTACAATCAGAGCCGGTAATGGATTGATTGCAAACACTTCCGGTCTACACGTAGCGCCCGGCAATGGCTTAATTGCAAATAATACCAACTTGACAGTAGATACGGTCTATTTCAATGAGCGTTATACAAATTATGCAAACGTAAACAGCTTTTCAAATACTCAAACATTTGAACAAGCTATGGGTGCGACTGCGAACGCCCATTTTGCTTTCGCATACGGACATTCTCAGGGTGCATCACCAACCGATGCTCCAATTGCACAACAATCCAATGGTCTTTATTTAAAAAATCCTTGGAGATATAGCCAAATCCACTTCACCCCCGGCAACAGAATTTTTACAAGAAGTGACTCAGATTGGGCAGAATTGTGGCACTCAGGCAACTTGCCGAACCCTGCTTTAAATTCTACTATTATTGCTACTGGTAATGGTCTTTCTGGCGGTGGAAACTTAACCGCAAACAGAACATTGGCAGTTGTGGGTGGTGCAGGAATAGTTTCAAACGCATCCGGCGTTCACGTTGCTGCTGGTGATGGTCTAGCAGTAAACTCATCTTCATTATCTGTAGCAAATACTATTGCAAGAGTTACATATGTAGATAGCACAGCAAATACCATTGCTGGAAGAACTATCGCTACTGGAAACGGTTTGACAGGTGGTGGAAACTTAACTGCAAACAGAACATTGTCTGTAGTCGCTGGTGCTGGTTTGACTGCAAACTCAACTGGCGTTCACGTGGTTGCTGGCGCTGGTTTGGTAACAAATTCTACTCATGTTTATATCCAAACCGGAAACGGCATGACTGCAAACTCTACTCATTTGTTTGTAAATGCTGGTGACGGTATAGTTGTATCTTCTACCGGTGTTGCAGTTGACTCTACTGTAGTTAGAAATAATACAAGCCAAGTAATTAATGGTGATATTTCAGTAAGAGCTAACGAAAACGTTGCAACTACTCATATATGGATGCGTAACAATGACAGTTCTATCAGAGGATTGATCTATGCTGGCGCGGCAGATTCATCTATGATTATAAGACCATATAACTCAAATGGTCTAGGTGGAAGCTATAACTTCATATTTAACTCAAACGGAAGGTTTACAACTGCTTCTATATCCGGTGACGGTTCAGCGTTGACTTCACTTCCAGCCGAACAATTGACCGGAACTATAAATGACGCGAGAATTGCATCTACTATTGCAAGATCAGCAATAACAATATCTCCGGGTAATGGTCTTACCGGTGGTGGTAACTTAACTGCAAACAGAACATTGGCAGTAGGTCAAGGCAACGGTATTAGCGTAAACTCTACTGCGGTTTCTGTAAATGCTGGAAACGGCATGGCCTCAGAGTCAAGCGGAATTAGAGTAGTTGGTGGAAATGGTTTGGCAGTAAACACCACAGGCGTTCATGTCGTGACTTCTGGTGGCCTTAGCACAAACTCTACTCACGTATTTGTAAATACTGGAAACGGATTGACCAACAATACTACACATTTGTCTGTAGTGAGCGGTGATGGTGTTACATTTAATGCCAGCGGTGGAGTATCTGTAGATAGCTCTGTAGTCAGAACAGGATTGACAATAACAACTACTAACGGTTTGGCTGGCGGCGGAAACCTATCTTCAAACAGAACATTGTCTGTTGTAGCTGGTAACGGATTGCTTGCAAACTCTACCGGCGTCCATGTCAACACTGGACCGGGGCTTACTGCCAACGCAACTCATGTTTTTGTTAATACAATTGGTGTTGGTTTTATCATTGGTGGAACAGGGCTTGCCATAGATTTCGCAAGAGTAGTAGGAACTGGCAGAAACATTATTGCTGGTAATGGTCTTTCTGGCGGTGGCAACTTAACAAATGATAGAACTATTCATGTAAACCCCGGAACTGGATTGGTCACAAACTCCACCCACGTTTATATTCAAACTGGAAACGGTTTGGGTTCAAACTCTACACATTTGTTCGTAAATGCTGGTAACGGTCTTACTTCGGAAGCGGATGGTATCAGACTTGGAAACCCCGGTTCAATTACCGCTACTTCAACAAACTCAGTTTCATCATCAAGCCATACCCATGCCATAACAGAAGGCACAATTCGTTCGCTGATATCTGATGGGCCAGTTGGCGGTATTGGAACTTATGCAATGCTAAGACAAGACGGCGGTGCTACACAGAGAGGCGACACAAGGGCTGGTTCTGGTATGACATATTCAGCGTGTAGCGGTAGAACATCACATGACGGGTTCTTTGGTAGCTCACGTCCCGGTGGAACATGGATGTGTATGGGTGTGGCATCGGCCTATAGCGGTAACAATGACGGCGGCGGCAACACAACATTGTGGATGCGAGTATCATAAAAGAGGAATAAATTATGCAAGTAAAAAATATCAAACGTGTAACAGAGACAGAAATAACATGTGAAATTAAACATCCAAAATATGGATGGATTCCTTATACCGCAATGGCGAATAGCGGCGAAGAAGACATGGAAAAGATATGGCAAAAGTGCAATACTGAGGATTTGGAATATGACACAGAAATTCTTAGAAATAGATATCGTTCAGACATTATAGCAAAAATGGATTATGGTGTTTTTGCCTTAATATCTCAGTATACAGACAGAGAGCAATCTTTATTCGATACTAAAGTAATAGAAGCTGAAAAAGTTTTAGCTGGTGGAAAGTCTACATTATTAGAAACAGAGGCGAATATCAAAAAAATTACTGTTAAAAAATTGGCAGAAAATATTAAAAGCAAGAGTGACAAATATAGAGAAATGATAGTCAAGGTTGAGGCATCCAAGCCTATCGTTTATGAAGCATTTCAAAATCTAACCTCTTTGGAAGAAATAAACGCTACAAGAGATAAATACATGAAGTTAGCATTAGAAATCACTAATGCGGAATAAAACGGAAGGTAAATGAAATGGCACAACCAACTACCAGAGATGAATTTAAAGACTACTGTTTAAGAAAATTGGGTGCGCCAGTTATCAATATAGATATGTCTGATGAGCAGATTGAAGATCGTATTGATGAAGCAATTTCTTTTTGGAGAGATTATCATTATGATGGTAGTGAGTTGACATATTTCAAGCATCAACTTACAGAAGAAGATGTAACTAATGGTTATATTACCGTCCCAAGCGATGCAATTGGTGTAGTCAGAATATTCAATTTTGGTGGAAAATTTGCTGGATTGGGCGGCGGCATATTCAATGCTCAATACCAATTCATGCTGAACAATATTACAACTTTAAACTCTGGTGGTCTTAGTGATTACTATGCCATGAGAACCAACCTTTCATTGATTGAAGAAGTTTTGGTTGGTATGCCTATCATAAGATTCAATCGCCATTCAAATAAATTACATTTGGATAGTAGTGCCGGTAAATTGGTGGTTGGTCAATATATCATCATTGAAGGTTATGCGACAGTAGAAACCGCAGATGTTTGGTCAGACAGATGGCTTCAAAATTATGCAGCATGTTTGATTAAAGAAAATTGGGGCGGAAACTTGACCAAATATACAAACATGCAAATGGTTGGTGGCATGATGTTCAACGGTGAAAAAATTCTGGATGACGCAAAAGAGGAAAGAAGAAAACTAGAAGAGGAAGTAATTATAGGTTTCTCCCCTCTTATTAGAAGCTTCTACGGATAATAAATGGCAACAAATCGTTTTTTCAATAACTACCGCTCTGCAAATGAACAAGAGTTAATAAACAATCTTGTAGTAGAATCAATCCAAATTTTTGGAATTGATACATATTATGTTGCAAGACGTTTGGACAATGTAGATGATATTCTTAACGAAGCTTCCTTGTCAACATTTGACAGAGCTTTCGAGATGGAAATGTATCTAAAATCATTTGATTCATTTGAAGGCGACGGTGACATAATGAGCAAATTTGGTCTTGAGATTAAAGACCAATTGGTATTCACTGTTGCAATAAAAACTTTCGAAAGACATGTTTGCCAGTTTGATCCTGACATAAAAAGACCGCGCGAGGGAGATTTGGTATATTTCCCCATGAACGATAAATTTTTCAAGGTTAACTTTGTTGAACATGAATCTGTTCTATACCAAGGCGGCAAACTATTTGTTTATGATTTGAAATGTGAATTGATGGAATTCTCAAATGAAAGATTTGATACCAAAGTCCCAATGATAGATGAGCATCATGCATTTAGCAGAACTGATAATATCGCAGATATGGAAACTCTTCATGATATTGATCCAATATCTAAAAACATATTCTTCGAAGAAGAGTCAGAAGAGTTGATAAACACTAGTGACTTTGATCCATTCAAGGATATCAATATAACATCAATAAGAAAATAAGGATATACTATGGCCTTTGCGAATCATTTTTATAACAAGCTTACAAGAAAATATGTTGCGGTATTTGGTAGCCTTTTTAATAAACTAACAATAAATCGTTACGACACAAACGGAGAGCCGGTTCAATCTTTGCCGGTTCCGATAAGCTTTGGACCTTGGCAGAAATTCCTTTTGAAGAACACCGCTGATCCTAATCTAGACAGAAAATATCAAATTCTACTTCCTAGAATGTCTTTTGATCTAGAGAACATATCATATGATCCAGAAAGAAGAGTTTCGCAGATTCAAAAATTGAAAGTTTCAGGCCCAGACGGAAACGATTTCGTATACACTCCAACGCCTTATATATTAAACTTTACTTTGCATGTGACTGCCTTGAACATGGAAGACGGCATTCAAATAATTGAACAAATTATTCCATTCTTCCAGCCTAGCTATACACCTTCTGTTTATTTGATAGATGGACTAGAAGAACCAGTTGATATCTCAATAGATTTGGAGCAAGTGACATTTACAGACGCATATGACGGCGACTTTCAATCAAGTAGAGTTATGGTTTGGACATTAATGTTTACCATGAAAGGATATTACTTCGGTCCTGTCAGACACGGTAAGGTCATTAAATTTGTGGATGTTCAAAATAAGCTATCCAAAACAAGTGCTTTCGATCAAAATTATCTTGGTTCTATTATCACTGTTCAACCGGGAATGGATGCGAATGGTGAACCAACTAAGAACATAGATGAAACCGTAAGTTATGTTTCTATAAATATTGATGATGATTGGGATTATTTGAAACAATTGCACACCTTTGAAGAGTTACTTGAAAAAGGCTTATCAGACCAAAATCCTGATCCTCACAGAACCAATGGAAAACTATAGGAAAATTAAATGAGCGATGATATCATATCAAAGGCATTGGGCTTGCCTAGTATGCCTGACATGAGAGATGACGTTAACTCTGAGATAGAAGACGCAGAGATAGTTGAAGAAACTATTGCAGAAGACGTGACCGAGAATGAAACAACTCAATCAAATGAATTGGTTGATTATGAAGAAACACATGCTGAAATTATTGACAATGATACAAATGATGTTGCTATATTTGAATCTGAAATAGATAAAGAATATATTGATGATGTTACTAAGGCCAAGAAAAACGTTTCTAAAATGATAGTGGATGGTCATTGGGCGTTTGAGAAATTACTTCTCGTCGCCACTCAGACAGAAAATCCAACTGCATTTGATTCTGCTTCTAGATTACTCAAAACTCTAGTTGATGCTAACAAAGAAATGGCTAACCTGTCCAACATGAAGCGTGACGCAAAAACTATGAAAAATAGAGATGCTAACGGTATTACTAACAACACAACAAATAACACTGTCATTTTAACTACAGCAGAAATATTAAAAACACTTAAAAAATGAGGTTTATATGGAAGCTTTTAGTGACAGATTTAATTCGTTATTCACAAATAAAACATTAGTAATAGGTAAAAGAGGCGCAGGAAAAACATCTCTGTTAATAGAACTAGCAGCAGAGCATTTTCTAAAAGGTAATTTTAGAATACTGATAATAGATAAGGACTACAGTAGTTCTCTTTCCAAAAGAGATGAAATAGTCAATTTGATAATCAGTAAGAGCGGTGATGATAAAATTATCTCAAAAGTAGACAAAAAAGAAATCGCAAGTGAAAAAATAAATTCTATAATAGCATTTGGGACTAGTGAAACTCACAAGATGCGCGGGTATTCCCTCGACGTTGTTTTGCTTGACAATATAGATTTATACGATTTTTACGATTGCATGGTCAGTATATATCCATGCCTAGCAACAAATTTAAAATCAAAAATAATAGCAACCTCAACATCCGAAGTGGATGATTTGAGGAATTTTAATAAGGTATATATGGAATAAAATGGCAGAAAAGAAAGACAGTGGCGGTTACTTAGGCAACCCGCTATTAAAAAAACATGGAGAGAAAATTGAGTGGACTTATGAAATGCTTATGGAGTTTCAAAAGTGCGCCAAAGACCCAATTTACTTTGCAGAGAAATATATCTACATCGTAAACATGAATGAAGGTTTGATACCTATTAAACTCTACGATTATCAAAAAGAAATTATAACATCAATTACAAATAATAGAAGGGTTGTAGTCAACACTGCTAGACAGTCTGGTAAAACTACATCTGCATCCGCAATTATTCTACACTACATTCTATTTAATGAACATAAAACTGTTGCTCTACTTGCTAACAAAGCTGACGCAGCACGTGAAATTATGGACAGAATTCAAATATCATATCAAAACCTTCCTAAATTCTTGCAACAAGGTGTTATGGAATGGAATAAAGGTTCTATTGAATTAGAAAATGGATGTAAAGTTCTGGCTGCTGCCTCTAGCTCATCTGCTATTCGTGGTAAAGCTGTTGCGTTTTTGTATATTGACGAAACAGCATTCTTGGAAAATTGGGACGAATTCTACGCCTCAGTTTATCCTACAATTTCATCTGGTAAAGAAAGTAAAGTTCTTTTAACATCAACCCCCAAAGGTATGAATCATTTTTATAAGATATGCACCGAAGCCATGGAAATTTCGCCAGAAGCGGAAAAGGCAGGCTCTAATGTTGGAAAAAATGGTTTCATTTATATTGAAGTTAAATGGGATCGTGTGCCGGGTAGAGATGAAAAATGGAAACAAGATGCTCTTGCCAGCTTAGGTTGGAACTACGATCAGTTCAATCAGGAATTTGATTGCTCATTCATTGGTAGCTCTGACACTTTGATTTCATCTCAAGGTTTGTCCAATTTGGTTGCAAAAAGACCTCTTCAACATTCAAATAATATATTCCAGTATGAGCAAGTCAAAGCTGACAGACAATATGCTCTTATTTCAGACGTTGGGCGTGGAAAAGGTTTGGACTATTCTGCATTTTCAATTATTGACGTTACAGAGATGCCTTACAAACAGGTATGTGTTTATAGAAACAATGAAATAGGTCCAATTGACTATGCTGCGGTTATTCATAATTTCGCAAAGAAATATAATGAAGCGATGGTTTTGATAGAAGTTAACGATATTGGTGGACAGGTAGCAGACAGTTTGTGGATGGACTTTGGTTACGAGAATGTTCTTTCTACAGAAACTAATGGGCGTTCAGGTAAAAGAATATCAGGTGGTTTTGGTAGAAACGTAGACAGAGGTATTAGAACATCTGAAAAGGTAAAGATTATTGGATGCTCCATCTTGAAGCTTCTTATAGAACAAAATCAGTTAATTATTTGTGACGAAAACACTATTGACGAATTGAGAAGATTTTCAAAGAAAAATAATAGCTATGCTGCTGAAAAAGGTTCTCACGATGACCTTGTTATGACTCTAGTTTTATTTGCATGGTTGTCCGATCAGGGCTATTTTGCTGAAATGACTGATATAAATACATTAAATAAATTAAGAGAAAAGACAGACGACGAATTAGATGATATGGTTATGCCATTTTTCTACATTAATGATGGCAATGCCGATGATAATTCATACTGGAAACCCGTCAACCTATAAATAGTAATACAACCAACCCCAAAATATAAATATATAAGACTTATTATTTTATTTTGATATTAAAAAAGGAGAGAAATATGGCTTTTTCAGTTAGCCCTTCTGTAATCGTGAGGGAGGTTGACGCCACAGGTTCAATACCTGCTGTTGCTAATGCGCCAGCGGCTATTGCGGGTGTTTTCAATTGGGGTCCAGTAATGGAGCCGGTTCTGATAACATCTGAGAGTAATTTAATTTCACGCTTTGGCAGACCAAATGACAACAATGGTGAAACATTCTTCGTTGCCGCAGATTATCTAGCATACTCAAATGCTCTTTACGTTACTCGCGTTGCAGAAAATGCTGCAAAAGCTTCTGCCAATGGTTTCGCGTTTCGTGCGAAATATGTTGGTAGCCTTGGTAACTCATTGGGCGTGTCATTTGTTTCAAGTGCAACAAAATTCGCAGAAACTTTGATGAACGTTGGTGAAGCCGCTGGTAACATCACTTTCGCATCTAGAACAATCATTTTCAGATCAACCGATGTTTCCATTGGGTCTAAAGTTATTGTAGGTGATACTCTAAAAGTAGGAAATACCGCTATTGGTTTCCAACAATTCAGAGTTACTACTTTTAATGCAAGTTCACCAGATGGTGTCACAGGCGAAGTTACTTATACTATTGGTATCAACACCCCTTATTCACTACCTATCACAAACGTTGCGGAGCTTTCTTTCGGAAGAGAGTGGAGATTTGCGCCGTTCGTATCATCCGCGCCAAGAGAAGGCAATATTCATGTTGTAGTTTATGACGTTGACGGTAGAATAACCGGCACCGCAGGTTCTATTGTTGAAATATTTGACAACGTTTCATTGTCTGCAAATGCCAGAACATTTGATGGTGCTTCAAACCATTATGCAACTGTTATTGCAAACCGTTCAGACTACGTTGAAGTTGACACAAGCGTTACAATTGGAAACAACACCATAAGCTACAGAACTCTAGAAAACGGTAGCAATGGTGCAAACGAAAACCAAATTTCATTTGGTGCAGTCGCTCTAGGCTACGATACCTTCAAGAATGCAGAAGAAATTGATATTTCTTTCATTCTACAAGGTAAAGCTATTGGCGGAACCAACGGAAGCGGTATCGCAAACTACATCCTAAGCAACATTGTTGAATATAGAAAAGATTGTATGTTGTTCATATCTCCTTCATATGACGCTGTTGTTACACCAGCAAGCGTAGAAGTTAAGTTGAACAATATCATTTCTTTCAGAAATACAGTTCAGAATTCATCTTACTGGTTCATGGACAGCGGCTACAAATATCGTTACGACAAATACAATGACAAATATCGTTGGGTTCCTCTAAACGGCGACATTGCTGGTCTTTCTGCAAGAATTGATCCTTGGGAATCTCCTGCTGGATACAAGCGTGGCACAATCAAGAATGTTATAAAATTGGCTTACAACCCAAATAAAACACATCGTGATTTGCTATTCGGTTCTGACGTTAACCCTGTAATGAGCCAAGTCGGACAAGGCGTCATGCTATTTGGCGACAAAACTGGTCTAGGCACTGAGTCTGCATTCAACAGAATTAACGTTCGTAGATTGTTCATTACTGTCGAAAAAGCAATTGCAACTATGGCTGCATCATTCTTGTTCGATTTTAACGACACATTCACTCAGAACCAATTCAGAAACACAGTCAATCCTTTCCTTGCAAATATTCAAGGTAAAAGAGGTATTACTGATTTCAGAGTTGTATCCGACGCAAGCATCAACACACCAGACATTGTTGACGCAAATACTTTCAAAGGCCACATCTTCATTAAGCCTGCCAGAACTATCTCTGTAATTGAACTAACATTCGTTGCAACTAGAACTGGTATCGACTTCAACGAGATTATCGGTCAAGTATAATAAACTCAGAGGGGGTTTCGGCCCCCTCTATTTCGCATATTAAATTGGTCTATGGAGCAATTATTGTTATAAATAAACTCGTATATACAACAATAATTTCTTTACGTAAGGAGAGACATAAAAATGAGTTTCGCAATTAATGAATTTAAGGCACAGCTAGTGGGCGATGGGGCTAGAGGTTCACTTTTCAAAGTGTTCATCACCAACCCTATTCTTCCTGCCGCTGATTTCAAAATTCCTTTCATGGTAAAGGCCGCTTCATTGCCAGCATCCACTATTGGTAAAATTGAAGTTCCTTGGATGGGAAGAAAAATTCCATTTGGTGGTGATAGAACATTCGAAGATTGGACTGTAACAGTCATAAACGACGAAGACTTTGCTGTAAGAAATGCTATGGAAGCATGGTCAAACGCTATCAACTCGCACCAATCAAATACTAGAACTCTTGCTCAGACCTACAAATCTAGCGCACAAGTCGTTCAGTATGCGAAAAGTGGAACTGAATTGAGAACATACACCTTCAACGGTATTTTCCCAATTAACATCGCTGCAATTGAAACAGCATGGGCGCAGACAGATGAAATCGAAGAATTCCAAGTCACCTTCGCTTATGATGAGTGGGAAATTTCTTCCGGTATCACTGGTAGCTCTACTACCTAATAGTGTTAAAAATCAACAAGAAAAATCTCTCGTAGTATAAATAAATACGAGAGATTTTTTTATTATTTGAGGTAAATATAATGGTAAAGTTGTTTGGGTTTGAAATTAAACGCCAAGAAGATGAAGAAGATATTGAGAACGTAAAATCTTTTGCAACTCCTGTAAATGAAGATGGTGCAATTAATATTGGAGCCGCATTGGGTGGTTCATATGGTCACATCTTCAATATGGATTCTACGTTTAAATCAGAATCAGACTTAATAACACAATATAGAACAATGTCACTCCAACCAGAGGTTTCCTTTGCAGTTGAAAACATTGTTAATGAAGCTATTTCCATCGACACAGAAGAAAATATTGTTAAAATAATTCTAGACGATGTTGAAGTAGGCGAGAAAACAAAAGCTAGAATTTATGAAGAATTTGAAGTAATTCTTAAACTTCTAAATTTCAGCAATAACGCATACGACATATTCCAGAAGTGGTTTGTAGACGGAAGAATAAACTATAACGTTGTAATTGATGAATCAAATCTAAAGCGCGGCATAGTTGAACTTGTTTACGTTGACCCAAGAAAACTAAGACTTGTTAAAGAAATCATGGAGATACCAGATAGAGAAGCTGGTATTGCCGTGACCACAAAAAAGATTAAAAACGAATATTTCTTGTATAACGAAAACGGTTTTGGAAATACAAACAACCCATCTATGACAGGTGCAGCGGGCGGATTATCTACCAACTATTCAACTGGCATGACAAATGATTCTATTAGAATTGCTAAAGACAGCGTTGTTAGAGTTCCATCTGGTTTGGTTTCAGAAGATAATGCTATGGTATTATCACATTTGCACAAAGCGATCAAGCCTCTAAACTTGCTAAGATCACTTGAAGACGCAAACGTTATTTACACTATTACACGTGCGCCAGAAAGAAGAATTTTCTATATCGACGTTGGTAACTTGCCAACCAATAAAGCTGAACAATATCTACACAATATGATGGTTAGACATAAGAATAAAGTAACTTATGACAACACCACAGGTCAAATTGCTGACGATAGACGCTTTATGACAATGACACAAGATTACTGGTTCCCTAGAAGAGAAGGCTCAAGATCAACTGAGATTGAAACCCTTCCGGGTAGTGGATCACTAAGCGATAATGACCAATTGGAATACTTCAAGAAAAATCTATATCAGGCGTTGTCAATACCTGCATCTAGATTTGATAGTGAAAACAACTACTCTTTGGGTAGAGTTACTGAAATGTCCAGAGAAGAAGTAAACTTTGGTAAATTCGTTAGAAGACTTAGAGCAAAATTCTCTGTTCTATTTGATAAGCTATTGGAAAGACAGCTTATTTTGAAAGGTGTTATTACACCGGATGAGTGGCCCACCATTCAAGAAAAAATGCGCTACGACTATATGAAGGATAACTACTTCGAAGAATTGAAGTCTATGGAAATCCTAAGAGAAAAAATTGCTATGTTCCAATCAATGGAAGAGCTAATAGGCAAACATGTTTCTACTCGTTGGGCTTATAGAAATGTTCTATTCATGTCAGATGATGAGATGGAAGAAATGAGAGCAGAAATTGATGAAGAAAAAGAATTGGGTTATTATGAAGATAATAGTGGCGATACCAATATCATCATAGATCAAGATTCTGAAAAATATGTAGACGGATTAGCTGGAACTGAGGAAGACGAAGAGGAAGAAGAAAATCCCGAAGAGGAAACCGAAGAAGAAGAATTGGTTGACGACGAGGAAGAAGAGGAAAAGCTAAATAGTAATGAGAAGAATAGAAAAAGATCAAAAGGTCTAAAGTCTAAATCGAAACCAAAGAAAGAAGAGGATAGCAAAGATGAGTAAATCATTTCGCCAATTTGTCTCAGAGGTAGCACGTCCTGTAGCTGGCGATGAGATTGATTTCATGAACAAGCACGTCACAATATTGATAGATTACCCTATTGATGTTGAGGATCAATTCACTGGCGGCGATATTAAAAAATTCACCAGACTTGCCGATTATAAGAACGGCAAGGATGTTCAAGTTTACGAAGCCAATTTGAACATTCAAGGTGAAGATGAAATTAATGACGCCGAAGAAGCACGTCACGATGCCCAAGAAGTTTTGAAAAAAATTATTGATGAAGCATGTGGTGACGACGAAGACCTTAAAGAAGAATATACTGAAATTCTATCACAACTTAGTGAAGAAAACATAAATTATGCTCTTGATAACGATATTGATCTAATTGATTTCGCTAAACGTTTCGTGTAATATTCGGAAAATTATAAATAAAAGTAAATACTACATCAAGGGAAATATCAAATGAAGTTAATAAGAGAAGTATACGAAGATAACTGCGTTGCTCTTACTGAAAGTGTCGGTGATAAGAAAAACTATTTCATCGAAGGTATTTTCATGCAAGGCAACATTAAAAACAGAAATGGTAGAGTATACCCATCTGACCTTCTAGAAAAAGAAATGGTTAGATATAATGACTCATTTGTTTCTGCAAAAAGAGCTTTGGGCGAACTAGGTCATCCAGACGGCCCTAAACTAAATGAAGACAGAATTTCCCATTTGATCGTTGAAATGGAAAGAAACGGCAATGATTTCTACGGAAAAGCTAAAATTCTTTCAACCCCAATGGGCAACATTGTTAAAACATTCATGGAAGAAGGCGTTAAGATCGGCGTTTCCACCAGAGGTTTAGGTCAAGTCCAAAAGAACTACAACGGTATCATGGAAGTAAAAGATTTCCATTTGGTCACAGTTGATATTGTTACTGATCCTAGCGGTCCAGATTGTTTTGTTAATGGTATAATGGAAAACACCCAATACTATTATGATATAGCTTCTGGTAATTGGGTTGCTCAAGAAATGATTGAAAATACTATTGCAGAGCTTAAAGCTGAATATACCCCAACTGCAAAAAAATTCAACGAAGAAAGTGTTATTAAGGCATTTTCTAACTTTATGAAAGCGATTTCATCTAAATAATATTATGCACCAGATGCAACTATCTGGTGCATTTTAATGCAAAATGTTATAAATAATTTCATAGATTTGCGTTATTATAAATAATAGAAATATCTGAAATTATAAATAAAGTTAACTGTGGCAAACATCCGTCCTCATGATAGTATGTGAAGTCCATGTTTTGGTGACACTTTACGGTGAAAACTGGAAAAGTATAAATATATAAATAAAAACAATTTGGAAGAATTGAACTTATTCTAAGGAGAACAATATGACAGTCGAAAACCTAGCAGAAGAAGGCAAGATCATGAGCGCCGATGGCGTTTCACACGTGCCGACCCCTGTAGACGGTGAAGGTGGCAAAGTCAAAGATCGCAAAGCTGACTTGAAAAAGAAAGTTGATCCTAACGCCGAAACCCTACCAGAGCCTCCACTATCCGAAGGCGAAGAAACCGAAGAAGGTAAAGATACCGTAGTTGAAGGCGAGACTGATGTTCTTCGCGTATTCGAAGGTGTTGAACTATCTGAGGAAGCTAAACACAAGTTGAAAGTAGTTTTTGAAGCTGCTGTTGCTGCGGAAGCAGAAGCTATTGTTGAAGCAAAACTAGAAGCTGAAAAAGCTGCTATTGTTGAAGCTCACGATGCCGAAGTTGCTGCTCTAAAAGAAGCACACGAAGCTCAAATTGCTGAACTTGAAGAAAATCTAAATACATTTATGGAAGATGCTTCCGCTAAATGGCTAGAAGAAAACAGAATTGCAATTCAAGACGCTAGAACTGTAGAAATCGCAGAAGCTTTTGTTAACAGCATGAAAGACTTGTTCGTAGAGCATGAAATCATGGTTGACGTTGACAATGCAGAAGCTATCGCAGCATTGGAAGAAGAACTTGCAACCGCAAATGCTAACACAAATGAAGCTATTCTAGAAGGCATTGCTGCTAGAAAAGAATTGGCAGAATTGAAATCTGAGTTGATTTTCACCGAAGTTTCTGAGGGACTAACAACCAGCCAGTCTGAAAAACTACGTTCTCTTTCAAAGAAACTAGTTAAAGAAGACGCAGACACCTTCAAACAAGATTTGATTTCTATTAAAGAATCATTCTTCCAGAGTCAGATTGTTGTTGAGGAAAAAGAAGAAGCGCCTATCGTTAAAGAAGAGCCAACCGCAACTGCTTTGAGTGAAGATGTTCACATTAATGCAATTGCTCAAGCAATCAACGCGCGTAATTTCGCATAATTATAAATAATATTATTAAGTTTTAAACTAAGGAGAGATAAAACGATGACTCTGGAAAACCGTGAGATATCCAAAAGATGGGCACCGATTCTTGAAAATACAAATTTCGCGCCTATCGAATCAAATGTCAAGAGAGACACAACTGCTGTCGTTCTTGAAAACACTCTAAAAGCTTTGCAGGAAGATGGTTCTTCTGCAAGTCTTACTAGCTTGCTAGAAACACACACCAACGCCGCAGGCACCGGTGGTTACTCTAGTGCAGCTAATGCTGGTGGTCCTGTTGCTGGTTACGACCCTGTGTTGATTTCACTTGTTCGTCGTGCAATGCCTAACCTAATTGCTTACGATATTGCTGGCGTTCAGCCAATGACCGGTCCTACTGGCCTAGTCTTCGCAATGCGTTCACGTTATGTTAGCCAAACTGGCCCAGAAGCATTCTACGGTGAAGCTAACACCGCATTTTCTGGTGATAGAACAGCTACCGGTGGCACTCCAAACTTCCCACATTCTGGTTCTATTCCGGGTGCTGGTGTATCAAATGGTGTAGCCATGACAACTGCTGCTGCCGAAGCTCTAGGTTCCATTCCCGGCACCAATGACTTCGCTGAGATGGCTTTCAGCATCGAAAAAGTTGCTGTTCAAGCTAGATCACGTGCTTTGAAAGCAGAATACACCACTGAACTAGCACAAGACTTGAAAGCTGTTCATGGTCTAAACGCAGAAGCCGAATTGGCAAACATCCTGTCCTCAGAAATCATTGTTGAAATCAACCGTGAGTTGATCCGTAGCATTTGGACTTCTGCTGTCGCCGGTGCTGCTGAGACTGCTGTTGCAGGCACATTCGACCTTGACGTTGACGCAAATGGCCGTTGGTCAGTTGAGAAATTCAAGGGCTTGATGTTCCAAATCGACCGTGAAGCTAACGCTATCGCTAAAGCTACACGTAGAGGTAAAGGTAACATCGTTATTTGTTCCTCAGACGTTGCTTCTGCGCTACAAATGGCTGGTGTTCTAGACTACACCCCTGCTTTGAATTCAAATGCTCTAAACGTAGACGATACTGGTAATACCTTCGCTGGTGTTCTAAACGGTCGTTACCGCGTTTATATCGACCCATATGCTGCTGGTCAGTATCTAGTTGTCGGTTATAAAGGTGCATCTTCATTCGACGCTGGTTTGTTCTACTGCCCATACGTCCCAATGCAAATGGTCCGTGCAATCGGTGAGCATTCATTCCAGCCGAAAATTGGCTTCAAAACCCGCTACGGCATGGTTGCGAACCCATTCTCCGGTGGTGCTAACCCTTCTGATGGTTCTATCGTTGCTAACTCCAACGTTTACTACCGTAAGATTTACATCGAAAACTTGATGTAAGTTTTACTTAATCTAAAAGAAAAGAGGGCTTCGGCCCTCTTTTTTTATTCGCGTATTAGAACATTGGACTGTCTGGAACAGTAGTCGCAATCTCAGTATAGTGTAATAGTTCTAGTTTATTCACTACACCATCTGTTACTCTAATTGTTCCGTATCGTTTGAACCATGTTGAATAAATTCTGTCTAGAAAGATTTTAAGCTTTTCTTTATCTTGTTCAGATGCTTCCATTTCATCTGATACGCCTAGAAGAATTACCTCTTCAACCATTTCATGGTCAAACTTGATATGCTCAATGCCTGTTTTTGCTTCCATATATTTGTTAGTAATTCCGACTAATGAAAGATATGATATCGTGAGAATATCCCATTCAAGATAAGTCATACCAAGTTGGTCTTCATCTGAATTTGAAATGCCTAATCCGTCCGTAGGGACAACGCGCCAGAACTTTTCGGGCAGACCTAGCTCTTGTGCAATTACAGGAATTTCTGTGGATTTGAAGAAGCTTTGTAGAGGGGCAAAGTCTCCCACATCACCGTTCACTGTGAATAAGCCTGCTGAATATTCTGAGAAATTGTCAGTGCTTACCACAATGCCATTTACAGACTTGGCAGCATCATACAGGTATGTCATACGCAGTCTAGCATATACATTTCCCCTACGTATATTGTAATCACTGGAATTTTCAGAATCTAATCCAATATCATCTACCATAACACTTGCTGCATAAGTCAAATCTTTGTAGTTGAGTTTAATGCCAAGAAATTCACACACTTCTTTTGCAAGATCGACTTCTTTTGGTTTTTGATTAATAGGAAGGGTATATGCGTGAATTTTAATGTCTGAGTTTTTTGCTTGTGCTGCTTTAAGAACGGCTAGAACGGTTGCGGAATCTGCGCCACCTGAAACGCCTACAACAAAGTTTGTAATGCCCGTTGCATCAACATAATCTATAACTGAACTTACAACATAATCCGTAATATCTTGCTCATGTCCATGATAAAAATATAGTGGTTTACAAACTACGCTTTTTAGCATATGGTGCATCCAAGGGCTTAGTGGTTCTGCTTCATTCTGTCGGGAGTTGTAAAGAATTCGTTCAAAAATCCCGTTGTCATATTCGATTGCAGCATTGGTAGCATTTTCTAGCATAGATTTTACATCCATGTGTCTTCCTTTCAAATAAAATTTTCTAAGTAGTATTTAATCTCTGGTATCTGAGTCGCAAAATTAAATACTGGAATGTTATACAACTTGGCGATGCGAATCGCTTGGGCTGTCCCACCTGTCATCTCACCATTTGGCGTCCAGCACAATATGAAAGATGCAGGCGTTTTAAGATCATCTCCTAACACCTGATTTGCATTTCTTGACATATATAACTGACCGTCTTCGTTGAGCCTGTTTGGTTTCGGATGCAGCTTTTTGGTGTAGTAGTCGTTAAAGGGTGGAATGATATAATCCTTACCGTTGACGAATTTTTTCTGAAACCCATCGAACGGAAGGTATATCCGTCTACCCTCTGGTGGTGCGCCTTCTTCAAAGAAAGAATCTGCACCAGCCGCACCGCCAGACCTTAGTATATAACCTTTCTCATAAAGAAAAGTTGCAGTGTTTGCCATGATAGATTTGAACTTAGTAGGAGTCGCGCGACTTCCTATTCCTGCATAATACTTCATGGGTGAAGAGACATATCACTCAGAACAAATTTCACTTGATCCATTACATTCTCATCTGCGTATACATACGCACACGTGGCAATGTTTAGATAATGAATTGCAGTGCCATCAATGAGTGGATAGGTTGGATCGACAACCAAATCTGCGAGAATATTACCCATAGACCAAAGCATTGAGATTTTCTTTTCAATGTTAGAAATAGAACCTCCGTCCAGAACATACACTGTTCCAAAACCTTGATTAGTTTCTTGGGTCCAAGAAGAAATATCTTTGCCAACTTTGGCGGCATTATTTACAAACGCATTAGAGGCATGGCTTGCTTGAGCCATCATTTTTCCTGCATTGGCCGAATTCATGTCTGTTCTCATTATGATGTATAGAACTGATTTTGTCATTTATTTAATCCGATAGTTTTTCGTCAATTATCTTGCCTGCAAGCTTCATGTCTACTGATTGCCCATACTTAGCCTTGACCTCTTTCATATACAGACCTTTGTTGGGGTTGTCAAGTGAAATAGAGTTGATGAAGGCACGAAGATCATCTTCGCTGACCATCTGCGGAAGATACAATTCTAAAATCTCATTTTGAAATGATAGGCTTGCATTCGTCGCTTCTGATTTAGATACTTCCAGAATTTCATTATTTTTCTGAATAATCTTCTTGATAGCTGCAATGGCTTCATCATCCGTAGTCTCACGGTTGCCAGCATTTTTACCAATAGCCTCTAGAGAGCCAATCACAAAGCTTAGAAATGATGCCACATCTTTTTGTTTATTTTTAAGTGCCGAAACTCTGGCAGCTTTAATATCTGATATTACTGACATTTTACTTTCCTTTTAAATTTATTAAAATACTTACTATCGACTTTGTTAATTGATACCCTACCAGATTTTAAATCGTCCCTGATTTGTTGGAATTCGTTTTCAATCCAAAGATCAACATGACCATTTTCATCCACAATATCATAAATTGAATATTTGTGTAGAAAGCCATTATGTCCCGGTAGATTGGTTTCAATTACAATGCCGCTGATGCAACCTTCATTGTCATTCCAGTGAAAATCCCACCAAATATCCCAAGGACGATTTTGCATTTATTTACTCCATACCAACGGCAGATTTATATGTTTCTAGAAGAGCTTGCTCTTCCTCAACTGCTGCACGATCACGGGCGCGAAGCTTTACAACCATACCCATAATTTTTGTATCATACCCTCGCGCCTTGCACTCAGCTTTATGCTCCTTCATGCGGGTAGATACTTCCTTTTTATCGGCATCAATTCCTTCCCAAATTTCAATCATTTGAAGAAGTTCGCCACTAGCATTTGCGTAGTCGATATCATCGTTTTCATCACTCATATTATATTCCTTTATTAACGTAGTTTAAGATGTTCTTCTGTTCCAGTTTCAAACATATTGCGGACACGCTCAGTAGAAACGGCACGGTAATTTTCGAGATTAATTTTGGGATATCCCATCATGTTGAGAAAAAACCCAGATGGCATATTGCCAAGTTTAATTTTATAATCCCTGACTGCATCAATCATGCGAGTTTGTTCACGTTGAAAGTCTTTGCGTCCACTTTCCATAAGCTGCTGTAGCTTGACGTAAACAGTAGAGTCGATGTTAGGATTATCTTCTGCAATTGCTTGAAAGACTGCTTGCGATCCGTTTTCACCATAACGACCTTCAAGGGCGGCAGTAATAACTTCACGCAAGTCATCACGTTGCATCTCTGGAACCTGTGCTGCCTCAAAAATGAGGTTTTGATACTGAGATGCAATGTTTACAGCATTATCTTGAATTGCAACGATATTTTGTTCAAAGCGATTGCCCATGTTGTTGTATGATACAACAGTCAAGAAAATTGCACCAATGATGACGATAATAGCACCAATACCAATAAGACTTTTCATTTACAATCCCTTTCAAAAAATTTCATTACGACAGAAGAAATAAGTCACAGCCGGGGTGACGATTAGAGTTATAACCCACAAAAGAATGTAGCTGAACCACGATAGTTTAACATCATATTTAAGATAGTCAAACTTTGCTGGATCAGGCTCAACATAGTTGGAATTTATAATCGACCCAACTGTTTGCAAATCCTCATAGAGTGAGTTTATATTTTTGTTGACAAAATGATCCTTAATCAGCACTTCAACAGAGCTAGATTCGGACCAACTGAACACTCTCACATATTGATACATGTTGTCTGGTTTGTCAAGCCCCAATACGACCACAACATCATTTAGCCTAAAACCATCCCATTTTACCTGCAAAGACGTGGCAAAATCCTCTGGATACTCAGTTACATAAACAATTAGGTTCGCATTGTTGGACATGGCAGAGTTGATTTCGGATAGACGCCTGTTGTGTTCTTTTAAAAATTCTGGCGATACGTCATGAGTGAAGACAACCCTATCAATATTATAGTAGTCATAGATGGCAGGCATTTTAACTTTGAGTTCGGGATAGGCATCATCTGAGTGACGAAACAGAGTATCCGACGCCGCTTTTACATAATTTGTATAAGATTTCGTGGAGGTTACAGGATCATTCCTTTTTGCATTTTTGTAGAACGGAGGTTCATATACGCCCTGTTGGTCAACTCGTTCGATCTTGTAATCACCGAGCGTTGTTTTCACATAATACTTTCTCTCCCAAGGATACTTAGGATAGTATTGTGTTTCAAAGTATGTTTCAGTTTTCATATTACCATCTGCATCGCGGGCGAGGCGAGTTTTAGTAACTGTTCTGGTATAATGAACTTCACACCATGAGTCCTTACTAGTAGACCACGTTTGCATACACGATCTTTGAACCATTTGTTTGTCAGATACAACACCGTTGACGTGCATGGTATCTGTGACCTGTGAGTAATTATCAATCAAAATGACGCCTGAAACTACAACAAGTGTCGCTACAAGCTGAACCAGTAGCTCTTTCACACTATATTTACAACTTAAAACATAGTGTGAAACTACCATCACTAGTAGAGCCGGAATGAAAAACAAAAAGAAATTTAAAAGCATTATCAAGTCCTTTTTGATTTATGATGCACTGCAACTACCGTGCGTTGAAATTTGCGAAACATCCTCTCTTGAACATTCATGTATTCAATCGAAGTCATGAATGCAATCAAAGCAAACGCACAGAATGTCAGAAAGATAGGAACTAGCGTAGGGAAGTATGCAATACACAGACCCACGATAGAAAAAATTGAAATCCATCGAAACACGTTGAAAAATATGATGGTGTTGTCATCATACTCCATAAGGGTCAGTTTGCCTTCTTTAATTTTCTTGGCATATACTTCAACTGTCTTACGGATAATAGTTTCATTTTCTAGAAATTCTTTATCATCTAGTTTAAGAAGAGGGGCGTGATGCATTGTCACTAGGTAGAAACTGAGGCTCTTAAATAAGTTAAGACCCATAGAAAAAATAAGAAAATAGGTTAGGGCAGTAAATGCCCCAAAATACAGAAACGATCCTACGATTATAGGGAACCCAAATAGTGTAAGAAAAATTTTCATTTTATATCCCCTTAAATAAGGAAGGTTGCTTACGCAACCTTCGCCATGTCAAGTGCAAGAGTAAGGGCTTGCTGTTTCACATTGGAGTTTTTACCAAACCAAGCCGATTCAAGACGAGTATCGTTTTCACGACCAAGAACGTGATCGGTTGCGTAAGTAACAGCGTTGAACGCCTGCCAGAAGGTTCCAGCTTGATACTCAGCGCCCGGTTGATTTTCGATCAGGTCCATGACAATCTGACCATTCCGAGAAAGGTCTTTGCCTTCCATTTCAGATTTACCAAAAAGAGTGCCATAGTATTCGGTCAGAGCTTCTTTGGTGAATTTCTTCGAACCAAGGAATTCAGCAGCTTCCTTGAAGTTATTCAGTTTGTCGGAAGAAACACCAAGGATGGATTTGACGCGATCAGCATCAAAGACCGAGCGGTGGTTGATTTTCACAGCATTTTTTCCGCGTTCTGCCAGAGCCATAGTCAGGGTGTTATTGCAAACAACACGCTCGGCGCAGAAACGGATATCAATCGACTTACCGTAAAGGTGCGGGTTGCTGAAAAGCAGGTAGCCTTTCACTTCATCGCCGTTGAAGAGGGTGAAGCCATCCTTGATCGAAGCAAGCGCCCAGACAATGCGGCCATCTTTCAGCGCACCAGCGGTATCCATAACCATGTCGCCTTTTTCAACAAAATCGTGGAAGAAGTTGAATGCTTCGCTGTTTTGAACTTCTTTCCAGTTTTCACCAACAATAGTCATGATCTTGCCGTCGCTATCGCGAACAAGAGCATCTTTTCCGGTTTTGACCCGTTGCAGGCCAGCGCCAAAATCACCTTCAATGAACATCTCATGTTTGCTCACGGTCCAATCAAGGTTGGCAGCTTTCATGATTTCTGCGGGAGTCATATCATCACCGACAGGAACACCAAGGCCATGCCAAGGTTTGCCATTGCTGGCGCGATAAGCCATAGAAGCGGTGCCGTTGCTCAGGATTTCAAGTTCATGCATTATAAATACTCCTATAAGGTTTGTGTCTTTCGATACAGAACTTATAACCGATTCGGATGTAACTGTCAACCACTCATTTTAAGATCGTGTCGTTTTAGTGCATGGCCGTAGAAATCATGGGAACGCTATGGATCATGTTTCCGGCCCACTCATTGTAGCCACTCTTTAGAATCTCTTGATATGATGCGAACTTATTTGATTCGTTTTCAACTTTTAGTTCGAATATTTTGCACTTTTCAATCTCCTTTGGTCGCAAGACTTCTTTTAGAAACTCGCTGGCAACCTCTTCGGATGAAAATTTAGTAGTTTGTTTAATGATAAACGGATGCTCTTCGTCCTGTTCATCTAGTGTGAAAAGAAGTTGTGTATTGTATCCATTAAGACTTTCGCCAAGAGCGGCAAAAATTCCTCTTTCTTTATGTATGATAATATATGACAATTTTATCCTCCAATTTTCAATACTTTTTTATCTTCAAATTTACGGTGAAGCTCAACTCGCTCACCAGCTTCAACTCCCTTTTCAAAGGAATCATCTTTATTGTATTTAACCACTGAGGTTGACTTTTCACTAAAGCTTGCGGTGGCCTCTTCATACAGTTTCGCAACCAAAGCATTTTTAACTACAATAAGTTCCGTAGAGCTAGAATTTTGTTTTTCAGCTTCCATCAGTTCATTGATTTTGTTGCAAATTGAAGCGGACATACCGATAGAAAAATTCTTCATACGATTGCCGTGAATTTTTTCTTCACTGGATGCAACATATTTTGCCCATTCAATTTTCAGGGCGCTTTTTGCAATATTAAGAATGTAGATAGCCAATTCAACATCGACTTTGTGACCAAAGAACATAAGTTGCTTTGCTTCACGTTCATATTTTTCTTTATTGTGCTTACGTTTGGTGATAACAACTGCTTTAGTGTTAGTATAATCTGCAATTTTTTTGGCAATGGTCCGTTCAAAAGAACCCAATTTGACGGTTGGAACAGGATCGTTGGACCCCCAAACATAATCGCCAAGATTGACTTTGCGCTGCTTGATATCATCCATAGTCAGACCATGTTTAGCCATGAGTTTTTTAGCTAATGCAATAGCTTGCATGGCTTCTGCTTCGGATGCCCCATTTTCAATGGTCTTGTTGAAAAGACTGCGAATCTGTTCGATTTTCATATCAGACATAGAAAACTCTCCTATCAGGATGGAATTACAATATGTCTCTGTCTAGCATGTCTGATTCTGGTTGTCAACCACAATCTATCTTGGCTACACCTGTTTTGATTTCGTTCTCTGCATACATGTCACCCACACGTGCAACCCCTCGACCTTCTACCTTGACCTTTGAAGAGAATGTTGTCAAGAGGCTTCTATCTAAATTGGTTGGATTACACCCTGCTCTTAGATGCGGAGTAATCATATCGCCTTCGCGGACGACGCCATGCCCATTTACTTTAACTTTTTCTGAACATTCATTTGTGGATGTAATCAATGGGAAGGCGCAGTTGTTTCTTGCGCCATCCGGTGATTCTACCTCACATGTTTCATTTCCTGTTACTAATAGTGGCATGGCGTCCTTCCTTTATGCTGCCATTACGTCTTCTTCTGCAAGAATAAACGCTTTAACCAGACCTGATCTTACAACGTCTTCGACATTGAATTTAACAGTTCTGAATTCAGGAATAGTTGACAATACTTGCAAGAAGTCACCAAGTCCTGATTTATCGTTTCTATTCTTACCGGCTTTTAGATCGTCCTGCTTTGTGTCACCGCAGAAAATGATCTTTGAGTTATTACCTACGCGAGTAATAATTGATCTTAATTCGTCATAGTTAGCATTTTGGCATTCATCAAAAATGATAATAGCATTGTCAAAGGTTAGACCTCTTACGAATGATGAACTCATAAATGTGATAACGCCCTTGTCTTTCAATTGCTTGTAAGCATCTTTTTTACCAAACAATTCGTTGACGATATCGCAGTATGGACCTTCATAGTAAGACATTTTTTCGTCCAATGTTCCCGGCATAAAACCTTGATCCCTGCTTTGAACGGCTGTTCTGATAATAATTAGTCTTTCGTAATTCTTTTCATTTATAATATCATCTAGAGCCAAATACAATGCACACATTGTTTTTCCGGTGCCAGCGGTGCCTATTGCAGCCATACTATAATTGTCATCATAGAAATCAAACATTGTCTCCTGAGTTTTAGTAATGGGATACAACTCTTTCAAAGATAGTCTTGACTGACTAACATACTCGTTATGAGTTGCTACACGGGTATTGCGCTGTTTTCTAGTTAGTTTTTTTGACATAAATGCTCTCCTATTTGACGATAGTGCGCCAATTGCTAATTTGTCGTTATGACCCAGACATGTTTAAGGGTCGTGAAAATTCACGTTATTCATAATATAAAACAAAGGTAAAAGTGCGTATATGATACCCACCACTACCAATCTTATTTTACATCTACTGTTGAGTATTTGTGATTTTCTTTTACTTTACTAAGAACTTCTTTGAAGCCAGCATCATGCTTACGGACGCCAAGCTTTACAGGGTCAATGAATGCAGGAAATTTATTAAAAATTTGCTTCATGTGCTTGTTCTCTTCAAGATATTCTTCTCGTTCTTTCATGGAAAGGGAGATTTCGAATTCTTCACCTGTTTCGGTGTTTCTCATAGAATATAAGGGCATTTGTTTCCTCTCACTATTTTCTTTATACATTTATTTATACGACGAGGCATCTTCATAATCTAAAATCAGTCATAAAAAAAGCGAGTATTAAAACCCGCCTTTTTCTAGTTCCTTGATTCTATTATATATTTCTCTCCATGAATCTACACGTTTCATTGGCGGTTCAACTTTGTAGTGCTTATTATAGGGAGATGTGTATAAAATTGACTCATATCCTAATTCTTCACCAAGTTCAACATTTGATATATTATCGTCTACCCATATGTGACCCTTATCTCTATTGAGGATAAGAACCTCTCTTTTGGCAGCGGATGATGGAGTGCAATATAGGCTGTGAATGTTTTCTTCACCTAGAATAGAAGAAACGTTTTTAAAACGGTTGTCATAGATAGCTTGACCTTGCTGTGATTCTCCACATGCACTGATTAAACAGAATTTATATCCAAAATCTTCTGCTATTTTCCTTGCATATATAATGCTATCATCAATGGGATGGAGGTTCGCAAAATTCTCAGAAGAATTAAAGTCTAGATAGAGTTCTTCAACTATATCCTCTGGTATATCAAAGTGGTGATGTAGAAAATAAAGAGTTGGGTCTATTACTTTGTAACCCAACGCCTTAGCTTTTTCTGAAAAGGCTGGTAGCCATTTTACTACCACTTCATCAACATCAGAGTATATAATTTTTTCATTCTTCGTCATCATCTATCCTATCAAATCTGTCATGATCTTTTAGTTTATCACGCTGTTGTTTTTTTACGATTTCTCAGCTTTTCATTCTTTTGCTCAAAATCGTCATCATCATAATCATCTTTACTTCTTTTAAAAGTTTTTCCCATCAGAATTTTTCTTCGTATAGATTAGGGAAAGCGGCTAGAACAACGTCTTCATCCATTCCCATAATTGGTTTTTTTTCAATCATATTAGCTACAATTTCGGAGTCTTTATCATCAATTCCCTCAAGCAATTCAATGAAAAGTCTTTCTATCTGGATTTGATTTAGCTTTCCATCATACTTGCCTCCCTTTAGGAAAATGGGCAAGCGGCGGGTTTCTGAAAATAGACGACCCTCTACGTTTACAAGACCATTTTTATTCCAAGGTGGCCTTACGTCTGGAACTAGAAATTCTACATTTTTATCGTATGTAAACTTCAAAATCATCCTTAGTGTTACTGAATTGTTCTTCTGTAAAAACGCAACTTTTTCTTCTTTTGTCTCTAGAGATATAGTCTTTGCAACTATCTCAGCTATAGAAAGTCTCATTAAAAATCTCCTATGTCACTTAAAAGGTTTGAAAGACCCTTTTTGAAAAAGTAGTCCATAAGTTTTCCTCTTTTGTTATTGCACGGTATATTATACTGTTCGATTATTTGTTTTTTAAATTTGTTCGGAACACAATACAAGTCGATAAGAACTTTATTACGTTTCCAATTTTGCTGTTCCTGTTCATTTAGAGTTCCAGCCAAGAAAGCTTCCTTTCTTTTCTGTGTCATAACCCCTTGCCTTTTACCTATGGCAAAAACATTATCTTCTGACAAAATGTTAGGAATATCGTCGCCAGAATCTCCGCAGATAACCATTTCATCTAGAAATGCCTCTGGGTCTTCCACAACCATAAATTTATGGTCAAAAGGATCATACTGTTTAACGTTTCTGAATTTAAGAAGTTGCTTATAGTCTTTGTCTCTAGACAAAATCAAGAAATCTTCTCCGGTAGAAAGAAACTCATCGCCATAAGTATGACAAATTACTCCGATAATGTCATCAGCTTCACATTTTTCTACTTCAATGACTTTATATGGAAAGTTTTGCTTCAACTCTTCTTTCAGGGTTTGCATGACTTGATACAGCTTTCCCCAATCAATGTCACTTTCCTTTTTGTTTCTATTTCTTCGTATCTTGTAATAAGGGAAGAAATCTTTTCTCCAAGTATTTTTAGAGTCGCAGCAAATGACCAATTCACCAAACTGACCGGCAAATTTTTTCCTGTTTGATCGTAAATGATTTAATAGTATATGGCGAACGTTATTTTCATCCACCACATCAGATGCGCTAAGTCCAGATTTCATGCTGTTGAAAATTGCAGACAAGCAATATTGGTTATAGTCTATAAGTATCGGCATTATAAAAAAGTCACTCCTTGTTTCTTATTCCTCTGTTATAGCACTTTCTTCTTCATTTGTCAAGTCCTCAGATTCGTCTTCATCTGATTCGTCAAAAGATTGTCTGACTATTTCTTGTATAGGGTGAGCATAACCCATCTTTTTCATCATTAGTGATTTTATAGAATCTCTGACAAAGAAAATGTCTGCCATATCAGTATCTTCAAGATGAAACCCTGCACGATCCATTTCCATAATCATAATATTGGAAATGAAGTCAGAAACATCATCAATATAACCCATTCTAAATTCGGTTATATTCTCTTGCATTTTCTCGCTTGTTGCTGGTTTGGTTTTTTCTTTTGAAAATCTATCTGGAAATTTAATTACGTTATCCATTTTTTATCTCCTGTAAAACGTTCTCCCACTGCCTTTTGAATTCTAACAAAGAATAGGGAATGAACCTGCTGGATTTTATTTGCATGTCTTCTGTCACGCTGGAATAGTTATCCAATATATATTTAGATAAACTGTAAGTTCTATTCGCAACATCATTATAACTTTCAGACATTGGAAACATATAAGTCATGTTCTGCGCCGTTTCAGGTAATGCTCCAAAATCAGGATGAATGCAAATGCAACCATTCTGAATAGCCTCCATCAATGCAAGACAACTTGTTTCGTGCCAGATACAAGGATAAATAAACATGTCACTTTTCTTTAAATAATCCAAGACTACTGAATTTGGTTGTGATCCGTGATACGTTATATTATCTGTGTTATTTATTTTATCAAATAAGCTTTGGTAGTTAACATCATTTTCTTCCCATCCATATATTTTGAAAGATGAGAATACATCCAAAGTTACATCATATTCTTTCACCAATTCGTTGAATACTGGAAGCAATAGCTCCAATCCTCGATGTGGTGTAGTGTGATATATTATTTTGACCGGACCATCATTTTCTTTTTTGCTATTTGGATTGAAATAGTCTCCAATGGCATTCTTTATGACTACGCATTTAGAGTATGGAAGGTCGAAGTGTTGGATGAACAAATCTCTTTGATGATATGAAACGAATACGAATTTTGCATATGAATTCAGTATATTTTTATCTTTTAGTTTTTCATATCTTATGTCAAATGGAAGATCGTGTAGATACAATATGTTCTTCATTTTTGGTTCTATATCATACACTCTGCTGAAATGAATGCAAACGCCTTTAAGCAAATCATTATCTACTAGCTGTAGCAATCTATTTCGCATTATTTCTGTTCCGCCCATTGCGGCTGGACTTGTCAGCTTATTAAGTATTTTACCATTATTAATTTGGCTCATATTAAACCTTTGCATAAAAAAGTGGGGCTGTTACACCCCACTCGTATAAATTTGAAAAAGTATTAAAGGGGGAAGACTTTTTTCATAACGTCTTTATAAGACCCGCCTTTATAAGTGTTCATTTTGACACGAATAAATAGCCTATTAGTTTCGTTCTTGTTTGGATTTCGAATAGTGATCCAAGGGTTTCCACCGGCAAGCCATGATTTTTGTGCAGCAATATGACGGTCTGACGCAGGACGTGCAGCCTTCATGGCGCGACGAGTAGCGGCAGAAACGTTACGGCCTGTGCCTTTGGAAGTGTAAGATGTTTTGTTACCTTGTTTAGCCATAATATATATTCCTTCTTCATATTTAATTTTATATCGAATCAAGTTCTTTCAGTATGCGAAACGATATGTCTGTTATATCACACTCTGGTTCCGAGCGCAAGACAAAAATCAATCTGTCCATAAATAACAATTCCATATTGGTGTCCGACGCTACAGATAATGCTTCAAAAACAGTTTCTATATCGTAAGGATTTTCGCAAAAAACTTGTCTTTCTTTATTCTTCTTTTGAGTTTTTTCGCTCATTATGTGTCCTTATAATCTCTGTAATAATAGAGTATAGGTCTTCTAAGCTACCGTTATTGTGGACAACATATCCGCTCAATGGAACTGTTTCTTCAAAAAATTGATCTTCTAGTTTTTCAACATCAGTTTTGTGATTTATTACAATCTCTTCAAGTATATTTTCAAACTTAATATATTTTCTCGAATCATTTCGGTAGTCCAAACCATCCCTATACAACCTTACGATGATGACTTCTTCATCACCAAATTTATTTATAATATGGGAAAGCTCTTCGACAAAACCACCATCACTTATACAGTAATTCTTACCGTGTTCCATCTTTTCAGAAGCTTTAAGACCATAATATGAGTTGCCATATAAGGGTTTTATTATGTTTTCTGACGTATGGATAAGTGCTTCTCTTCTAGAGAAATTTTTAAGTTTTTCTTCCTTCACATCTTTGTGTTTGGAGTTGTAATTTGAGAAAAACCAATCTCGGTCTACTCTAAAAAGAGCAATCGTATCTGCAAAAAGCTGTTCTTTGAACTCGACATGAGTAAAATCTTTTTCATTTTTTAAAAATTCACATGAGGCATCTTTCCCTGACGAGGGTGGCCCATTAAATATTATCACAGTCATTTATATAAATTATTCTCCATGTTGAAAAATTCCCTCATATACCCATCCCATAATGGATTTTTTTCTTTGATTAGGACTTATACAATCCCCAACTCTTCCGCGCTTACATTTTAAAAAAGATTGTATTTCTTTTCTAGTCATGTAAACAGAACCTTTTTCTGGATGGGTCCATATATATTTGGTAAAATCTTCACCACTTCTAAAGTTAGGTTCAAATTCATTTCCAACTTCGCCTGCAAAATACCACCCTCTAACAGACTTACAGTGTTTCCTCTTAATTACACAAGAGTTGACATTACATTTATAACCGCCTAAAAACAAAGTCATGCCATATTGGGATTTATAAATCTTTTCTTTAGTCTTTTTGTTAATCCACACATATATTTTATCATCGTAACGTGGGTGACTTTCTGCATTTCCTAATCCGATACCTCCCGGTATCTTATTCATACATAATTTATCTTTAAACCACAAATCACCAATTATTATATTTTCATTCAATAAATTGCTACTATGGCTATCGTTCATCATTATTATTTCTTTTACAAACTCAGGATTATTAGTAAAATGTCTTCTTCTAGCTACAGGAGGTTTATGCTTAAAACCATTTATAACCATCGCAAGGTTCCTTATCCAATCACCACTACCAAAATAATCATGGTCTTCGGGATTCTCGAAACAGGAACTTCTACCTATATAATATTCGCCAGTATTTGTATTAGTTATTTTATATAGGTAAAAATTCATATCATTCCTTTACGTCTGTAAATGCCTCTTTCCACTCATCTTGAGTGATCCCAGATATTATAAATTCAACATCTTCGTCATTAAGATATGGCATGGCATCATGTATACTCATATAACCCAAGTTATATGTTATCCAATCATCAGGATTTACGGGAATGTCTCTAATTCTTTCAATTCCTGTTATTACACTTGTTCTCTTGATTCTCATTTTAACCACCTTATTATGACAAATTTATAATCATGGTATTATTTATACCACAACATATGCTGCTTGTCAAGCAAAAAATCACCGCATATATAATAGGTTAATGGTATAAATAAAGTTACATGTGAACAAATAAGGAATCGTTATGAGAATTGCAGCCATTGACTACAGTATGACCTCTCCCGCGATATGCGTAGCAAATACAGAAAAACCTCTATCTTTTGAAAATTGTTTTTTCTACAACATTTCAAATATTAAAAATAAGCCATATAGAGAAAATATTCATTACACTGAAATGAAATACATCACTGACGATGAAGAAAGATTTGACTATCTTTCAAATTGGGCAGTTGAAGCACTCCAAGTCAACAATGTTGAAAAGGTTATCATGGAAGGTTATTCCTTCGGAAGCAAATCTAGCCGACTATTTCAAATTGGAGAAAATGGCGGTGTCCTGAAACACAAGATTTTCAGAATGAATATACCTTTGATAAAGCTTGCTCCGACAGAAGTCAAGAAGGTTTTTCATGGAAAAGGTAACGCTTCTAAAGAAGATATGATTGAAGCACTTTTCACCAAAGAAGGTATTAGGTTGGGAGATAATGCAAAGTCGCCCATAGGAGATATAGTCGATTCTTATGCTATATTATATTCTGCTGTAACCAGAGGATTAATATAAAAGAGGCAGTGTTTCATCACTGCCTCTTTTTATTTCAAGTTTCCTAGACCTTGCATATTTTCGGAAACATAAATTTCGTATTCAGTGAAGCCTCCAATATGTTTACCATTAACAAAAATTTGTGGGACTGTTTTTGCATTTGGAACCAAGGCAAGTAATTCTTGTTTTGTGTCGCCTTCGGAAACGTCTTTCCACTCATACTTAATTTGGTTTACGTTATTCAACTTCTTAGCTTCATCGCAATAAAAGCATCCGGGTCTTCCGAAAACTATAACATTTGCACTCATCATTTACTCCTATAATATTCTATAATATGATTTATTATCATTTGCACTTCTTCTTTGGGTATCTTACCCTGTGAATATACATCAGGATTTAGCCTGCATATTCCACAATCTTCCATATAAGCATCGACGTAAATGTAAGACTTGCTCTCTTCGTCATATATGGTTATTACTAACGTTTTCTCTGGTGTGTTGGTTCTACTCGGTAGTATCTTTGAAATAATCTTGTTTATCATTTAGATACTTTTCACCTTCCGCTGTCACGACCCATTCCCCATTATCATGAAAAATATAACCGTTACCTTTAAGACGGTTGATGTATGGAGTATGTTTGTTTGACACCATTATATTTTTGTCTTTTAATTTTTGCAACAACTCTAAGCTCTTGTTATCCATCTAAAGATATTCCTTCAACGTTGTAAGACATGATATCATCATAATCAAATATTCTGTGATTTATACCATTCACTTCTACATCCAAGAGCAGATGGCTTATAATTATGACGTTTTCAAACATGAAAATATCTTTCAATTCTTGGTATTCTTTGGCTTTAACTACTACCAAACAATCTTTCAGAACGCAGCTTTTAAATTGTATCTTCTTATCTTTGATGTTTCCGAAGTCGAGTATTCCATCCATATTTCTATTTTTAATTACGAAATCATTATTAAATTTATTAGTATGTATTAAATATCTATCTGTGCAAAAAACATCTCTTGTTATAAAAATGTTATCTTCCATAAAATTGTATATTGTCCTCTTCACTTTTATTTGGAACAAACAAATACCAGCATACATCGTCTTTGCCACTCATGGTTGTTCCTTCAATCCATTTCATTCTTCCTACAGTTACAATTTTTGTGCAGTATTTTTGTAAATATGGGGCAGCTTTCATGGTGAACATCCAGTTCGCATCAAACAAAAACCATGTGGGTTTCATTGAAGCAAAATGTTCTATTGAGTGATGTAGCAAATCTCTTGACCAAGGTGGGTTCGAAATGATAAACTCCGATTCGGAAAGATCAGCCTCAGTAACGTTTATATATGATTTTTCGATGAATGTCAAGTCTGTAATGTTATGTTCGTAATCTGGCTCTATATCAGATGCGTATACACATTTTCCTTCAAGTTGATTGATTAAATCGCCTCTTCCGCAAAAGGGTTCTGCATATGTATAGGTTTCTGGTAAAAATGGCTTTATAGCCTTTCCCGCTTTAGGATCAAATGTTCTGTAATAATCCTTAGCAATTCTGTCAAAATCTGACCGCTTACCCATTATAAATCTCCATAATAATTTTATATATGGATTATTTATAACAGAATCTAGTAAATTATGATTGGGCGAAGCCCAATTTTGCGAAGCAAAATTTCATGATTCTTCTTACTTGACAGGACTCATGAAACCCTATAGAGTCTTATAAGAATCATGAGTCCTATAATTTAATCACGAATCACAAGATTCATTATATCACAGGTTGTATTTTTGTCAAGTCCCTAAATAAACCTTGACATATTGTCGCAGTGTGATAATATGGACTCAATCGAATCACTATAACAAGGAGTTTTGTTATGACTATAAAGAAAGACGATTTTCAATTAAATATTATGCTAATTTGCGTAGGTTTTATTCTTACGGTTTTAACTCATTATATTTGTGTCATGTTGGGAGTTCAACTACCAGACATTAATATGCTTGAGTTTGTTGCTGTTGCTACTAGCTATACATGCACTATCATGTTCGCTATGCAGAAGAGAGCAGCATACTTTTACGGAATTATCAGCACGTTTTTTCTGTGCTGGTTCTTTGCAACACAAGGAATTTTCGCGTTAGCAATTTTTAACGGTGTTCTAGTTATCAGTTTAATTTACGGATACTGGCGTTGGGGTCCAGATGGACGACCGATTCCAGTTACAAATATCAAAGGTTTCAAATCATTTGCCGGTTACGGAATGTTTACAGTTATTATCGCAGGTTTATTCCTTCTGCTTGTGGGCGCTTCTTCCAAGATCGACATTTTTCTGGCATCGGCTTCCGCAACCGCGCAGCTTATGCTAGACAATAAAAAGCTGGAAAACTGGCTTGTATGGATGGTCATTAACGTGTTCTCTATCGTTTTCTTCATTCAAAGCGGCTTCTGGCTATTGGCAATTCAATTTATGCTATTCTTGCTGAACGCTATTTTCGCGTATTTCTCTTGGAGAAAGGGTCTAGTAAATGTCTAAAGATGAAAAAATTCATGGCCTAATTCTCGGAACGTTCATGCCCTTTCATAAGGGGCATGAACTACTAATCAACTTCGGCAAAGAATATACTGAACAATTTGGGCGTGGTCGCCTTCTGGTAATTCTTTCATCTCGCAGCAATGAACCCATTTCAGGTAATATGCGTCTGGATGCAATCAGAAAGACTTTTGGAAACGATGTGTCGATTTTTCATCATATTGACGATGATGCTCCACAAAATCCAAAAGACAAAGATGACGTTAAATTCTGGGAATACTGGAAGAAAGTTATCACCAAAGCTGCCATTCAAAGTAATTTAAATCCATACGCAATAAAGTATGTATTTTCATCTGAAAACTATGGTGACAAAGTAGCAGAAATTATTGATGCAACTCATGTCAAATTTGACCAAGCTAGAACGGCTGTCCACGTAAGCGGAACGCAAATCAGAAACAACCCTTTGTCAAATTACCAACACATGAACGCGCACATGATTACAAATCTTCGTCGCAGGTATGTTTTGTTTGGAGCCGAATCGGTTGGCAAGACTACTTCTCTAAAATATCTAGGCAATAGTCACTACGGGTCACATACCCTACCTGAATATGCCAGACCGTTTTTAGAAGAATTGGAAGACAAGTCTCCGTCCGAAAAGAACATGTGCAGTATCTTCATGGCGCAGCATTCTATGGAAATTGCCGCAATGAAACAAGTCGGCGGTTCTCTACTGACGTTTATGGATACTGATATCATGTCCACTTTTGGATATGCAAGGCTGGTAAAGATGAAAACAAATCAGTTTGAACATTTGGTTCCAATTGATTTTAGAAGAACGTATTTCGTTCTGTCACAAGATGAGGTTCCTTTTGAAAAGGACATTCTCAGATATGGTGGCGATGTAAGAGAAACCAAGGATAGTTTTTGGATCAATCTGCTAGAAGAATTTAATCTAAGATACTTTGTTGTCAAAGGCGATTTCAGTAGCAGGATGGACCAAATTAACGCTATAATAGCAAAAGATTTCAAGAAGGACTTTCACTTTAACAGAGAGTAGGAAAATCTTATGAAACAAGATTTCTTGATACACAAACTAGATATCACTATAAAAGTGGTCACTGATAATATGCTGGAAGTATCGTGGTATGGTTTCAACACCCGCCACGATATTGACGGTATGGTATTGGTTCAGACAGATGATGACCACAATGATATATTCATGACAATAGAACATGATATGCATCCAATGGAAATTGGAGACAATACATCTGTCAACGTTTATCTGAAAAATCCAAATAAACGCAAAAGCGTATCCAAAGATGCGTGTCCTATGCTTAAAAAACTAGTAAACGAAATACAATTCAGGACACGCAAGCTTCATTTTTCAGGACTCGTCACGTCCGAAGTAGATATGTAGTAGTGTAATCACAACACCCAATAGCAGCAATGCTACGTGGAAATATGATACAGTATAAAGGGCAGCACCATACATAACGGTGAATATGTCCTCAAGACAGTCTACCTTATTACCACCATTAATATAGTCAATAAATTCTTTGACGCCGTATAACGCAAATGTTACCATCAGCATAGTTGCATATGTCATCGGAAAGATGTATATGGACACATGGGCTAGAATCCACATGAACGCACCGCCTAGCGCACCGTGCCAAACGCCTTCTGCCCCGCGTCTATAAGACTGTTCCGCTGGACCAAACTTGTTTGATGGTGTGAATAGTTCTTTGAAAAATTTAGCGATTGTCTTCATTTTCTTCTCCTGTTAATGTGTAGACTAAGGTATTTATTGGAAGGAGTTTTTATGTCTAGGGTAATCAAACCAGAAATACACGCTATAGATTATCTGGAAGAAATTGTATCATACACAAAATATTTTTTAAATGCCGATTGCGCTGAAACTAAAAGCGATAGCTTTATCTATATAATGCATAGATGGGAAAATGCTGTAAGTGTTTTTTCAAAAAATCAAAAAATTGTAAATTATGATGTGAAAAAAATTGTAATAGAAAACAGGTATATAGGATTCCGAATAAATCATATCGCAGTTAATCATGAGAAAACGCATAACATACAAGTAGAATATAAAGATTGTGTGAATTTAATAACAGGAGAGATATTGTGAGTATTATTTTGGCTTTATTTCTTTTTAGCGGCATTGAGTCAAATGCAGATTTAAAAGAATACACCTATGATCTAGATGGTGGTATCTGCACTCATGATGTGTCTGCCAGTTTTAACCCTCAAACAATTGAAATAAATGGGGGAGGAATTTATATGGGTAATGGCGGTAATGTTAGATTTAGCGTCACCTTGGGTAATGGATTGATTATATACGGTGTGAGTCAATTTGGTTCAAATCCTAACTATGTCTACTATTATACCCTGAACCCAGAGACAGGAGATATTGGGGCATTTCAAACAAATAACCCAGAGGAACTTAAAGAAGAAGGAGCGGTTGATACGATGCAGTTGAAACCATGTAGATAATATGAAACTTGAATACCAAAAAAACTTCGATGAGAAAATATTTAATAACTATGTAAAACAATCAATATTTGGAAATAATGAATTTTCCGAATTACATTTTAATGATTGTAAGATAACTGTTTTGAATAGGTTATCATACGAAAAAACTATACGTTATGTAAACAAAAAAAATCTTGAGAATACACCTGTATTGACCCTTAGAAATGTAGATGTATCAAGTGGGCCTGTAATATATGTGAGATATTATGATAGCAGTGAAAGTTATATAAAATCATCATATCCTTGTTACTATCACTCTATAATAAAACCAGTAACCAGAAGGCACTCAGCAATAGCCTGTATAATGGAAGGAAATGCAACATGACTAAACAACCAAGAGTATATAGAGGAATTGGATTTTTTGGAGTTCTGACAATCGTATTGATTGTTTTGAAATTGGCCGAAGTCATCAGCATTTCATGGTGGTGGATTGTGGCTACATTTTTTGCACCTTGGATCATCGGATTTAGCATAATCGCATTCGGATTTATGGCTGTAGGACTTATATTTCTCGGTGCTTTGATTTTGGATTTGATTACAGGTAAACGGTGACATGATACTGGATAGATCAGAACTAGGGAAGCAGATATTAGAAATGAGCTATACTGGTGAATGCTCATTTAGAAATAACATTGGCTTTTATAAAACCGATAATGGTAGTCTAGATTTTTATGAAGCTTATGGATTGTCTGATAGTATGCTAGATGATTTGGGTTTTGGGTGTGAAGATTATTTAAATTTCAAAAGCGATGAGTTTGTCCCAAGAGAAAAAGCAGAAAATTCATATGAAAGTAAAGCGCCTCTGTATAGATATGTAAACATACGTTTCAAGAAGCCATTCTATATTAGAGTGAAAAGAAGTAGATTCACACATACATCAACAAACGGAAATATAAGCAGCTTCAATTTGCTAGATAAGTTTGAATTGTTTATCAGAGTTAGATTTGAGGGATGCCAATTTGATGAATTGCCTGAAAAATACACGTTCTGTAGCTATAAAAATTGTTATGCGGATGATAAACTGATAGGAGATTTACAATGAATATTTTATACCTGACAGATAGAGAGGCTACTAGTTACGGTCAACCTTCCGTTGGCAGTATCGCCTATATCAGCATTGATCTAATAAAGATGGCAATCAAGGAACATGCTGACTGGATTTTGGACTATGACGAAGACATTCATACAAAGGAGGAATTTCATTTTCATTCCAGTGCATTCGTTGCGCTGACGAACCTTTTGAAAGAAGTCAAGTAATGTCAGGCAAAGAAATCTATAGTTATTTCATAAGCAAGTTTAAAGTGCCATATGGCACTGTAACTGAAAAACACACATACGAAGATATTGGACAAGTTACAACAAAAGTATCAATTAATGATGTAATTAAAATTATGGCAGTCGATATAGATGTTCGTGTGAAAGACGTTAACGAAAGTATTAATATACCGTTTCCTAATGGGTTGCGTAAGATTAAACTGGTTCCTAGAAAAAGTATCAGTATTGACAATATGTTAATTTCTTCAACTTTCCCTATAAACTTTTTCAATATGTATATTGAATATACACCATTTTTTATAGTGAACTTGATTGATGCTGAAAGAAGTATTATTAAAAGTCATTATATAAGATGCTACTTTTCTAATTGCGTAGTGCAGGGGAAAAATTTGGAGATGCTGGAATATGACAACTGCGAAATCATCACTGCCACTTGACATTACCCCTCTGTATGATAAAGTGTCATCAGGCATGGACCCATACCAAATTGGTGAAGGCTACAGAGAAACCATCTTTCACAAAAAAGGTGGTTTGTTTTAACTTGAAAAAGAAATAGTGTTGTCTTGTGTAAGATGGCACATTGGAAAAATGTTTATAATAAGCATCGAAATAAATGGGTTTGTAAAAGAAAAGAACATATCTATACCTATGCCAGATGGCATGGAGCCTATTGTATTTGAGAACAAAGATTACAAAAATATCTATACACCTGAAAACTTTGTGTATGACAAGGAAGTGGTCATTAAAAATAGAAACCTTGTGAGTGGAGTGATTTTTCGATTCTCTAGAAACTCCGGTTCTGAAATAATAACTGCGCCAATGATATATCAAGATTGCATTTATTATACAAGTCACAAATATATACCTTTAACAATTAATAGTATACAGGAAAACGACAATGGATAGTATTGAAGAAGCTATTAAAGAAATATATAAAACGACCTCTTTGAAGTTTGAATATAATGGCATCCATTGTGCAATTCACAAGAAGCTGTTTAATGCGGAACTTTATGTGAATTTGGATCAGGCCGAAGATACAGAAAAGAGAATAGGCAAATATATTGGCTTTGATTTTGAATACGATATAAACAAGCATTTTCTTCCCAATACGAACATACAAATTCAAAAGAAACCAAATTTTGGCCTTGTTTTTGTCAACGAAGTAAAGCCCATTGAAATAAACCTTACGCTTGTGAGAAAGGAAGTAGAATATAAAACGAACACGTTATATAAAGGATGTGTTTTCAAAAGATCACAATGTTTAAATCCTGCGCGGTCTATTTTTGATAACTGTGAAGGGGTAGATGGTTTAGAATAACAACTCAATAGGATATAGATATGGAAAACGAGGTTTCAAAACTTATAGGTCGTTTCTTGGAAATTTCAAAAAAGAAGAACGATGATTATGAAGAATATTCTACCAGTGTCAAATCAGACGTTGAACCCCAGATGGACATTGCTTTAGAATTTTGGTATGATTTTTGCGAAATTGTCGTAACGATATATTGTCATGCGTCAGTTTATGATGCTGAAAAATTCATAGTAGAATTGCCTAGTGGTGAAACGCTGTATTACAACCATTACTCTACAAATACGGTCAACATTAGAAACATTGACACGAACGGATATGATATTCTCTTCTTTGTTGTATTTGAAAAAGAATACGAAGAAAAACAAGCAAAAGAAAGGTTAAATATCAAATATAAAAACTGCGTTGTAAACAATTATATGCTCTCTGATAATTCAGTAGAAGGATGTGAATTTTATGAAAGGTGATAGTAAAAAACTGGTGGATATTTACACTAGGCAAATGCAAGGGCTTGATACATCTCCATATAGGATATTGGTTAATCAATCGAAATATTTGGACGTTTATTCTATGGGGGTCGAAGATATCACTATGGAAGAGTTTGGAATTTCCAATATAGACCATGAACAGTTTAATCTGAAAACCATAAAAGACTCATTTCAAAAACCTGAATTTCATAGCTTTGAAGTTGATAACTTGATTCTCATATACCCATTAAGATTGACATTTTTTGTGGGAACTATAGAATACCATTTGAATGTAAAACATAATAACTGCATATTCAAATTAGGCCAGAAGAAATACTATGAAACTATTAACGAGCATAATTGTGTATGGTGTTTAGATGATGTTGGGTAAAACTGAAAACAAGCTACTTGAAATGTCAAAAATAAGTGGAAATGGAGTAACTATAAGCATTGATCCGTATAAAGTAAAAATCATGATTAGATATGATGAATTTTGGCAATTCGCAGATATTATTAGCAGTATATTCGATCAGCAAATTTCCGAAGAAGATTTCGAATTCTGCAAAGTTGTATATGGTGGTGCAATTGCGCCTGATGCAAAATACTTCATAAACTCCTCTAGTTTTGCACATTTTCAAAACATGAAATTGGAAAAGCCCATATTGATAAATGGTAGAATAAAATCCACTAATCTTTATATCATCAATATGGATTACACCAATTGCGTATTTGAATGTGAAAAGCCAGTAACAAAAATATATAAAATTGCCAGAAGCGATAAAGACTGCATATGGAGCAAAACATGAGCATTGAAGAGACAATATTGGAACATTCCAAACATTCTAGAATTTTTATATTACTCAATAGTTCAAAAAACTACGATGTGCTAGAATATAATTACAGCAATTTCGGTGAATTTCAGGCAGAGATTGAAACCCTATTCAATGTGGATATAGAGAAAGATGATTTTGAGATATACGTGGATGATCCAATTACAGATATGCAACTGTTTAGGTATAAACATCAATTCGCTCATTTCAAAAACATGCATTTTAAAAAGCCCATAGTAATACGAGCATCATATGCATATGGAGATATATACCACTATATAAACATGGACTATACTAGTTGCATATTTGATTGCAGTGAAAAATTGGTTAATACTAGATCAAGGGTCAAAACGGATTGTATATATTTGGGTGATTAAAAGGGTATTGAAATGAAGAATGACATAAGCAAATTTATCGGCTATTATGTGAATATGGCTAAAAAAGGAGAATTTCTGGATGAGATTGTTGATTCAATTTCTGAAATTAAAATAGAAGTCAATTCATATGTGGGTTCCCAACATGCTCGATATTTAGATATTGAAGTAATTACACCATACCATATAGGAAATGACCCAATTATGCTTTTACCATCGAATGAAATATTTCATTTATATCATGATTTGATCGTATTGAAAAACCTCGCATTTAACGATATCCGAATACATATAGAAACCGATACTCCATTTCCTAAAAATACGATCAATGTAAATGACGCATATAGATATAAAATCGAAATGATTAATTGCGTTTGTCCCGATTATAAAAGGGACATATATGAATTTAAAAACTGTGAAATATTTTCATGCTAGTTTGAGACACAACTAGGCAAAAGAACAAACCGTGAACAAAAAATCAGCTTGACAAAAATCGTGATTCTAAGATATTCTGGTGGTGGACCCGAATCGAAATATGAGAATCAAAAAGAGCCAAGAATATCATAGGATCGAAACATGCGTCAAGTAAAAATAAGAACGAGGTTTTTTCATTTTAGGGCTTGCATTGAGATTGATTCTTCCCTAGATATGAAATCACCGAAACGGCGAACCCGCCAGCAAAAGGACAGTTATCATGACCTACGATCAAGCCAATGCCGCCGCCCGCGTCCTGCGTGAAGCTGGTCAATATGATGCAGCAGAACATATGGAGGTAGTCGCGGAAACTGCCCGTCGCCAGCATTTCCAAGACATGGCACAGAAATGCTATGACGACCCGGATTTTGCACTAGCCTATGAAGAGGACATGCGAGAATTTAGATAGGAAAAAAGCCCTTTGGGGCTTTTTTTAATGCGTCCTGAGAACAAAACGTGAACGTGAAAACACCCCTGTTTTTGGCCTCTGAGCGGCCTTTGATGTTTCCGGGTAGGGTGATGAGGCATGACGGCGCAACGGGCTTCTACGGGCAAAATAGAGCGTCTGGGAACGTGTCTGCATCGGAACATGAGTCTTAGGGTATCAACTCGGCAAAAGAACAAACCATGAACAAAAAAAGATTCAAAAAAATGCGTTTTCCCTATTGCGAATCGGAACGGGAACGCATATTCTTTAGTTATAGAGACAGACACACACCAACCCCGGAGGCTACCATGACCGCTCGCATCCAACTCGACACCTTCAACGGTCGCGGCTCGCAGCATCACCTGAAAAATCCGAAGACCCCGGCAGAAGAAAAAGCCCTGATCGCGGGCGGCTCTAAAGTCCGGTTTCAATCCACCCCTATCTCGAAAAAAGAAGAGGCGGAAAATTTCATCGCCGCCCGTGCGAAACTCGCCCGCAACAGCAAGGCAAAAGTCACTCTGGAAAAAGCCCCTTGGGAATAAGGGGAACGGGCGGGGGAAACCCCGCCTTCCTTGTTTCACGTGAAACAATCTCGCAATGAAAAAAGTTGAAAAAGGGGATTGACCAAAATCAGCAAGGCATGATATTCTGAAATAGAATCAAAAATTTTTTAGATGATTCGCATGAAGATTCTATTTCAGAATATCACCGAATCACGATATCCGTCAAGAGGAAAAATCGTTCACGTTTTGTTCTCTATGGGGAAAAAGAAAAAGCCCCGAAGGGCTTGATCTTATGCCGCGAGGGCTTTCATCAAAATGTCTTCAAGTTCGGTTTCTTCCGGTTCATCTTCATAGATGCGGTTTTCCATGAAGAGCGGACCTTGCCACTTGTCCAACATGAAATTGAATTGCTTGCGGACAAGGCGCATTTTCCACTGAGTCCGAACCGAAATGAATTCGTCCATATAGAAAGAGGTATCAAATTCCATGATTTCCGAAAAAGTCATGGCGGCGATTTCCGCGCGGATGGCGACGAAAGCAGCGCGGGCGAGTTTTTTGGATGTAAACATGGCTGATCCTTTCCAGATCAAGAGGGTTAAAGCTGGCCGGAACCTCGTTCCGTTAAGACATAGATAGACCATGATTCTGATTCCCGCAAGAGATATTTTCAACTATTTTTCAGTTATTTTGGGGATTGACGCATTGCAATATCCTATGATATTCTTCCCGCCAGACCGAATCACGTTCACGTTTTGTTCTCTATAGGGAAAAAGAAAAAGCCCCGAAGGGCTTGATCTTATTTTTCCCAAGGGGCTTTTGGCAGGCTGACCGGTTTTTTCGGGGTTTCCACTACCATCTGCGCGAGTTTGGCATCGGTGGAGTTGAGGGCAGTCACTTGGATCATCTTTTGAACGAACATTTCCGGTCTTCCTTCTCTGGACGCGACCCCTTGCCGCGTTTCCTGATTCCTAGATAGGCCATGATGGCGAGTCGTGCAAGAGGAAAAATGAAAAAAGTTTGCCCGCCGTAGACCCCTCTATTTTGGCCTGTGACGGGCATTGACGTTTCCGGGTAGGGCGATGCCCCTGTGAGCCTTGCGGGGCTTCCTACCGCGCCACAGCGACTAGGACGACATACCCCGGACGATCCAGACGTATTTTGTGACGAAAGGAATTGTGCGGATAGTCGGCACGGAATTTCTCGACAGTCCGCACAAATAGGTCAGGGAATTGAGTCGCCCATGATACCATCATTTCAACTGTGACAGATGCGAGTCTTGGCTTTTGCATTTTGTTATCCCCATTTATCAAATAGATTTCGACATTCATTATGCCATTCTTTCACAGATTTATTATATTCCAAATCACCTTTTAGAAATTCAGCATATGAAATTGCATCCTTTTCTCGGAAGAAAAGGAAATGGGCGTTGTATCCATTAAGCCCGCCGATATTGTAATCTTTAAGTGATCCGCCAGAAGAATATTCTTCACCCGTATATTGTGAAATATAGGTATATGCAAAAGAACCTTTTTTGGTAAATGTTTCATCTTCATATTCAACGCCATTAATTTCATTAAATGACGCAATTTTAGTGAAATGTCTTTTAGCCAAATACCCGCCTTGCGATACTTCCCAAATATCGGAACCAGTGAGCAAATGCATTTGCTCGACTGTTTCAATTGCGCCTTTAGGATATTCCCGCGCAGTTGTTCCTTTAAGTTTAATCATGTCTTTATCCTTTCCCTATATGTGGCCCCTTATCGGGACCACTTGCGATTGATGTTCCACTTTTCCACGACGAGTCCCGTTTCCGTTTCATCCGTCACGATATACGCGACAGTTTTCTTGACGAGGGCGAAACGGGTTTCTTGATTTGGCCCGACAAAAACCAGATGTTTATAATCGCGAAATTTGTCCTCGGGGAACGCAGTTGCGTTCATATACTCGAAAGTTTTGCCGTGATCTTTTTCCACGAACATTCCGGCGATTTTGTCTTGCGAGATATGAGCGGGGGCATAGGACATGGCGCAACTCCTTTTGGCGCGGTGGGTTTATCCTGTGATACATGATTCGCCTGTCCATGTCAAACCATTATTTCGCCTTGACGCACGAAACCGTTGTGTGCTAGTCGTGGAAGTCTGAATGGCAAGGAAAGGAATCATTGTGCTGCCCACATATTACGCAATTGATATTGTTACATCTCGCAAGGGCTTGCTAATGATGGCGCAGTTTCTTGGGCTTATGGCTTACGGAAATGATTTTGTGCAAGGCAATCGCATGATGACATATGACGCGCGAAACAAGGTTTTGAGCGTTACGATGACAAAACAAGACGCACTAAAACTGTCGGAAAAATTCAACTTTGAGTTCCAGTGATTTGTTTCACGTGAAACAATAGCCTTAGAGTCTTCTAGGCAAAAGAACAAAACGTGAACAAGATTAGGGCTTGACAGCATCATGATTCGATGATATTCTGGACTAGAGACTCGAATCTTCTGGTGATAAAAATCAGGTTTTACTTTTAGAATATCATATCGAATCGGGGTAAGTAAAGGGGCAAATTATGCCCCCTGAGTCTTTCTTATTAGTTCGCCCATTTCATAGCTGAACCCGTGCGACCAACAAAAGCCTTCCCGGTCATACTTTGAATTAACATCATCCCCCGTGGCGTCAAACTGCCAGCGGATAACATCGCCCACACGGGCGTTAAGTTGGACGGCGAGGGCATGAACCCCGCGAATCCAATCATTATATCGGCGGGTTTCATCCTCAACCCGTTGCGCCTCATTGCTGGCGAGTTGCGCGACAAGGTAAGAATAATCCTCGTCAAAAGCCTCGACCGAAGCCCAGACGTTCCAGCCGCGCGGGCGGCACCCGTAAACGTCTTTGTAAAGATCGGAGTAGCAATCATCCACGATCATGCAAACGGAACCAGCGGCGAATTCTTGGTCTTGAGCGAACATGGCGATCATCCTTTTTTGCACAGTTTTCCCTCGGAGCATCGCGCCCCGCAACACCTACGTAGCAGGGAATCACCCTGCTTGTCAAGCGTATATGCAAAGAAAAAATCGAATTATTTGGGGTTGACAGGCCGGGCGATTCTACGATATTCTGAAATAGAGAGTCTATGCGAATCACTTGGAAGATTCGAGATTCTATTTCAGAATATCACACTCAGATTTCATGTAAAGATAAAAAAAGCCCCGAAGGGCTTAATTTATGAAAACTCCCGGTCTACTATTTCCAGACGTTCCCAGACTTGCGCCCACGTGGAGTCGGCGGGAAGATCACACAGAAACATTTCCGCGTGGAACGTTGCATTGTTTGCAACGTCAATGGCTTCTTCCAGCGACAGTTCGGGGCGGGCTTGGACTTGGGCGAGGATGGACATTTTCAGTTTCCTTCAAACATGGTTGGTTCCGAGGACGTTCCCCGTGCCTCATACGTAGCTGATTCTTGTGTTTGTGTCAATATAGGAAAAGCATTATTTTAGTTTATTTTTGGGGTTGACGTAAAAAGTGAGTATGATATTCTGGACTAGACTCTTGATTCTCGCGTTCACGATTCGTTCTCATTGTGGGTTGTTCACGTTTTGTTCTGTTTCACGTGAAACAAAAGCCCCCCGTTTCCGAGGGGCTTTTCCTTTTACCAAGGCATCGCGGGGAGGGAGACTTTCGCGGTTGACTTGCGGGCGAGGCGGGCGCGGGCGGCTTTCGCGTTTTCGATTTCTTCCGCTTTCGTGATCGGAGTATGTTGAAAGCGGACCTTGTTCCCGCCAGCGATCAGAGCGGCCTCTTCCGCTTTGCTTTTGGGGTTTTTCAGGTGGTGTTGGCTTCCGCGACCGTTGAAGGTATCCAGTTGAACCGCTGCGACCATCTTTCCGTTCCTTCCGCTGTGGGCCTCTGCCCGTTTCCATACTTAAAGAATATGCACTCTTGATCCGATTCGCAACCCCCCAAATGCACTTTTTTGAATCTTTTTTGTTCATGATTTGTTCTCAGGTTTCGCGGCGAAACTGCGTTCACGTTTTGTTCTTTGGCCCTCTATTTTGCGCTGTGAGCGGCCTTGTGGGTTTTCGGGTGTGTGGGTATGGCAAAAGCCCGTAGGAACCACCTACGGGCTTCTACGGGCTTGTGAGAGGCATTATCGAAAACCTAGTGCCGCTGCGAAAAACTCCTTGAATAGATCGAAGAAGATTAGCAGAGGAAGGATTACCGCCATCAGCTTGATGATGAGATAAACCTTTAGTAGTGTGATGAATGCCCCCATCAGGTTGTTTTGAGGATGTAAAGAGCAGCCAGACCCAGAAATCCAAACGCTACGATGAACAACATATTGTTTTCCTTTCACTTTCCTAGCGGGTTTCACAGACACAACTTGCCAGCATCAAATTGGTTTCATGATGCTGGCAAGATTCTTCTAAGTCACTCGTCTTTCAACTGAAATTTCTTGTGAACCCCCGACTCGTATTGCTTGCGGGCGCTTTTGTTCTTGCGCGCGTTGCGGATTTGTTGCTTGGCGTTGTTCTTGTCGCGCTTTTGGTCTTTCATGATCCGGGTTTCCTTCTGTTTCCGGGTTTCTGTATCTTGAATGTATGGGGGGCCAGATGATTCGTCAATAGGAAAAAATAGGAAAGATTCTTTTTATTTGGGGTTGACAGTGTGGGGTGGGGATAATATTCTGAAATAGAATCCAGAATCATCGTTCACGATTCGTTCTCATGGGGTTTCGCTGCGAAACTGTTTCACGTGAAACAATGACATTGCCCTAAAGCAATGCCATAAGTTGAAACATGATGATGATAGCAGACAAACAAATAGTAAGAAGAAACGAACAAGTCAAAGCGTTAACTGTATCTTTAGCAATCGCGCAACGGATGCTAAGGTTAAGCAAAATCAACCCCATCATGCAAAACGTAGCAGTAGCGCAAGAAGCGATGAAAAGAAGAAAGTGTTCCATACTATTTTCCTTTTGTTTCACGTGAAACATAGGGGCGGGATGATCCCGCCCCCTGTTGATTGCATCAGGCTTGCACCGCTTCCGCTTGTGCAGCACGTTCGGCACGTTTCGCCGCGTTGCGTTCCATCGTGGCAACCCACGTCCGCGCACGGCCCGTCAGGGCAGGAACATGGCGCGGACGACCACGCTTGCCTTCAATCCGTTGTTCCTGAATCTCGACCAGACCAGCCTCGACCAGTTGCGCCGTCAGGTGACGCGAAGGGATGTTTTCAGCATCGCCCGCCTTGATCGCGACCAGCGCGGCAAGCTTGGCCTCTTTGCTGTTGAAGGTTGCCGGGCGACCACGGGCGGCTTTGATTTCTTTCGTCATGATGTAGTCCTTTCTTTGCTGTTGGGCGTCTTGCCCGTTTCCATGATTAAGAGATAGAGCATGATTCTGATTCGTGCAAGCACAAAATGCGATAGGAACGAAAATAGTTTTTGCATCTTCTCGGCAAAAGAACAAAACGTGAACGAATAGGTTTCGCGGCGAAACCACGACGCAATGAGAACGAATCATGAACGGTGATTCTGGATTCTATTTCAGAATATCATACTCAGGTTTAGTGTCAACAAGAAAAAAAGCCCCGAAGGGCTTTTCCTCATTCCATGAAGTTTTCAAATTCTGTCCAGCTATATTCTTCCGCAACCCCATAGGTTTCTTGGAATTGCTTGAACTCACGTTCTGCCGCATCGTGCGAAAGATTGTAGTGGGTGAGCAGGAGGTTCATAATGTCTGCGGGCGAGAGCATGGCGGGTTCCTTTCCCTTGGCTATGATTAAGATATAGCATCAGATTGTGATTCGTGCAAGAGGTAAAATGACTTTTTTCAAATTATTTTTGGGGTTGACAGGATAGGGGAGGGGATGATATTCTGAAATAGAATCAAGAATCACCGTTCATGATTCGTTCTTATAGGTTTCGCCGCGAAACTGTTTCACGTGAAACAAAAGAAAGAGGGGGCGTTATGCCCCCTGTTTCCATCCTTCTGCGATTTTTTCTTGCATATCATCAAATGCGATATGTTTGGGGATAACGGTTTGCGTCATAGCTTTACCATCCCAATACAGAGTCGCAGTTACATCTTCGTGCCCGAAAGTGGACTCGTAGGTGATTTTGAGGTTGGAGTTGGTAATAGTAATCATGGCGGGGTTCCTTTCCTTTGCCGATTATTCTTTATAGCATTAGCGGCAGGTTGCGTCAACAGGAAAATGCGTCACCAGATAGATCAAATGAATCCTTTCACAATGTGCGGATTCTTTGAAATAGTGATTTGTTGCTTTGATGAAAGCAAACCGGAACGGGCGAAATGCCAGACGTTTATTGCGATAGACACGGGAACAGATAGGTTCCCAACGGAAACCGCGCAGAAACTTGTGGTTCCACTCGCAGGAACGATAGTAATGAGTCAAGTCGCGCATTGCCTTATCTCCTGCTAGGGTTTCCATCTATATTTATAGTTGCACGATTCGGGTGTCTATGTCAATATCTAAAAAATAATTGTGACGCGAACATGACACTTGCAAACAACCTAAACGGGTGCTAAGGTTCTGGCAGTTGTAACGAAAGGAGCGAATCATGTTTGATATTGTCAAGAAAATAATTACATTCCCCGGAAAATTTGTCGATTGGTTTGAGGCGGAACGTGGAACTGGTGAAGGAAAAAATGGTTGGGTAGGTAAACCATCGCGGGACTAGGGAGGATGAAAGACTCCTCTTTTCCCTATTGACAGCATGGGGAGGGCATGATATTCTGAAATAGAATCTTGATTCTTGCGTTCATGATTCGTTCTTTTGCGGATAAAAGAAAAAGCCCCGAAGGGCTTTCCTGTTACCAAGGGGCTTTTGCCAGAGTGACTTTGACTTTCCGCTTTGCCGCTGCGCGTTTCTCTTGAGCCAGAGCGAAAGCCTTTTCATCTTTTGCGGTAATGGCAGGAGCGGCACAATTTCCGCAACGCTTCTCAAAATCGACCCGGTTCATGTTAGCGTGGGAATTGAAGTATTGAGCGGAGACTTGCATCGGGTTGCCCTTTCTTGGCTGGTGTAATTATAGAATATGCCTTGCCAGATGATTCGTCAACAGGAAAAATGAAGTTTTTTGAATCTTTTTTGTTCACGGTTTGTTCTATATATAACCATGTTCCCGTTCTGCTTCATTTCTAGCAACTATTGCATCATCCAATTCTTTGAATCTTCCTATATGTTTTCTTTTACCATTTCCATCTCTAATTCTGACAACATAAGCATTTTTGAAAAAGTATATATTTCTTTCTTTTAACTTATTAGGTTTAACTACATTTTTATAATTAATACTTTGTGAAACATCTCTAAGATTTTTTATTCTATTATCTTTTTTATCTTTATTAATATGATCTATCTCACATTTAGGCCATTCGCCGTAAACAAAAGCCCACGCTAATCTATGTGCGGAACAAATAATTTCATTATCCGCATATCCCAAATATATGTAACCATTTTTGTTAGACCCTGCAATTTTACCAGAATACTCATTATTCCAATTAAGTTTTCTTTTAGTATTATATGGACGATGGTGTTCTTTTCTTTCTTTCCAATAAAATAATCCAGTATCTTTATTATAAGAAACTAGTTCTTTCCATAATTCTAAATTAGAATCACTTTTCATGCTATACTCCTTTTTATTCGGAGCATAGCATGAAAATATTAAATTGTCAATCCTTCCAAGGATAGGGCGGGAGGCTGACGGGCTTGCTCGACTCTTTCTGCGAGGCAAGGGCTTGAGCGATTTTCTTTTGCTTGGACATTCGGGCTTTCCTTCTGCTTTCCCGTTTCCTTATCTAATAGATAGCCCATCCCAACATGATTCGCAAGAGGTATGATGCAGATTCTTTTTTTATTTTGTGCATTGACAGGTTGCGGGGTTGTGTGATATTCTGCGCGACCAATTGACCAGATGATTCGTTGTTTCACGTGAAACATAAAGAAAAGGGCAGAGGTTTACCCCCTGCCCCTATGCCTTTACAATGCCCGCAGCCATTCCAGAACGTCGCCGGGAACCTCTTTCCGCAGCCATGCGCTGCCGTATGTGTAGGGCTTGCCGTTGTGCAGATAGGTTGCATCGTGCAAAATATCGGCGGGCATTTGTTCCAGAATGTCTTGATATGCCCGCACCCCAGATTGTGCAATCCATGCCTCTTGCGCGGGTGATCCTGCCGTCAAGTCATTCAGATGCCAATCTTTCCAGATTTGGTAAAGTTTGGCAATCTTACCAACAGTCCAGCCCGGCGCAGTTTCCGTGATGTTAAGCAGTTCATCACGGATTTGTCCATAGGCAATGTTTCCGACATTGCCGCAAATCGACAGATTGTCGCCTTCTTTAATTCCAATTTCCACCACGACCGGGCGATGGTCGATTTTGCCGATAGTGAGTTTCTTGAACATTTTTCGCATCCTCTTGTTTGCGTGTGATTCTGTTATGCCATATCTCTTCCGAGTCGTCAATCATTTTCTTTCTATTGACACCCTGCCCCTTCCCATGATATTCTGCGCGGCCAGACGAATCAGTAAAAAGAAAAGTGTGGCAATTATGCCACACTCAACTCCGTAATCTTGCAGGGAAATACTTCTTCCGTTGTCATGAAACCGCCGAAGTGAACCTCGATGCCGAACCAATGATTCGGATTCATTCCTTCCGGCAGAGGATCAATCTTGACCACGCGACCCGTTGAACCTGCGGGGATCGGCTCGACCCCTTCAATGATGACCAGCGGAACGATGTTCTTGACGATGGAACCAACTTGCATTTTGTTCTCCTGTTTCTGATGATTCTGTTATGCCATATCCATTCCGAGTCGTCAACATTTTTCTTTCTATTGACAGGTTGCGGGGTTGTGTGATATTCTCGCCCGCCCTGCCCCTGCCCGATTCGCATTGGAATGTTTCACGTGAAACAAAAGCAAGAGGGGCAAGGTTTCCCCTGCCCCTCTCTCTTGTCTTAGGCTTCCGCCTTGGCAGCGCGACGGGCCGCGTTGCGTTCCATAGTCGCAAGCCACGAACGGGCTTTGCCGGTCAGGGCAGGGACATGAGCGGGACGGCCACGCTTGCCAGTAGGTTCCGCCGTTTTCATCTCGACCCGGCCCATCTCGACCAGTTTCAGCAGCAGATGGCGCGAGGGGATGTTCTCAGCATCGCCCGTATGGATGGCGCGGAGTGCAGCCACGATGGCGTCACGGTTGGCGAAAGTAGCGGGACGGCCACGGGCGGCTTTGGTTTCGGTGTTGGTCATGAGGTAGTTCCTTTCTCGTTTGTGGGCGTCTTGCCCGTTTCCATGAACTATAGATGCCACATGGATTCGATTCGTGCAAGAGGAAAAATGACTTCCAAGCGAAAAAAGTTGTAAGCCGTTGAAAGTAAACGGAAACTTTCTTTTCTTTATGAGAATCACCCCATGCGCGGGCGCGAGAGAATATCACAAGGAACGGGCATGGGTCAAGGGTAAAAATGATTTGGTGCAATTGAACTTTGGGGTTGTGCTTGCGTTGGGGATGTGTCAGAACTGACAGGACGCAACAACAGAAGGAAATGAGATTGCATCCCACCTATTACGCTTTAGGTATCGTGACGGATGCGCGAGGACTTCAACGGATGGCAACTTTTCTTAATCTAACCAAATGCGGCAACACTTTTGCAAATGGTAACAGGATGCTACAATATGATAAAGAAAACAATCTTTTGCTCTTGAACTCGACAAAAGATGATGCCTTGAGACTCAGCGCACGATTCAACTTTGAGTTTGAATGAAAGAAAGAAAGAGGCAGGGGAAACCCTGCCTCTTTTGTTTCACGTGAAACAGTTTCGCAGCGAAACCACCGAATCACTTTTCACGTGAACGCGGGAGAATATCAAATAAATAACTATAGGTCAACAGGAAAGATTGAGTTGACAAACCGTTCTGGTTGTGCGAGTATTGGAATCAGAACTCAAACATGAAAGGAATCGAAAATGATTGTTATCGTGGAACATATGGATAAACAAAATCCTGATGGGCGCTATATGAAAGACGTTATCACCAATGCAAAAGCAGCGGAATCGTTCCTCGGGCAAGTCAATATGTCCAACAAAAACAAGGGCAAGGGCGAGGCTCAGGCGGGTGACGTGATCGGAAACTTGCGTATCGTGAAAATTTCCGAGAAAAATAAAGCTTGACGCGAATCAGGGATTAGGGCATGATGGAATCACATCAACAAAGGAAACCAGCCATGTTCTTGTCCCTGACCAAAATCCGTGAAGATGCAATGAAAATCATCAAGGAAAACAACATCACTTGCCCGGCAGAGGTTTACTTTGCCGTCATCAACGCGACTAACGGTGACGTGATTCAAAAGCGCGTCAACAAGGTAGTTGATAGCATCTGCCGCGAATTGAACATCCCGCAAGAGTGGTAAGACACCATCGCACAAGACCTCAGAAGCCCGCCTAGTGCGGGTTTCTTGCTTTTGTGGGTCTACCTACCAGAGCAGCATAACGCGGCTCACAGGGCAATTTTTAGGGGGTTGACACTACGGGCAGAGGTATGATATTCTCCGCGACTTTTTCCAATAGTGATTCGTATTTCGCTTTTCTTTCAATATAGATTAATGCGTCACAATATCTTTTTGAATATTTAATGTAAGCATCACATTCTTTAATTAAACGAATTAATTCTAATTCATCCATTTAATTCTCCTTTTCTCTCCTGATCTATTTATGAGAAAAGGAAAAGGGGCATTTCTGCCCCTTCCTGTTTCCTATGCGCTGATCTTTTCCAGCACTTCTTTTTGATTGGCAATCGCCTTGTCCAGAGCATCATTGATGAACATGGCAACGGCAGGAACCTTGTCAGGTCCGCACAGCGTGACAGCCGCAAGCCCTTCGGCATCTTCACGGGTGAACATGGGGGCAAAGGTAATGCCCGTCACGTGCCCTTTCAAGACTTCGCGGCGACCATTCACGGCAGGGGCGAAATCGTAATCCATGCCCATGCCCGCGACAGGATTCCACACAACCCAACCGTGCGAGACAATCGAGTTTTTGATTTTGCGGGCTTCACATTTTGCGATGAACTCGGCGGCATCCTTGGAAACCATATCGCGCAGAGCCTTGGCTTGTTCTTCGGTCATTTCTGGGTTCCTTTCCCTTTGCTGATGATTCTTTATCTCACATCCCAAACGATTCGAAAAGCGAAAATTGACATAGGGGCCAATTTTTTATAGTATTGACACTATACCCTCTCCTATGATATTCTTCCGCGCCCATATAGAGAGTGATTCGAAAAGGGTGTGACATTTCTGCCACACCCTCGGTAGGTTAGGCAAGTTTCCTTGCCAGCCTCTCTTGATATTGTTGCATCCGTTGTTCTGCGAACGTGATGCAGCCGACTCCCACCATACCGAACTTTACCGCGTTGACTTGTGCGCGGATGTAGGTTGCATTAAGTTTCCGAAGAAACTTCGTGGCGGGGTCGTTGTTTGCCACTTCACCCCACAGAGACGAGTCTTGGCTGACGTTCTCTTCATAGTAGTCGATGCGGGCGAACATTGCTTTGCAGAGGTCATTGAAGTTGCGGATCATCTTTTGGGTTCCTTTCCCTTTGCTGATGATTCTTTATCTCATATCCCAAATGATTCGGAAAGCGAAAAATGACTGACAGAAACACTTTTTTCGAATCACCCAATGCAAAGGCGGCGCAGAATATCACACTCAGACTAGCAGTCAAGAAGAAAAAAGGGGATTGCTCCCCTTCCTTCACAGGTTCCACATTTCCAGAATTGCATGGGCTTGCTTTACCGCATCCCGGTCAAGGTGCCATGATGGGACTCCACCTTCAAGATTCAGTCCCGTTCCCCGCACTGTTTTGAAAGTGTCCAGATTGTAACGGGAAACAAATTGCCCGAGGATCGTGTCACCAATTTTGTCAAACCGATAAAGAATGTCGTAAAACTCAACCATCGGTTCATCTTTTTCGTGGGTGAGTTGCATCTTATGGCCGTAGCAGTCGCCTTTTTCCACAACGCGCATGTTGAAGGCTTCACCGCTTTTGTTCTGGATAGTTGCGAGTTTCATCTGTTGGGTTCCTTTCCCTTTGCTGATGATTCTTTATCGCATAGCAGAAACGATTCTGCAATAGTAAAAGGGGGCATTGCTGCCCCCTTTTTCATCCCATTGGAGTCATTGTCCTGATCCCGAAAATGATTCCGTCGATGTAAGTTGCCATTTCCGACGCATTGACACGACGCGAGAGAGGGCCGAACGTGGACTCGCCCGTGGACTCTTCCATTTCCCGCAGGATATAACCGCCATAAATGGGGGCATGATCCAGCTTGATGTGGCCCACGTTTCCGTCAAACGTGCCGTTTGCGTTGCGGGTATAGGGCGTTTCGGGACGGTTCAGAATCTTGTTCAGGCGGGTAACTTTCGCTTCCAGTTCTTTTTTAGTAACGCGCATTTGGGTTCCTTTCCCTTGCTGATGATTCTTTATCGCATATCCGAAAGCAGATTGCAAGAACTTTTTTGGGGTTGACGATACATCCCTTCCCATGATATTCTCCCGCTCCAACTGCCTAGATGATTCGTTGTTTCACGTGAAACATAAAAGAAAAGAGGGGCAATGCCCCTCAATCCTCTTCCGGGTCAATTGAATAAGAAAGAACATCAATCAACTTTTGTCTTTCTTTATCATCACAAAGAAACTCAACAAGGGCAGTTATCTTTGAGTATTTGGTATCATTGAAGATACCGAAATCAGATAAAAGGCTTTGAAACTTTTTAAGCATTAACTCTTCACAATGGTCAATTGCCTTTTCCCTTGTTTCAAACATTTTCCCGTCAATTTCATAAACGGTTTTAGTTGCAATCCGACGCATTTTCATTTCCCTTTCAATTTGGCTTCACGTGCAGCCCGCAATTCTTCCCGATATTCTTTCCCGTAAAGTTTATTGAATTTGCGATTATATTCCCGCATCATGGCGAAAAGTTCGCGTTCTTTTCGATAGGCTTCCTGCCATTCCGGGGTGGCCTTGATGTGGGCGGGGGTCAGACCCATCGGGCCACGTTCATCACCGGACACGATGCGAAGGCGGATTGCGGCAGCATCATGCGCCATATCAATCATGGCTTTCCCGGCTTTTGCTTTCAGATAGGTCATGACAAGGTTCCTTTCCTCTTTTCCTGATTCCTTTATGCCATTTTGAAAATGATTCGTCAAGCACTTTTTTTAGATTGACAACCAATCCCATCCCATGATATTCTTGGCGGCTTTCCGAATCAGTAAAAGAAAAGGCGGGTTTCCCCGCCTCCCTCTCACCACCCTCCGATCCAATAAGGCTCATAATTTTCACCCTCAGACGGCGTTACCATATAAACCGACTCTGGCCCCTCTGCATCCTCGTAAACCCGTTCCACGTGGCGCTTATAGGCTGCTACGCTAAGGGGCATTTCGCTGATATAGCTTGCCCGCGTCCCGTCGCAGTCACGCGATTCACGTATAACGAAAACAGTCCCGCGTTCTGTTTTCTTTTCTTCCATAGCATCGCGGATCAGTTGTTTCTCTTGAAGGGCATCCCAATGATTCCCGTAACGATTTTGATGGCCTTCGGCACCCACACCAAAAACACCATCAACATCATATTTTCCGCCATGTTTGCGGAAGTTTGCGCGAATTTTCAGAAAATCATATTTGCTCAGGTTGACTTTGGAGAACATGATTCGGGTTCCTTTCCCTTTGCTGGTATCCCTTTATCGCATATCCAAAAGAGGATTGCAACAAATATTTTCGAATCAGTTTGGGAAAAGGTGCGGGAGAATATCATAGAACCTACAGGCAGGCAATAGAAAAAAGGTGTGACATTTCTGCCACACCTTCTGATCTTATCGGAGGTAGTCGGGACCGGTCCACTTGATCCACGACAAATCCCCTTCTGCCAAGTTGCCCCGCGCTTGGTTGCGGGCAGGGGTTGCCCATCCGGCAGGCTTCAAAATATCGCCATATTTGAACTTCTTGTCGTCATGGCAGTTGACAATGAAGCAATGCACCGAATTGTCGAGAATCACCTTGATGTATTTTTTACCTTCCGTGTAAGTCAGGATTTCACCCGACTCCATCTTGGCAACATGGCCCACGGCATAGCTGTTGCCTTCCGCAAGGCTTTTCGCGTTCCACTTTTTGTAGTCCGCGATAATGGCATCCAGAAGGCTTTTGACGTTCAGCATCTTTGCAATCCCTTGTTTTGTGTTTCTGTGATTCCTTTTTACAGGAACCACATTGACTTGTCAACCCCGCGTGACTTGGTAGCGTTTGCCGGGAACGGCATGTTCAACGCAAGTCGTGTTTTCATAGGGGTTGAATACGGCAACGAACGTGTTGCTGCCTTGCTGGATAATGTCATATTCCCATTGATAACCGAGTCCATCGACCTCGCCAAGCCCCGAACCAATGTAACGAATATCTTCCGAATATTCCATAATGTCAGCAAAATGTTCCACATCATAGCACTGCGCCGCGACAGGCTCAACCTCGATGATGCTGGACATATACCCATCAGCGAAAGCGGCAGACGTGGAAAGTATCAGGGCGGCGATGGTTGCAAATTTGGTCATGGTTCTCGTTCCTTTCGGTTGTGTTTTGTTTCTCTGTGATTCTGTTATGCCATGAATGAAGATGATTCGCAAGCACTTTTTCAAAAATCTTTTTCCTTGACTTGATCTTGTGTTGTGTGATATTCTCTGCGAATTTTTCGAATCAAAAAAAGAGGGGGATTTCTCCCCCTTAGTTATTCGTTTACTTGCATTGCAATTGCCCAGACACTTGCGCCTTCTTCAATGCTCATATCATGACGCTGACAAACTGCGGCAAGATTTGTTCCATCCGGTTGAATTTTCACAATTTCTTCCTTGATTTTCTCATACATGACTGCTTTGCCCATTATTCCCGTTCCCCTTCATCGTCAACCCGAACGTCCAGAAGTTGATTCCGATTGTCGCGGGCTGCAAGGCGTTGTTCGCGCCGTTGCTGGCGAACGCCATTGCGATCACGTTTCCGATCACGCGGGGTGAATTCTTCGTCGTCTTTTTCAAACCATTTCGCCATTTTGTTTCTCCTATGTCTGGCGCTTCGTTGTGATTCTGTTATAGCTGATTCGGTTCAGGTTGTCAAGAATAAGTTTTTTTCACCCATTCATCAAAATTGGTATCGAAACCCTCGAAAATACATTCCGAATTGACATAATTTTCAATCGTCCCATCATGAAACGAAACCGTGTAAATGGGTTCCAAATTGTCACCACCAACATCTTCCATCCGCATCCCCACTATATGGAAAGGTTTTCCGTTGTGGTTGGTGCAAGTATCTGCATAGAAAAGCTTTCTCAAATTAAGATTCGGCGTTCCCACGTCATTCTCCTTTTGCTGTTGTGATTCCTTTATGCCATACCCATTCCGATTCGTCAATCAATTTCTTTCTATTGACACGATACAGTATGGTGTGATATTCTCTGCCGCCCAGACGAATCACAAAGAGTGTGACATTTCTGCCACACCCTTGTTTTCAGACTGCCTTGTAAGATTTCACTTGACGGGACCGGGTGAAAGATTCGCCTTCATGGATACTGTAGCCGATAAACTTGCGTTTCTGGCATTCACGCTTGGCGATAGCTTCCGAGAAGTCCATACGGTTGCGGGCGTCCAGAATAATCACGGCACGATCCCCACAAGCAGGAATTGCCTTTGATGGTTTACCCGGAAAGGCAACAGACATTTGGTAAAATTGAGCGTAGCGCATGAGAGGTTCCTTTCTCTTTTCCTGATTCCTTTATGCCATACCCATTCCGATTCGTCAAGAACAATTTTCATCTTGACACTATCGGTGTTGATATGATATTCTCTGCCGCTTTTGCGAATCAAAAAAAGTGGGGCAACCGTTCCAAACAGTTGCCCCGTTACGTCATATTATTAGCCCCTGACGCGGGGGATGCACAATGGTCGTCTGACCATTGCAAAACCTGTTTCATTTCAACAGGCTTGGCAATGGTGGCATATATTAGCCTATATGCCAGAGGCTTATTCACCTACCCAGATGTTGCCATTTATTTACACAAATAGCTCGCTGTTTTGACCTAATAGGATTTACGTTACAGCGCGGGATTTTCCCTTCAGGCCCGACGCAGCGGATTTTCCTGTAACTACCTACTAGAGCAGGATTTAGACTGCCGTGACAATCCCTTTTCTGTTATCGCGTCCCCTCTCTTCTATACGGGAAACGGCACGGAGTTTAATGGACTGACAGCACCCTGTCTGTATGATCCATTTTATTTTTCTATACTTTCTTTTTTTACATAAATTGGCCGCGCGTCCCGGCCTGCGCGAATGGAATTACATGGCTTTTCCTTCCCTGCTATCCTGTCCATCTTTTTTTATCGGCTGGACATTTACCGCAATGATTAAACTTTCTCTATATGTATTTTTACACTCATAAATTAAGGTTAACTATTGGGGCGGATCACGCATGTTTCAATTCTCCCTAGTTGCATCTAGTTAACGCCATTTAGGTTCAGAGCCATCGGGTTCTTCCCGATCCCTATGCAAAAAATCTACCATGTGATTCTCTGCATGTCAACACCTATTTCAAAGTGTTGTAATTAGCCGCCCGAAGGAATTGCACCCTCCTATTCTTCCCCAAAAAGAACCTAACACGTTTGGGGCATGTTAGTTCGTCCACTAGGAAAGCGGCTTATTGCAACACTTTTTTTAAAGAGACAGGCTAGTTCAGCAAGTCCAAAGGTAACTATCTTAGGCGATAATGTTTTTGACCTTTGTGGGTATGACTTCCTAAGTGAGCCACTTTTTTACCCTGTCTTGCTTCCCTTCCTGTCTCTCTATGCATTCTTTATGCCATGCTGCATTGCGATTCGCAACAGGAAAATGCACATCGGCAAAACTTTTTAGGGGTTGACTCATATAGGGTTGGTGTGATATTCTCCCGCACACGATTCGGGATAGAAGAAAACCTGTGACATTTCTGCCACAGGTTTTTGTTGGTTTATTCTGTCAGTCTGCGTGAGCAACTTCCAGATTGGAATCCACGATCAAGAAAACGCTGCAATCGGGATTTTCTTCATCGAATTGGTCCCAAGCCTTTTCATAGCTTTCCGCCTCGACTTCTTCATAGCGGCGCTCTTCTTCTTCATTGAAGTATCCGAAAAGAAACTTTTGCATGTTCACTCCTTTGCTTGTGTGATTCTCTTATGCCATATCATGAGATGATTCGCAAGTGAAAAGATACTCTTGACATTATTTCTTATGGATGATATTCTTCCGCGCACGATTCGGGATAGAAGAAAACCTGTGACATTTCTGCCACAGGTCTATTTCAGATTGCGATTGCTTTTGCAAGATGTTTGATGTAGTCCACCACATCACCATTGAGAAAATCAATCTTGACAAGCATTGATTTCAGATGCCGTTGTTCTTCACTGTTGGTCATTTTCATGGCGTCTAGAATCATCCCAATAAGAATATAATTGACTCCACTTGGACCTTCGACTTCTATAATTTCGTCCGTCTGGATTCCTTTTTCTTCAATGAAAGTGTCCAGCCATTTGTTGAAGGTCATCTGCTTTCTCCTTTGCTTGTGTGATTCTCTTATGCCATATTCATTTCCGATTCGCAAGTGAAAAGTTGCGCTTGACATTATTTCTTCTGGATGATATTCTCACGCGCACGATTCGAATCGAAAAAGAGGTGTGACATTTCTGCCACACCTACTTCTTTCATTTTTTGCGCTTTTGATTATACTTGACCCGCGCACCGCGATCAAGCCACTCTTGCGGAGTCCAGACTCCTAGTTCGGAATAATCCTCTCCTTCCGCCAGAGGACGCAATTCTGCCGTTTTATAGGCTGCGCCCATTTCGGTTGCGCCATTGTAGTTTTCCGACAGGGTTGCATAAAGCCCATGATCCGCTTCCCCATCCGTATAGACGTTCTGCCACGCATAGGAACGCGCACGATGCGAGGGAATGAAGCCATTCGGAATGACGCATTCCATGAACGAATAAGGGCAATCATCCTTGCCCATTTCGATGCGGGCACTAGGCCAGTTGCCGTCATTTCCGTTGCCCATCCGAAGAAGAAACTGAGCCATGCTAAACTCCTTTTGCTGGCGTTTCGTATGATTCTGTTATGCCATGCCAGAAACGATTCGTCAACAGCAAAATTAAATTGAAAGAATGTTTTTTCGAATCACCCTTTCAAAACGCGCGGCAGAATATCATGGCGGCTGCGCTAGGTCAACAAGAAAAAACCGTGACATTTCTGCCACGGCTTGATTACTTCTGAACAATCTCTATTCCTTTGTCTCTCATATTCTCAATTATTGAACCCATGCCATAAGTCAATCCTGATAGCCATTTCATAGCCTTTTCTGGGTCTTTGGTCGTTTGCACTGGCATATCATTGCAGATGGAAACATAATCGTCACCATCTTTTTCAATTATATATCTTCCGGTTGGTATCTCAATATCCATTATTTTTATTTTTTGCATAATCATAGTCCTCTATATTTTTGTGACTATCAAGCAAATTAGGATGCGTCGTCACTAGGGTTTTTCTTTCTTTATCATAAACCAAAGGGATAATTCCATCAATATTACTAAGGATTAACGCATAGACTGACAAACGGTTGCTTTGTTTCGCACGAAAAGATGCCACTACAGCAACATTGTGCCCATTGAAGCTGACGTTCTGTCTCTTGCCCGTGTGAATGGCTTTTACAATCGCGTTATAGCCATCGTTGTTGATAGTGAGGCCATAGCGTTCTTTGAGCCGATTCTTGAAGTGATTTTTCTGACAATTTGCTTTGTTGGGTCGCATGAAGTCCTGCCTTTCTTTGTTGACTTTTGTTGTTGCATCCAAGATAGGCAATTTGGTCACACAGTTCAACAGGAAAGAGATTCGCCATATTATTTCGATCTATTGCCATTGACATTGTTATTGATTCGCGATATTCTCTGCACCCTGACGAATCACAAATGAATAGGTGTGACATTTCTGCCACACCTATTTTTCTTAAAAGAAAAGGGCCGACTGGCCCTTGACTTTATTCTTCGGGGTTGGACGAAACGTCAGCGAAATCTTCCGATTCGGCTTCGGCAGCGGCAGCAGCTTGCGCGGCCTTTTCCTCTGCCTTGGCGCGGTTGCGTTCGATCAGCTTGACCCACGAATTGCCCTTGCCAGTCAGCGACGGGACCAGAGCGGGACGGCCACGGCCACGGGTTTCGCCTTCCGCCAGCGTGGCAGCTTCCAGCTTGACCATGCCCTCTTCAACCAGTTGCTTGACGATGAAGCGCGACGGCATCTTGTCAGCGTTGCTATCGCGGATTGCGACCAGAAGATCAAACTTGCTGTCGCGATCAGCCAGCGTGGGCTTGCGGCCATTGTTGGCGCGACCATCGGTTTTGACTTCGGCTTGAGCGGCGACTTCGTTGGTTTCAACTTGAGCGTTCATGATGTAGTTCCTTTCTTTCTGGGTTGCGGCGTCATTGCCTGTCTCTTTCGATGATTAAGATATAGACGATGATTCTGATTCGCACAAGAGGAAAAATGCAGATCAGCAAACTTTTTTTCGAATCGGTCCAGATGAAAAGCGCGGGAGAATATCACTGGATAGATTCATTGTCAACAGCTATTTTTGTTTCACGTGGAACAATGTCAAACAAAAAAGGTGTGACATTTCAGCCACACCTTCCAGTAGTTATAATCTGATATGTTTTTCTTTCAAAAATTACTTCAATCCCGCATTGCTGCACCGCCAATAGTTTTAAAGAAAGAAAAGTTAGAAGTATCCCTAGAAAAATAGTTTTTGCCCAAAAATTCATTTTGCATTTTGTCCCTTTCAAATGAAGAAAAATAACACCCATAAAAAATAACCTGAAATAATTACTGTTACTATCCCCACAATAACAGCAATTAATCCCATATAAAATGTTAAAGTGTGAAATCTAACACCCATGAAATAAATGCCACCAAATATCAAATATAGTGACAAAACAAATGCCACCCCTATTAGAATAAAATAAAAGATGGCAAATGTTTCTATCATTTCATATTCTTTCCACAGAAGTTATTTCTAACCCATGATTCGTCAGTATGTTATACACCATTCTCTCACAGGTTGCAACCTCTTTCCATAGAAAGCGCCACTCTTGAAGATGCTTCACACGAAGCACATCCTCAACAGCAACGTCTAGATCACGTGGGTTGTTCTTGCTATAACAACAGAAAACATTCATCTTTGGTTCCCTTTCATAGCTGATGATTCCATTCTAATCTATTTAGAATCAGAAGTCAACTCTTGACAATGAAAGTGGTTAATGATATTCTCTCAAACTGATTCGCCATAGAAGAAAGGTGTGACATTTCTGCCACACCCCATTTTCAGCTAAGAAATTCCCTCTTGACATAATTTTCCAGTTTCCAGTTCCCCTGAATCTGTTCAATGTCAGGGAAATTGCTATCCCTTGGACGGTGCGGGTCGTCTTTCCCGATTTGAATGACGACACTATAATCACCTTCAACCCCACCATATGCCTTGTAAGCGTCAATCAAAAGGCTAGTGGTCAAGGTTTCGTCGTCGGCATAGCCGCAACAATCAAGTGCGGATTTGCGTGTCTTAGGGTTGAAATAGACCGTGCCGACCTCGATCAGAAAAATATTATCGGGTCCGCCCATTTCCGATTCCGATACAACATCGACAATATCAGCATAATCATCATCCGGGTTGTTCATGCGCCAGAAATAGCCGCCATTTTCCAGATTCATATCACCGTTGTAATTCCATTTCGCCATTGTGATTCTCCTATCTGGCGTTGCTGTTGATTCTTTATGCCACATCTCAAACCGATTCGCAAGGACTTTTTTAGAAAACTTTTCGCTTGACACATACAGGGTGGGTGTGATATTCTCCGAGACCGATTCGCAATATTGAAATAGGGTGTGACATTTCTGCCACACCCCATTGTTTCATTTATCCAAAACCCATTTTCCGTTGACTTTTGTATACCATTTTCCTTTGGTATATTTTTTCGTTGTATTTGTCAGTTCGCAATGATAAATCATCAGAATTGGACTCCGAACTCGATTTCGATTGCTTGCTCAATGGAGCGTTTCAGGTTGTAGGATTGGAAAGCCCATCCTGCACCATAGCGTTTCCCGCGATACTTGTTGCAATAGGCCGGGCGATACCACTTGCCATCCTTGCCCGTGAACATGAATACGGGGATGTAATAGCGCGGGTTGCCGTTCACGTCACTGTCAAGGCGGATTGCCGAGTCAACGATTCCTTTCACCATTTCGCGGTGTTCTTCGGTGGCGGTAACTTCACGTTGAACTTGAGCGGCGGTGTTCATCTGGTTTCTCCTTTGCTGGTGTGATTCCTTTATGCCATAGTGAAAACGATTCGTCAATAGCAAAAAAGAAAAAGGTGGCTGTTACGCCACCTTCTCATTCACCCATTATCCGAAACGAATTGCTGGCCCTTGGGCGTCAGGACGATTTCAGCCAGACCCATTTCGATCAGCTTTTGCTGATAATAGGCAGTTTCGCCGTTGATTTTTTTCAGCGAATTGGCGATAGCAGCTTTGTCGCTGTTGCCCTTGCCCCATTTCGACGGACGGCCACGGCCACGTTTCACTTCTTCGGTCATTGTCTTCATCCTTTCTTGGTTGCTCTCTATGTTCTTGTTATCGCATGTCCAGAATGATTCGTCAACAGCTTTCTTCTACTAGGACAGAAAAAGTTTCACCGATTCGTGAGGGCGCGGGAGAATATCAGATTGACAATGATGTGTCAACAAAAAAAGTGTGGCATTTCTGCCACACTTGCCTGTTCCTCAATGATTTATTTGCTAGTATCCCATTTGCTTATTTTTATCGGATTGCCAAGAGTCACCGGCATTGGGATGCCCTCGGTTATCCTCTTGCTCTTGCTGCCTTGTATCACTATCATTGAAGTTTTCGTTCATTCGATCTAGAGAACCAATTTTCTGGTCTTCTCTTTTATTTTTATTATCCATTTCATACCTCATGTTTGTTACTACTATCATAACAATAATATAACTCATGAGGCACTAAATGGTTCCCTAGTCTATAGAGTAAATTGTCGAATATTGCAAAGCAAGAGGAATATATTTTTCAGGATAACCCTTTTCCTTTAGAAGATTGATATAATCTTGCTCGGTATAGTCTGATTTGATCTTTACGGGAAACCCATAAGCCCAACCACTAGGCGGATCAATTAGAACATATTTCACCCTACCAGACCCACCGCTTGCAGTTGGTTTTCAATATCTTCCATTGTGAAAGCAATGTCTGCAATCACAAAGTCAGTCCCGTGACGGGTGATTAGACCCATATCAACAAGGAAATCTTTCTGCTCATCTGTGAGGCTAATTTCTTCCCCATCTTCTTTCAGCATATACATGACTATCTCCTTTCGGTTTCATTACATCCCTTACTGATAAGTCCCTTATAGCCGATTCTCTTCTCTGATGCAAGAGAAACTTTCTGTTGACTCCTACAACCTTCCATGATATTCTATGGTCGTTTTCGAATCAGAAAGAAAGGTGTGGCAGAAATGCCACACCTATTTCTTTAGATATAGTCAATCCTTCCATTTTCGTTGAAAGTCCATTCATTAATCTCTGCCAATTCTTTGAAGGATTCTTCGCTGGTTTGATCCTCATAATCATTTTGCAGTTGTTTGTAAAGCCATGCCGACAAGTCTTTCAATACTTGGCGGAATACATCTTCTGCATCGCAGCCCGCATCAAGCCAACCATGATTGCGGCGTTCATCTTCCATATCAACGGAATAACCGTGATAATCGGAATAGGTGAATTTTGCAGAAAGCGAATAGAAGCATTTGCGCTGCATTGCGGAAAGTTCCTTTGCAATGCGATGCAGTTCTTCATCTTGCGGCGCATATTCTTTGATCTTTTTCACCATTTCTTTGCGGAAATAGTAATAGCCAGAAAATGCCGCATAGCTTCCCTGATGATAGAAACCGGAGAATTGAACATCTTTCGACTTTACTTTAAAGCCGAGAATTTCGCAGATTTGCAGGAAGTCATCATATACACCATCCCACCAGTCATGATTGCAGGCATAGCGCGAGATAGCTTCTTGTTTGGCAGTGTCCGAAAGTTCCGAGAAGTCATAGACAGTCTTTTCAACCAGTGCAGTGATAGCCATTCTCTTTGATCCTTCTGTTTCTGTTTCCGTTACATCTCTTATAGCCAATGCCGATGTGATTCGCAAGCACTTTCTTGGAAAACTTCGAGGTTGACAGGGTGATAGGATGATGATATTCTATAGAACAAAACGAATCGGAGACTATGATGTTTAATGAAATTGATATAAAGTTATTAAAACGATTAATAACTTATGATTATAATACAGGTAAAGCTTTTTGGAAAAAAAGAGACAAAGAATATTTTTATTATGACAACAGAACTTTAAACACATGGAATTCAAAATTTGCAGGCACAGAAATTAAAAGCTTAAAAGATGGTTACTATGTTTTTAGACATGAAATAAATGGTGTTAAATATAGAATAAAATTGCATAGAGTCATATTCGCATATCATCACGGTTATTGGCCTAACGACTTATTAGATCATAAAGATGGAAACAAAATTAATAATAAGATAGACAATATAATTCTTTCAAATAAATCTGAAAATGCAAAAAATAGCAAACCAAAAAGCGGCAGTGGATATAAAAATATAACATGGGAACCTAGAATAAATAGATGGTCAATTAGATTTAGAGTTTCGGCTGGACATAATATATCAGGTGGTAGCTATAAAAACATAGAAGACGCAGTTAAAGCAAGAAATGAATTATTCTTAATATATAATCATCCTCCCGCCAGAGACAATCCAAATTGGGAATATATAAGAGAAAAAGAGGGGAATCAACCCCTCAATTCACCAATTTGAAAATAACTTTACCATGTTGCAGAAGTTGTTCGACTACATCATAGCGATAGGTGTCAGGATAATGCCAAAAAGCACCTACAATTTCGCATTCCCCTTCATCGTTAACATCCATTGACTCGGCAATGCAAATATCGGATGAAAGTCCGACAAACGGGTTTCCTTCACCGGCATCAAAGGGATGATAGCTGCCATTGGCAAAGTAATGTTCGAAACCTTCGATCAGGATAAGAATGTCATCCTTTTCCTCTGCCAACTCTTCCATTTCCTCACGAAAATCCTCATGCAACGTGATTTCCAGATCGCCATTTTCCAGCACCGATGCGTAGAGTTCCATTTGGTTTCCCTTTCTGTTTCGATGATTCTTTATCGCATGTCAGAAATGATTCGTCAAGCCACCAGTTCATCACGTTGCGAGATTTCGCAGCCATGTGCATCTGCATGGGCGATAGCTTCTGCACAAGTATCAAAAACAGGGAATTTCCATGCACAAAGTTCGCCTGCGGCATTGCGATGTGCGCGGCAACCCATAACATCAGACGTAGTTGCAGGGACTTCTTTGCCCAACACAGTCGGAATTGAGCCAACATAGCCCCAACGCTGAGAAGGGAATTGAATGATGTGAAGGCCAGCTTTTCCACCGAACATATTTGTCTCCTTTGGTTTCTCTATGATTCGTTTGTAGCGTATTGAAAACGATTCGTCAAGCGAGATTCATGCTAACCCGATAAACAGCATAAAAAGATTTTTTCGGAATAATGGAATTTTGCAAAAAGTTCTCCGCAGACTTTTTTTCACAAAAGAATGCAGCATCATTCCAATTTTCAGTAAAATAGGCTGCACCGGAATCATAATATGCAAGATATTTACCGTTACCATTAGAAACTACAAACAAATCGTCCATCACATTCCCCTTTGCTGTTTCCTTCTTCTAACAGATTCGTTTTGAAAGTGCAAGAGAAAAGATTCCTTGACACCCTATACCAATCCATGATATTCTCTATGCCTTCCAGACGAATCAATAAGGGTGTGACATTTCTGCCACACCCATTTCTTTCAAACAATCTGCCAGACGTGGAAGGCATTATCGCGCAGATTGCGCTCAAACCCATAACCATTATCGGTTGCACATGCTTCCCAGAAGTCAAGTTCACGAGAAGAAATATCTTCCGGGTTGACTGCAAGGAGGTATTTGTCAGCAGCAGCGACAATGGCAGCGGATGCACGATCATAGCCACCACCAGTTGCGCGGGCAGTCTCCATCTTGCGACCAAGCCAATGCACATAGGCCGTCACGCTCAAGCCGCTCTTGCTGGTATGGGTGATGATGCGGGCGACATATTCACCATTGGATTGAATGGCATAAACCGAACCACCGAGTGCGTTGGACAGTTTTTCGTAGACGTTCATCATTTTTCTCCTGTGCTGGTGTGATTCTCTTATGCCATAGTGAAAACGATTCTGCAAGCGAAAAGATTCCTTGACACCTTATGCCAATCCATGATATTCTTTGGCCGTTTCCGAATCAGAAAGAGAAGGTGTGACATTTCTGCCACACCCTTTCCTTATCGTGCTGCAACAAAAGTGACGTTGCGCGGGGCATCATCAATGTCATAATAACGGGTATCAACTGCCCGATAACGAATTCCGAACTTTCCTTTTGCGAAAGAAACTCCACCTTGAACCCCAAAAAAGCCCATAAAATCTTTCATGGCTTGGCGAGTCGTGGTGGTCATATAGCGGCAATGGTCAAGCGAAACCTTGATTGCACGGGGATCAGACTCAAGCTCAAACTGAGCAATTTCGGACCCATGCAGACGGCAGGAAAAGACATTGCCGCCCATGTATTCAATCGTGCGATTGTGACCAACTTTGACTTCACGACCAACCGCTTGAATTTCATCCAGCGAGATTTCTTTCATCTGAGCCAAGGTCTTATCTCCTATTTGGTGTTTCGTTGTGATTCTGTTTTAGCCTAGCCGAAGCGATTCGTCAAGCTAGAAATTCACGCACCACCGTTTTCATATCTTCAAATTTTTCAGACTGAGCTTGGAAATTGTAGCCATTAAGACTCGCAGTCCATTTGCCATGACGATTCTTGTAAAGAACCCCGATCATATCCAGATCATTATTTGCATTTTTCCAGATTGCATAGGTGCTGGCCCCATTTTCACGGGGTTGATTGTGCGAAGAAAAACTGATCTTTTTCATATTAACCCTCCACAGGAATTTCAATGGAAAGAATGGTATCTTCGGGATACAATTCTTTGAAGATTTTAATGCAATCTTCAACCGTTCCATAAATGGTAGCAGTCCATTCTTTACAGTCTACATTTGCTGCAAAGAAAGTGAAAGACGAAACTGCAACGTTGTCATCATATTGGCGAACAATATGAAAACCTTTATCTTCATTTACCATTTTATCAATGGCAGTTGAAGTCGTTTGAACCAAGAAAATGTCACAAGTGTCTTCATTGACTACAACGTATTTCATCTGATTCCCTTTCCGTTTCTGTTGTCCTCTTATGCCATCCTCAAAACGATTCGTCAAGAACTATTTTCGAATCACCAAATCTGAAAAAGCGCGGGAGAATATCATAACCTTGCAACGCAGTCAATAAAAAAGTGGTCGCTAATCATAGCGACCACCCTTGATTTTTGCCTTGTCACGCGAACGCTGCGCTTTAGCAGATTTCGTTTGCGCCCCTTGCTTTCGCACGATCAGGTGTTGCACGAAAGGGTTGCGGGGTTTGGGAAGCGATTTCTTAGCCATGACAGTCTCCGTTGTTTCGATGACTAAGATATAGATGATTCGCTTCTTATTGTCAACTACCGAATTCGTGCAACATAATAATCAATGCAACCTTGATAGTCCATCACTTCACCACTACATTCTTGCTTGGCGTATTGCAGACGATCACCATCAGTGTAGGGCGGGACACGATCACATGCGGCAATGAAAAGAACCAGAAGACCCACGATCACGAAAGCTTTGTTCATTCTTGTTCATCCTTCTTGTTGAAGATAAAATGTTTGATGGCGAAAAGAACTCCGACAGCAAATGCTGCCATAATCAGAATAATATTATTCACCACATTCACCTTTCCATGCCCATGATTTATCTACACAAATTTCTGCATAGCCACGCTCTACTGCATCTTTTTCATACATATCCTTTGCAAGCCAAAATCCAAACAATGCTGTGCCAGCAACGAATGCAATGATGCAAATAAGATCAATGAAATCACTCATCAATTTTCACCATTAATGATAGCGACCCAAGCCCCCACAGCAACAGCGATGGTCCAAAAAACAATTGCAACACAAAATGCAAGACCCATTGCAATGTGACCAAAAGTTCCAAATGTCAGGATGATGACATTGACCAGTGCGAAACTTGCAAATGGCATGAAAAGTTTGATTGGCTTTTCTTTATTATAAATCACACAGAACATGCGATATACGCCAAAGATATAAAGGATAGTCAGGATAATGAGTGCAGCAATAACATACCATTCCATCACTCATCTCCTTCTTCAATTGGTGCAAAATTAACTTCGTCGTATTCGTTCCAGAACCAACGAACCTTGTAACGATCAGCGATTCGTGTTGCCAATTTTTCAATCTTTTCAATGCTATCTACATCGTAGTCAACCAGATTTTCAAACTCATCTAGTGCATTCCAAGCGCATGACATTTCTTTTTCACTCCTTTGTTTCAAAAACACTCATCTTCGGAAGCATATGCAACGACAGCATCATGACCCGCAACTTGTGCAAACTCGCAATGCGTCACATCCTTCATAGACTTCATATACATCCTTCCACTCTTCCTGTCAAGCATTAAACAGTGGACGTTATCAGATTTCATTGGCCTCATGATTCTACCCGGAACATAAAGATTCCAATTAAGTTTGGTAGAACCAAATGGATTAAAAGTAAAGTCAATCATAATCAATCTTATAGTCAATAATATAATACTTGGAAGAACCATTGGGACTCGGATCAATGACACGACCAGATTTAATGTCAGACTCCATGTCTTTCTTGACTCGCTCAAGAGAACTCATGGGATATGCAAGTTCAAGAGTAGTCTTGATTCCTTCAAGAATTCCAGAAACAAACTCGACGTTATAGCGAATCGTGAAGCGATCAGTCATCATAGACTCCTCTGTTGATGTTGGAATCATAATGACACATGAGTCGTCATTGGTCAAGAAGAATCTTTTCCTTGACTTCATGATGGGACTCTGATATTCTATGGGATTTTTTAAAAAACTACGACGCGAAGCGGAGAAACGAGCGAAGCGAGTTTTCATGATTCTTATAACAAATTACGATTCTATAGAATCATATAATTAAAAAACACGATTCTCATAGAGTCAAAAACGAAGCGAAGCGAAGTTTTTGACCTGACTCTTCATAGTTATCTATCTTTTATTATATCCACTTTTTCAATTTTGTCAAGATAGAAAATGAATTATGGTCAAAGAAAAGAATTATTTCCTCTTTTGTTCTATTGGTGAAGAATATTATTCTTCTTGACAGACATAACAGAGAATGATATTCTTCCTTGTTCACCATAAAAAGAAAAGGTGATTCGGAATTTCCGAATCACCTTTGCTCATGCAAAAATCAAAATGATAATAAGCACGACTACTACTAGAGGAATACCATACATTATTTTCTCCTTTATTGTTTACTTAACAAAACCCTCCATCCATGCTTGCAGTTCCTCTTGACGAGAATCTTGATTCAGAAATTTGCGAAGATGATTGTTAAATACCTCCGTCAAATCCTTGTTGTCAAATCGTGCAAAAGCAAACTGACGCATAACTGAATCCTTGTCACCATTTACCGCATAATCTTTCTTTGAAGAATACTTGGTAACTGCTTCATAGGTGTATGCATCAACTGCATGAAACGCAGCATACTTTAGTTTGAAAAATTCTTTCTCCGTTTCGTCAACAATAGCTTTGTCAGCATCATTGAGAAGCGGAATGAAATCATCCAGTGTCCCATCCAGAATCATTTCCCAGATATGACGTTTCTTGGTGACAGCATCCTTTGCACGATGTTTGGTCACATAATCTTCTGCCTTTACTTTATAGTATTCATTACCAAAAGTAATGACAGCGCCCTCTGTCCCTTTCAGAACACGAATTGTTTCCAAAAACTCATCCATGTTGTGCGGGGATTGAAGAAGCGGAACACGGTCATGGTCATGCAGCCAATTGTTATTATTATGAATGTTCAGATATTCACCAGTATGATTATCTCGCAATGCAAGCAAAATCAAACGTGGTTTTTCATAAAAAACCACATGAGGATTGTTCGGGCCGACATATTCAAAAATGGGAGTATGACCCAATTCCAAATGAAATCGCACCTGATCGTATCTTTTAGAATTATCATCGTAAAAATCTTTTCCGAAAACGTCAGGAAAATCCTTGCGAAGATTGTTGATAGTATCAGACTCACCCTTGCGAGTGGCCCAACGAATTTCTCCGTTTAGTGTTTGTTCAATCATGAAAGGACGAACCATAGAACCATCCTCTTTCACCATGATCTTATGGTCACGGCTCATGTCAATCACATTCGCCTGAGTTTCCTCTAGCTGATTGACATTGAAAAATTTGTGAAAAGGACGAGACACGATACGGCCCTCTTTGTCGAAGAGTAGCCCACGGCACTCACGACGCATTTCCCAACCTGCATGTTTTTTTGAAAAAGTCTCACCAGTATCCACAACATAGTCGATCCAAGTGTAGTCACCTTTATCAGCGACAATGATTTCATCGAACCCTTTGATATGGGGCAGAACATCGTCAATGGTATGGATGGTCGGAAACTGATACATTACAAACTCCTATTGCTTCGTTAGCTACTTCATAGCAGAACGAATCATCTCTGTCAACATGAAAAAAGGGGCAACTTAATGCCCCTTTTCTTTAGATCAATCCCACATCATTCGTTCACTGACGGGGGCAACATATGGCGAAATCTTGATAAAGACCTTGTTAACAGGGTCAGCATAGATCATGGTGCCATCATCTTCAAGTTTCTGGAAATTCTCAGACTTGGCATAGATTGAACTTGCTTGTTCAATAAACTTATGCACAATCTTGCGAGTCTCTAGCGGAAGCTTGTTGACTTCTTTTGCATAAGGTGCTTGGTCAGAGACTTTGTATTCGGTATCAACTTCGCCCGTTTCATCACCATCTTCGTCACGCTTATACTTGAAGTAATTGTGGATATGGAAACCATAATCACCAAGATCACGAATGCGAGTATTCGTATGGCAAGGCAGTTCAAGGTTAAGCTGCTTGATGAAAATAGAAACATCATAAGTGCGCCAAGACACGTTGTCAAAGTCAGAAATGTTCAGACCTTCAATGGTATCTTTGAAAGAATTACCAAAGCGATGATATTCCTCAATGATAGCAGAAACCGAGTCAAAGCTAAGAAGAGGATTCATCTTGTGATAAATCTTGAATTCATTGATGAATGATTCTGGTGCGGAACAATCTTTCAGGAATTCTTCTGCGGCTTCCTCTTCAACACCACGATAGCTATACTTGTAAAGAATGCGACCGGGACGCGAATGGAAATAGTCATTGACCTTGCGAGGCTCATTGACAGTCAGAATGAAAAGACGTTTCTCAGCAGACATGACACCATCAAACAGAGTCAGAAGAGAATTTTGTTGGTCATTTTCTTCAAACATCTTTTCAAATTCGTCAAGAATGTTGATGACAGGGAATTTCAGTTCATTCATGAAATCAACATAACCGCCACTGCGAACGACATGCGGGGTCGAAATGATAACAGGAAAACCATCACCCAGAGCCATTTCTGCTACACGCTTTGCAAGAAGAGTCTTGCCCGAACCTTTGTCACCAGATAGAAGAACACCAGTAGGACGATTGCGCTGCTTGAATGAAGTCATGATTCGTTCAGCGCGGCGGTTGGTAGAACCATACAGCTTATGCGTAATAGTGAAATCATCCGTTTGTTCAAGGAAAATGTTTCCGAACATATCTAGATGAGTCTGATATACTCCAACCGGAAGTTTCTGATGAATGGTAAAACGCTTGTCGTCACCAATGCGATAAGTCCCGCCACTCTCAATAATAACCTTAGCCATAATATACTTTTCCTTTTTGTTAAATTACTTCATAACCACGATCTTCAAGAGAAAAACGAAGAGCATTCTCGCAACCTTCGTCACCCTCAATATGACAAACAATTCCGTTCCCATCAAAACGAGTTCCGTAACGTGTCGCATTATAAATTTCTGCAATCTTGTTCACAGTGCGCTGAACCGCTTCAAAATGATGTTCACCAGCATTCACAATCATTGTTCATCCTTTCTCACAAGATAACCTTTTCGTGCCCAACGTAGAATGTCAAAACCATCACCAGCTTGTTCATTCTCTGTCTGCCAACGTTCTAGCACATCGTCAATCTTCTTGTCAAGGTCTTTTTTCAGTTGGTCGCGAGAAACAATGTGCTTTGGAGTCTTGTCAACCATCTTCCACACTCCCCCAATTATTGATCCAAAATTTGAAATGAGGCTGAACTTTTGCATTTTCGGGAACATCCTCCATATAATCAGCATACATGTTTTCCAAAACATATTCAGGAATAACCTTGCCGGGACGAGATGCAAGACGCTTCTTCCAGACTTCCATCTCTTCATCCGTCTTCGGTTTCTCAAAGAAAATGTAGGTGACAATATATCCCGCATCAACAAATGGTGCAATATCACGATCACGAACATGCGAATAAAGATTGGTCTTGTCCATCACCAAATATTCAGGCTTGTATTTCAATGCATCCTGAACATGCTGCTTGTATAGTTTGTCAATCTCTTTGCCGTAAGTCTTGAATGCAAGATTGTAGTCACAATTGTTTTGCTTGGCAAACCATTCAACAATATTGTCACGGGAAAGAACCTTTCCTTCCATGACAGTTCTTACAAGATGCTTGTTAAAATAAGTGGACTTCCCAGACGCGGGAAGTCCAATCAATACATGTAGTTGTTTCATTTATCTTTTTCCAAAATCTGTTTCAATTCCCAATACCGCTTCTGATATTTGACCATCCGCTCAATATCCTTGTCACGCATTCCTTTCAGACGGCGAAGATCAGAGTTATGAGTCAAGTCAGCCATCTTCACACGAATGGCATCAAAGTTTGTTTTCAGATTCTCATAATACTCATCTTCTGTCTGACCGGGCATCTTGGTCATGTCACTGACACCCTCAATGATCCGATCTGTGAAACCAATATCACGCATCTCAGCAAACGTCAAGTTGGAATCTTCAACAGCGTCATGAAGAAGGGCAATGCACTGCAACTCTTCATCGTCACTGTCCAAAATATTCATGACAGCCAGAGGATGCATTGCATAAGGATTGCCACCACGATCAAACTGCCCGCTGTGAGCGTTTACCATTGTGTGCAGAGCCTTTTCGAGCAGTTCGCCTTTTTTCATCTTCAACAACCTCTCCTAGTTCCCATATGAAAGCAAACGGATTGCTCTTCTCATAGTGATATCTACTACCCCAGAACCACAATGTCAAGTATAAAATCTCTCCGGGGCGAAAGATAATATGCAACCGCCCCGGAATGGTATAATTGATTTTCAATTGAAAAACTTTTTCAGAGAATCAGGAATGTCAACATCAGCCTTGCCCAGATTTTCATTCTCTTCTGCGTCACGCGCCTGTTCCAGCATGTTGACAATGGCATGGCTCATCTGAGATGCCTGAATGCACTCGCTAACACCACGGGTTGCAGCATCAAGCAAAACAATGGTCGGAAGCGAAATGCCTTTCGGCGTATCAGCCTCATCAGCAACAGCCATCAGAAACTTTTCATAAGTCCCAAGCATGGCTTGAAGTTCAGGATAGCCAGCACAAGACTTGCGAATACCCACCATCTGTTCTTTCACTTTTGAACGAAAATCTTCCATAGTTATACCCTTTCTTCAATTTGTTTCAAATACTCAAGAACCATGTTCACCGATTCCCGATTCGCTTCCATCTCCCACTCACGCTCAAGATAGGGGATGTGTTTCATCTTGTCAAGCTTTGCTCCAAGACCATCCCGAAGGTGTTGCTTGATATGCACACACTCATGAAACATCGTCTTCACAATGTCTCCAAGACCACGATTCCCTTCTAGCACAATCAAATAATCTGTCAATGATTCGTCAATCAACATTCCGTTCAAACCATCAGCCATGTCATCAATCAAAATGACAACAGAAATGTCAGCATGTTCAATGCCAAGATATTTGAAAGCAAACTCAGCACTGGACCGAATCTGTTCAACACGACCCTCTTCCAGACCATAATCATTGCTGATGGTAAGTTTCATGCGTTAACTCCATAAATTTCTTTTGCACAAGCAAGGCGATGCTCTTGGCTAGAACTACCACCAATACAATTCTTCATTGCCGATTCACGTGGATCAGCAAAAATCATGAAAAACACCGAAACCGAAAGAATCGCCAATACAATAATAACCAATACTTTATCATCCGAATCCATAGTTATTTCCTTTTCTTGACCAGAGATACATCCATGTATGTCGGTTTATAGTCAGTCCCATGCTCACGAATGAGAAGGTTGAAACCGTCGATCTTCAAAACATCAAACCATGCCGCATCCGGTTGTTTGTTGAATGCTACAACATCACCTACATGAATCTTCATGACAATCTCCTATGTGTTTCGCTTCGTTCCTTATAGAGTGATTCCATCTCCCTGTCAACACAACAATGATCTTGACTTCTCTCTCCCCCAAATGATATTCTCCCACGCCCCGCGAATCAAAAACGGCGTCTGTTAAGACGCCGTTGATTTTCTTCCAGTAATATAAATACCTCTTGTCGTTTGACTTTCTCTAACTTCAAATCCATAGTTGTTATCAGTAATAATTGTATTTTTATTCAATTCTTCATAAATTTTATGAAATGATTGTCGAAACTTATTGTCACCCATAATATGATATGCAAGAAGCGCATAAAGATCACGAGCCTCTGTCAAAGTCATTTCCAATTTGAAAGTCGGCTCACCAACCATTTCAATCTTTGCCATTTTTGTTCCTTTCGTTTTCAATTCGCTCAACCAATTCATTGAATTCATCTTCGGTCAAATCTTCAACCGCTTCCATGAACTCCAAAATAACAGGATCAAAATCATCTTCCATCACTTATCCTTTTGCAACAAAATATTCAGTTTGATGTTGATATGGTATGCATATTGGATGATCCAAAAACATGCTGCCAAAATCGAATACTGCCATGAAACAATAAACGAAAGAACAACAAAAACCCAAAAAGATATTTCAAAAATGGCAACCAAATTATTGTCAACCTTTACCTCGTCCATCATTCACCCCCTCGGAAAAACATTATTATAATTCTTGGCCTGAACCATCACAGCAAGCATCGCTTTAGACATTCATACAACTCCTATACGCGGTTTCATTACAACCCTTATAGAGTGATTCGTATCCCATGTCAACAACATTCTTCGGATTGACACAACCCCAACACTATGATATTCTCCCAAACCCCGATTCGAAAAAGAGGCCGCAATGGGCCTCAATCTTCAACCTGTTCTTCATTCTTCTTAATAGAAATAGTAATGGTATTTTCATCAGGCATATAACCATAAGAAACCTTTACTACTTGGTAAACCTCTGGATACCACGGATGAGTCCCCATAACAACTTCTTCACCAATGCGAGGAATATGAGGAAGAGAATCATATGTTCCCTTATATACTTCCTCGTCAACATCATAATAACTAATTCGCATATGTGTCTCCTATAACACGGTTTCATTACATCCCTTCTATACCGATTCTCATTCCATGTCAACAACAAAATTCAGCTTGACACAGACCCCTCAATGTGATATTCTCCCCGCCCCGTAACCCCCTGATTCGAAACCATAATTTAAAATGGTGTGAAAAACGGCCATTTTATGCGATTTTATAGTGCAGATATACAGCTATTTGAAGATTCGTTGATTTCATTGAATAAAATATTGAATGAAATCAACGAGTAATGTTTAAATTATACCTTTTCTCGCAGAGTGCCAAGAGCGGCAATATTTGCTTCCAGATTAATATTTAATTGGGAAACACGGCGAACCTGCTCACGGGGAATGAACTCTTCCGTATAAGAACCATCATCCTCTTTATGGAAAAGAATAACACTCTCATTATTGTAATAAAGTGAATGAACATCATAAAAGGTGTCATTAACGCCATTGGTATAATAGATTTTATATGTGAACATATCTTATTCTCCTTTAAGCAAACCTGATCTTAATATCATCGCCACTGTAATAAACTGCACGACAATTACCTTCCAGTTGTTCAAGGAAATCATCTTCTGTGAAATTAACATTAATTCGCTCTGGTGTGAATACGACAACATGACCAGCTTCGTCGCGAACCCATAGATCACCATCACTATCCAAAAGAGCTACAATAAAATCACTTTCCGGGGTTTTTTCTGTTACTACTTTAAGCATATCTTATTCTCCTTTTTTATGGCGAATGATCGTGGGCTTCACTTCTTCTGGTTCAAAGTATTCTTTCAGGGCATTTGCCATCTTGATTGCATCTTCTTTATTAATGGAAATGCAATTATTTCGAACCCCATCACTGGTATGGGTTGATATAAACAAATCCCCGCCAAAATCTTCTAATACAATTGGATCACTATTATCATATTCTATTTTATAGATTTGTTCCATCATTCGCTCCTTTTTCCACGACAACGATCTTTAAATGCGGGGTCTTCTTCGAATCTTTTCTTTAGCTTCTCTAATATCTCTTTACTGATCTTTATTCTTTCTTCTTCGCTCATGTCATCCATATATCACCTGTCTTGTCCCTTGTCAACTCTTATCTTGCTTCTCTGCCTTCAACAAGACAAAACAGCTTTTTTTCGAGCTTTTTTTATTTCGTGGAAATTTTTGTTTTCTTCTACTTTTTTTCTTCGTGTTTGTGGCATTAATGTTACAGTGTGATTTTAATGTCACATCTCGAAAATTTTCTTCTAATTTTTTAGATTGGATATTCACTTGTCTTGGTTTCTATCATTTCCTTGACTGTTGTTATTTTAAACAGTTTCTTCCATTCCTCTCCCAATACATCTAGATAGATTTCTGCACTATCTTTTGTATCGAATAGCAAAGCATCTTTATATAGATTGCTACACCGGCGAGTTTTTCCTTTAAATACCACAGGGCGAATAGCGAAGAATGTAATCAGTGATTTATTGTATTGTGAATCATACCACAAAACATATTTTCCATCAAGATTTTCTGAGTAGTGGAAATCAATTTTTCTTTTCATCTTTGTTTCCTTTTTCTTCTTCACTGAGTTGGATTTTTTATTTCTCTCAGTTTCGAGATTGCTTCTTCTAGTTTGTAGTAAACATCTGCATGAAAGTATGATTTGAATGAACTATCATATCCCCATGCGTCTAGTCTTAGATCATCCAGAGTTTCAATTACTTCTTCGATTTTATCCTTATCATTCATAGCGTGATTATCCTACAGTTTTTGACTTCTCCATCAATAATTCTTTCGCCCCATTGCATCATTTCTTTTTGATATGATGCGAAGATTTCTTCTTCACCTACAACATAACTTTGATAATTTGCGATAGTTAAGAATCCTTCGACAATCCTTGCTTTTTGCAATTCTATTTCATAGCTTTGACTATTGACTGATTGCAATGCATTCGCCACTTGTTTTGCAGTAACACGAATGTCCATATGGTCATGCCAATAATCTTCCCAGATATGTCTCAGGTCCAGATGATTTAGATATTCCATTCTCTTTATCCTTTCACTCGCTGAAAATATTATTATTCACAAAATTCAAAAAATTATCAAAGCTGAAACTAGTCTCTGCTGGTTTTTTATCGGGGTTTCTATTGGCAACTATGTCGTGATAGTGTTGAGCGTTTTGCAGAAAATGAATATCGAAAGCGACTTCTGCATGAGATTGGCAAATGGCTCTTTGGACATTTCTGCTGGAAACAGAACTGCCTTCCAAATCTTCATGGTAATGTTCATCAGCAATCATATGGCCCACAACACATTTTGTATCATTTTGCCCGCGATATTTACAGGTTGGTTTGTCTTCATCATTTTCTGGAATATATACAGAAAAGGTTGGAGCCGCTTTGATCTTGTCAAAAGAATTTTTGAGCAATTCAACAAGTTTGGGATCAATTTCACTTAGTGTCATGGTTCATTATCCTTTTCAAAATGTTTTGCTTTATATTCTTCCATCCATTTTGCTGCTGACGCCGCCTGTGCTTTCCATTTTGGAAGCCATTCATTCCACATATCTTCCTTGCCTTCCCATTTTTCATTAATGGTAGGATTATAGTTTTTTAGATTTTCAATAATGGCGTCAATCTGATTGTCGCTATCATATGTTCCTTCTGCTGCACTGAAAATCTGGTGGCCCATTGAATTTCCCAAACCTTTAATTGTAGAAATTCCCACGACGCTCTCTGCCCAACATTGATAGCATGAACAAGGAAAAGATGTGCAATCTCCAAAATGGCCTGATTTCAACGCTGCTTTAAATTCTTCAATTTCTTCTTTTGAAATGTCAGTATCAAGTGCCTTATAAAATTTTTCTTGTGCTTCTTGCGGGTCAATTCTAAAACGAATGGGGTCACGATGATATTGCGCGGCAGTCCACAAACGATCATAGCTAATAAGATTTTCAATTATATTATCTTCACCCTCTTCAAATTCTATATAAGAATCTAGCGGGTTGTGCTTCCAAATTATTTTCATTCGATATCCAATTCTTCCTCTGACATGGGCCAGCCTTTGCCTATTTCACAATCAAAATCCACAACATATGGATATATTCTAAGTTTATGATCTGCGTCCACAATCACACCTTTTGTCAATCTTTTCAGATTCATTCCATTTTGGTCTTCAATATCTGGTCCGACATAGCAGACTTTATCACCAATTTTCATGTTTTACTCCTTCAATACGGATTACTGTCTCCTGTCCATGATTCTATCATCCTTGACACTAGTGCATCATAGCGCCAATGTCAAGGCAGTTTCTTCTCTGGCATTGTCAATGTTTCCTCGGCAATGGCAAGCAGGTCTATTGAAGTTTGCGTTGCATTTCTCAAATTTTGCTTCGTCATTGGGGGCAAGGTGCTATCTGAACGATAGCAATTTATCTGAAAATTCGTCAGGTTCACCACTCCCGTTCTCAATATCTTTCTAGCCACATCATGATTCGTTTCAACTCCAAATTTGAAAAAATCTTTGATGCAAACTTGAAAGTTCCCTGCACTGGATTGTGCAGGGAATGACAGGGCAAATATCAATAATAAAGATTTTAACATGGTTCACACAAAGTAAAGATAGCCGCCAGCATAGCAAATATAAGCATCTTTAGAAGGCTTATCATCTTCATACATATGTTGATCGAAATGATCTTCCTGATAAAGAATAAGGTTTGGCTTATTGTCAAAATCAGTTTGGGCAGTATCGTTGCCCTGATATAATCCATATTCACCTTCCCAAAGGTCACAGATTTCATTGAATTTATCAGAGTAATCGTGACCTAGCTTTGCCAGTTCTTCGATGATTTTATTTGCATAATTCTTTGTATAAGTTTCATAATCCATAATTCAATCCTTTTTCCTTGCCAGCAAAGCATCATTTAGCATTTGAATGGTTTCTTCAATGAAAGAACGGATTCGATCAAGCTCTTTTTCCCATTTTCCCCGAACAAATTTTTCAGTGTCTCCGTCATATGGGAAATTATATGCTTCCGAAATTGCTGCGTAATATTCCTCGTCACTCATACCTTCCTTGCGATACTTAACAAAACGTTCTTCAAAATCGTCAATGCGACGTTCAAAGTCATAATCTGGTGAATCATAGTAGGTATCACAATGCAATGCAGGATGGCTAAAATAATACCTCATATATTCGTAATATTCCATAGCAAACCGTAGCCATTCATCTGACATGAAGTCAACTACACCATCTTTCCAAATAATTGAATATTTTTTTGAAAAATTAGAATAGGGTGAGATATGGTTTAGTTTCTTTTTTTCTACCCAATAGACTACTTCCGGCATAGATGCCTTTTCTTCTTTGGTATATAGCCCCTCCACCATCGAGTCGAAAACTGGATACTTGAACCTATCTTTATATTCATCAGGAACATCCAAATCTTTAGATTTGTCTTCAATTTCTTTATACCCGTAGAAAAGAGACTCATTGCTCACATATTTCTTGGGATATGGGCGAGTAGTAATTTTCCTGAAACGAATGGCTTCTTTAAATTCTTCAAGATCACGAATACCATTACCAATGACATTGAACAGTTGATCCGCAACCTTCATTTCAGAAATTGTAACGGAATTTGAAGTATAAATGATAGGATATAGGTTCATGCTGTTGTTAATATACTGCTTAGGCGTCATGAATTTCATGTTTTGATTCTCCTTCAATGGACTATGCCTTGACAGTATAGGAATCACTTCCACCTGTCAAGGCATAATAACTCACTCGCCCGCGATTGCTTCGTCAAGTTTGGTATTGATTAGCGTTCGGACCTTACCAAAAACCTCTTGATTTTCTGGCGAAGTAATAACCATTTCACCGACCTCGGAGGCGGCAATCATATAAAGAGTGTCTTTGTTAGGGACTAGAATTGATAAAAATCCTGCTAAGGCGGCAACATACATGAACTTTACACCATACACTTTTTGTGGTTTTTCCTCCACACTATTATATAAAGCTGCGACAGCATTATAAATTACTAGTATTGTGGCAAGACCAATAGCAATTACGAGCAAGAATTGTGAAAATCCAGACGAAATGCTTGCAAGATAAAGAAACCAAGATAGCGTATTCATAATTTATCCTTTCTGATAGTTTTTAAAATCTACAATTCCCTTGCGAACTCACTTAATTTTCTTCGACATTTTTTTCTCCTGTCCCATATAGGCCAAAATTTTCTTCGACTTTTTTAGCAGCTACCAAAACGATATGAAACAAAATCGCCCATGTCATTTCCACTTTTTATCTAGAGGTTTCAAACCACATTCCTCTGGACCATACTTTTTTTCAAAAAAGTCGTCCTTATGTTTTTGTGGCATGTTTAGAATTTTCCACGCTTTGATAAATCTAAATTTAGAAATAAGAGAAATAATTTCTTTTCTCAAGTTGTTTCTACCAAAACTCCATCCCTCTCCCCACTCAAATTCCTTCATGTCGGGCCAGTGAATAAAACGAATGTTATCTGGAACATCGTCTTCCATTTTCATTTCATCATCTAGCCAATGAGTAGGGCCAAACTGAGGCATTTGTGACCATCCTACCGGATAATGCGTATCGCCTTCATTAGCAGTAAAATATGCATCAGAGGCCATACGCCCACTATGTGAAACAATGTATCGTCCTGTTTTCTCTGGAAAGTCATCAATCCTGCGCCAAGGCATGTTGTTCTCCTTCTAGTTGTTGTGCCATTTTTGGACACGAAGTCCTTTTTCATTCAAGCCAAGAGTAGTGAAAACAGATTTCTTGTGAACAGTCCATAACATTCCCGGCACATAACTACGCTGACATTCAATTCCTTTGAACGTCGCTTTGTTAACCTTTGTCACAAGAATATGTGCGCCATGACCACCACGACCACGGACGCAGGGAACAAATATCATGCTCCCTACGCCCACAGGATGATTTTCACCACCAAGAACAATATTCATTTCAGGAGCATTCATCAAATATCCCCTTCCACTTGTTTCACAAACCGTTTACCATATTCAACCCAAACATCAAGGGGCAGATTTTTCAAATACATGACCATGAAAGACTCGTTCACGAAAATGTTCCGGTCCACATCGTCATACTGCATGACCCAATATCCACCTTCTCTGCCGGTCACTTTCCACATGTCAAAATGCGGATTGTCAACGGCCTTTTTGATTTTGCCAACAGTGACAGTCATGGCTACCTCTCTTGTGTTTCTATTCCACCTTGATAGCTGATTCGCCATCATCTGTCAACAGAGAATAGTCACGCGGGTTCAAATAGTCTGCTAGTTCATCTGTGTTGTTTTCTACAAGAATTCGGTTGGTTTCGTCCAGAATGTGATTGAACCACTCCGAAGAGATGCAACGAATGGTCTTTTCACCACCCTCAATAAAATGAAAGATATAGTTGATATCATTATCTTCAATTTTCTCAATGTCTTCATATTTCGTGCTAAAGATAGCGTTGCAGAACTGAATCATCTTCTCTTTATCTGTCATTTTGATATTGCCTTTCGTTCATAGGTGAAGCATTGATTGGTAGCACACTCACCAATCAATGTCAATCTCTTATTCACCCGCAGGATTATACGTCCCTTTCCTTGCCCCAGAAATAAGTAATAACTGGAAACCGCAATTTGCCTTCTTTAGTGATATCTGGAAATCTAACAGTAGCTTCACCAGAGATATACTTTTCTTTATTCTCTAGTCTCTCTTTATTTTGTGCAAACGTTCCTCTAATACCACTTTCTTGAACAACACCATTCTTACGTCTAATAAGTGCAGATTTTGCACAACCAGCCCAATTACCTAGACCTTCAATCAGGTCCAATACTTCGACTTCTTCATCAATAAACTGCTTATGTTTAAGAAGAGATTTAGAACGATTTGATTCGTAATAACTGTCAGGATTGCGATACATCGCACCCTCATATCCGTTTTCTAGACATTTAGCCAGATATTCCATTGCTTCTTCGTGATTGTTTACTATAGCAGTATCAACTTCACGAATATGTTCATATTGACCGTATACATTTTCTTTTAGAAATTCAATACGCTCCTTAACAGTCATAGGCTCTGGTGTGATAACGTCATACACATAAAAGAAAACGTTTTCCCGTGTTTCAAGTAAATCTGCATCAGTGATCTTTTTTGATTTTCGGATCATGCTCATTAGGCGTTCAAAATCATTTTTTAAATCATGGTTGTATAGTTCCCCATCCAGAATGTAATCTGGAAACTTCTCTTGAAAACTTTCAATATCTTCAAGAATATGAGGACATGATACATGACGCTTACCTTTACGGGTCTGCAATGTAATGAAATCGACTCCCAATGCCCGTGATCCATCAAATTTTGGCTGTGCAATATAAGGAAAATTTGTAGTCTTTTTGGGATCATATTTTTCGGCAAGCATACATTCAACATATGAAGAGCCGTCTGAAATTGTATCTTCACTTTCATGATATTTACCCTGTGAAAGCTGATATTTGTATTGTGCTTCCACTTCTGCCAATACTTGCTCTTTAACAGATGTTGCGTTGGCTTTACCTACATTTTTAGGAGTTGGATATACCCAACCAGATTCGACACTCTTTCCATCCTTTAGACCAGATACGGTGCGATATTTTTCATCGTCATATTCCATGTGCCAGACACGGGTTTTACCTGTCCTATCTTTCTTATAAAGCTTTTTCATTATATACCTTTCACTGTAATATTTTTAGCATTGAATATCTCATGGCTGAATACATTTTGAATAACATCATTCGAATTCACAGAAACTTTCAAATATTTAAATTCGACATTTGTATACTCAGGTTTTGAGGCAATCAACTCTCTTGTTTGCTGAATTGCATCTGTCAGCCTAACATACACTGTAGCCCGCCCCTGATATGGCACCATGTCATTTTTATCAGAGTCGTAATAATTTTCTCTATTCCTATACAAAACTTTAACATCTTCTGCTTTGATGTAGAAATTATCAGTTACAATATAACCATCAATATCAACAGTTTTTGCCTTTAAATTAGTCTTATCTATAAAACTGTATGCCTGTTCCAGTTTGTTGTAATTGTGTGCATCAACACCCTTTTTTGTAATTTCAACAGATGGATGAATGCTTCCAGATAAATAGTATTTGGTGAGTTTTCCATCTTTAATATAAATTTTTGTATCAGAACCCATTTGAGCATAATGTATTTCTTCGTTTCTAAAACTTTTTCTGTGGATCAACCAATGCTCATAATCAACCATCTCTTTAAAGTATTTGTGAACTTTGGAATCTTCTTCATAATTAGCAGCAGAAAAGTCTGTCTCAGACAATACCTTGATTATGTTATCAAAGTTGAAGTCAATGCCTTCTGAATTGATACTAATTGTTCTTCCATAGAAACCACCTATCTGCATTTCCAAATCTTCCCAAGATTTAGGCAGGCCAGCATTGGCTATAGTTACGCCAATCTTTAGCATCTCGCCTTTGGACAAATGATAACCACGATGTGCGTATTTTTTTGTTCTGATAAGTGAGGCGTAGGGGAAATTGGTAGCCGTATTGAAGTTTAGATTGCGGCTTGCAACATCTTCAAAAAATTGTGGATGATAATGAAACTCCTTTGTGTCATAGTCATATGCTGCCATACAAACCGTGAAGTCAAATGTTTCGAAAATCTTCTCTGGTGTGGCAAACTCGTCAAATACGATAAGTTGAATTATCAAGCGATTGCCATCATCAGTTTTGACCTGACTGGTTTTAAACGTAATTGATCGTTCTGTTTCAGACACAACCTGACAGCCTAATTCTTGAATCAGAAAATTGATTATTGATGCAATATCCTCTTTTTTCTTTGGATATAGGTCATAATCTGCGACTTCTGTATTAGTCACGTGAGACAGTATCGCCCCACCAGCTAGAAAACAACCTTCCACTTCTATCAAAAGTGGCTTTTTAAGTTTCTTATAAATCATAATATACCCTCAAATAAAAAAATCCCACATTACCTTTTCGGGGGGATAATGTGGGACTAAAATAAGTTTATATGCTAGTTCGTTTTTTATTTTTCAGGAGAGAAAATATATGACTTACATACCATATAAACGTGCCAAACAGCTAATAGTTCCCAATATTATGCAAATCTTTTATTGAAACCTTCGGTTCCAAAGTAATCATCTTGCTCTAGTTCTTCAATAATGGCAACCAGATAGTCTTCAAAGAAATCGTTAAATTCCTCTTCGTTATTGTTGGCCCATCTTAGGAAGGCGTCAGGTTCACCGTCCCATAGTTCTTCCATGTGATTTTCAAATAGAATGATGAAATCTTCTTCGTTTTCATTGGCCCATTCTAGGAATTCTTCTGAGTATAGATTCATGTTAGATACCTCGTATTATAGAATATAAACAACTGGTGTGAAGTGTTTTGATTCGGATTCGATGATTTGTGAAATAACTTTCCACTCCCCTCCACCAAGGCCAGCACCAATAGCAGGCATTGCCACATGGCTTACACCATGAAACTCACACATTTCATCGACTTTCTTAATGCACTGAGCGATCCATTCATAATTTACATAACGATGCCCATCACGACCAAAGCCATGCTGAGTAATGGCGTTTGCAATGACCTTCTCGTTTTCTTTAACAAATACAACCTCGCCGCCAACATCACCATGCGCTTCACAGTAACGGTTGTATTTTTTATAAGCGTTGGGATATTTTTCCCTAATGATTTTAGCAACGCCGCTACCCATGACGCCGCGATCATTACAACCATGCATAATTACCTTATGATTTGTCGTGAACAAATCTCCTTTAACATATTCAATTTTCATTATTAATCTCCGTATATGAAATGTCTTCCAGAACTCTATACCATGTGATTCGCTCTATGTCAACCTTATAAATTATCTCACCTTGACCAATTACACCATGTTTCTCGTTTTCATTCACTACAAGAGTATGATGATCCGAATGTCGTTTTGTAATGAAAAGATGATCGTATTCCTTGTTGTTTATTCTTTTATTAATATAATCGACATACTTTTCAGTTCTGATTTTATTTTGTTTAATGTCACCATTACGCATGTAAAAGGTGAATATCATGTAATCTTTAACTGACATATATTCATCCTTTCATTATATCTGCTCTAATTGATTTCTCGACCAATGCTGTAGGATCATTTTCATCTGGAACCAATATAGCAATAACACTTGTCAAAACATAATCATCTTGGCGTTCAATGTTTCCGGTTGTCACAAGAATATTTCTCATACCAATTACCTTACCACGACGCTTAATGAGATTGTCGCCCTTTACACGGGCAGCAGTGATATTTCTATAATCCCAATGTTCATTCTTTTGTCCACGTGTTGCAGTCACATAACGATATTCAGAGCCGCGAGATGTTTTAACTTTAACCCACATATGGGGCTTAACATTATCCCATACCACATCGCTGACCTGTTCTTTATTTACTTTTTTCTTCTCTCGCTCTGCTCTCATGCGATCAATTTCTTCCTGCCGTTCTTCTGCCAAAACGTCAGGGTTTTCTCTGGAAAATGCATCTAGAGCATTTTTGGCTTCCATGTAAAATTTATGTGCGCCAAATGCAACATCACGAAGATGTTGCAATCTTTGCCTCTTTGTCATAACAACTTCATTCATGGATGCCTGCCACTTTATTTTGTTTCAGTGAATCAATTTTTGCTTGCATTTCATGAATTTGTTCCCAAAGAAGAACAACAGCCGCGCTAAGTGCATACACCCCGGAATCTCCCGGTGTAATATCAATAGGTTTGGTAGGGATAACATGCTGCTTTCCATTAGCATCTACCATAGCAATAGATGTGATGAATTGGGTTTTTGAAATAAGTCGCCCTGATAGCAAAGAGCTTTCGTCCACATCTACTTTATTAGTATTCATTGTCATCTCCTATTAGTTTTTCCTGATCTTCCATAATGGAATGCTGTTTGCTGGAAGGTTTTGTTTGGATGGGTTTCTTATTGCGTTTATTTTTAAAAATGTTTGAAGTATAGTTAATATATGTCATCACACCAAAACCAAATAGCAGAGCAAGTGTCGAAACAACTGCCATACTACCGTCTAGTGCGCTTCCACCCATGAACAACACCAACCAATTTACACCATATGCAATCGGAAAAGCCACAATAGCAAACAATCCTACAATGGCAAAAATTGCCAGCATGGCTTTTCCAGTTTCTTTAAAAGACGCAATAAGAATAGGGTCCATACCATTTACTCCTGTTTCATACCTAGACGATCAGCAATTTTTACAACTTCATTTAGATTAAGTTTTGCCCCGCCTAGCCATTCGCGCATCATACGCATATAGTTTGAATAATCAAGGTCTTTCATATCACGCACTCCTTTGTTTAATATAACTGTTCAGCAGACCTTCGATGTTACTCTTGCCGATAGGATTTTGAGAATGGACATAATACTCGAATTCATCAGGAATAAATTCTTGATCCTCATCCATGTCTTTCTCTACAATCCATTTGGCGATATCATAGCCAGTTTTACTTTCTTCTCCCAAATCGTGGTCAAAAGAGATAAATTCTGGGCAACCAAGAGATTCCATGATTTCCACCGCTTCTTCAAAATTACGGACAATAAGAATCATCTCTCCGTTTTTGAGCGCGGCAAGACGTTCATCATCAATAAACAGTCGATACTTGTAGCGGTCACTCATGTTTAGCTCCTATAAAAAAATGCTTCATGAACATCGCGATCATCGAAAAATGACAGATCAAGAAGCTTTGTTTCCTTGCTTGTCATCCTCATCACATACGATTCTTCGCCCTGTCCATGAACAAATATAGCAGTGTTTTTACCATTGTCAAGTGCAATCAATTCACGGTCTTCTTCGTTAGAAACGCAGGTATTGCAGAAAGTTTTGATGAAAACAGGAATATAAAAGTTACCATCTGGCGATTCATAACCTAATGGTTCCTCCCCTGTTGTTACATCTTTAGTCCATCCGATAAATCTAAACCCCTCTATTAGTGGCATTGTTCCAAAATAATGCATTTCACTATCAATTAGGTTTATATCATCATTACCGTATAAATTCATAATCATATTTCTATTCCTTACTTAACTTCTCCTTATGAACAAACTATAACACATCTATAAGCAGTGTCAATAGGCAACTAGTCGCTTAGGTAACTTTTAGACTACTTGACAGCACGAATCAAAAAGGGCCATGCGGCCCCTTTCATTTTCGAATCGAGTCGATATAAAAATCGCTGAATGATCCATCGCTATTGATGTTTCGACACACGTTGATATTGTGTTTAAATGTTCTAGGGTTGTGTTCAAATCCTCGGTATGTCACCGACATTTCTGCCTGCATGATGTTGCAGTCTCTAGAATTTACCACAAAATTGATGTAGTCAGCAGTCACAAGAAACGACAATATGATGCCGAATACAGATGAAATCTTGAACTTACTGATAAGCCTTTCGTTGGCAACATCAAAGTAAATATCATAAAGATTTGCAGCAAAATAAACAGCAAAAACAAATGCAATACCAAAAAGTGAAGCACCTAGAACGCTGGCCCCCGCATATGTGAGGCCAAGTAGGCTCGAAAGGTAAATAATCATGATGCCCTCTTATTAAATTACAATAAGAGTTTTTGCTTCGGTGTTGGAAACAACCGCATATTTGGTGTCTTTTAGTTGTTCCTTGAGCCAAGCATCGAATTGCTTGTTGTGAACATTTTCAGCCATTTCACGCATGTAGTCGATAGCACCATATACTGCAACCATGAAATCTACATCGTCCATCTTACCAGATTCTACCGAAGTGATAGGCTTATTTTTATAAAAAGCACGGACAATTTGAAGCGAACGCATCCGTGAGCGGAAGCTGCGAGTAATAATTTGACCGTTAGAAACTTCAATAGCTTTATTAGCCAGCTTTTGAGTTTCTTTTAGGTTAGTAATAAATTCAGGGGTTTCTTCACGTTGAGTTTTGACTACACGATGTGCCATTATATATCTCCTTCATAATTAATTCGTATGACCCTTTATAGGGTGATTCGATGCGCTTGTCAATCAGAAAGTAATTTGTAGTGTATCGCCGTCATAGAATTTCTTCTTAGCATTTAATGAATAATCTTCAAACTCAACTTGAGTTACAGGGTTGACTTCATAACCACCAGCTTCATATGGAGAAATAACAAAGCAGTCAACACCATCACTAAACCACAATTCATCGTGTTCATCCAAAAATGCTCTTACTCTTTCAGAATCTTTTTCTTTGTAATCAAATTTCATCATATTGTATGTCCTTCTATCCTTTATAAGTTATTTTATAGTAAATGTCGTAATTTCCATCATTTTTAGTGCATATACAACCATCTGGTTTTATGCCTTCTATTTCTATCTTGCACCTTTCAAGATCAACATTATCATCCCATTTGGCTCTCGCCCAATGCAATAAGTCTTCAATGTTTGATATGGCGCATTCTGGAACGAAAATGCATTTATCTGTGTCCTTGGGAATTGTTGTAGTCATATTGTCTCCTGCAAAATATGTAACCCATATAACTAATTATCTTGCAATATGACAAAATTATGACAGCAGTGTTTACTCAATGACGCATTATTGTGCAGAATGAAAACTAGAGAAATGTTAATGCAAGTGCCGCAAATAGAAAAACAAAAACTAAACCTAGCAATGGCTTGACCAATCCCCACTTGCTATCTTTTTTAACTAACTGGTCAAGCCACCAATACATTTCTTCTCTGTCGATTATTCCATTTTCGTGCGCTTCTCTAATGGCTCTGGCCTGACGCATTTTGAAACCAAGTTGATAGCTTTCTTTACTCATCTTTGATCCTCACTACACCATCGACAATTTCAGATTTTTCGTCACGCTTGAAAGCATCCATACAGCTTCCCACCTGTGAAGGTGATAGATGAATTGCCATAGAAATAAGACCGCCTACTAAATATGCCAATGCATTATAGTCGGGCGAATTGATTTTGTATTTCTTTTTCTTGGAGCCGTCTTTCAAGACTATATGTTTTTCGGTTATTTCTAAAACAACGCCAAAGTTAGGAATGATATCTCCAACAATCATATTAGAAAGTGCAACACGACCAAATTTAAGAACAGGGCTTTCCCTTTTTTCAACGGCAGGCTTTTCAATTTTATCTTCTGGAAGAGGATAATCCATTAGTAATATCTCCTACAATGAACTTTAACAAATTTCTGGTAAATGTTTTTATGGACTTGCTCTAAGGTTTTGAAACCAATCCAAATCAAAGTAAATAAGTATATTGCGAAATATACGACACTATAATTGATGAATACTAGATTCCATCCAGTCATAACAAATACGACGAAAACCCATGCAACTGACAGTGTTGAAACCATCAGCAACAATGCTATGAAAAACCAAAATCCAACGTCATACAAAAAATCTGGCATTATATAACTCCTAGCAAACTGGATCACCCCAAACTGGCATGAAACAATAAGTTTGCAGCCAATCGCCTCTTGGCCCGAAATCAAATTCGAGCAATCCCATTTCTACTAGCTTCCAAGCAGGCTTATTCATTCCGCATTTTGGAAACATTCTAAATGGGTAATACTCTTCTTCGAAACAAGTTCTTGCAACCTTATTTTGTTGTTTAGTCAACTTATTCATGGGATATAGCAGAATCCACTAGCAGTGACCGTTTTCCTGTAAAACCCTTCTAGGCCATCTTCCAGAAAATCATAGTTGTCATAAATCAAAATTTGAGTTTTGTTTAGAGCAAGCTGTCTATACGAGGTAGCGCCCATGATATGATTTCCATCTTCATCTTGACCCCGAATGAAGCAGCTTTCAATGTCTTCATTGCTAGGGCTACTCAAGCAAATATACTGACCAATTGCCATATCGGTGCCTTCTGGGTTGCCAATTAGGACTGTCTCATCAATTACATTGTAATCAACTCGGTATAACCTAGCTTCACCATTTTCAGTGGTTTGGTCGATAATAATACAATATTCCGAAATAATATCGTTTGCCATAGTAGAAATAGGCATAAGTGCAATAGCAGTTGCCAGAAAACCAGTTTTGAACATTTCTAATACTCCCATGTATGATGTGTGTGTTGTGTAGATATCATGATTCTCTTTGTATGTCAATCACTATTATCTGGAATGCTCATAATGAAATCATGCGTTGGCATTTTTCTATAAACTTCTACCGTATCCGCTAGTAGCTTCTCAATGCCGTTAATAATCATTGAACCAAATTCGGTTTCCCCATAAGATTTTTCATTGCAGATATATCTAGAACCTGAGTTGCTATAAAAGATATAGTTTCCATTTTTATATTTGACAGAGATAATGCCCGCATTCAATCGCCAAGACTCTTCTTCTTTCCAAGTTGCAAATACTTTAAAAATTGGGTGTCCTTTTTCCTGTTCTACTTTAACTAGAAGCCAAGCATCAGGTATACTATCATTTGGTAGAACGTCTGACATATTATTCTCCTTAAATTGACATTATGAAATCATGATCCATTTCTAGGTAGGGAGTATACACATTTGGATTTTGTATTTGCAACTTTATAAGTTCTCTTGAACCAGCAACAGTCATGCCATAATTTTCTTCTTTGCAGAAATATTTCATACCTCTTTTGCACAAAAATTTATACGTCCCATCATGATAGCTAACAGACTTTACTTCTGTGCTTATTTCAATATCACCTTCACCAGTATACTCTCCCTTGACGAAGAACATTATTTTGTAGAACTCACCATTCTTATTTTTTACTTTAATTAAAATCCAGTTCTCATGTTCACTTCCACTCATTTTTCTTCTTTTCTACCTCTTGTTCATTGCCGACAAATTCAATCTTGGCGCACGTCTTGTTTTTGATGTGATGATACATCATCAGCAAACCATTGTCTTCTTCTTTTCCGCGCTCAATTTGCCGTAGTCTATATGAAGTGCTTTCTTTAAGCTTCGAAACTCCTGCGGCAGTGGCAACTAATATACAAAGAATAAAAATCAGCGCCCAGAAAAATAGTCCGGTAAAAACTACCTCTGGAATGATAGCACCGATTGACATGAGATAAATTCCATAGAAAAGACTGCCAAACATATAGATAATAACTCCGGCGATAAGCAGGCAAATTAGTCCAATGAAGGCCAAAGATATAATAGCCTGCAAAAATTTCCATTTGTAAACGCAAGTGTCTGTGAGTTGTGAATCTTTAACGTCAAGCAACGATGTGATAAAACGATAGTGCCACGAATTTCTGTTAATGGTAGTTGTTTGCATAATACTATCTCCCCTTCATCATGTTTGAAAGCTTGCCCAGAATCCCGCCAGTAGCCTTGCCACCAAGTCGCATTATAATTCTTCTAGGAATAGCACCTTTTCTTTTAGAAGTCAGTGCTTGAACATCACCTAGCAGCTTCGCTATGGTGTAAAGAACCCCTCTTGCAGAGGAAATAGTCACTTTTCTGTTTCGTCTTGCCATCATCCCATCTCCTTTATCTGATAGTTTGTTCCCGTTTTACCATAGTTGATAACATCTTGGTAGCATAGGACAACACATTCTGCCACTGTTTCACCATAATTGTCAAAGGTATAATGTTTGGCTGGATCATTCTCCAAACAAGGCCAGAATGTCATTTTGACATGACAATATTTTTCATTAATTTCAACATGCATGTCATATTTAAAAAACGCATGACTCACTAAAGTCATGGCAGCAGATATATCTCCGCTATATCCAGCTTCTATCAATTCTCTATTAGTCATGATTCTCTTTCCTATGGTTGTTTGGTCCTTTCTATCACAAGAATGCACACCTGTCAACTACATTCGAAAAGGCCGGGGAATTTTGCCCCGGCCCTCTCACATATTTTTTTCTAAGTATTCTATTCTGTTCTCTAATTTTCTGACTACTATTTTTAAATCTTCTATGTCTTTCTTATTTTTCTCTGATCTATTTCTTGCATTGTTAAATTCATTTCTAAGATCACCAAAGAATTCGTTTAAACCCTTGAACATTTTTCTCTCCTATATCTATATGTGGGCCAATACTTATATAACTCACATATAGATATAAAGTTCAACTATTTGTCCAACATCTCCACATAAGAAAGAACAGGAAACTTGTTGTCATATCTGAAAACTCTACCATCAGGAAGAAGACAGTTTTTGTAAGATTCAATCCCTTTATCACTACGCACCTGATAACTCTCATTGCATTGAATGAAGAGATTTTCATAATATTGTATGCCAAAGTAAAGCACTAAGACACTAGCCAGTGGAAGCAGAGCATGTTTCCACCGGTTTTTTCTAAACAATGCACCAAAGGCATAGTAAACGAATGCGAACATTGCAACTAGCGCGAAACCAGCCAGAAAAGAATGAACCAGCGCCATTACAAAAGGCGAAGCCATTGATTGAAAGGTTAGAACGTTGACAATTTCCATCTAGACTCCTCCTAAAGATAAGACACAGGCCACATATAGATCAATATGCGGCCTGTGTCAAGTCTTTTTATTTTTCGTTAAAAAGAGGAATCCTTTCTGCTACCATCTGAACTAGAGAATCAATATGAACAGGGGCATAGTTAGTCATTTCAACACTAATATTGATATATTGTGGTTCATCAATATTATGTTGATGAATATGTCCATGAACGTTCACCATTCTAATTTTCTTTCTGTGATTGTAACAAGAAAATGGATGCATTGCAAGGTGTGAGCAGATAAAGTTAAACTCATCAAACCTGCGAATAACATCAGTCTTTTCGAAAAGACGCATTAGACGGTGTGCGTCATCATCATGGTTTCCCCAAAGAAGCCTCTTGTGACCATTTAGTTGATTGTGAATCTTTTCATAATCATCAGAAGGACCAAAGAAAACATCTCCAAGATGGTAAATCTTATCTTGAGGCTTAACCGAAGCATTCCAGTTTTCAATCATTGTGTTATTCATATCTTCTACAGAAGAGAAACCGGGCCTGATTAGGTTTCCAACTTCATCTGTAAAATTTAAAATATTTGCATGATTGAAGTGCGTATCTGAAATAAACCAAATATCTCTACTCATAATATCCTCTTACATATAAATTGTTACTTTTTCAGATGCACGTGTAATAGCTGTGTATAACCATCTCCACCACATATCTCTGAACACTTCCGATTCGTCAATGATATAAACACTATCCCATTGTGAACCTTGGCTTTTGTGAGCAGTGAGACAGTAACCATAGGTCATTTGCTGTCTTCCCAATTTCATCTTCCAATGTTCAGGCTCTTTACTTCCATCAAACAGGTATCTCAAAGGTCTAATTTTAAGGTTAGACTTCTCGTCGTTATCTTTGGATGATACTACCATATTGAAATAATTCAAGGCAGGGTTCTTATCCGTCACTTCCATAACTTCATACATCTCACCATTCAACATACCAATGTCGTTTTCATTTTTCAAACAAATAACACGCTCTGTAGCAAGAGGAATGTTACCTTTGTAACCGAAATGCTCTCTGAAAACTCCATTCATATGAACTCTGGTGGAATTCTTACCGCTAATCATTTGATCCGATGCAAAAACATCAGCCTTTCGAAGCTTATTGGTTACAGATGATTCGCCGTATTCTCCATACTCTAGCATGTCTTGGTTCCTAATTCTAGATGCCATGTAGATGATAGGATTTTCGGATGCTTGTCTATGAATTTCTGTTAACATCGAATCAGGTTCTCCCGATGTAAAAAAGCCAGAACCATCAACTGGTGGTAACTGAGCAGGATCACCCAAAACCAAAATAGGGACTCCAAATGAAAGCAAGTCTTCTCCCATTTTGTTGTTTACCATCGAACATTCGTCAATAATAATCAATTTTGCATCCGCGATGGTCGATTTTCTGTTAAGCTTAAATGTTACTTCACCTGTTTTTTCATTCACGATTGGGATATATATCATGGAATGAATAGTAGAAGCATCATCACAGCCATTTTTCTGCATAACCAGCGCGGCTTTTCCCGTGTATGCGCCATATGCCACATAGCCACTAATGAATTGTCTAAAATATTTTGCAATAGTTGTCTTGCCTGTTCCAGCATAACCTGCTAGGTAATAGAATGGTTTCGTTTTAGATTCTTCTTTGAACCAGCGTTCAACGTCTTTCAGGGCGGCGTCTTGTTGTTTACCTAATTCCATTATTATTCCTTCTTTCATAATTATTTCTGGCTGAGATTTGAGTCTCAGCCAGAATTTAGTTTTTGTTTGAAAATTAGCTGTTTGTAATTTTCTTCACCCAATCTTGGGCAGTAGAGCGTGGAATACCTTCACTTTTTGCCCAACGTGTAATTGAACCGAAATCAGCAACACCGTCCAATATTTCTTTGGATGTATAGGATGAACCATTTCTTTTGAATACTAGACCTTCGGAAACATCATCATTTTCTGTAGCATCATCCTTCTCGTCAGAAATTTCAAAAACTTCATATTCGATCATAAGATCAATCATTTCATTAAATTCTGACTCACTCATATGTTCCATGTAGTATGTGTCGCCACCATTTGTGACGGCTTCTGTATTATCTACGTAGAATGAGAAAGAAGGCGTTTTGAATACAACATCCCAGAAATCAACATCATCATGTTCTAGATCATCAGAAAGAGCAATCAGACGATAACCATGTTTGGCAAAATCTTTTTCGCTTATATTGACAACCACATCCATACTTGCTTTATATTCGTCCGCTTCGTATTCAGTTTCAACATTCAATCCTTTGAACGTATTTTTTACGTATTGATGCACACCTACATCATCATTTTCGCCATCAACTACATTATCGTTTTCTTCATATTCTCTATCCCAACCACTATAATCTTCAAAATACTGGTCGTTTTCTGTGCTGGCAGCGGGTTTGTTAGGATCGACATAGATAGATGTAGTTTCTACATCTTTAATTGAACCAACTTCAACTTCTGACAGAACTTCATAGCGGCAGACGCGCATTTTAGTTTCATTATAATCGGGCGGAACCGCAACAACATCTTTAGGATTTACCTTACATACGATTGTGCGGCTATCGGCGGGCCTTGCATAAGAATTCAAATAAATTGAAGCTGCAACATGAAGACCACGGGAGCAAGTAATATTATTATTTGCATCAACGCTTTCACGCGGGACTTCAACAATTTTACCTACGCTATTGTCCATTGTGCCAGAGTAGATATCTTTCCAATCTTTACGAATTCGTTTAAAGGCAAGGAAATGACCATCTTCTGTGAAAGGTGAACCATTCTTTTCCAAGAATGTGAATAGACGCTCACGCGAATCTTGAGATGGATTTAGCATCACGTTTTCCATGAAGTGAACCCAAGGAGTAACGTCAAACCCATCGTCAAATAGTTGAACAAGACGTTCTGCTAGATAAGTGTGAATTTTGGTGCCCTTGTAATAAACTGAATTGCCTTTGATAGTAACGTTTCCTTCTGAAAGGCGGGTCAGTTCTTCTTTAACATTAACAATACTTTCGATGAAAGATTCGTCATGCTCTTTTCCACGTAGATGCTCTTTTAGCTCATCAAATTTTCTGAATGTGGAAGGAATATTATACAGCCTACCCTTATAAAACAGGGTAATGCTGTTGTTTGTTAGTGTGAAATTTAAACGCATTATATGTTACCTTTCAATTGTATCCATAATTTTTACATAATCAATAATATCTGACACATCTTTTTCATCCAAAGTTGAGTAACGATATGATGAAACATGGGCAAGCATGGGGTAGTTGTCAAACAATTGTTCTATCATTATCTTCAACATTCTAATATCGCCTGATATATTGAATTTAGAAATGTCTTTGGTATTTGGGTCTAGAGCATCTTTCAATGCATCTGAGTAACCTTCTGGAATCTTATTGACGATTCCTCTAGCAAATGATACAAACTTTCTATCTTCATAGCTTGGACTATAGCATGAGCGAGACTGTAAGTCAAACACTTTTTCGCACATTTTTCTATAAAGAGATTTTCCTGCTTCTAACACATTCAACTTATCCTTGTAGTTTTCATGTATCGTATATTCTCTGCATGATTTAGGTATCTCAAACTCATGAGAATTAGCAGAAATTTTATCTGCGAGAGTGATTCTTTCACACTCCTGAATAAAAGCATCCCATTCAAAATCCTCAGATTCTATGGATATTGAATTTTCATAATACTCAAGAAAATTCTTTGCATAACTTTGAGCAATTATGATAACTGGCCTTTTATATATTTTAGAAATATATTGCGCTAGTAGGCTACCAACGTCATTATAATGATGATATACATATATTCCTGTTTTCTTGGTATCCATAAACTTAGGAATAACAATAAAATCTGTATCTTTGTTGTGAAGATGACAACTTGCGTATTGTTTCCAAGGACCAGAATTTATATCTTTTACATACTCTATATCATCAGGATTTATCAGTCTTCCAACTCTTTCTACATCATATGCACCATTAATATCATATGCAGTCACTTTATAATTGGAAATTTTTTCAATCAAAGTTTTATTCTTTGAAGGACTACGATAAACCCTTTTCTTGGGAACCGCAATTGACATTAAATCAATTACTTCATACTCGACGCCTTCTACCAGATACTCATCTAGCAAGTCAAAGAACCTGATCTTTGTAAGGGGATCGCGACCGTAGAATTCTACAATAAATGGATCGCCCTTTACCATATCATGAACAGATGGGTCATAATCAATAGTAGATGTGTCATAATGATTTTCAATTTCATCTACATCACATTTCAAAAATGAAATGATGTTTCTCATTTTGATTGTATCTGAATTTACTGATTTATAACCCTCGCGCCCGCGATAGCGGTCCACAACAAAAATGCGAATTTTGTTGTAGTTCATACCTATATTGAATTTGTCTGAAAACTGTGCATCTGGCATAATCTTGTTGCCCTTTGCATCGTTTAGTCTAGCATATGCAAATTCATTCAACGGGTTCTTCATATTAAAGGCATAAGGAGTTTTAATGTCTTTACCTTTATACTTAGCCCATTCTTTACCAGATGATGGGTTATAATAGTTTCTACTGTAGGTTGGGTATGTTATAGAAAACCATTGTGAAAAGATATGTCTTTCCTCATCCGTGAACATATCTTCATTTCTGTTGAAATACGTATCGGAATCACTTATGAGTTTGAAAGCCTCATATCTTGTGGGGCAACGATCAATGACGGATTCAATTGTTGTCTTGATCTTTTCGCGATAAGAATTCAATTCCTTCAAAATTGTAGGAATTGTTGGCTCTTTGCGGCCATAGGACAGGGCTTCCCTAGAGACAGATACCTCTAGACTGCCCACGGGAACTTCAAAAATATTGAGTGTTTGGGATCGACAAAGATCAATGAATTCTACTGTCAAATCGCCAGAATCAAATATTTCGTTTTGAATTGCTTCTCTGATAACTTTAGCATCTACTGGATAGATTACGCATCCCATTTTCACATAAAGACCATTATACATATATTCCGAATAATCTTTAGGCCATTCGAAATCTTCATCATCTTTTACCAAAGGCTTGACATTAAATCCTAGTGAAACCCTCTTGGCAGCTTCACGGAATGAATTAACATCATGTTTTGCAACCGGGAAAGATACTTCTACCCCATTTTCTTCGTCAACAATTTCTGAGTGAAGATGCACAATAGTTGGAATACGATCTTCATTCATCAATGCAGTGTAATAGTTCTTCGCACCGTTATACACAGAAATTACTGAAAATGTGTCGGTATAGGCGAATGGTGACTTTGACCCTAGACCAAAGCTGCCTACCTGAGTATTTGTGTCTTCTTTTGTAGATTTGAATACGGTAGTATATAGACCCATAACATCTGCATGAGAAAGACCAACACCGTAGTCTCTTACTCGGAAAGTAGGATCGAACATTGAAGGAAATGTTACTTCAAATGGTTTATCTGGGCAACCAGCAGCAATGTGACTGTCCAGTGCGTTAGACCAAATCTCTCTTGTGATAGATTGAACTTTATCAGCATACAAGCCTGAAATCAAGGTTTGAAATGCCTTACTATTTGCAACAATAGTAAAGGCATTTGTATCACCGGAAGAATTAATAGTTACGTCATTCTTAGCATGTTTAGTAGTAATCATAATATATCCTTATTCCGTGTTTTGGTTCCTCATTGGGCTACACACCGCATCCAGCATATCTGGATACCAATCGCCTCTACGCATCAATGTTTTAATTCTAATACCATAGCTGTAAACCTGACATTCGTTAACACCCGGTGCAACTACAGCGGCAACTCTGTCAGGATAGAAGAAATATCCTCTGGTAAAAAGAGAATAAACTTGGTGAAATGCAGTCGGTCTTACCCTAAAGTAAACTGAGTTTGCTTCCGAACATGGAATGGTTTCACATCCGCGAACCGAATAAACATCGTCTTCTGGGTTTACCTCTTCCGCATTGGTCAGATATATAACCTCATACTGCTGCGTTGTCAAGAACAAAGTTGCCTGATATGAGAAAAACAAAACCATAGGAATAAGATAAAGTGAAGCAACTGTGGCGAGGATCACCAGACCTGCCCTCATACGGGAAAATCTACCATCACCTTTGTATAGGGTCCATTTCCAAATTTTAATTTCTCTTTTGTAAACTAGTTTATTCCAAATCCACATGTAACGATCAGAAAACCAGCGCCATACACGAAAGATTCTGCGCCCAATGGGGACCATGATTTTTTGCCAAATCCATGTCAGACCTAGCATATACTGTGCCAGCCATTTAAGGACTCGGGCAGGCCAAGGTTCTTTAAGATATTCGCTCATGGGACAAACCTTTCATAAATGGGATGGGAAGTCCCGCATTATAGAATGCGGAACTTTTTGTTTTCATAAATGAACTCAAGTCTACCTGAATTGCCATCAAGAATGAAATCAGTAACTTGCGGCTCAAGCTGTGAAATAATGAAGCCGGGAAGACCACGCGCACCTGTTCTAGCATCATAATTTTCTTCACAGAATTTTTCAATGCAAGCATCACTAACCACAACATCAACATTGGAATGTTTGTAAGAATTCGCAACGTCAACCAGTTCACGCTTAACAATCTTTTCAATTGAATCAAGTTCAAGACGGTTAAAGCAAATGATGTTCTGACGGCCATTGAAACGGTTTAGGAATTCTGGACGATATTGCTCATCCAAATCAACCTTAGCCAATTTCTCAGCATCATCAAAGGACAGGTCCATATTAAGGAAATGAGGCTGACCGATGTTTGTTGTCATAATGATAATAGATTCCGAGAAATCTGCAACACGACCAACGTTATCAGTAAGACGCCCATCATCCAGAATTTGAAGGAAAAGGTTGAACACATCTGGGTGCGCCTTTTCAATCTCATCGAACAGGATGATTCGGTTTCTATTCTTTCGCATCTCATTTGTCAAGATGCCACCAGCTTCAAAGCCCTCGTAACCCGGAGGCGCACCAATTAGTTTAGAAACTGCATGACGCTCCATGTATTCCGACATATCAAAGCGCAGCAAAGCCTTAGCATCACCCTGTAGGGCTTCTGCAATTCTTTTAGCAACTTCTGTCTTGCCAACACCTGACGGACCCATGAACAGGAAACTGGCCTGCGGCTTGTTTTTATTCCGACGCCCAACACGTGACACTTTAATTGCGTTGGATGATTTCACCAGAACATGATCCTGACCGAAAACATGACTTTTAAGAATTGTTTCAAGATTACGTAGAATCTCTTTTTCATCTTCGTCAAGTTTGTTTGCAGCAATACCAGTAATACGTGAAAATTCCTTTACGACTTCATCACGGGTAAGCATTAGATCAGCATTCATAATTTCAGTTAGTTCATCAAATTCTTTCTTTGATTTGATTACTTCTTCCTTTGCTACTTCTAGCATCTGGCGAAGACGAGTGATTTCAGGAGTATCATACGTTGTCCCTGAAATAAGAGCATCAAAACCAGTGTTTGCTGGACCCTCAGAACCTTTTTCTTTTTGAATTTCAATCAGTTCTGCGATCTTTTCTTCAACCGAAACAATTGAATTTTCAGCTTGCCGTTGGCGATTGTGTGCATTACGCATACGAGCCTGACGATCCTTGAATTGCTTCACCTGTTCAATCATATCTTCTTGATTTTCAGAATTTTTCACAGAAGGCGTCCGGTGTGAGTCTAGACGATACCCGGCCAGCGCACGATCTAGCAGAGAAATTGCGCGACTTGGCTGAGAAATTCCTAGACCATTATCAATGCGATATTTAACTGTCAGTTCTATTGCAGTCTGAATTGCCTCTTCTGAGATTTTAATGCGATGAAAATCTTGAAGTTTTGCAGCACCAGCATTGGTGATTTCTACCAGTGCTTCACCAACCGGCTCAGTCACATCCATCATGGTATAATTTTCACGAATATCTGAATGCCACTTGATAATGGGATCAATTGCAGAATCCGACACTTCAAGAATAACTTGAAGTTTACCTTCTTTGACTGCACTATTGATTACGTTGATAAAATGCGAAGTCCCTGCGTTGCGGCAAGCTTCATAAAAATCACCAGTGTCTTCGATAATCAGAATAGGATCAATAGTATTGCGAAGACGGCGAATAGCAGAATTAAATGCTTTTGTAATCTCAGCATTATCACCTGACGAAAACATATTATCAACATCAAGCCAGAATAGCCTTTTTGCGACCAAATCAAACGGCGCATTATCATCCGTTTTCATTTCTTGTAGCCCAAGGCATAGTGCGGTAGAACCAACACCAGAAGGACCAACCAGAAGAACAGAATTGCATTTCTTACGAACAAGAATTGAAGACAGCAAGTCCATTTCAGCTTTACGACCGACTAGCTTGAAGTCTTTAATTTTGCTAAGATAGTCACTACCATTAATAAGATAATCCATATTTTCCTCTTTTTAATTGATGGAAATTAATGAGGGGCCGTTAAGCCCCTCAGATTAGAAACTAAATGAGTCTTTGGTTTTTTGGTTAGTATCTGGTTTGATACCTAGTGCATCTTCTGCACGTGCAAATTCACCATGAGCCATCTTAGTGTGTAGTGCTTCCGCATCACGTAGTTCTTTACGCAGATGTTCAGTTTGCTCAAATAGCGCAGTCATGTTTTCGTTCATTACAGTCAGACCTTGGCGAACAATATCAGACGAAGCTTTTTGAGTGTCGCGGAACGATTCTAGTTCAGCAAAAACGCTTTCCATGTCATTGTTGATTTTATCAACATTCATCGCATTACGAATGACTTCTTGTTGAGTAATTTCGTTAGTGCGGCGGCGCATGTGATCCAGAGTTTGTTCAACTACACCAGCAGATTCGCTAATAGCAGCACCAGATACAGCAGTCATGACAGATGCAAGACGATCAGCAGTTGCAGAAACACCCTGAGTATTCAGTTTGCGGGCAACATCGACTTGCTGATTTGTTGCTTCTTTCATAGAATTGACGCGAACGGTTTGTTGTGACAATTCGCCGTATGTTGTCAAGGTTTCGCCCTGTGCGCTATGCAGCATTTTTGAATGAGAATCTAGGTTGCGAAGTTTATCTTCGGTTTCCATTTTGGCAATAATGTCATCGCCAACTTCACCAAGACTTTTTTCAAGATCATCACGCTTGGACAGGTTTGTGGTAGCGGCAGTTTTCATGCCTTCTGTCATAATAGCATAAATTGAAACCATTTTACGGTTGTTATCGTCGGCTTTATCCAGTTGCTCAGTCAGAGTCCCAAATTCGCCGCGAATTAGATTTGTATTATCACGTGCGCTACTCACAAAATTAAGTGCAGAGTCACGCAGACGAACAACTCGCGCAGAGTTTTCTTCGGATGAAAGATCAAGCAGTTCGCGAAGACGCTCTTTGTGGACAGCCATTTCGCCCAATTCAGATTGACGATTAATAGTTTCATTCCGCATTTGTGTAATACTGTCAGCAAGTTCTTTTGCTTTTTGCTCACTTTGCTGAATAAGCAGTTCATTTGCAGCGATTTCTTTGCGGGCAGCTTCGGTGATGTTGCCATAACCAAACAGACCACGCTTTTGTGCCAGTTCAACGTTTTTCACACGGAGTTCCTGTGTCTTACGCACATTTTCAATGCGCTCTTGCTCTTTTTGAGCAAGATCAACTTTACGCTGTTCATCTGCCTTACGGTCATTTTCAATTTCTTGATATGCCTTGTGAAGATCGCCAGATGTGCGTAGTTGATAAATGGAGTCGATAATTTCCATTAGCGGTTGAAGATCAGTTTCAAAGTCAATAAGACCTTTATTCATATCTTCAATAACACGCTGTAGCGATGCAAACGTGTCAGTATTTGTTAGTTCAATAATTTGTTCGGCCAGTTTTGTGTTCTGGTGTGAAAGCCATTCGCGGAATTCTTCATAGGCTTTAATATTGGCCCGATCCTGCTCTTTGTCTAGAGTAGAAGTCATCAATTTAGCCAATTCTGCCTTACGCTCATTAGGCGTTGCATTACCTGCAAGCATAATTTTATAAATTGCGTTTCCTTGAATGTTGTCGGATGTATCTTCTTTAGTCGTAGAGCGCGCACTATTGCGAATACGCTCACGAACAGAATCATTAACTGCAACCGAACGTTTTAGACTTGAAGCACCTGCCATAGTATAATTCCTTTCATTAACCAAGTGTATAGATTATTAAGTAGTAGATTGGAAAAAACGGGAAGAACAGAACTTTCTCGACCCATGTATATTCCGAAAATTTGAATTTAGGTTCTAAAGGAACCATGTGGTTTCTTTTCTCAAAGATTGTTTCATAGATGCCGATGCCGATAGCACCAAGAATGCTACCGATCCATGCACCTATAAACAATCCTAAAAGCCATTCGATACCCATTATGGTTCCTTTCCGAATCTATGCAGAAGTTATAGCATTGTCAGTTTGCCTTGTCAACCTCAATGTGATCGTATGATGCCTCATCAATATCTCCTAAGACAAGTTTATCTTCGATCCCTTGTGCAACGCATTTGTCGCAAATACAAACACGAAGTCTTTTAACTTCAACTACGGGGTCAAAAATGGTAGACCCATAGTGTCCATATGTTATAAATTCAAGCCCATCCATAGGATGGAAGCTATTTTCTTTTGGTGTGTCAAATTCTTCCAAGTCCTTTTTACACACAATACATTTAACTTTTTTCATTTTATTACCCCCATATTATTGAAATACTGTTCTTGAGTATTCCCCTATTAAGGGAACATTTAAATCCTAAGTTTTCGAAATGTTCGATGATTAGTTTATGATTAACCTTGCGGTTAATATTCTTCTTAACACCATACATTCCATTGGTAGCTTTCTGCTCAATTTCATAGTTTATCTCGGAAATCAATACGGAAATTTCTTTATCATTAATACACTTTTCATAATATTGATCCGCTAATTCCCGCATTTGATCCGCGTATGTCATTTTGGCTCCCTATGCCTTAGATCATCAAAAAATGCAATTTTATTCTCGAAAGACATTTTCGAAAAGTGTTTTGCTGTAGCCATCGCCACTTTCTTCCTTAGAATTACATCCCCATTTTCTCCCGTAATCTCAGTTTTTTCTCTGAAAATAACGGTTCCATAGCGATATTGTTCCGGGTATTCGGCTTTAGCATCAATTCCGCGCTCTAGCATATCTGCATACATTTGTTTTCCAGATAGCTTTTGCATTGCGGCATGTCCAACCCTCCAACGATATACGCAGGACACGAAGTTTTTCTTACAATCCTGAATGCGCCAAAGAACAGAGTTGACAGCTTCGCCAACATCAGGGACGTTGAAAATCCTACAATCAAAACGGGCAATATCTCCCGCTTTAAATTCTTCCTCTGCCGCAAATAGAATTTTTTCTTCTTTTACATTACGCAGGAAGAAAGCTGTTGCAGATGCAGCGAAAATGCTAGTGCTTTTCTGCACTCGCCCATCAAACGGAATACATACTTTCCCGTTATCAGATTTGGGCAGAAAAATCAATGTGATTTCATCAGACTGCACGTAACCAAAGTCTGCATGTAATTCGTCAACCAAATCCTTCGCAGTCTGCACCATGCAGTTGACCATATTACTATCATATGGTTTAACCATTTTACTTGTGTATTTGGAAAACCGTTTTCCATCAATCCGACAGATAATAGGAGAATCAAGACTTAGAAAAGTCTCGGAGGACTTCTCATAAGCCTTCATCCTATTTCCAAATTCGTCGTTCTTTTTGTAATCGCCCATATTATTTCCTATTTTTGCTTCAATGACTTCATAACAAATTCAAGTGGAGTTTGCTTGTTTGGTAGTTCTTTACCAATCATAAAATACTCTTCAAGCGTAATCAATGCGTCTTCCAAATCTTTGATTCTTCGACTTCCTTCTACGCATAGCACACGGGAAGGTTTCTCATGTTCCAGACGATATGTCAAGTCACTCATTTTAAATCTCCTTATTAGAGATGGTGCTTATCGCACCATCTCAGTTTTATTTTTAAGCCATTGAACAGCTTTCGCACCAATTACTTTCTTGGCCGAATTCATATCAATGCCCGATGCTTCACGCTCATTAACAGTTTCTTTTTCAATATCTGCAATGATAGCCCGCATGAAATCGGGGGTGCGTTTCATTGAATATTCACCTTCACAATGCTCGGTAATCATTTGCTCACAACGTGCATCAGTGACATACGTATCAGCAAATTCATAAACAGACGCAGGGACTTCAACTTTAACCTTTGCACCCTTGGTTTTATTTGCACTATGGGCTTCTGTCTTTGCTTTAAAGACCATTGCACCAAATAGATCGCGAGGAATACGAGCATAATTGCCGTCTAGCGATGGGTAGCAAACATAACCTTCACCAAAACCTTCGACGCCGAATAGATCAAAGATATATTCGTCTTTGACAGAAATAGCATCAACCTTTTCGTTGATGTAATCTGCGAATGCTTGCGGCGAATTTGTTTCGTCCGATCCAAAGAAAACAACTTTACGTGCTTCATCTGCCCAAGGAAGAATGAAAACATCTTCATGGGTTGCCAGTTCGACCGAAATGAGTTTTTTAATTTCATCTGGTTCTGCTACGATATGACGTTCATTACCATTGATAATTTCAATTGAAAAAATGAAGAATTTCTTTGAAGAAAGGCGCGTCACCGCGTCACCATTGTTGATGCCGTTGCCAGCCCACTCCCCACAAATAACATACGTAGCATCTGGATAATCATATAGAGGATCAATTTGCCAAGCATCATAACCAATTTGGTTCGCCCAATTTGCGAAACCAAAGTTATCACTATTAACAGTAATATCTTGCGAACGCTTTTGGTAAAAAATTCCATCTGGTTCAACACGAACCGCAGCATTAGTGCCGTGCAACTTGACCTTTGGACGATAGAACGCCTCTTTAATAAATCCACGTTGTGCAAAAATGATCGCATCCGAAAATTTATCAATTGAAGTCCACTTAACAAAACCAGTCATAACAATCTCTCCTTTCAATTTCATTGCCCTCTTCTAACACTGATTCGTTGTGAAGTCAAGAGTAATCTTTATTCTCATAAATTACACACTCAGAGCTTAACTTGAAATACATTATTGCAATTTGTCTGTAGTGTTTGGCTGTAAACTCAGCTATCTTCTTAATGTCCTTTTCACTGCACATGATATTTACAGGAATAACCCTGTCTTCATACAGTGCGCCCTTGTGAACCCATTGACCCTTGCCGGGCTTTAGGATTGTAAGGCCACCTGTGATTTTTCTGACATACTCATCCCAATTCTTGTGATGCTTTGTTCTAACAGGCTTGCCATTATCATTAAAATTGCAAGGAACTAAGATTTGATACAAATTCATGATATATCTCCTTTCAAAGTAGAAGGGCGAGGTTTCCCCCGCCCTATATTAATTACATTGCAGCATTTTCCCTGACTTGATCGAATTTCCAATCATAAATCAGGCGACCGTTTTCAAAGACAAGACCAAGTTCATCTTTTGCAAGATTTTCTTCGGTTTCAGGAACAGTGAAATAATCACCGTTGATATCTTTAATTACGCAGAATTTGCCTTGTTTAGATTTTTTGACCGGATCGGTGACAGGGCTTTTGCTGATTGCTTTGCCAACACCGTCAATGACCACGTAGCTTGCTTTCATGGCAAATTTTTGGTCATCGCGTTGTGGTGCGCCAAGCAGCTTGCCACCCATACCAAAGGTAATGTTGTCACCAGACATTTTGTAGCTTTCCATATTTTCGTAAATCTTGGAGATAGAATCTTTGTCGATGCCATCGCCTTGAATTACACGAATATATGGAGGAAGAACTTTATAACCCTTTTCGTTAACAGTCCATCCGAAAACATTCATCAAAATGCGAATAACTTCAACTGGAACAACGGTAGGATCGCCGCTATCAGGACGAACAACCAGAGTTGCGCCAACTTCACCCAATGAAATCACTTTGTCTTTAAGAGTTCCACCCACAACATTTTCAACAAAATTGTAAATATCGTAAGTATCAGAAACCGCAGAAATGATTTTCATTCCAGCCGCTAGGCTCTTGTCGATGTGATTTTCAAGATATTCTGCCTCTTGGTCAGGACCAAAAGAAGTAGAAATTGAATGCTCAGTCGCAGGAACAGAAAACGCAGTGGTGTTCAAATCTGCATTGTAGTAATTCATTGCAAATTCAAGACCAGAAATGGTATCAGTTCCCATGAAGTTGACTAGGTGTGCTGCACCGCCAATACCAGCAGATTCAAAGGTATGTGCGCCACGCGCCCCAAAATCGTGCAATTTGAAAAGAAGGCCACCAACATCACCAGTTTTTTCCAGATTCCGTTTAATCATTTTCTTGATTGCACGGCTATTGGTTGCCACAGTGGTTGGATACCAGATAGCGCGAAGCATAGCGGTTTCAACCCAAGTGGTTAGCCAGTAAAATTCTGGATCGGTGTTGTAGATGGTTGCCATAACCGTTTTGGTCTTGACAATACTTCCCTCTGGAAGAGCTTTAATAGCAAGGGGAAGGAAGCCGTCATGTTTTTCAACAATACGCATCCACCCTTCGGTATTGAAAGGTTCACCATGAATTTTCATAAGACGTTCTGCTTTCAAAACATCTTGTTTGGTCACAGGTTTCATCAGATACTCCTTGATGAAATATTGCAGACCGAAAAATACCAATTCATCTTCATTGCCACCACGACTTTCAACATAACTGTAAACAGTAGTGGTGTTTTCTGGGTATTGTAGGAACATGCCTACTTTATAGCTGTCGGTATTAGTAATAATATTCTTTTCCATTAGAAACTCCTTCTAAATTGGTTTAGTTTGCCTTTATTGGCTCTTATAATGTAGCATCTCAACACGCATTTGTCAAGTGCTACTTTCACATCTCAGGATCACCCAAGGTTGTGAAATTTCCTTTCATCAGATTGTCGATATACGCATAATCATTAGATTTATCTTCAATGTAACTGATAACTTCTTGCAACTTCTGCTTAAATTCATCAGGCATACTTTCCAACTGTTTTACGACATATCTTTTATCTGAATTTTGAATAATAAGTTTGTTATCTTCTGTAACCATAAACTTTACCTGTTTTTCTACAGGTTTCTTGTCTGGATAATAATCTATTCTGTATCCTTTTAAGCTTCCATTTTCCTTGAATGTTGTTCTTGCATCAAAAGTAAATTTATCATAGGTTATGCCCCATTTTTTTATACTATTATTCACATTTTGAACAATGATCGAAGTATAATTTCTAAGCTGACTTAGCCAAGATTCATGCTTTTTATATTCTAGTGTTGCAACAAAATCATCTGCATGAGGACGGCGCATATGATCTTCAACATTATACTTAAATTTATTTTCTTCATGGCTGAAATAAATGACAATTTTACCTTTGCCGTCAAATAGAGGGAAATCAAGAAAAACCTCATTCTTTGGCGTAAGGCTTCTAGTAGTAATTTGATTAGCTTGCAATGAGTAGAAATTATCATACTGCATTTTCAAATACCTCATAAAACATAGTTTGAACCCTAAGACTAACAAGACTGCCATTAGTCAGGATATATTTCTCATTATTCGATTTATCAATAACATAGTAATACCTATGCTTTGTGTTGTAATTTATGGTATCAATGTAAGTATATTCAACACCTTCGACTTTAATTGACTTGGGAATGTATGAAAATTTATCATCAACCATTTCTACGAAAGTATGTCTACTTGTAGACACTACAGAATGTTTTTCTGATTTTTTCATTTCATAGTCAATAGTGCTAACGGGAGGTTTTCCTCCGTTAGCAAATATTGAGGCACAAATCACCAAGTGGGCATCTCTCATAATATTTCGAATTGCCTGCCGGTTTTGCATTAGTCAATTCCGATATAGAACGAGATGATATGGAAATGGTCTTCAAAACACATTTCGCGCCTGATATCGTGGAAAGGAACCCATTTTGCTTTTTCAGCATCATCGGCACCTTTTACGTGCGGAAGATCAGGGAAATTCCCAAGATCAATTTTTGCAGCGTGAGTGATTACTCGACCACGTTCCGAACGACCCGGATTGTCAAAAGTATGAACATGCTTGATGTTACGCTTAATAACTTCTTCCGGCACTTTAAGCAGAGTTTCTTCACGCAATTCTCGAACGATGCAATCCTTGATACGCTCATATGGATTGATAAAACCACCCGGAAGCGCCCAAAGACCTTTCCCCGGCGCAACTTTACGTTGAACCATAAGGACGTGACCCGATTGAATGACAACAGCATCGCCCGTAACAAACGTAGGAGCATACGGCGCAACTTCCCAAGATTTCTTGTAAGCTTTGATATATTCATATTCTTCTACGAGTTTAACACCAGTTTCATCTTTTTCCAGAATTGCCTCAATATCTTCAAAAACACTGAGTTTTACAAGATCAGAAACATCCAGTTGATTTTCATTAGGAAGGCCATATGTAGCACGATTTTCATAAAATGCGGTGCGAACATCAGTAGCATTCATCACAAGACCCTTGCGATTTTGCACAGGCTTGACTTCAACAGTCTGCCATTGCGGGAAAAGAACGCTCAGATAATAAGACGACGCATCTTTAGCGTAACCAATAAGACCAATTTTGGCATCACGCGGTGCGATGTTATAGACAGCCTTTTGCACACCCGCAACCCATTTATCGTCATTATACGGGTAATCGTAGATAGGTGCAGTAATAATTTCAGGATTGGCACGATGCACCCAAAGTTCTCGTTCTTCATACGTGAACGGATTTTTCAGAGTGCGCGGTTCACCAGCGGAACCGATTAGGGCGATAACATTGTCAGCATATTCATATGCGACGTTTAGAACCTCAGTATGTGCCAGTGTGACCGGTTGCATACGCCCAATAAAAACTAGATAGTCGAACTTCTTTTTCATAGCAAAAACTCCTTTGCATATTTCTTTTACAGTCTCTTTATATCACTTACGAGAGTCGTTGTCAACCCCCTTTTCCTCTTCCATTTCTTTCTTTAAATCGTCATATACTTTTTTCATTTGGGGCGCTTCGTTACGAACCAATGAAATTATATGTAAAGTGGTGTAAATGAAAGGAAAAACAATCATAAAAATTATAATTCCAAATGGAATCTTAAATAGTGAGGTTAGGCTTAATGCCATTAGAATTAAGCCCATATAGAACATAATAGAAATTGTTCTTTTATATTTTAAGTTATCGTTCATGTCCACAACGCATTATAGAAGGTTCCGAACAAGATAAGACCGTTTTCAATCCTTTTTTCTACAGCAGCGATTGCTTCATCATCTCTGCTAACTAGGGCAGAATCTTTCCAAACTTCAAACTCTTCTTCCCATTCGCCCCACTGCTTTTTTCTTTCAAAAGCAAAAATCATTTCGTCTATAACCCATTCCCATTTCAAATATGCACTATCATCAACGTCTTCTCCCCATTTATTACCATTCTTTAGATGGTCAGGGACAAGAGAATCATCAACAAAAGGACAGCCCTTGTATTCCTTTAGCTTTAGAAGAAGGGGATGGATAATCAACGCCAGAGTATGATCTGCATTCCAAGTATCATAATCGTGTATTTCGATTTCAACTTTTCTTTCAGACTCTTCATCTAGGTTAGGATACGGGCCTATTTCAATTTTCATTTTAACTGTCCTTCATAAAACGATGACCACCAATGACAACGGTTTGTCGCATGGTATCAGACCAATAGGGATTTACTTTGTTTGGATTGTAGTAGTGATCGGCACCCATGCTGTTATCAGGGATTTCACCAGAAATTGCCCTACGGGCGATATCAAGAGCAACCATGAAAGAATGACGCTCTTTTTTGCCGCGAAGATTCATGTATGGGCGCTCAAGAGTCCAAGAAAATTGGCTATCTTGATAGACAACACCACAAACAGTATTGGGCCAGCGACGGCTTTTGACACGGTTTAGAGTGACAAGAGCAACCATTTCTTGACCGCGAATACCTTCACCACGGGCTTCATGGTAGAGATTTTGTGCCATGCAAATGATTTCTTCTTCAATGTTGGCGTCAGTAACCAAAGGTTGGTTATGAACGACAAAAGAAGCCGAATGAATGGCGTCAAAGTTATTTTGGAAATTGTATTTGAAAGGGACAATGTTTTCCACAGTCTCAGTTTCAGTCTCTTCTTCCACATATGGGGCTACAAATACAGTATCAGGAACCGTAGCAACGCTAACCTGACGCGGCCTGTATTCTTCCCTGTATGCTGCACTGACTTCTTTGTAGGACGCCGAAAAGGCAACCACTGCAAAAATGTTCAGTCCAATAAGTGTGTTTTTAACTGCTTTCGTAAACATTGTCCCTCTCATGATTCGTTTCGTTAGAACACTTCTAACATCTAGTAGGTGTTGTGTCAACGATAAAAATCGTGGTTCCCTACTCTTCTTTCAAAGGGTCTTCTGTCATGAAAGCTACTGCGGCTTCCAGTTCTTTTGAAATACAAAGCGTTTGTATTCAAAGTGCTTTTCTTGCCAGACAAAATATCTTCCGATAGTTTAACTATTTCCCTATATTTTGATTTATTGTTGATAGGAGGATTTCTAGGAACCCATGAGAATTGATTTCTCTCATTTACAACGCCACAAATTGTGCTAGGGAATTTTGGATTGCTTGCTCTATTTAGAGTAACATCTGCGATCATTAGCATTCCTTCTAAACCTTCTCCACGGGCTTCGAAGTATATATTTTTTGCCATGCATTCAACATCTCTACTTGAATAATTGGCCGCAGCAGCAGATTGTGCAAATAGTAGTGAAATGCATACCATTATGCATTTGATAGTAGTAGTCATAAGTATTTTCTCTCTCTTTTATTTCATTAATGTCCCTTATTCAGAGGAAAGGAACTTAATATACTTATGACCTTTAGTCAAGTGGGGTCTTACAGGTAAGCAAGACCCCGCTTACAAATTAGTCCTCTTTGAGAAATTCTCCGCTCTCTCTAAAGTCCTTTAGTTTTTTCTCTTTCTCTTTGCTTTCTTTTTCAGTTATAATTTCTTTACCTTCAAGGTTCCATTCGTCTATTTGATCCTTATCAAGCATCATTATTACCTTTCTTATGTCTGTTTAAAACGTAGTCTTGCACATCCTTGTTGGATGCCTCTTGTAGAACTCTAACTCTATTTTCTTCTACTGATTCTTCGATTGTTTCTGCAACAGGCTCTTCTACTGATTCTTCTATGTTCTCTATAGCCTCATATGCTGCAATAGAAGAAACTATCTTCAATGTCCAATCATCCTCATCAATAAAAAGATTTTCTTCTTCGTCTTCAAGACGCATAACCATTGCCACATTTCCGTAGCGATGGAAATCTTTGCCACAACATACTAAAACATCTTTACCAATACCTAAAGCATAACCCAATTCCATCAAAGTAATTGGAGACTTGGTTTCAACGTCAAAATAAAATAGAACTAAGTCTGCCTCTTTGATATGGTCCCATTCCCATTCTACTTGTTCATAGAATTGCGTTCCCGGCGTTGGGTCTTGTTCCCAAGATGAATCCCAATCATCACGTCTTGGATTAAAAATGTTTACATTATACTTTGACAGTTTCTTTGTGATTCGAGTTTGCCAATCTTCGGCAACGCCCATCTCAATTGATCCGGCCAAAAATATATTTAATGGTCTTTCGGTTTCGTCCCTATGCGGGGCTTTAAATACTTTCATTTCTTCTTCCTCTATAGTATGGTTCAATCCAAACCGGTTCTTTATCACTATAGACCATGACAAATCCTGTTGGACCCTTATAACCTTTTTTATATATACCTACACACAGTTGTTCGCCATCCTTGGCACTACAATCTAGATTGCTTCTATTTGGCAACTGTTCCGGCCCATTTCTAAAAGGAGTGTGGCCGTGCGTAAGATGATAATGTCTAGATGCAAAATCTTCACCAACATAAAATCTTGACCAAATCAACGTGCTTTCAGATTGCTCATCAAATCCTTTAGTCGGATCAAAAAAAGCATGAGCGAATATATTGTTCTCAAAAACATACATTGGTAATAGATTTTTCAAAAATAATTTATAATTTTCTGGCAGAAATCCAGAAGTTTGTGATAGAAATTTTCCGCAAAAATAAGCTTTGAAGTTGCTATCAATAAACATTCTCTCATGGTTTCCCATGAGTGTAATAAATTCAACCCCTTCTGGTGGATTCATGACTATATCCAAAACACCTTTACTATCTGGCCCTCGGTCTATATAATCGCCCAAAAAGATTACAGTCTTGCCTCCTTCGGAATATATAACATCTAGTGCCTTTTTAAGCAAGCCGCTTTGGCCGTGTATATCTCCAATGGCATAATATTTCTCATTCATTCAATTTTATTCCTTAGCATATCCGCTACAATAAACAAGGAAAAAACCGGAACCCAAAACACAATTACTAAAAAGCTTATGATAAGCTGCTTGTCACTCATTCCCATTATACCAATTCTGATAATCAAACGATACAGAAGAATAATAACCCCTACGAAATAGGGGATAAAGACGGGGTAAAGTGGGATATCAAACAGCATATCATCTCCTTAAAATTTCTTTCCGTTAATAGAATCACGGTGTGCTTTGGTATTATCCAGCCTAGTCTTGTTGTATTCTCTCTTCTCTTTTATGGCTGACAGAACATCATAACCCATGTCATAGCAAATGTCAAGGATGCTATGAACCAAAAGCTCAGTGTTGCCGCCACGCTCTGGATGTGTCAGGAGTTTGCAAATATGATGAAGCGATTTTTCAAAATCAAAATTGTTGTTTTTATAATGGCTATAGTCATGTTTGAATTTTTCCATATCTTTACCTTCCATTCGATCCAGAAGTCTAATAATTGCATCAGCAAGTTCAACTTCTATTCCATCCCTATGTGGCAATTTATCGTCTTTTAGGTTTTTCCTGAAAGCTTCAAACGCTTCTATTATTTCAGATAGTATCAACAATGATAGTCTTTCATTGCTTATGTCTATTGGAGTCCCGTCATCCAAAAACCACCATTTTTTATTTTCAGTTGTGTTCACTTCAACTGCAAGATCATTGAAAAATTTCGCTTCTATTCTCATATATGTCCCTCCAAGGCTATATTAAAAATCCCAATCTTCGTCTTCGGTAGCTTCTGCAACACCTATTACATAGGATGAGCCATTTCCAGAAAAGAAGTCGTGATTTTCGTCACTTTCAGATGAAAGCGAAGCAAGAATTGCAGGGCTTACATTTGTAGTCATCTCCGCGAAAAGAGGCTCAAACCCAAGATTAGCTAAAGATTTGTTACCATTATATCTCAGAAAAGCCTTAACGTCAGAAGTTAAACCAACTTCATCGTATAGCTCTGAGGTATACTTTTCTTCTATTCTATACAAATCCATTAGCAGGTTATATGTGAATGTTTTAATCTCTTCTTTTTGAGAATCATTAAGTTTCTCATAACCAATTTGGAATTTGTAACCAATATAATACCCATGAACTGATTCGTCTCTAATAATCAAACGTATCAAGTCAGCAGTATTTGTTAATTTTGCTCTGGACGCCCAATATAGCGGCAAATAAAATCCAGAGTAAAATAAGAAGCCTTCTAAGAATACTGATGCTACCTTTCTCTTCAATTGGCTCATCAAATCGCTACCTTTTAGTTCATATACTTCAAGTATAGCATTTCTTTTAGCATTTAGTTTTTCATCTGTTTCTACCCATTGATACAATTCTTTAATTTCTCTTGTAGAACACAATGTTGAAAAAATAGATGAGTATGATTTGGCATGAACTGCTTCCATAAATGCAATATTTCTCATAACATGCTCTTCGTGAGGCGTTACCGCATCCAGTGCAAGCATTGGTGCCCCTACATCTGCTTGTATTGTATCCAACATTGTAAGGCCACCGAACACCTTAATTGTCAGATTTCTTTCTTCCTGAGACATATTTTCCCATGTTCTCAAATCGCCCGAAAGTGGAATTTTAGTATCTATCCAGAAGCTACTGATAAGTCTATCCCAAACTTCTTTATCCTTTTCGTCTTCTATCTCATTCCAATTGATAGCTTTTTTAGTATAATCGACCATATTTTCCTCTTAACATCTTCCATGATTTTCATAGAAACCATATTGTTCTTCTGCTTCTTTCCTAGCTTTAATTGCTTCATCAATATCGTCAAAAAAGCCTATGTGGATATCTTTGCCATCAACTTTAATTCTTGCTCTCCATCTATCTTTATATTTTGAGATTCCCATATAACCACTATAATTGTTCTTAGGAATTTTTCTATTTTTAGAATTTACAAGTGGGGTGACATTTCGCAAGTTTTCTAGTTTATTATCTATAGTAATACCATTCTTGTGATCCACAAATATTGGCACTTCCCTTTTATTCATTATCCACATTACCCTATGCGCGTAATGATGTTTATTATCAATTTGACTTCTCAAGTAACCTTTATTTAGACTCGTCAGTGCTTCTTTTTCAGCATATTTACTATTCCACTGCTTAAACGCAATTTCAGATTTAAAAAGATTCCTATTTCTAGGCTTCCAGTAAAACTTTCCAGAATCAGGGTCCGAAACCAAATAAAAATTATAAAATTCTATCGCTTGTTTCAAGTCTTCCATATTATTTATCCATAATGTAAGAGTCTGGGACTAATAAAAGCCCCAGACATAAGATTTAAATTACAACGCGCAGGCTACGCACTCATCAATTTTCTTAGAGGTATTAAGTTTCTCTTGTTTTACGCGAATATAATAAATGGTTTTAATACCTTTGCTATATGCATAAATTTGAGCTTTATTAACATCTCTGGTAGTTGCAGTAGATGGGAAGAATAGTGTGCAAGACAACCCTTGATCTACGTGCTGAGTCGCAGCAGCATAAACATCAATAAGTTTTTTTGGACCTATTTCATACGCAGACTGATAATACTCAATATTGTCATTTGTAAGGTTTGGAGCAGGATAGTATACCCTTCCCATCTTACCTTCTTTTCTAACCTCAATTGCAGATACAACTGGATGAATAGATGCAGTTGCATTGTTGATATATGAAATAGAACCAGTTGGCGGAATAGCCTGTAGATATTTGTTGAATATTCCATATTTCATAACTGATTCTGACAACGCTGCCCAATCATCGCTTGTAGGCACTTTAATGCCCTTAAACAATTCTTTTACCTTTTCAGTTTCAGGTGCCCATGTGCCTTCAATATATTTCTTGAAAAATTCACCAGTGGCATATTTTGATTTCTCAAAACCATGATAAGTTTCGCCCTTTTCTATTGCAAGCTTGTTAGATGCTTTAATTGCATAGTAAGCTACGGTGTAGAAATAGATGTTTGTGAAATCAATTGATTCTTCTGAACCATAGAACATTTTCTCTTTACCAAAATAACCATGTAGGTTCATTTGCCCCAAACCGATAGCATGGCTATTTTGGTTGCCTTTTTGAATTGAAGGGACACAATTCACATTAGAATCTAGAGAAACATTTGTCAATGCTCTAATAGCGGTTTCTACTGATCTTTCAAAATCAGGAGATGCCATCATTCTTTCTACGTTCATACTGCCCAAATTACAAGAAATATCATTACCAACTTCATCGTAAGTCAAATCTTCATTATATGTAGAAGCAGAGTTTTCCTGCAAAATCTCACTACACAAATTTGACATGTTAATTCTGCCACCATTTGGATTTGCCTTGGTCGCTGTGTCTTCGTATAGAATATACGGATAACCAGATTCAAACTGCAATTCTGCAATAGTTTGGAACAATTCTCTTGGATTTATCTTCTTCTTTCTAATTCTTGGATTTTCCACCATTTCATGATACATATCTGTTATAGATATATCGCTCATTGCAACACCATATTCTTTCTCTATATCATATGGTGAAAATAGATACATAGGCTCATTATCTCTAGCAAGTTTCATTGTAATATCTGGAACTACAATGCCAAGAGACAAAGATTTGATACGAATCTTTTCATCAGCATTTTCGCGTTTTGTATCCAAGAAACGCAAAATATCTGGATGGTGAGCATTAAGATATACTGCGCCAGCGCCATCTCTTGCACCCAATTGGTCTGCATATGAGAATATATTCTCTAATACTTTCATAACTGGAATAATGCCAGTTGAAACTCCCTCAACACCTTTAATTGGTGCGCCAAATTCTCTCAAGTTTGTTAGAGATATTGCAACACCACCGCCACGCTTAGAAAGTTGACCTGCGCCGTTAAACGATCTGAAAATAGATTCAAAATTATCCTCAGTTCTCATCAAGAAACATGAAACCTGTTCACCGGCTCTTATTTTGCCAGCATTAAGAAATGTTGGTGTGGCAGGTTGGAAACGAGATGACATAATTTCATCTACTAGATTGATAGCTTCTTCTTCTATTCCTTTGGCTAGAGTAAGAGCAACAGCTACAACTCTATCCTCGTAACGCTCAAGATATCTTGAACCATCTGTTGTTTTCATCGCATAAGATGTATAGAATTTGAATGCTCCAACAAAAGTCTGGAATCTATATTCTTTATCATATGCTCTTTTGTATAGACTTTTGACAAAATCTTTGCTATACTGGTCAAATATGTCTTTTCTATAATACCCATTTTCAAATAGATAATCTAGTTTTTCTTCTAGCGTGTGAAAGAAGACGGTGTTTTGATTAACATGTTCAATAAAATAAACTTTTAATGCTTCTTTGTCTTTATCGAATTGTATATTTCCGTTTGCATCGGTTATATTTAAGTATGCGTTTAAATCTGTAAACGTTTCAGTTTGTGCCATTAAGTGTTTCCTCTATTCTTTTTATTGTTGAATAAACATCGCTATCGCTGCCTGTCAATTCAAATTTGTGTAAAATATCAATTCCGCATTTGTGCGATACCACGTCGCCAGCATAGCCAAAGAATTTTCCAAAGTTTCTATTTCCACCAGCTACGACACCCCGTATAAGGGTGTGGTTTTTATTTAAAAAACTAACAACGTTTTTGTGTAGTGATTTTGTCCCATCCCGTTTTGCATATGTTGGGACTATCAGAACATAGGGATCATTCATCACAAGACCATTAGATATTTCGATAATGTCTTTCGATCCTAGTTTTTGAACAAATTTTCGGGTGTTTCCTGTCTTAGATGAGAAATATACTATCATAGTTCGAACAGTTTGTCAACTCTAAAACCTGCCCAATGGTCATTCTCAGTGACAACTACTGGCATAGAACGGTAGCCCAAGGTCTTGACCTTCTCGAATGCTACTTCATCTTTAGTTATGTCTACCAAGTTGTATCTCAAACCTTTAATAGTTAATTCTCTTTTGGTAGCCTCGCACAAGTGGCACGAAGGCTGCGTATAAACTGTAATCATGTCTTTCTTCTCCAAATCTTAAACTTAAAAGATTAAACAGAAAGGCAACTAGCAATCGCCTTTCTGTTACGGTAGTATTATTTAGAGACTCAAGTAATCTCTAAACACCACTTTATATCTTTAAATATATAAAATAATCTTTTAATTTCAAGCACTTAATAATTTTTAATTTATTCTACGACTGTTGCAGGAATCACACAGCCATGTTCATTTTGATGGTTGGGTGTGGATTGTAGCCTACAAATGAGATACCATTTACAATATCATCGGAAAATATTTTTTTGTTATACACTACATTTTCAAATTCACTAATAACTCTATCTGAGATAACCAGCTTAGGCAGTCCAGTGTCTTCTCTCTCAAAAATCTGTTTTAGAGGATCAATGTGATCTTGGTATATATGTGCATCTCCAATAGTATGAACGAACGTTCCTACCTCAAGGTTGCAATACCTCGCGATGATATGAGTTAACAAGGCATATGATGCAATATTAAACGGAACCCCAAGACCGATATCTGCCGATCTTTGATACAATTGACAACTCAATTTGCCATTTGATACATAAAACTGAAACATCGTGTGGCATGGTGGAAGTGCCATCTGATCTATTTCAGCAACATTCCAACTGTTTACAATAATCCTTCTAGAATCTGGATTGTTTTTAATTGTCTCAATTGCAGCTTTGATTTGGTCAACACCATTGCAATCTCGCCATTGTTTAGAATAAACCGGGCCTAGTTCTTTAACTAGATCATTATTTTCGTAACCTAGATTTTTACCTTGATAATCTGCATTGGCAGTCCACACTGTATTTTTTCCGATTAGGTTTTCTCTTTTATCATTATATTGTAGTTCTGCAAGTCTGCGTTCATCAGTTGACCCTTCTAAAAACCAAAATAGTTCTGCGACTAATGGTTTTATTGCAGTTCTCTTAGAACCTAAAAGTGGGAACCCTTCTGATAGATCGAATTTCATTTGATATCCAAATATTGATCTGGTTCCTACGCCAGTTCTGTCGGAACGATCCTCTCCGTTTTCGATTACATCCTTAACTAATTGTAGATATTGTTTCATGCTTCCCTCTTATATCTTTTGACGAAAACAAATGGTTTTGTGGTTCTTATAGTGGTAACATCTATCAGTTTAAAATTTTCTAAAATACTTTCGTCAAAGAAAACGTCAGAAGTATAATTACCATCAATTACAGATATAATCATTTCGTCTATTAAATTTACGCTTTGCTTGATAATGTTTGGACCACCTATAACGAAAACATCGGTTTCCGAATTATTTTTAATATTTTTAACTATCTCTTCAACGTCACCAGAATATGCTTCATCGGCCAAATCTAATTTCTTTTCTTTGAACTCATCGCTGTTGCGGAAATTTGCAATGACCACGTTCTTTCTCTTGGGGAGCTTTTTGTTTCCCAAACTGTCCCAAGTGTTTCTTCCCATGACAATAGTTGCGTTAATTGTTGTCTTTTTGAAATGATTCATATCCTCTGGTATGTGTTCCCAAGGCAACTTGTTATCAATGCCAACGCCTGCTGACCTATCATGTGCTATTATTCCAATGACTTTTACCATTCCAATTTAACCTCTTTTTTCAATTCAATTTTTTGCACTTCTTCTCTTTTTTCCTTATTTTCTTCTTCAACATACTTTCGCCATTTATTAAATGCTATGGAAGCGTTGAAACCAGAATACGTGTTATTTTCTAGGATGTTTTGAATGTCCTCTGCACTGTATCCTTCCTTTAAGATCATGTTATTAATGTCTTTTTCAACTATACCGTCAGGCCACACAACAATTGCATGTCCTGCCTCTATGGTCTTGTTCATCTTTGCAATAATCTCTTTATTTCTAGGCTCATTATCATAAACAATAACGTTGTTTTGGCTATTTGGCAGCTTGGAAAAGTCCAAGTCAGCGCCAGCCATCGCGATAGAATTGTCTATGAAAAGCGAGTCAATGCCACCCTCAAATGTGTAATATCTTCTATTTGAGTCCAAGTTGTCCAAACCAAACACTTTTGCTTTTTTATCATTTATGGTTATGGATATGTAACGCAAGTTGGCATCAGGATCAAAACTTCTTCCTGTAAATCCATTCATCACCCCGTCTTCATCTATAAAAGGCAAGATAAGTCTAGGCTCATCTTGCTTCAATGCCGAATCTGGAAATTTGTTTGGAATTATAGAGTTTACCCACTTTTTGAACTTTGGCGCATAATACAGCCTTTCATAAGATTTTTTGGGTATTTTTCTACTCTCTAGATATGCTATTGCAGGATGGTCAGGAGAAAGATCATTTATATTCTTTATCCTACCTAGATTTGCATCTGTATCTTCTACTGCATCTTCGTCTTTATCAATCTTTATTTCATTAGATACTGAAAGAATTTTTGATCCGCCTGACGATCCTTCAATTCCTTTTGGAGTTGCGAACAGGTTTGGCTTTCTATTCTCTTTACCTTCCATGAATTTTGTGGTAATGTATTCATCATACATGAAGTGGTCAACTTCTTTAATGAACTTGCCAAATGAGTGTGATGCAAAACAGTTGTGACAATAGTATGATAACTTATTGTCTTTTTCTAAAATCCAACCTCTTGATTTTGTTTTTGACTTCTTTGAGTCACCACAAAGTGGACACCTAAAGTTAACTTTAAGTGGGCTTTGATTTGTTATCCTGAATCTATCGAATCTAGTGGATAACCTATTCACAAAATCCAAATCTACATAATCAACCATATCAGACTCCTCAAAAACAAGGTTATATACTAACCTATCTTTTCGAGTTTGTCAAGTGGATTCTGCGCTTATCTAGGTCCGTTGACCATGATAATTATCTCGTTTTCATCTTGCATCTTGACGGGGCCGTTCCCCATTGCATAGCTATACCCGAATAAAGCTATCCACAACGCAAAGATGGTTTTTCTCCATGTATTCATCATATGCTCCAATAAAAAATAGGCGTCATGCCACCAACGCAGCACAACGCCTAACTAGTTATTATTCGTTTTTACTTTTTTCTTTTTCGTTGTTGCTATCTAATTTTCTGCTCAAGATAAACCTTAGCCAATCTTTTACAAAGTCCTTATCTTTTGACATATCCAATACGCTTTCCATGATATTTTCAAAGGTTATTGCTATCAGAATAGCAATTGGGACGTGCCAGCTTGAAGAAAGAGAAAGTAGCTCGACTACAGGCATATACAAGATTAGACCAGAAAATAGAGCAATAGATACAGAAGACATTACCCCTATAACTGTCCAACTCTCCGTTTTTTTTAATCTAAACATCACTGCTATCAGCGATGCAATCCATATTTCTATGGGAAATCCGAAAAAGCTCATTTTTTCTCTCCTAGTTATATCTTTTTCAAAAACCCCATACCAATAGTCCCAAGCATCATTACTAAAAAATTGCGAGTTTCTGCACCCGCACCATAGTATTTATAGTTTTGATTTAATGAATATTCTACATATATGTCACTATTAAAAAATAAGCTCTGGTTTTTCAACCAGAGCTAGAAAATAAATTTAAAATTAGTTTATCTTTCAAAGTATCTTTCGTATGTTCTAATGACTGCATCTTTTTGTTGTATGACAGTTCTGGTAGAAGCAATGTTTTGTGAAAGATTTTGGTAATTCTGTGCATCTAATGCAAAGTAGCTTTTACCATCTTCCAATCTTTGTGATGCAGTTTCTTTGGAAAGAACTACCCACTGAACATCTCTTGTAACTAAAACATCGGTTCTAGGAACAATAGGTGCAGGTCTTTTTACTTCAACAGTCCTAACAACTACTTCTGGTTCGGGCGGTGCCTGAACAACTGGTTCTGCTCTACTAAAAGCTGAACATGCTGACAAAGACAGCACAGATACTAAAAGGAAGGCTTTCACAATCATAATATTCTCCTATCAATTTTTAAAAAGCCAAGGACACTCGGAATTAAATTCTCTTTCGTTTGTTGCATTTAATTCTTTACTGTTCAATGGCGCTCCACTCAAAAGCTCTAAACATCTCATTGATTCTTTAGATGCATTGTTTATAATATTTTCAATCAAATCAGGTTTAGCTAGTGCTAGAGCGTTCAAGTCGTGTCTTTCAAATCTTTGAGTAAGTTCATTTTCATACATTCTGAATAAACCAAACTCACCCTCTAAAGAATGAAAATCTTCACGAATTCTGTCATACTCACGTTCCATCTGATTGATAGTCTCATTGTTTGTAGCTACAGCATTTTTCAAAGTTTTTATGTCAGTAGCTTGTGCAGCGTTTTGCTGCACAAGGTATTCTATTCTATCTTGGGCTTTTTCTTGAGCTTGTTTATTTGTGTAATAAAGACCACCAAAAGCCATCCCTATGACGACAATCAATAAGATATAAATTCTCATTTTATGCCACCAAAAGCTTGTTCACTTGTTCTATAGATAGAACGCCGGTGACTGCCAATTTGTTGCTTCTTTGCCAAGACCTCACGGCATTTTGTGTCATATTTCCAAAAATACCGTCAACATCTTTGCCTTTGAAACCAAGTTTAGCTTGTGCTTGCTTAACATCCTCGCCTCTGCTACCATGACGCAACGCTCTTACATTGACTAAGGTTCCAGCAGGAGCAGCAGGAGTTGGTTCAGGTTTGCTATTCATATTCTCAAGAACTTTTTTGTTTCTTGTATATTTGCTAACACGATCAGCCATGCCATTGTCGCCACCATTGACGGCTCTTGACATTCCACGTATATCATCTCTATCAGCAAATGCAGAAAGATTTCTCTGCTTCCAGAACCAACATGCACTGTCAAAAGCGCCTCTTTTTGTCCCTAGATATACAGATGCTTCTTCTGCGGTCATGTTCTTATACTTGGCAAATGCTGTGTAGTTGTTTCTTCCGGTTAACTGAAAAATGCCTCTTCCACGGAATCTCCAACCGTCACCGGCTTGCGTATTGCCTAGTTTATTCACTCTATTTGCATCATTATAAACATGATTCGCAATCTTCTGTGGATTACGATTATATTGTTTTGCGATAGCATCGGTAGGGAAATATCTTCTACCAAATACTTGAACTAGTCTATCCCACGAATAATTTAAGTTCTCTATAAGAACTTTAAAGTCGGATGACTCATGTGCGCCCTGTGCGAAAAACCCTGCAATTCTGTTAGGCGTATTTATTTCATACTCTTCGAAATATTCCATGCAAAAAGAGTGCCATGTTTCAGGCTCAACATTTGCAGGAATCATAGCCTTAACATGTGCTACGGTTAGGTTGATGGACATTTTTCTCCCCTTTGTTTTTAAGAAATTAAGATTGAAGCTTACCGCCAATCCCTTTAAGAAGGTTTTTAACCTGTCTACGACCAACTTCATCACCATTTACGAAAAACCTTGTCATTTTGTCGCCCTCGAAAACACGAACTTCCAATTTGTTGTTTTCGTGAGCTTTATTATAGTTTACTACTATTTCTTTAGCTTTTTTTAGAATTTGGTCAGACGATTGCAAGATGTAAAGGTCACTATTTCCTTTATCATCGTCATCGCCTTCACTTGATTCTTTTTTAGCACTAGCTGCCTTTGCACCATCTTCAAAGGCTTTTTTAGCGATCTTTTTTTCGTCGTCGCTTAGTTTAGACTTTTTTTTTGTGCCTTCGTCGTCAGACTCTTTTGCTTCGACAACTGGCTGTGGTGCCGGTGCGGAGAATGATATTTTACTTGCCATTAGCTCATTCATACCTGCCGCAAAATCTTTTCTAAAAGACATTACGTCTTTGTTTAGAGCATGATTAATCAAATCTCTTTTATCACTCATCTTTAAGTTTCTCCTTAGTAGCCTTAGCTTTTTCTCTATGTCTTCTTATAAAATGGTGCCTGACTGCCGGTGAAATAGAATCTACGCCCAATCCAGCAATTGCGGATGATGAGGTATGATTCGCCGGAACATCTTCAAGCAATTCCAAATATTCTCTTATGTTATTTATATCTTCGGGACTAAGCGAATCTATGTCTAGACTCTCATTTTCCTTAACCAGATAAAGTGCCGCAGCATATGAAGCAAGTTTCGATGCTCCACCCGGCAATTTAGCCATTTCTCTTTTCAAATTCAATGCAAGCAAATCCAGCTTGGTAAAAGAATCCTTTTCATTACGGCTAGTTAGATCAGTCTTCAAAACGTTGCCTTTATCATCAATCACGCCGTGCTTAAAGGCTCTCCACTTTTTGAAAGGAGTAGACAACTTTTTGATAAGCTTATACACGGCAATGTTATCAATCTGTCTGTCCATTTTTATATCCTTCCAAGAATTTTTAATATTGTAGTATCAGACTCGATGTTTTTGGTATATATTATAGTATCTTCATACTCAATAGTAACCGGTAAATAGTTTAAATATGCCACAAATGGTTTCAAAACTGCATGGAATTCCTTGAGTTTATAAAACAACATATTTGTGGCATATTTACCAAAGCAATTATAAATTACAATCAAATGATTTAGAACCAATCTTTCATTTACTACACCAGAAGCATTATATTTGCTTAACAACTTTTTGACGTATCCAATACGTTTCAAGTCTTCTTCAAATTCTTCAATTCCGTGACAGTGTGGATTGTCATAATATTTCATTGCATATAATACAAAAGTAGATTCTTCTAATTTCATGATGTAATTATTTCTTTCTTACTCGTTATCGTTTTTAAATACGACCAATGTTTCTACCTTATTACGTGCATTACCATTTTGGTCTGTATATGATACCGATCTTGTCCAACCGGGAGTTCTCAAACCAACTGCTTTAAATTCTGCATTGGATGCTTCCTCAGTAGTTACAATTGAAAGTGTAGCTGCGTATGAAGGCTGTTTTACCCAAGATGGAACATCTTTTCTATAAAGCGCGCCTGCAACTTCATCTTCCAATTCAGCAACAGTAATCGTGTCTTCGGTTAGACCCAAGACAATGATATTTTCTCCGGTTCCATCGTTATTAGCTTTAACGATATCTCCGACTCTTAAAACAGTTCTCAAGTCAACGCCGCCAGTTACAACAATTTCTGTTCCGCCAGCATCGCCTGCAAATACACCTTGAATAAGATCGTATTCGGTTTTATCCCATAAGCTCATTTTAGTTTCCTTTTCTAGTTCTAGGTTTTCTAGTGGTCTTTGGTTTTTCTTCCGCGACCACCGGTTTCTCTTCTTTCTTCTCTTCTTTCTTTTCTTCTACTACTGGCTTCACAACTTCGATAACAGCATCTACAGACGTAACACCTTCGATTCTTTTTTGTCTAAGTTGGTCAACTAAATTTTTGAATTTTGACATTTATACATCCTTACTTTCATTAATACCCTTGCTAAAAGTTTTAGAAAACGAAGTTAATACTCCTAACACGTTATCGTATCTTTTATTTATCTTTATAACAGGTATATCAACTCCTAATTTTTTTGCTGCTAACCACCTGTGATGCCCATCTATAACTCTGTTATCTTTGGAAACCAAAATGGTCTTATCTTTTATTTTATCATACTCTCTAATGAGTGAATCGACTTTGCTAAGGTTAAACTCCGATTGTGTTGGCTTTAAACTCTCTGCTGGAATGTTACACTCTTCATATTTTACGCCCATTCTAGTTAGAAAAGATTTCAGCCATCTAAAATCTTTAGTAGAAACCTGTGGCATATCGGCTCTTTTTATCCCACAGGTATCTACTTTTTTGGAAGGTCTTCTTTTTTAACCAAATAAGCTTCTGTGAATATTGAATTAATATCTGTAGAATCTTTTAGTTCTTCAATACCTTCTTTAATAGACTTTTTACCTGCAATCTTTTTAACAACGCTTTTAGGTGTTGTATTCTTAACCTGTTTAACTTCACCTGATTTATCAGTCTTGACAGTTGGTTTTGGCTTGACAGCAGATTTTTTGTCTGTTGTAGAGCTTACACCGGACTTAGCCAAAGCTGTTTTAAGTCTCTCATTTTCAATTTGTTTAACTTTCGGAACCATTTTTGAAGAAAGTCTCTGTAGGACAGAATTAGGTATTCTTGCCATTCTTTTGTCAATAGTCATTTTTTCAGAAGGTGACAAATCACTATATTTCTTGTTACCAGTAAATCTATCTCTCAAAGTTGATCTTGCGCGTCTTGTGGCTCTCTTACCGATTTGATCCATGTTTGCGCGTCTACGGTTTGCTCTTTTTCTAGCAGTAGAAATTTTTGTTTTGTAACGACGCATAACCATCGCACGTTTTCTTCTAGCTGCAATATCTAGAACTCTACCTTCTTCAATGATAGAATAACCTTGAATTTCTTCAATCATGGCAGAAAGTTCTGAATATAGAATATCTGCAATTTCATGCAAATCTTCGGACAAATCCTCAACGAAATCATCAAAAGATTCGTCTAAAACATCTACAATCAGATCGGCAGTGTTCAACGTGGTATTTTCGTTAATTTTGATTGCATCCATCTCTAGAATGGTCTTGCAAAAATCTTGAATAGTTTTTTCCATTGTTGGCCTCAATATTATATATTTGCTGTTATCAACATCCTGCCCGTCTTTTTTCTTAGATGTTTTAGACTTTTTGTTTTTGTCATTAGAAATTAGAGACATGATGCACCCTTAATTAAAGTTTTGTTATTATGATATTTATACATCTTAGACTTCTTGGCAAATAAAAAAAGCCCCACTAGGGGGCTTTTTCTTACATATAGTATTTACCGTTCACATAGTTGACCAATTGTCTCTGTCCGTTCGCATATATGATGCAATTTGTGTGGCACCATGAGCTACTACCTCTATTGTATTTCAAATCAAGCTTTGACATGGTTCCTACTCTAAACACTCCACGCTGAATTGCCGGTGTATGGCTATGACCGATTACACAGTCACCATATACTTCTTCTAAACCATTCAGTGACGGCCTTGCACCATTTATTCCAAGATCACCATGCTCCGATAGCTCCACGTCCGCTATTTTCAGCTTTGTGTTTCTATCCAAAAACACCATGTTTTCCAAAATAAACATCACTTCTTCTGTGTCTTGATCTAGAGCATGGAACATGCCAGACTGCAAATCATCCATACCATCTAGCATATCTACTGCTATTTTCAAGCTGATATAGTGGTTTTGAGGATCAGTCACATATCTACCAGATTTTAGATATCTTGTCAGAAACTCATCATGGTTTGATTTAACGATATAAGCCTTGCCAAATACGTCAAGAGATTCGTAAATTTTCTTAACCAATTTATAGGTTAGAACAAGCTCAGATTTAAGATCGCCGCGACTTGCCTTTGATCTTTCATATTTTTCATAAATTGTTTCAATGTGATGTGAGATTGATTCACCGTCAAAAATATCATGCAGGAATATGTTCTCAATATCAAAGTCTTTGAAATCTTCAACAAAGCTGTTCACAGCATCCACGTCAACATTAACACCATGAATATCACCGAAAACAATGTTCATAGGGACTTGTTCTGTAGTGCCATCTGCATTATATTTAACACCAAGATCAATGAAGTTTCCTTCTTCGTCAGCTTGAATTTGTCTAAAGTGGAAATGTTTTTCGTCTTCTATCTCTACAATGACTGCACCCAACATATGGTCATGCGAAGCAATGTATGACAGTCTTTTACTAACAAATGAGTTATTGTGGAAATAATCTCCGGTAGTGCATGAGCCTGTGGTCATAATGCTATAGTTTCTTCCACGACCGTTGCCGCTTGGTCTATAATCTAGGAATTGTTTCGGGCTTGCAAAAATATATGATCCGCCACGTTTACCAATTCTTGCCAGACCTGTAGTTGACTTGATTTGCTTGGCTGAAACTTGGATGCTACACAAGAATATGTTTTCATTAAGATCAACGTCATCAGTTACGAAGTTGTATATCGGCTTTTCAAATTCTCTGTCAAAAATGGCAGATTTGTTTTCAAAGCTGTTAGTGACGCTTTCACATGGAAGGATTACAATTTGTGCATCTCTTTCTTGTGCATATGTCTTAATGGCTGAAATAAAGCCTTCATGAACCTTGAAATCTGCAACTGCTGTAGTGACAATATATCTTTTACCGATATAATCACCGCTCTCTAGACCTTCTCTATTGAGAATTGATTGCAATGTAGTGAAATTTTCCTTGATATTGTCAGGATAATTCACTTCCATGAAATCGTGCAATTTTGATAGATTTCCAAATGAAGATGATATTGTGCTTTTTGTGATACCAAAATCAACAAAGTCGTGCATAGCAGGTAGACGCTTCACCTTATCAATAATCTTCAAGTATGAATTGATTACGAATTGACGCTTTTCTTCTGCCAAATCTCTAACATCTTCATCGCTTTCAACATCATTGGTTCTTTCTTTTGGAAGAACGTTTCTTGTAACTTCCTCAGATATACTATCATCTTCAAGAATCATTTTGTAAAGACGATCTTTTCCAAAGCCAAAATAGTATTCAACTTTTTTCTTGGTAATACCAGAGCTTTTCAATTCATCATAGGTAGGATTTCTACCATATTTCTTACATTGCTCTGTAAAGGTTTCAATTAACCTTTTCTTTTTATATTCCAAGTCATCATCTTTGGAATATATCTCTATCTGAACTTTATCTTCACTAGACATTAATTACTCACTTTCATTATCTTTGCAAAAAAGTTTGGTGTGTTTCCATTGAAACCTTTTCCGCTGTTTAAATTGTCGCATATTTCCTTAATATTATTGGAAACTTCTATGACAACGTTAGTCGCATTTTCAATTATAATACTATCTTCAATACTATACTTTCTCTTCATTGCAAACTCCCAACTAGTCTTCGAAATCGAATATCTCATGCTTCTTAGAAACATTAGTTTTATCTAAAGAATCTTCCCAATCAGTTCCAATATGTTTATTTATTGACTTGGAGCCTTTTTTATCGTCAAGAGTAGCATCTTTCATTATGCTATCTTGTGCGCTGTCAGAAAGATTATACAACTTCATCTTGGCTCTATCAATTCCTACAACAAATCTGCGATAGTTAGATATATCTCCCCATCTGTTTTTCAACTGTTTAATCATAAGATGACCAGATTCTTGCAATTCTTCGGATGTAATAAGACCGAACAAGGCGTCAACTGTATGAGGAAGACCCATAGATTCTGAGGTATTTGTGATATCCATATCACTATTTCCATAACCACCACGGTTTGCCTGAGTAGCTGAAACTATAGGAACATCAAATTCCATAGCCAAACCACGGACTTCTTCTGCAATTGATTTGACCAATGTGTAGCTATTTGCAGCATTAGCACCACGTATTCTGGAAGAAGCACAAATGTTCAAGTAGTCAATGAAAATAATGTCTGGAATGAATTTCTTTTTAAGTTTTAGTTCGTTAAGAAGATGCCTGAAATGACCAGCATGTGCGCCACCGGTTGGATATTCTTTAACATAAATATTCCCTTGTGTTTTCTTTGAAAGACGCGCCATTCTTCTAGTATAAGTGTCCTTATCCATCGCCTTCAACTCATCAAGGGTTATATCCATGATGTTTGCGTCAATTCTTTCGGATACTCTTTCCTCTGCCAATTCCATAGTAATATAAAGAACATTATATCCGTGCATCATGGCTGCTGCTGCTTGGTGACACATCACCAACGATTTACCAGCACCAGTTTCCGCCATATATACAACCAATGATTTTCTTGGCAAGCCGCCTTTGGTGATGACATTTAGTAAATCAATATCGTATGGTATTCTGGAATCTATGCTATGATAGTAATCAAATCTGTCTGCGAAATCTCCAAAGAAATCGTGGCCTATGCTGCTATCAAAGCTCACTGCTAGTGCATCTGACATGATTTGCGGGGCGCTGCCCATATCGTCTTTTTTATCATTGCCTTCATATATTGCAATACATTTTCTCAGTGCGTTGGCAAAAGCTTGTTGCTGGCAGTATTTTTCTGTTTCTGTAATCAACCAATCTTCGTTTACTTTAGTATCAGGCTTCAATGATTTGAATGTGTCTTTTATTTCTTTGAATGTTCTTTCCGATATGTCACTTCTTCCTTCGATCAAAATCTTCAATGTTTCAATGGAAGGTGGCTCTTTGTATTCAGATGTATATGTTGTTATTGAATCAAAAATCTTTTTATGTGCTTCGTTCTCAAAATAGCTTATGTCTAGGTAAGGCATAACTCTTCTGCTAAAGCTATCATTATATATCAAGTTGGATAGTATCGTATCTACTAGCATAAAATCTCCTATAAATTTGTCACCCTTTATAGCACATAAACTTTGGGTTGTCAACGATTCTGTATTTTTATGGAAAATCCCTCGCCATTTCTAACGAGGGATTAAATTTTTAAAGATTTTGCTAGGCTTTATTCTTCGTCTTCATCCATGCTAATTGATTGGTCAAGTTGTGCAATCTCTTCATTTGTTAGCTTGTATTTACGCTCAACAAATTTCTTGAACTCAGCGTTATTGACAAGCTTAGTAAAGAATGCGTCATCCTTTTCAACGTCAGCTTTTCTACGATTAGTCTCAGAAACCTCTCCACTTTCGGGATCGACAGTGACATACCAACCGACTTTTGGTTTTTCAATAAAACCAGCTTCTTCTGCCAATTCAAACATTGAAGACCATTTCTGTATACCAGCATTGTTCAAAACAGTAAATGGAAGCTTAGATTTTTCCTTTACGTATCTTGACTTTTCAATATTAATAGTAAAGTCATAACCAATAATCTCTGTGCCAGACTTGATTTGTGATTTGCCAATAATAAAGACTTGGTTTGCAGAATACATAATGCCTGTTCCGCCGCTTACAATAGCTTTAGGATATAGACCTTGCTCCATATAGATATGGTTGATAGCAATGCAATATACATTATTTTTAACAACCAATGGAGTTGTAATTCTGAACAAAGACTTCAAGCTCTTGGCTCTGGACATGTCGGCAACAGACTTTTCGTTTATCGCATCCTCAACTTCTTTTACAGAAGCCATGTTACCAATAGAATCAATAAGAATGAATACTTTATCGTTCTTTTCAACAGATTTTAGCTTTTGAACCATGTCGAATTTCAACTGTTCAATATTTTCTATTTCTAGATATAGAACACGGTTTGGATCGACGCCAACCATCTTCATGTAATCTTCACTAATACCATACTCACAGTCGTAGAACAGTGCAATACCTTCTGGATATTTGTCTTGGAATGCTTTCAAGCAGTAGAGGCTTATTAGTGATTTAAATGTTTTACTTTGCCCGGCTATAACTGTCAAACCGGGAACTAGACCACCATCTATACTACCACTAAATGCAACGTTAATAATCGGTAAGTCTGTCTTGATGATAGGCTTTTCAGCAAATATAGACGAATCTGCAATGCTTTTAGCTTTTACATGACCTGACTTAGCCATTCTCTCCATTAATGATGCCATTAATCAATCTCTCCTTCTGCAATTTTTTTGATTAACATTCTAAACTGCTCTATCTTTTCTATTCTATTAGGCCATACCAAAGTCTTCTGGTCTGGGTTTTCGGAAAGATTGTCCAAGAATTTGTTGAAAACAGCAACTAGAGTGTCAATGCGTCCTGATAAATCTTCGCTTTTCTCTTCCATTTCTTTCACTTTGACAAGCTCTGAATCATCAAAAGAGAATCCGAAATCATTCAGATCGTCTATATTTATTTTATTTTTTTCCATATTAGTTTTCCAAAGTTAGTGAGGGGCAAAAGCCCCTCATCTTATTTCTTTTTTACTAGATTTTGGAAATAATCTAGTTCTTCATCGTCATCATCATCTGAGATTGAAGAAGATTTATTAGAGGCTTTTGGCTCATCTTCTTCCTCATCAATATCTGAAAGATCAAATTTTGACTTTGAAGACTTCGGCTCTTTGCGCTCTTCTGTTTTATTTTCTTCTTCATCGTCATCATCAAATGACAAGGAACGCTTTGAACCACCATTGCTTCTAACGTCTGATTTATTTCCTAGAACAATGTCTAGTCTTTCTTTAAGTTGCTCGTAGGTCTTGAATGACTCCGGTGCAATCAATTCAGAAAGATTGTGACGCTGGTTCCAGATTTCCTCAATTTCACTGTCGCTCTCTGCAATAGGAGTTGTCTTTCTATCAAATTCAGAATCGTCATAGTTATTGAAACCTGCAACGTTCTTAATTCTTAGACGGAAATTAGCACCTTCCCAAAGATCAAATGGGTTTACTGCTTCGTCGCCTTCATACTCTGGTTTAGACATTTTAGTAATTTTATCGAAAATCTTCTTGCCAAAGCGGAACATAAAGACTTTGCCTTCATTTGAAGGATTGCCGGGGTCTTTGACGACCAAAATATTGGCAACGAAAGTTCTTTTCCTTTTTTGCTTTTCGCTAACAATTTTCTTATCTTCATCATTGCCAGAATTCCACAACTTATTATTAAGTTCTGAAACTGGATCAGGTTCGCCATTTAAAGTTGTTCTTGATTTTTCAATATACCACAATCCGGTCGGACCTTTGAAACCATGTTCAAAATAGTCAACTACGGATGGATCATTATCGGATTCAACATCACCTTGAAGGAATCGGATAATTGCAGAACCATTTTTATTAGCGTCTAGAGTTGGGGTCCAATATTTTCCCGCGTCTGGGTTCTTTGCGCTAGAGTTTACGCTGTCTAGTTGTTCAGCTAGTTTTTGTGCAGCTTTATCTCTGTTTTTCTTCATGTTCTTAAAGGACATTCTATGTTCTCCTATTTTAATTCTATGTTTTCTATTTTTCTATGTAGCGATGCACATATATCTATGCATCATCATTATTTATACTTTAATCAAAGTAGTTTTCTAATGTGAGCATAATTTTATTTTTATCATACTTTAGGAACGGATGGTATTTTTCGGCCATCTTAATCACTTTCGGTGTTAACACCGGATCGGATATGGTATCAAGCCAGTAATGACCCACCTTTGATATATCCAATAATATTGAAAATGTCTCTAGAGATATCTTCTTAGACAAGTATAACGAAAGAACCAGAGGTTTGTTCCCGTTTGTTACGCGGAAATTGCTCTCGAATGAAACATCATTTAAATGTTTAATTTCAGATTGAAAGTTATACTCTATGGCACTGGTGATTTTCACCCATTGACGATAGACGGTCATGCCATCACTTTCGTCAACTATATCACCTATCCATTTTTGGGGATTTCTAGAAAGATTGGCAATTAAGATACCTTCATAGTCTCTCATCTTGCTCAATTTTACAAAACTAAATTTGTCTCTTCTAGTTTTAAACGAATCAAACTTCGCTCTTACTTTACCGTTATACCTGAAAAAGTCGTAGTTGTCAAGAGTGAAGTGCTGCTTTAGTGCCACATAAGTTTGATATACTGAAAACGCCTGTTGATCGAAATCATCATATACCATTAGTCTCGCCTTTAATCATAAGAAGAATTTTAGCTTCTCTCTTAATCTTTTCTTTTAAAATTGGGCTTTTCTTTAGTATCTCACCGACGCTCTCAAGCTCTAAATTATTTTTTTCACAATAATCTACAATTGCATCCAAATAAGAATTTCCACCCTTTATTTGTCTTTCTATTTCTTTAATTATTGTATCCTGATTTAATATTCTTCTCACAGTTTGCATTCCTTTATTTTAAACACGTTATATGCCATACTGCTTATGAATACATTATCATTTGATTTGATCGGAGGTATGGTCAATCTTTCATCAAAAACACCATCAACAAATACATCCATGAATGTGCTTTCCCCGAAATTAAGCACATCTATTTTAATAATCTTTCCTTTAATTTCAGACATATAAGTGTCTACTAGCATGTTATCTCCTTCGGAAAGGGGAGAACCCCCTTTCTTATCTTTTATTTTTTATAAATTCGTATAGCTTGTTAGCAGTATTTATAACATCATCCTCATCATATCCTTGTTTAGACGCAGTTTCCGCAATATTACTTGTAACAGAATTTGAATTTATTGAAAATGGTGTGGCGTTGTAACCCACAGAAGACGCTGATATAGTTCTATTTGTAGCCAATTTTCCGCCTTCAATAACATTATTCTCTACTATAATATCGGACGCCAACTTTGCGGCGTCCAACTTGTTGTCTTCTTTTGATTGAAGAATGGTTTGTGCTAACTTTAGGACTTCCAATCTAATTTGGAATGGTGAACTATCTGTATTACTCATCTTTTTTACTTCCCATTGCGCTTGCTCTTTCCTCATCAGTAAAAGCAGTTTTAGCATAAGCTTCTGTTAAAGAAGCACTTGAACCGCTAACCATCTCAGCTTTAAGGCTATTAACCATACGTGTCGCGGCCATGCTGGTAGCAGTAACGCCAGCAGAATCATGCGCGTATTGAATGGTGTTATTTACATTAAAACCTAATTGTGATCCAACTGAAAATGCATCAATGTTTGCCCCCATGAACATAAATGCCCAATTGGATTCATTACATTTAGAATACATTTTTTGGATATCTGCCATACTAAATGTTTTTGAAGCATTTTCAAGACCATCTGTGATTATTGTTATGATAACACTTGGTCTTTCTTTCTTCTTGGCAGAAGCCAGTTTTTGATTTACTGTAGCAATAACAGAACCCATACCATCATATAGATTAGTCATACCGATTGGGTTATAATCTTCATTGGTAATTTCTCTTACTTCTTCAACATTGACATTATCTCTTATAGCCTTGACGTGATTTCCGTCAAAGGTGTAAACTGATATAAATGTTTTAATGTTATTTGTCTTGGCGTCTTCTCTTTGAGATGCTATAAACTCGTTTGCAGAAGAAACGGTTGTATCTCTCAATCTTCCCATAGACCCTGATTCGTCTATCAATAGAACTACGTGAGCGCCATTCTTACCAGCTTTTTTTGCTTTAAAAGCTTCGCCAATTTGACCTAGCGGTTTTTGCACTGGCATGTAAGTTGTAGGAATAGTCAATTTGCCCCACTGGTAATTTGCATTTAATGGCGGCAATGCGTTTGGATCGTATAATGACATGTTATGTCTCCTATGTGTTGTGATGTGTGTGATGCAACGGATGCTGCATTTTTTATTTATACCACATAACAACGCATAAGTCAAGCAAAAGTTCTATAAATAAAGTTACACATTAACATCAAGGATTTTAACATGACAACTTATTACGTATATAGAATTACCAATAATAAACCGAATAGCATTCCAAAATACTACTACGGTTTCAGAAAATGCAACACAAGCCCATCATTAGATACAAAATATATGGGAAGTTCTAAATATCTCAAACAAGACATAAAGAACATTGGCATAGAATATTTCTCAAAGAAAATAATAAAAACATTTAATAATAAAGAATCTGCGATTGACTACGAAATCATGTTGCATCTAAAATTTAATGTTGATAAAAACGTCATGTTTTATAACAGATGTAAAGCGAATAAATTTGGGTATAAATGCACAGGAGATGTTCTTAAAGGTAAAAGTTATACCGACATACACGGCGAAGAAAAAGCCATTAAATTAAAAGAAGAAAGATCAAGAAAAATTAAAGAAATCTCTTCTAACCGTAATTATATAGGCGATAAAAATCCAAATTATGGCAATAAATGGAGTGAAGCCATGAAAGAAAAAATGTCAGAAATGAAATCGGGTCAAAATAATCCTATATATGGCAAAATCATAATAAATAACGGTATAAAAGAAAAAAGAATATCTAAAGATTCAAATATTCCAGAAGATTATGTTATAGGCAGAATCAGAAAAGATGTTTCTGGTATAGTAGAAGATTTTTTGAATTCTGGTCTTAGTAGAAAAGAATTTTCATTATTAAGAAACATAAACTACAACACTCTAAAGAAATATTTAAAGGGGGTTTAAACCCCCTTTAAACGAATTCACTAGATTTATTTGCAACTCTATCCGCACCAAATGATGCAGCAAATGCATCTGGTTTTAATTTAGGAGAAATTCCTGTTACACCCAAAATATATCCCGCAGCTTGTGAAGCAACGCAATTTGAACCATTCATAGGGTCTGTAGATATATCACAATGAATCTCTACATCAAATTCATCAATGAACCCTACCAATTGTGTATATAGTTCGCAAACTTTTTGGACTTCATTCATAAGTCTAATGCTTGGTCTATTCTTCTTAACATCATAATCAGCTTCTACTGATCTGTTAGAGAATACTCTACATCCGTGTCTTCCATTAATGTGAACAACACATACGGTCGCATACTTGGCAAACCATCTTCCATCCTTCTTAAAGCGAACAGAATCACATCCTAAGTAAATTTTTGTGTCTGGACCCACAGTTAATAGTAAGTCTACTAATTCTTCGATTTGTGATTGGGTGAACATGTCATTTTCCTTCTATATCATTTTACTATCTTAAACCTTTTCTCTTTGTCAAGTTCTTTTTGAACAAGAGCCTCGATTTCCTTAGCTTGTTTTTCAATACCTTGAATTATTGCATTCCAAGTCTCTATTCTCGGAGCATCTGGATTTGCAGTGACATAGTAAACCAAATTACCATAAATTCTCAGCAAATTCTGATGGACCTTGAATAGTATGTTTTTGTCAACTTCAATTTCATAGAGGTTTTCTATTTCATCCATCAAGTTGACAAAATTTTGCTTACGCTTATTGTTGTCAGCAAAACCGTATAGGTCTAATAGAACTAATTCTTGTCCTTCATTAGACATTGGTGCATGATTTATAGTTGTTAAAATATAATCTGCAACTTTCTCAGGCTGGATCACACCGAACGGCATGAATACCTTTTCTGGAATTGCAGAAAGATTGCCGATGACATTTTTAACAACACCATAAAAATCATATGCACTTCTAATTTCTTTATTATCTTCCTTGTCATAAACAATGTCATGGAAAAGAATTGCAACATCCAAATTAATATCATAAGGAATTTTCAATTCTTGAGCGTAACTATACAAGTCTACAATGTGCTGCATGTTGTGATATGTGCGGCCTGTAGGGTTCATGTATTTCATTGCTGCGTGATTCCATATACCATCTTTATTTAGTTTAGTCCAAGGTATATTGTCAATTATTTTCATTTTTTACTCTTTTCATAATCAGCTATAAAACTCTTTAGTTTCTCTACATTTTTATCGTTTAGTAATACTTCTGTGTAATCATGTTGGCTGTCACCAATGACAAATATGTAACGCAAACCGTTTATAATACGTTTCCAAAAAGGTAGATAGGGATTTTTGGAAACTCCTATTGAAAACATAGGATAGTCTTCATCGTCTTCTTTTACCAGAATAATATTATGCTCCATTGAATGACAATCACATATCATAACAACGGAATAGTCATCATACTGCATCTTTTTGCTCATTCTTATTCATCCATCTTTCAATAACTTCATCAAATTGATCGCCTTCCAAATCTTCCAGTAGACGGAAAACATTTGGGTCGTGCTGCTTAGTAAACAACTGAGTTCTAGTAACCCCATTTATAGAAGACAAGTCTACATAATTATTATAATCCAAAACATGAGTTCTATAAATGCTCAATGCTATATTTTCTGCATTTTTTTCCATATTAGTCTATCCAAACAATCTATTCTCATTTAATATTCTTGCGTAAACATCGCCATGACACAGCTTTGGTTTGCACCAACATGCCAGTGTCTTATCTTGAAGTTCTGCTAGAACACTATCATACAACTCAGGGGTTGTCAAGAGATAGTTTTCGAATTTTTTCAAAACTAATTCTCTGTCATTATTGAAATCTATCAACTTAAATGGATTTCCCCATTTTGTAGTTCTGTCTATCAAAACAACATTATCATACAAATGTCTATGTTTTACATGTATAACTCTAATCATAAGTTGTCATACCATTCTTTCCAAGTCTTTCTGGAAACAGAAGAATATTTCTCTTCAAATCCTACATCCGCGTCTGTGTTGTCCAAGTCTGTATGTTTGATATGGAAGAATGCGGATGCACCTTTCTCTATATTGCATAGATTTTCTATGGGATGTAATTCATCTGCGATCTTCATTAGCTCACCAGAACCTTCAAAAAATTCGCCTCTCCAATCAATTCTTAGACCAAAACACATTACCGATATGTTCCAATTATCAACCAAAAATGCCAAGTCCCATATTTGTTCTTTGGTAAAGAATTGTGCTTCATCGCAAAGAATATAATCGGGTTTCTTCTTCCTAGATTTCAATACTTTATCACTAATCTTTTCATCTGATTTCAGAGAAATGCAATCCACCGATAGCCCAAGTCTAGTTTCTATTTTGTTTGATCTTGTATCTATCGCAGGCTTCACTGCGACAACATTAAATCCTCTTTCTTTTAACATGTAATGCTTTGTTATCAAAGAAAGAGATTTGCCACTATTCATAGAGGCGTAGTAAAAAGATAATTTTGCCATTTTCAGTCCATAATAAGAGGGATGATGTATTTAAGATTAGAAACACATCTTTCCCAATCTATGTTTTCCAAATCTACTATGAAAAGTTCTTCTGCGTTCGGATCATCAGAAGTGAAAATTATACTGTCGTAAAAATCTTCATCTACATTAGTAAAGAATATATGTAGTATTGCATTCGGATATTTTATAACGGCAAACTCATACCACTCAATATCTCTAGAATCACCAGTTTCTTCAAGGTATTCCCTGCACATTGCTCTTTTTGGTGTCAAGTCTATAGGTTCAATTTTACCACCCAATCCATTGAGCTTGTTTTCTAAGTATTTTCCGCCTCGATTTTTCTTTTGCAGCAGTATTTTGTTCCCCTTTAAGAAGACAAATCCTAAAACATATTCCTTCATGTTCGAACTCCATAATATTTCATATGATTTGGATCATACCATAGCAGATTGCCGTAGTCAAGCTTGATGATTTTTAAAATAAAAATGGTGGGCATTGCCCACCATTTTCTTCTTATACTGTTGTTCCTAGAGGATACATGCGGTCTGCCCTGAAATTTCTTATCCAAGCTGAATTCAATTCAACTCTTGAAGATGCTTTCAAACCAACTCTAGTTCCCATTGGAGCATTTGCCGGAAGTTGATATAGACCATGATCTGACATTGATGTGTTTTCTATTAAACCAAAGGTATTGGTTCCATTAACTCTCAGAACGTAAGGATCAGGGTTGACACTCACAAGCTTTATTGTTCTGCCATCTAGATGTATGTCAATTCTGTTTGTTGTATTTTGGAACATTCCAAGAGTAGTCCAAACACCATTAACTACCATCATTATAAAACTTCCTGTTGGGTTAGGGTGATCCCTTCTTCCCCATACCATGTAGTTGTTTTCATCAACAATTCTGAATGCAAGACCACCAGCATCACCCCAACCACTTAGATTACAAGAAATAATCATATCAGGAGAACCAAGATCAACTCTAGAATAAAGCGCCCTTTGTGATGTTCCCACGGCTGAACGAGTGGTGTTTGATGTTACTTGAATAGACCCTGCTGTTCCACTTCCAACAATTGACCAGTTTGGATTGCTTTCTAGTGGACCGTCAGCCATTTCAAAATTATCATAAACGCTTGAAACCACGTTTGTTGTAGAACGAACAATAACTTGATGCTCTCTGGTTACGGTATTACCCCAACAATCAGTTGCTCTAATGTTAACTGTATATGTTCCAACAGGTCTTGTTCCATTATTTGCGAAACGCAATATTCTTCCCATTGAAGCAAGTTGGAACATGTCTGAGTTTGCACCCGGAACAATTTCAATGCTAACATTTGGCTCATTAATCAAAATATCATGAGACAAAGTGCGTCCAGCATTTGCGTTAACCACGGTATGAGACAAAAATTCTAGTTGTTTTACAACTGGTTTCAAAGGCGGCGCATTACCATCAATTAATTCAGGTTCATCAGCCCATCTTGCCAATGGTGGAGGGCCACCACGATCATAGAATTGCAAGAATTCCAATGCACTACTGCCTGTAGGAGTAGTAATTGTAAAATCAATCCATGTGACTGCACGGGCATGTGTAACTCGGTCAGCATTGAACATATGAACGCGAGTTCTCCAAACACCGTTATCCAACCAGCAACCATTACGTCTAATGATATCATCACCGTGAACTTTGAACAATGTTCTTTTTGGCGTTCTAGAGTTATAACCATTAGGGAATGTTTCTGGTGAATGGAAGCTTGGGAATAGATAAGGTCCAGCGCAGTCAATCCAAACACCACTAATTGATATTCCACCACGACTTCCTAATGTAATATTTGTGCTAACATCAGAATCCAGAACAAATACCGGCGCGGCTCCAACTGCAATAGCACTATGGCCTGCTGGATAACCTGTGCCTAGTGGTTGTCTGTTAGGATCGGTTGGTTGAATTAATAGTGGATAATTCAGTGGCAATGCAGAAAGAGGTTGCGAATCATATGAACGCAAAATCCATGAATCGGCATTGGTTGGGTGTCTTGTCCACGGTCCCATAATTCCAAATATACCTAATTCTCTGGCTCTTGTTTCTGTTATAGTTCTATATGAAGTGCTTTCTCTTGCAGTGACATTTTCAAAAGTGCATTGAACAGTAACGCCTTTCCAGTTAAGTCCCATACCAGAATCTACAAATGCTCTATAATAGTTTTTCATATGCAAGAAGCTGAATGAGAAACCTTGAGACACAGTTCCCATTGTGACAACACGTGAAGTGTGCATCATATTCAATGGACCGACATATAGAGATTTTGTAAACATATATTCACTGGAATACTGAGGAACCTCTATCGGATAAGGAACATCAATCATGTGGCATTTTTCAAATAATCCCGGTGTGGCATCATATTTTCTAACATCGCCGCCACGGTGAATAACAGAAATGCCGTGTGTGCAGGCATGACCTTCTACACCAAATACAGGCGGAATTTGAGGGCTTGTAACGGTAATATCTTCTTCAACCCAGACAGATTTGTATTCAGAGTTATCTCTGCTCCACCAAGATTGAATATCAGAAGAAATAAATCCGTCTGCCATTCTGATATCTTGCCAGCGAATCTGCCGAGTATTTCTTATCGGTTTTTGAGAATGCCATAGTGCAACATACTGACAACCAACACCGACACAATTTTTAAGTAAAATCATTCTTGATTGCAATTCGAATCCTACACCAGCATGTCCATTATGTCCAGTATAAAATTCTGCTCTGTCACCCCAAGATACACCTTCACCATTTCCTATGCCGCCCATTGCCACACAGTTAATTGCTTGACCAATTTCATTGCCCAATTCCCAAACAAATCCTGCGCCTCTAAAATGAGAAACAAAACAATCTTCCATTGCGCTTCTGGTTCCGTGAGCAACCAAAGCCCAACCCGGAATCGGAGGCGCACTTAATGGTGCATAAACACGAACGCCAACCACATCAACCATTCGTGATGATTTATATGGACCACCTGACCAGTGTAAGTGGAAAGCCCATTTTCCTGTTACGTTTAATGGATCGGTAAGCTCTGTTCCACCTTGAACATCATATAGTGGATTTACTGTAACTACACCACCAGCTAATTCTACTCTATATGGAAATACTGTGTGTGGTGTATTTAATGTTGGATTAGTATCAGAACGACCAAAGTTTTTAAAAGCTGCATAACGAATTGAAACGTCATCGGTTCCCATTGGCATGAAATGCGGTCTTTTTTGCAAGTTAGTCAAATCTGCGGTCGGATCAATGGCACCGTCTTCTTCTTGTGAAGCCGCTCTAAATAAAATTGATGCATAATTGTTGCTGACGCAAGGCGCTACGGTTACGACTTCTGAGTTAGGTAATGTTGAAGTTTCCCCAAAATGGTTTCTTGACAATGGTCGGTTTATTCTAACCATATCATTTGCCATGACTTCGGTTACAGTCACTTCTTCATTGTAATTAAGTTGGAATTTATTTAGAACTACAGAACCAATTCTTGCCAAAGAACTCCAATAACGAGATGGGCCGGTATATGTTGGATCATTTGCAGCTAGTGGTCTATATTCACGTGAACCTATTGTCAAGACATGGCCGACTGCCCCACCACCAGCAGCAAAGCCGGGTATGTGTATTACAGTAGCATTTTGTGGTGCGCCGGGAAGTGTTTGTGGAGATATAACACCAAGACGATAATTGGCACGAATTTTTGCACCAACAATACGGGTTGGACCCATCGGCATCATTCCCAATTTACCTGTATCTAAAGGTAATTCAACCGGATGAACAATAAATTCATGTTTTGGTCTTCCGGCAACTTCGCTTAAACCTTCATCCCATATATTTGTAATACCCATCCACATATATGTGCAAAAACGAATTCTTGTGTGAGTATTTGGATCGACGGTTAAAGTTGCGTCAACTGGACCACCAATCCAGTTCAATATTACATCTGATTGTTCATCTAATATTAATCTCATGTTGCTTCCACCCCAAACCGAATCACCAGTTTGTGGTTTTGTTCCAACATCCCATATTGAAGGGTCTGACCATCTACCAGATTTAATCTGCCTGTGAGTTATTTGTCCCATTGCAGGCATTGGGTGAGTTTTGGTATTGATAAACTCCGCTCTTCTATTTTTATAATATTCTTTAGGAGTAAATGTAGTTTTACCATTTCCTGTAATTCTAATTTCAGGAATTCTACCTGTTACCGTAACACTTGGTTTTGTTCTAACCGCTGTCCACGGTCCTGTGGCAGAAGTCTTTGACCATTCTACTAGAGTATTTGGCGGAAGATTGGCAATTGTTCCCCATTTTCCATTTCGTTTTACTTCTAGCTCAATCTCAGTGACTGTGCCAGCAGGATTGCCGTTTTGTGCGGCAATTCGCCACCATATCTTAGCCATCTATATACTCCTTTGTTTTTATTTCTTTTATATTTATATAATGATGGCGAGTAATTTTATTACCAAACTCTAATGTTATCAAACTCATTGTAGTTGCCTGTTTGATCGGCACCGGCCATTATTACCAAATAATGGGTTGTCTGTGTGGCAACAAAAGTATTTGTTATTGTTCCTATTGTCATAACATCATTCACACGGAATCTCTCTCCCGAATATGAAGTTCCGCCAGTGTTAAACACCCCAATCATGGCACCAAATCTGTTTAATGCTGTTTGATCCACGCTGACGTTATAAGTTCTACCAACTGTCAACCCGGAAAGAGTTCTAACAACATAAGGATAAACTCTGTTTGCTGATGAAGTCAATCTCATGCGTCCTAACACAAGGCTAAGTCTCGCTGCGTCTACGCTAACTGCCCATCCGTTATTGGTATCTGGTGAATATGCTGTATATCCGTTGGTGTTTGAGTCAAAGGTATCATTTATAACATAAACAATAGGCGCTGTTGTGACGCGGAATGTTGATGCTACACCACCTATTGTCAAAACACCATTGGTTTCTGTATTTGCTGTAGATGAAGACATTACTCTCATACGAACCAAATCATAAGGCAAAACTGAACCAGCAGTGTTTACAAATGTTCCTCCATTTATAGAATAACTACCACCGGTCACACTAATAGGTGTTGGTCCATTTATTCCAGTAATTTCAACGTTACTTGAACTTGTATCTGTTGATAATGATGCACCAGTTATATTTGTAAATGTAAACGCATTAGGAACAGTATCAACTACAAGGTTTACACCAGAAGCTACGCGAACTGCACTTGCCAAAAGATTGAAACCGCGTCTTGTTAAATGCAAACCATCTGTAAAATAAACTGTGTTTAATGGATCAGAAAACTCACTTATAGCTTCAAAATCTACTACAGTATATTCTAGATTTGATGCGTTTGATCTTATCCAGTTATTGAAACCAACTCTCAAAGTTTCACGTGCAGTAGTGAAGTTGGCAACTCTAAGTAGAGTTCCAACCAAGACTTTATATCCTGCGGCTTTTGCTTTGTTTATATATGAAGTCATCGAGTTTCTAAGTGCAGTTTCAGTAATACCAGAAGTATTCATGATATCGTTAATTCCGCCAAGGATCACTAATGTATTTCTTCCACTTGAGCTATATTGTGTAGGAACGTTTCTAGACGCAAATGTGCTGTCCATTTCTGCTAATGTTCTTCCACTCACGCCCAGATTTGTCATAGGTAATCCGGTGATAGTAGCAAGCTGCGAAGGATAAGACGGAGTAACGCCATATCCTTCTGTTATGCTATCGCCGTCCAACACATAACCAAGAGTAGCAACTAATCCTATTCTTAAACTTCTAGTTATTGTTGCCGGTGTTGCTGATCCGTTTTGTGCGACCCATACTGCACTGTAAAGACCCTCTGGCGCATTATTATAATTTCCGCCTACAACAGTCCCAGAAACGCTATCTGTTATTGGGGATGAAATTGATGTAAGATTGACAGGTGATCCATTAAAGGATAAGGTCAAAGTTAGACTAGGGTCTGGAATCCCTGCTATCTTTGTTGGCGGTGTTATTATAAGATTTGCCATAGATCAATCCTCCAAAATCTATTAACTTATAGTTGGGTCTGTAGAATGTATAACAATTTCGGATTCGTTGGCAGTTACACTATATTCATCCAAATCATTATTGGTTTCTTCTATTTGTAAACTACCACCAGAAAGTTCCGGGTCTGTAATAGCTGTATTTATGGTAGCACTTGCTGTCTGAGAAACATTTGTTGCAACAATATTAGATGCTCTTTCAGTCCATACCATCTGTCCATGTGTTACAGGAACATATGTGAAAGGATCACCGTTATCTCTAGTCACTACAACTTCGCCAGCAACAGATAATGTTCTGGTATATGTTATTGGTGTAGCACCTGTGAATGTTCCCGGTGTTATAGTAAATGTTTCTCCAACTGTCGCTGTAGATGGAGTTATTTGTGGTTGTGTCGCAGGGGTCGGCGGCTGTATGGCTTCACCGTCAGGATTCATTCCAAAAACAGGTATGTTCCACTTAACCGCAATATCTCTCATCGCCTTTGTTATATTGGCTGGTGATTTTGCTGTATTTTGAACCAACAGTTCATAAAAATCTAAATTGCCTTGCTCACCAAGTTGAGGCTCACTGCCTGTTTGTATACCTCTATCAGAAAATAGGCTAAACATTACGTTTGATCCTATAACATCTGTTTGTTGTGTAACAAGGTTTGCAACAGGCTCAGAAACATTTGTATCCCATACAGTAACTCGCATACCATCATATCTGACTGCAACAATTCTAGGGACGTTTACTGAGTTTGCATGGTTCCAGTTAACGTCATTTCCAAAAGTTCTATCAATTGATCTTCTCATGGTCGATTGTGTTGAACCATTTACCAAACCGGTTGTGTGAATGCCAGAGTTAATCTGACCACTAAGCGCCCAAACATAACTTGATCTTGTATCAGTTGGCTTATACGCCATGATGATAGTGTATGGTCTGTTTAATCCTCTAATAATATCTAAAAGGGAAGCTGTAGAATTTTCAAATCTGCTTCTGTCATTAGTGTTTATTCCCGTTGAAGTTATCCTCAATGCTTGCAAACCATTTTGGGCATTTGTAACCAATGTTCTTCCTGATTCGGCCCCTGCCCCTGTGAAGTTTCCGCCACTAGATGCTCTTTTGTTTATAATAGTTGCAACCGCCTCTGGTGTGGTGACGCTCATGGTAATTCTTGTTTGGTCGGACATATCCAGCCAAACAGAAGAATCATTCCATGTTGAATAGTCTGAAACCTCTTCATGAGCAACGTTTACTGTTGTAGTTATAACTAAAGGTTGCCCCACGCCATTATCTACAGTAACTATAAAATCTAGTGGACCCGCAACTGTGCTTCTAAATGTTCTATTTCCATAGTTGAATCTATCGGTAACATCAACACCATTTTGAACAATTCTTCTGCTAACTTTAATGGGCGCTGTTCCACCGAATTCTCCACTATTAAAAGTAAATGTAGTTCCAACTGCACCAGATGATGGCGTTATAGACGGTTGTGTGGTCACGGTAGGTGCGGTAGGAGTAGAAGGCGCTGCAATGGTGTTATTTGAACCAATTATCATTGGAGGCATGTTTCTAAACGGATGGTCAATTGGCAATGCTTCTCTTCCGCCGTAAAGCCAAGCTGCATATCCAGAAAGCAATGTTTTTTCTTCTAGAGTCAATAATCTAGTAAATACTAACACTTGGCATCCATGACCACCCCAAGATGAAATGCTTCCAGCTTTACCCCACATGGATAGACCAAAATCTCTAAAAATGTTGGTTCTCCATTCTATCAATTTTGTTGGAAATAGAATGCCGGGAGAATGATCCCTGTCACTATTACCAGCATAATCAAATGCGCTACCTTGGCCTTGCGTATTCCATCCGAATTCATTTGAATACATCGCCAACTGTCTCCAATCGTTGGAAGTATTTGAGACAGAAGCCAAAATATTTGTAGCTGACGGCAAGCTGTTGTCTTGCGCTCTTGCTATTATAAATGCAGTTGCAGCATTTGGAATGTTAGGAGCCATTAATCTACGTCTACTAACACTGTCAACTGGTGAATAAATTGTTCTTTGTCCTTCCAATGTTCCAACTCTAGGAATATCATTTGAGGCTGTTGGAACTGTAGCAACTATATTATTCCACCTATCTGTGACGCCTGTTGTTAAAGTTGGATCATTTGCGTCCAAAACAGCATGGCGCATATCGAACCATGCTGCACGTGCAGTTGGATCAATTGCGTTTGGTGTCCACATTTGAATTGAATTACTATCGCCACATTTAATTTCTGCACCTTCATGCTGCATGGTTAATACAAAAGTATTTCCTGTAGCATTAGGTATAGCAACACCGTTTGCAGTCCATTGTCCCGCAATTGTTGAAGAGTAAGTAGAGCCTGCATAACCACTACCAGAGGATATTGAAATGACCGGTGCTTCAACATTTTCTATATCTAATGTTGTTCTTTCAATATATTCACCGACAGTTCTAATTTGCAAGTTAACGCCAGAAGGATAACTACTTACAGAAAAGTTTGTTGTGCCGGGATAATAAGTCCATTCACCATCTGGTCCAACTCGGACTAGCACACCTGATATATTAGGCATTATATGCTCCTTTATTATTCATTATGGTAGAGTTCCTTCTGGAATATCAGTAAGAGTAAATCCACTTGGATAATACCCAATATCTCTTATAAACATGTCACCGTGGTTTCCACGACCTTCATCTGTGTTATATTGGTCTGCTGTATATGTAGATGATGATCTAACAGCAACGTTTGCCATTGGAAAATATTGTCTTCTAGTTTGCATGTCTTGGTGACGTGCATAAAGAATTGATTCATATATTTCAATATCGTCATAGAAATAAACAACTTTTGATCTACGGGTGTCAACGTCATCCCATATAACAGCACAAGCATAACTATGATAATCTTGGTCCCATCCTGTGGTTGCGCCAGTTACCAAGTTTGCTTCAATATGTGTCCCATGCGCTCCAACTCTTACGCTTGAACCAAAGTTACCATAATGCTGACCACAATGTGTAGTATATCCTGTTATTGTATCATTGTTATATATCTGATTGAATTGCTCCATAATATCAATTTCAGGAGGCCATTGACCCCAAGGTGAAGTCGCACCCTCAAGTGATCTACCAATTAACCAAAATGCGGGCCATGTGTAACGACGACGAGGGGTTTTGGCAACCATTCTCCACACACCAGCGTTTCCACAAACAGAATCAAGTCTTTGTCCATTCATCATCACGGCCTGATGCTTGTATGTTCTTCCGTTATATGAATAAGGAGCATTATCTGGAAAAGCCTCAGTATGTAATCTCAAAGCCTGTTCAGTTGAACTATAGCTAAATGGGTTCAAATGTCCCGGCATATAATTGTTTAAATAAACTCCGGTTTCGCCGTTACCGTCTTGTGAGTGTCCATGAGCAGGACGACCGCGCCATGTTCCAGTAGCAGCGGTTCCGGTTGATGCATTGTTTAAATAACCAGTTTCAGTTGGGTCTATTGTAGCAGGGTTGAATGTATTATTTCTTACTGCACCTGTAAGGTTTAGACGTTTCATTGGTCTGTGGAATTGTGTTGGCATTGTTGGATGGGTTGCACCATTTCTAAAAGTAATTGTGCATGACCCAGAAGCGCCAGTAGAACCTCTAAAAGTAAAGTTTACTCTTACACTGTTTCCGTCAGAATAAGAAGCATTTGGAAATTGAAGTCTAACCCAATGAATAAGATCATCGCCTATTGACCAACGATATGTTCTAGGAGTATAATAGTTTAATTGGTTTGCGGAGCTACCTACGTTGATAGTTCCGCCTGTCACGTTACTCAAACCGCTGATATAAGCTATCATTGAATGTGTATTTGTATGAGTTGCTGTTATTGGAATCCAGACAACGTTTTGTCCAGATGGAACATCCAAAGTCGATGGAACAGTCAAATTTGATCTAGTTGCGGTTGTCCATATCGCAGGAATATTTTCTGGAACTGGTGTTAAAGTCAATAACTGGTAAATATCAGTTACGGTTAAAATTTCCAATTCTGTTAATGGTCCAAGACCGACCACTGCGTATTCTGGTGTTCCCGCGTGAAAAACCCACGGGCCACCAGATTTTGGACGAACAACAATACCAATAGCATCTGCCATAATAAACTCCTAATTAATTTGTTGGAAACTGAACTGTGAAACCAGAAACAGTTGGCGTGAATGTAGCATCACCTATAGGGGATAATGTTACTATATTTATACCGTCAGGAATAGATTCTATTTGACTAGGTTCTGGCGGCGGCAATGCTATTGTGTGTGGGGCTGGCGACCCATCGACGCCAACTCCAAATTTAAAGTATGTCGCTGCTGGACGAGATAGCGCAGAGAATACACCGGCATAAATTGTTCCAGTGAAAGGTGCTGGATCGGTATAATCAATTTGCCATCCTGTAGGTTCAGGTGTTCCAACGTTCCACATTTTTGCGCGAATTCTCCCAGAAGTCCATCTTGCTCTAATAGCAACAGGTTGGTCAACCACAACATCTTGGTTCAAAGTGACAGATGCGGCTTCTGGATGAGTGCCGTTAGTAGTTCTACGACGCAAACGGAATATTTCAGTAGCAGGGTTTATATCCAAACGATACAATCCACCACCGCTAGATACAGTATCAGTAGCAAAAATGAATTCCAATGAAGAACTGTTATTGTTTGAAGTTTGACCTTCTGAATAGAATTCAATATCTGTTGAACTTGACAATCCGGTATACAATACGCCAGCGTCACCACTAGCAGCACTAGTAACCTGTTGCAGAACTGTTCTACCATTCATTGTGCCAAATGTGAAGTTTGGCAGGTTGGTTGACAGATGCGCCCAAGGTGCAACTATAGGTCCAGCGGTATTCTCAGAGAAATTGGTGTAATACTGAGTTACTACTGGCTCTGGTTCTGGTTCTGGATCAGGTTCTACTACTACAGGTGTAAATCTTCTTATAGATAGACCGCTTAGATATGCATAAGTGCTACCAGTTTTTGGTCTAACAGTTAAAGTAATAACACCAGAAGAGTTTGCAACTACATCCATATTGACTTCAACTGGCGGAACAGTAGATGTGTTTAATTCAACTATCTGTCCAGCCGGTCCCACATATTCGCTGTATCTTGGCTCTGCAAGCTCACGACTTGCTACAATTCCCAATCTATAATTGGCATTAGGAACTGCGCCAGATATAGTCAATATCATGGTAACAGATTGTGAAACATATATATTCTCTCTAACAATTTCAGCAGAAAGAAGCTGACCATTATATGCAGGAAGTGATCCAATTACACCGTTCGCGTTAGTCATACGACCCGGATTTGTTGCGCCCAATGATGGGTTTCCAGTAAATGATGAAGTCATAGACATGCCAGATGATGCACCATCAATATATCTAATATTTGCTACTGTAGGAGTTTGTGTCTCGTTACCATAAGCATTATTATATACGTTAGCAGGCGCAGGAGGATGCTGTGAACCAGTGAAGTTTATTATCGCCAAAGATGTTGACTCTGGATCGACAACTGGTGGAACATATACTCTTTCTTCCAATTCTACCGGCACTTGATCGTTTAGGACTTCTACGACTTTATCAAGTATCCATGTTTTAAATGATGTATATCCAGAAGCAGTCAAGTGGACATTATCAGAACTTAACCATGTGTCATGATCTTGCAAAACTTTACGATAAAAATCAAACTTAGGTCTTCCATAAGGCGCTATGGCATGAGGGAAGTTGGTTTGAATCCAAGGTTGGATTATATTTTCGTTATAGGGTTTTGTGCCACGGGATGGGTCTTGGAATGCCATACCATCATAATTTCTAAAAGTAAGGTTTGCTGGATAGTATCTATCGTCATCCCTTGCTGCGTTTAGAAGGTTTGAAAGGCGAGTATTGAATGTTGATTCTCCACCCGGATATGGTCTGTTATTTGTAACATCATTTCCGCCAAAGTGAGAAATAATCAAAGCATTAGGATGCGCTGCTCTTGCTGCGTTATAATACGTAGGAGCCGCTTCCAATGTTGCACCACCGACTGCATGACCATAAACAGGAATTGATTGTCCATTATATTCAACTGTTGTGTTTGGAGTTGTCAAACTATTTCCAAACATTGAATTCATTAAGCTTGCGCCTATGACTACGACTGAATCAATTTCAGCAGGAGTTGGTTCTACTGGTGTAGATGCTTGGCTACCAACCCAAATTCTGGCAGCTTCTCTTTCTGCATCACTTGGAATGGATGTTGACAAAACGTATCCAGAAACATCAATGATAATATCTTGTGCCCAAGACATTAAATACATTGAAGTGGAATTGTTCATTGTTCCAGCAGCATTATTTTCAACTTCTAGAACGCCGTTCTTCCACATACGCAAGGTTGTTCCAAATCTTTCAACTTCATAGGTATCCCATTGATCGCGAGAACCATTTACAGTATGACTTGGCAAGCTTGAAGTAGTTGCTACGTTTCCGCTTGCTGCAATTTGTATAACTTCATATGGAGTAGGTTCAGTATAAATTATGCTTATATGACCGTCAACGCCACCTGTAACTCTTGCTCTCCAACAGACATAGAATCCATCCATTGATATTCCACTAACTGAGTTTTGGAAACCAGTAAATCTTAGTGCATTATCAACTATTGTAGGGCTAGGACCATTTTTACTTGGACCATTATAGCCGTTTGCATTCCAGCTAATTAATGTATTTGCTGGAAGACCATCAACTGGTTCAGTTTCAGCTATAGTTATAGTGTTTGTCACACTGGTTGCATTTGGAGAAATACCATTTGACCATGTTACAACTGCACTATATTCACCTTCGCCCATAATTGATTTATCAAGTGTCAAGCCATTTGCACCATCAATGTCTGTTCCATTATAACGCCATTGTTGAGTTGCAGTTGGTGTTGGAGTTCCACTTGCTGCACCTATATTAAGTGTCAACATTCCGCTAACGGAGGTTGAACCAATAATTGTTGCTTGTGTTGTTACAACAGGTGCGGTATCGGCTGGTGGAGTTACAACTTCACCATATGTTGGTAGTAGATCACCAAATTCTTCGAAAGTATATGTTGGAGTAGCATTTTCGGTTCCACCCATACCAATTGATTCTTCTGAATTTGCAATTTCCCATGCAACTCTTTTAAAGTATGCGTCCAATTCCGCAGACATTATAGAAGTTGGCGGTGAATAGGTTGAATTTCTTTGGTCTGATTGATATAGACATGTGTGAACAAATACTGAAAGCGCATAAGAAGCTAGGTTTCCAGTATGAATATCATCAATGAAAAGTTGTCTATGATCGGTAATACCGGGAACAAGGCCAGCTTGAATATCGTCATAAACACGTATCATCCACGCATGACCGGGGAATGTCCATACTCTCCAATTTGCAGGAAGATTTGGATACATTTGTTTCATTTTCCATGTAACATACTCGGCCATGAAGCGGAAACTTCTTCCGTATTCTACGCAACTACCTCTAAATCCGCCAAATTGGCTCCATTCTGCTTCGTTATTTCCGCCAGCACCAATCCAGCCTTCTACGTTCGGCCAAATTGACCACAAAATAGTAGAAGCGCCGTTTGGACCCTTACCATTAAGATAAGAGTTTTGTGCATATCTTAGCAAATCTCTGCAAGAATCTGCCATCCAAGGTCCACCGACTCTAGATGGTGGACCACCCTCAGTAATCATCAATACATCAAACAATGAAATATCTCTACGAGGATCATATGGTTCCGTTGGATTTTCCCAACGGAACCACATCGGAGAACCGGGTATTGTTGCTTTAGTGTGGTTTTCTGGTGTCCATTGGTAGGTATCAGGGAATTCGCCAATGTAAACATTTCTCATGTTACCCGGCCAACCATCTATTGAAGAGTTTACATAAGCATCGGTTAAGCTATGTCCGCTATGAATATGTAAAGTATTCGCAGTAGATGCAGTTCTAAGATTTTCTGAACCACCACCTGTATCGCCGCCGCCAGTGTCACCACCACCGGGATTATTTGGAGCAACCCATGTATCACCTTCCATCCAACCAATGAAATCTCTGCCCTCATTTGGACCTTCATTTTGGTTATTATAGTTAATAATTGCGGTATAGCGAGGGTTATAATCGCCAGCATAGCGCATGGCACCCCAGAAACCATGACGACCGGGCGCAGCGCATTCAACGAATACGTTAAATAGTAATCCACCTATATCGTAATATCTGGTGATAATGTTAGTATACAATTCGCCCATTTGTGAGCTATAGTGGAATCTAGCATAAAAATCTAGTAATGTTGGATCAGCATCTAGTGCAGGGTGATGAACCACAATATGGCTTCCACCTTCATACATTATCAAATCAAGACCAGCAGCAGTTGCTTCTGTTTTATGATATTGTATAGTTGCTATAACGTTATCAATTGAACCGTTAGCGCCTGATGGAATATGGCGACCGTCAAGCATTTGATCGCGCATACGATTGAATGCTTCGGTATCACCCAAAGAACGCCATTCTTGAACAATTGGTATATTTTCTTCTCTTCCAAGGCCACCGTCAAAGTATCCTGTTACCGCATATCCGTGGCAGTAATTCTTAGGTGCCTGACGACCCTCTTGCATACCAACCCAACGTGGAGAATTCAAGCTGCCCCATTCTAGACCCATCCATCCAGTATGAACGGCCATGACGTTATAATGACGATTAGTAGTTCCAGCATAAACAGCATTAATAAGCATTGACATTTCTGCCACTCTACCGCCATAAAACTGCATATATCCATCACCGCCAGCACTATCAGGCCACAATTCAGTAGCTTGTGCCAATGCATAATGAGCTTGTGAAAACTGCCAGTTCCAGACTTCGTTTGAATATTCGTAGTGCGCTTTAAGCTTTGGATTTAGATTGTTTCTTACATATGTTGCAAAATTTGTTATATATTCGTCAGTTGCCATATGAGGGAAACAGAACCAAGGATCAGAACCAATGGTATTTGCCAATCTAACCATAATTTCCAATGGAACGCCACCAGCTTTGCTATAAGTGCAATGTGAAGGTAGAGTGCGCTCTGACCAATTAGAAATAATAGAATTGTTTGTGTCCATCCAATCCATGAAACGAACAACACGCATATTATTTATTGCATCCAACCAAACCGGTCTGAATATTTCACCGGAATTGAATATGCCCAAATGTTCGGTTTTAACACAAGTTATATTTTTGATAGGATTTGTTTCAACAATTGAAGTAATGTCAACAGAAACCAAACCTTGACCCGGAACGAAATCAAATTCTATCCAGTTTGTTCCATTAGTTCTAGATGAAACTCTACCATTTACAGCTATAGTCCCTGCACCTGTCCATGACAAGCGGTATCTACCAGCCATTGTAACATCATCTTCTTGTAAATCTACCAATATTAATGCGCTAAGTGAACTACAATCACTCGGCATAGCAATAGGCCAGCCATTTTCATCTAGATAACCATTTGCTCTTAGATTTGAGTTGGTTCTTTGTGTCCATTCGGTTGCAGAACGACCTTCCCAATTTCTGCTAGTTTTCATAACATCCAAAAATGGTTGGTTTGAACCCCAATCTGCTATACCATTTAGACCCATAGCCAATGGTGGGTTTGTTCTAGCTGTAATTGTTCCGGTTGAACCTGTTGGTGCAGCAGTAATAGTTACAGAAGTAGGATTGGTAACACCATTAGATAGTGTTATTACACAAGATGGAACAGCATTTTCGCCTTCCGGTCTTACGAAAGTTGAACTAATTTGTCCTGCTACTGCAACGCCGTCAATAAACCACTGGTATGAAACCACTGGAATCGGTTTGCCCAAAAATGAACCTTGTGAACAAAATAGAGTATCGCCCGGCAAATTGCCGCCACTAATTGTAGGTTGAACCAAGAATGAAGGTTGAACATTTCTTGCAATAGTTTTTAAATTAATTCCACCCGCAGTGAATGTTGACACTTGATGCCAATCCGCAGGAATTGGATCATTTTCATTTATCAAAATCATTGTATTTTCAGGCAAATCGGCTGGACCGCCTTCGCTATTTCCGCTTGGACCTTGTGGGCCTACCGGACCTTGAATACCCTGTGGACCTACCGGACCAATTGGGCCTGCTGGACCTTGGATACCTTGTGGTCCAGTATTTCCAGTTAAACCAATTGGGCCTTGTGGTCCTTGTGGGCCAACCGGTCCCTCTGGACCTTGTTCGCCTCTAATGCCCTGTGGGCCTGTGTTTCCAGTTAAACCAATTGGCCCTTGTGGACCCATTGGACCCTCTATACCATCTGCCCCTGCTGGACCTTGGATACCTTGTGGACCTGTGTTTCCAGTTAAACCTATTGGGCCTTGTGGTCCTATTGGACCGGCTGGACCTGACGGGCCTGCGATACTTCCACCACTTACATATTCCTGACCATCATAGAACCACAAATTAGTTCCTACAATGTAAGTGTCGCCTATTTCTGGTTCTGGATCAAGAGGAAGCTCTGATACACTTTCAAATAAACCAAGTATTGTAGAATTGCTTCTAGTTTTTCTTCTTGAAAATTCATCAAAATTTACTTCTGCTTCTACGCCTTCCTCATATGTTCTTAAACGAACATCCATGTTCGCAGGAATAACGGTAACGAATCCAGAACGAATTCTAGAATTAGTCTTAACCGATGAGCCACTAGGAGAAAATTCTACTAATACAACATCCCCGGAGGATACATTGAATATAGTAGAACCTGTGGTTTTAATTACTTGTGACCACTGATTGTTTACCGTTATTAACGCCATATCTTGCCTCTTAAATCAAATTATACTTGTGGTCTTCTTAGACCCGCAGCCAACAATGGAAATGCCCCTGAATTTCTAAAAAATTCAGATGGGTATGTTGAAGGCCATGTTCTTTCTGTCCCTGCCGCACCTGTAATTGCACCAGCTTGTGTCATAAGAACTCCCGGTGGACTTCCAGTATTTAGAGGTTGACCCAAATCAACACCAATTTCTGCTGATGCCATATGAGATACGCCTGTGGTTTGCCATTGGAAACCACCTGATGGTATATTCAAAGAAAATCCTAGCCATACTTTATCACTGTGTTGATTGTGCAAAATAGGAGTTGCCAAATCTACTGCGCCAGAGTTTGTGTTAACAACTGGTGTTTGAACTTTAACCAAAAGTTGTCCCGGCAATCCATTTGAGTTACTATCATAAATTCCCATTTCTATTATGGCACCGGCTGTGATTGATCCTTGAATGCCCATGAATAAGCTGACAATATCATATCCTTCACAATACAAAGGTCTTACTTTAACTCTATCTCCATGCCCTTCTGTAGTTGCTGAACCGTTACTCCATGCAGACCAATGGGATTGATGCCTATCAATGCTTGGATATGGTCTTACATATGGTTTGATTTTGTAAGTATCAAACATTTTGTTGCTACTTGTTGGCTGAGAAACTGAAATGTCTCCTGAACCCAAGATTGATTGACCATTTATTGTTTTAAATTCAGTCTCGCCGGGTCTACCTTGAATACCTCTGATATTTCCGCCGTTTACATATTCTGTGCCATTATAGAACCAAAGATCACTTCCTACTATGTATGTATCTCCCAACTGTGGAGTTGGGGTTGTAGGCAAATCATCTGTAGAAACAAAAGAGCCTAGAATTGCAGTGCTGTGTCTGTTCTTTTCTCTAGTGAACTCATCCATAAATACATCGACTGTATAGCTTGGAGTAGTAGTTCTAAGTTGAAAATACATATTGCCCGGCAAAATGGTAGAAAAACCTGCCAGAATTCTTGATTCGTTTGAAAATTCATCTGCAACAGTAGAAAATCTTATCGAAATATGCTCACCAGAAGGAACATTAATTAATGTTGAACCTGTGGTTTTAATAACAGGTGTCCAACTATTACTTACATTTAACAATGGCATCTATTCTGACCTCTTACACTTTGATTGTTATAACGTTATTTATATGTCGTTAAGCCAGTTATTCACAACTATATTCTCTCCTTCGATATAAGATATAGCAGGTTTAAATGCTGCTCTGTAAACATCGAAGCTTCCGCCAGTTGCAGTAGTTCTTCCCATTGTAAACGCAGAGGTAGCAATGTTCGCGCCTCTTGTTAGATTGAAGTTGACCCTTTGACCATCAACTTCACAAAAACAGTCTACTGTAACATCTTGACCACCAGAAGGGGTGTTGATTATAAGATTTCTAATAAATCCATCGTTAACCGAAACCGCTGGCGTAAAGCTTCCACTGCTACCTTGTTGAACTTCAAATGAAATAGAACCACTCGCGTTTTGAACATAACCAAATCTTCTATTTCCACCAATTCCGTTGTGTCTCCCCCAAATTTGACCACCAGTTCCAGCAGCATGTCTTATTTTCATAGCTTTTACTATGCTAGAATATGCTGTAAATGATGCCACACATCTTAAAAATACGTTTGTCTCCATAAACGAAACATATCTTTTTCCGTTATTATCTACTCTTAAAGTCGGGACGGGGTGTGCAGGATCGCGAACCAAATCCCAAGCATTAGAACCTTGAGATTTCCAGCAATGAACAGGGCCATTAATTACAGCAGGAATAGTGCCTGCGTCATCCGAGAAAACATCAACATTTGCGTCATACCATATGTAATCAGCAGGCAGACGTTTAGGCATGGGCCATACAAAGCCCATGCCTTTCATTTGTAAAACTTGATTGTTACCATATTTTATTTGAACGGCATTAACTAAATCTAACTTTGGCATAATAAATCCTAATTTAAGCTATTCTTACTACTAATTCGAATGGACCCGGATTAGAAGCATCAAATGCGGCTTGAGTATTAACTGTGGTTATTATTATAGATTGCCCCGCTGGACCGGTGTTTCCAACTGGACCTTGCGGGCCAGTGTTACCTACCGGACCTTGAATACCTTGTGGTCCAGTATTTCCTTGCGGCCCTTGTGGACCTTGGATGCCCTGTGGGCCGGTGTTGCCAACTCGACCTTGAGGGCCTATCGGACCACGTTCGCCTACTGGTGAAAACGCAAGAATATCCCAATTAGTTGAAATATTTTCAAATGGTGAAGAATTTCCATCTGTTTGTGAAATCCAAACAAAAGATGCAACTGATCCGTTAAGAGGATCGCCATCACCATCTAGTATTTGGTAAACACCATCTCCTTCTGTATAAACAGAATTTGGATTCCACAATCCTCTCCAATTTAAACCGGTTCCTACATCACCTTTTGGACCAACTGGACCTTGTGAGCCTTGCGGACCTATCGGGCCTTGTGGACCCTCTGGGCCTGTTGGGCCTACTGGACCAATATCACCTTGTGGACCTTGTTCGCCCACTGGTGAAAATACAAGAATGTCCCAATCAATACCCATGTTTTCAAAAGGATTGCTATTGCCGGGTTCTTCTGGTAGCCAGATATAAGATATAACTGAACCATTCAACGGTGAACCAGAACTTATATTTATTGTTTGATATACAACATCGTTTTTATTATATATCTCACTAGATAGCCATTCACCCTTCCATTCAATTCCAACTTCACCTTGTGGGCCTACTGGACCTTGCGGGCCAATCGGGCCTTGTGGTCCCGCAACACCTTGCGGTCCAGTATTTCCTTGTGGACCCTGAACACCTTGTGGTCCTGTTGGACCTGTCGGGCCAACATCACCAACATCACCTTTTTCGCCTCTTTGGCCTTGGACACCTTGGATACCTTGTGGGCCTTGTGGTCCAGCAGGGCCAACCGGACCTGTATCGCCAATGTCACCCTTTTCGCCTCTTGGGCCTTGTGGTCCAGTTTCTCCAACTAAACCTTGTGGTCCGGTTTCACCTTGTGGTCCAGTAAGTCCAATTGGACCTTGAGGGCCGGTTTCGCCTTGTGGACCTTGGATACCTTGTGGACCTGTGTTACCGACCGGACCTTGAGGGCCAACCGGACCCTCTGGACCTTGGACGCCTTGTGGACCTGTGTTACCTGTCGGACCTACTGGACCTTGAATACCTTGTGGTCCAGTATTTCCAGTTAAACCTATTGGACCTTGGATACCTTGTGGACCTGTGTTACCAACTGGACCTTGAATACCCTGAATACCTTGTGGTCCGGTATTTCCGACCGGGCCTTGTGGACCTTGGATACCTTGTGGACCAGTGTTGCCAACCGGACCTTGCGGGCCAGCTATACCTTGTGGACCAGTGTTACCGACCGGACCTTGAGGACCAGTTGGGCCTTGTGGCCCCTGTGGACCTTGGATACCTTGGATACCATTTTCTCCCTGAATACCTTGCGGCCCTTGTGGGCCAACTGGACCTTGCGGACCTACTGGACCCGCTGGACCTTGTTCACCCACTGGTGAAAATACAAGAATATCCCAATTTACGGAAATATTTTCAGATGGTATGGAGTTTCCAGATGTATTTGCAGTCCAAACAAAAGATGCAACAGAACCATTTAGAGCATTATTGCTTGAGCTTAATATTTGATAAACAGCGTCATCTTTTTCATATACAGAATTAGAACTCCACAATCCTCTCCAATTTATACCTTTAGGACCAACTGGACCAATAGGGCCAACTAAACCACGCGGGCCAACTGGACCTTGCGGACCTTGAATGTTTCCAACGTTATTCCATGAATCATCATTAATTGAGTAAACCCACAAGTTTCCGTCAATTATGTATGAATCTCCATTTTCAGATGTTAATGGCAGATCATCTTCTGATTCGAGCGCACCAATAATATTTACGCCGGTTCCATCGTCACCTTTTTCGCCAATATCACCTTTTGGACCAACCGGACCTTGCGGACCTACTGGACCTTGAATACCTTGTGGACCTGTGTTACCTGTCGGGCCAACTGGACCTTGAATGCCTTGTGGTCCGGTGTTGCCTTGTGGCCCTTGTGGTCCTATCGGGCCACGCTCACCTGTTGGACCTTGCGGCCCTTCCGGTCCCTGAATACCTTGTGGGCCAGTATTTCCAACCGGTCCTTGAGGGCCAGTTTCACCTTGTGGTCCGGTGTTGCCTTGTGGCCCTTGTGGACCGGTATTACCAACTGGACCTTGCGGACCTTGAATACCCTGAATACCTTGTGGACCGGTGTTACCGGTTGGACCTGTAGCGCCTCTATTTGCCAAAATAGACCATGTAGAGGTAGTAGTTGGAACAACGTTAATTGCAGTATTTACTATTAAGATATAAGAAGTATTTGAAGAGTAAACAACATCATTTCTTGAATATGTTGCAGCAGCGTTATAGTTTCCTCTCCAAGTTATACCAACTGGACCGGTATTACCAACTGGACCTTGCGGACCTGTGTCACCGACCGGGCCTTGTGGTCCGGTTTCACCCTGAATACCTTGCGGTCCAGTATTTCCAGTTAAACCTTGAATACCCTGCGGGCCTTGAATACCTTGTGGGCCTGTGTTACCAATATCGCCTTTTGGACCAACCGGACCTTGCGGACCTACTGGACCTTGAATACCTTGCGGTCCAGTATTTCCAGTTAAACCTTGTGGGCCTTGTGGTCCGGTTTCGCCTCTCTCGCCTCTTTGACCTTGCGGACCTGTTGGACCTACCGGGCCTTGTGGACCTTGGATACCTTGTGGACCTTCATCACCCACATCACCTTTTGGTCCAACTGGACCAATTGGACCTTGAATACCTTGTGGGCCAGTATTTCCAGTTAAACCTTGGATACCTTGTGGGCCTTGTGGACCGGTATTGCCAACTGGACCCTGCGGACCAACTGGACCTTGTTCGCCTTGCGAACCTCTGTTTGCAAGAATTGACCATGTAGATGTAGTTGTTGGATTTATATTGACAGCATTGTTTGATATTAAAATATATGATGTATTTGAATAATAAACAACATCATTTCTAACATATGTAGCTGACGTGTTATAGCTTCCCCTCCAAGTTATACCTTGTGGGCCTACTATACCTTGAATACCTTGTGGCCCTTGTGGACCGGTATTACCAACTGGACCTTGCGGACCTGTGGCACCCTGCGGTCCAACTGGACCTTGCGGACCTATTGGACCAACTGGACCTTGAATGCCTTGTGGACCGGTGTTTCCAGTTAAACCTATTGGGCCTTGTGGTCCTATTGGACCTACCGGGCCACGCTCACCTGTTGGTCCTAATGGGCCTTGTGGTCCTATTGGACCCTCTGGGCCTATTGGACCTTGCGGACCAACATCACCAGTATCACCTTTAATTTTACCAATATTTTCCCAATTGCCTGAACCTTGGCTAAACCACAAATCTCCATTAATAATATAACAGTCGCCTCTAGGAGCGTTTACTGGCAATAATGTTGGATTGTCTACAGTTCCTCTAATGTTAACACCGGTTCCTCTTGGACCTTGCGGACCTGCTGGACCACGATCACCTTTCAGAGAACCACCATCAACAAATTCCAAACCATTATAATACCATAGATGCTCATCTATGATATACGCATCGCCTATCTCGGCAACTTCTGGCAAATTTATTACGCTTCCAAGATTACCTTTTATTAAGGTTCCTCTTGAAGTAATGTCGTTATTAAATTCTTTTATGAATATACGTGCGGTTTTATTTGCTGTTGCTACGGCTCTAAAGCGGACTGTAGTATTAGCTGGTATTGTTCCAATAAAACCCGGTCTAAGCAAAGCACCATTATTGTATGTTTCTGGTGCTTCAACCCCAAAACTCATTAAAACCGGTGCGCCTGTCTTTATGCTGACAAGCGACAAACCGGTTGTTACTATTGGTTCTGACCATGTGTTTCTAACTACCAAATCTGTCATAACAGCCCTCTTATAAAATAAACATAGTGTTATTTATAAGAGAAAACCGTTATGACAGATATGTTTTATTCAGTTAGTAGAGATAATTGTCCTTCATGCTCTTCAATTATCTTAAATATAATATCGTCTTCCGAATACACATGAATTTCTTCATCGTTTTCATTAAACTTTGCATACACAGTTCCTTTTACAACGTGAACCGTATCGCCAACTTTAACATTAGAATTTGTGTATTTAGATGCGATGCTTTTTACAACTAGTTTGTCGGAGTCTACTTTTAAAAAAGCATATCCTGTAGTTGGCTTATGTATCATTTTTCCTAGCCTTTTTCTTTTTCATTTTCATAATGTTTTCATGCTTTTTAAGAAGTTCTATTTCTTCTTTGACTTCTTTTCTTGCTTTCAGGGACTTTATATATCGCATCTCTTTTCGATGTTTTCTTGCCGCGTCAGAGCGCATCATTCTATCATCTTTATGTGAAACAACTGTTACTTCGATATTTTCATCAAACATATTAGTCTCCTTATATTATAAATCACTCGTTCAATAGGTCTTGTTTAATCCTTTCAACACCTATGTTTTTAGTAAAATCACCATATCTGTCCGAATTTATTACTATGCCGACATAATGATCTACCGCACGATCCAAGCTAACATCGTGCTTCTTTGCATACGCCCTTGCGGACGCTGCATACCCACGTATATCTCTGTGATATACCCCAACATCTGTCCCATATAGAACAAATATTGCAAAGAAATAAATAGCCGCCATTAGCAACATTAGGTATATGTTGATAAAGTAAGCCAACCCTATGACCAAAGCAGTCACAAGTGTCATTATGTAATTCATCTTTATAATTACTTTTTCATGTTCTATTTGAACTGTATCATTTATATCCTGAACAAAAGATACACATAGGAATCTGTTACAAGTTCTTTTTTCGCTGTTTATGTATTCTTTTTGCACTAAGATTACGGGCAGTATGCCCCACACAAATTCCCATTTCATTTTCATCTCCGCGAGATTATGCCGCCATTTTTTCGGCTGTTTCTTTTAACACCACTTCGGCACCGATTGATTTTGCTATCTCATTCGCCTTTTTTTCATCACTAAAAACTAATTCTTGAATTGATTCTTCGAAAGACCATCTGCCGTTAGGTATTAACACAACCTGTTTAAGAGTGGTTCCGTTCCTTATTAAATTATACATATTTGTGATCCTTTATTTAAAAGTTAATAGAGCAAAATCACTCTAAAGATAAGTCATTCTCGGTTGGCAATGTGCTTGGGTCATATGCCCAAGTGACCTCTCCTAGACTAGAATCATCTGTAATCATGCCATATTCTCGATGAATTGTCAAGCCCATTTTTTCGCAAACGCTTTTAAAATGTCTCTTTCCCCACAGTATATCGCCATCCTTTGTCAAAACGTTTGGAGATATATCAATTAATATATTTTCTAAAAGAAGGTTTATATTTGGTATATTTCTAACTTGTATCGGCAATTCATCTCTCCCAAGAAACCAACCCCCAAATTTTTCATCATACTCTGATCTTAGTCCGAAAAAATGAATATTGACGCCATCCATAGTTAGAGGAACGGTAAATGAACCGTCACCCCAACCCATAACTACTCCCAATTGATTGCACAATTCAATGAAAGGTGCTGGTATTATTATGACTATAGAACCATTGTTGTTAGTAGTTTGCATGGAATTAAACCTTAATATTAGTATTCAATTGATTTTCGACATTTTCAACAACAGTGATTGGAACAGAAGCAGTCCCTTTAGTTAGAACTAACGAAGAAACATCACCCTTGAAATAGCCAGCCATATGCGGACCAGCACTTCCAACATAAACTTTATCTGTTGTCATTCCGCCAGCAGTAAATGAAAGCGATCTTGTTGCTCTCTCTGTTCTATTAACTCTAAGATTCATAGTTCTAGTGGTCATATCAACAGAAGAAGTCAATATGTATTTATTTGGACTAGCATATGCTGCACTGGTTGAATCTGATCGGTTTGCAGTGTTTGATTTTGTGGTTCTAACGCTATACATGGAATCGTTATCACTAGGTGCCAACATGGCAAAGTGGTTTGTGGTATTACCAATGAATACCAAGTTGCCGGGTAAAGAGTTTCCGATTGTTTTAATTCCACTTGTCGATACAGTAAATCTAGTATCAGTTGAGAAATTGAAAGACTGTGTGGATACCATGAAGTCATTCACACCATCAAATCTGGCAAACCAAACACTCTCTTTATCTTTTTCTATAACTTCATACTCACTTATTACATATTGATATTTAGTAGAAGCAGAACCAACTTCAAGCTGAACATTAGTCATATAAAACTCTGCAAAGTGAGATGTATTTGGGTCGGCTCTAATTATCAACAAATCTACAGAAGTGTTGGCCGTTTTGGTAAATGTCAAATTAAATTTCTGCCAGTAATCTCTCATCTGAATATAAGAAGGTGCGGGGTCATCTACTGTTCTTCTTAATACCAGATTTGGTTGTGTTTCTTGATAAGCACTCTTACCCATAAAACTTAAAGTATAGGTAACTCCATCAGTAAGAGTAGCAGTGTTTAATCTCACTCCGCTATAACTTGTCATTCTGTTTATATTCTGGTTTCTTCTAAAAGACATGTAAAAAACGTCATATTCGTTGTCATACTTTATATTATTTTTATTAATATTAGGTCTATCGGAAGATGTTTCACTAATGATAGTGAAATGAGATAACACATCTTGACCCACCAACATGTTTCTTCTAGTAGAACCTACAGGCAACTTGACTGCTCTAGGCGCATAATTTTGGTCAGTCTGTGTTAAAGTCATGTTTCCATTTGAACTTTTCCAAGCTCTTATATGCTCTCCCGCCTGATAAATGTGAGTTGTAGCGGCAGTGTCAGAATACCAATAATGAGGATGGCCCCAAAAAACTGTGCTTTGAGTGTTTGCAACTGGCGCTAGTAGAGTATTTACATTTTGAACAATCATGTATTTGTAATCAGTTGATCCGCCTCTTTTCTTGTAATAAGAAAATAGCTTATCTGCCTCGGCCTTGCTTACAATTTTATTTACAAATCCCCAACCAACTACACCACCAGTTTCAGTCACTACATCTTTAGGGCCATTTGTAAAACTGTCTGAACCCATGTTAAAGGTTGCAGTTTTAATTTCATAAGGCAAAATGAAAGACTTTTCCACGCCTGCTATAAAGAGGGTGCCAGACTGTCCAATTAGATTTGATGTGTCTGTAGTTAAAGTGTCGTCTATAGAATCAAATTTTATATATTCGTAAACAGGCATTTTAGAATCGTTTACATATATGTTATTTCTAACATCTTGATATCTTGTGGCTTCTCTTCCCATTTCGATTTGTGGGGATGAAACATCCAATCTAGAAGCACCATCTATCACTACCATATCGCTAATGGCCCCAAATTGGATCATGGGAATTTCTATGTCATATAGGCAAAGGAAAGTTATGGAAACTCTAGCCCATTCTTCATCAACATAAAATATCGTAGTAGACGCATTGCTTATGCCATATTCATATATGTAATTTACTGCCATAGTATCTAAATTTACGTTAACAATAATATCAACTTGCTCAGAACCCATTCTCATTGAGAAATATTCTTTGAATTTTCCAAATGAATTTTTTCTGTTTACATATATGGAAAAAGTAACGTATTTATTTTTTGCTGGAATAGTATGGAAACCCAAGTTTTGTGCTAGAACTACAAAGTCTGACGGATCATCATCCACTTCTTTAGACAATATAAAAATCGGATTCCCATTCAAAGTAGAATCAGATGATTGATAAATTGTTGTTCTAGGATCGCCCCATCCAGAATTTATAAACCAAGGAAAAGCGTTTAACTTGTTTGAGTAAGGAATAATATTTCTAACACCAGTTATAGGTCTTGAACCCATAACTGGCATTCGGGATAAAGTAGATTGATATGCATTTCTAGGATTTGTTAGAGAAATCTTACCTGTATGGCTATCCAGTATAGCACCAACAGGCTCACCATACTCACTTTTTATTGAAAAATTTGATTGAGCATATGTGTTATTCTTATCTACAGTGTAAAGAAACCCACGTTGTGCTGGATAGAAAATATCTTCTGGTGAAAATGAACCAAGGGTGTCTATCCCTTCCAAAAGATCAGCACTAAAATTATTCTCTACTTTTGGCATATTAATTCCTTAAACTACTTGACCGTCTTCTGACGAAACCTCGAATGAACAAGATGTAATAAATTTGTGACCTGCATACATCTCTCTAAAAATAGTCTTGGCATTTTCAACTTGTGCTGCTGATAGGCCATTGAACGTTAAAACTCTTTTATTTGGCGGCGCAAAAGCATTCCAAAACTCGTGTCTGTAATTGATCTTCATTAAAAATGAGTTGAGTTTTTCGTCATACTCATCATTAATACTTGGAACAGTAACCTTCAATTGGTATTTATCATACATTTTTGTATTCCCTTATGAAAAAAGCCCACTGATAATTAATCAGTGGGCTTTGTGAAAAATTGGTGGAGTATGTCGGTTTCGAACCGACTACCTCCTGCTTGCAAAGCAGGCGCTCTACCCATTGAGCTAATACCCCAATTAAAATATGGACCACTTAGAGGGAGTCGAACCCCCAACTCGACGTTCGTAGCATCGTGTTATCTCCGGTTTCACTATAAGTGGATATGTATTATTTATGCAAATTCTCTTTGATAAATCTCATATCTTTTCTTTTTACCAAGAATTCTATGATAATTTCTAGTTGCATATACTAAATGGTTGTATGAAAAAGACCCGTAATATGCACTCTCTCTTCTTGACAATACATAGTTTCTGGCGTTTTCAAATTCGTTTTTTGCTAGTTCAACGTCTAGCTCTGATACAGGCTTGGGCGGAAAATATTTCCAGATAAAGTTTCTTAACATAAGTGTCTCCTTTTCTTTTACACGTGTGCATTATAACACACTACAAAAGAAATGAGTAGACCCTTTATCGGTAAAGCCGATATGCACTCAGTGCAACTTACTTTAGAACCTTACCATTTCTGATAGAAAATTCTGTTACAGATTTCCATGTAAAGTGACAGTCATGATAAACCTTAACATCAACGTTTTGCAATTCTTCAATATTTGCGTTTATTGACCAAGGTCCAGCAAAATGAATTCCAGCATATCGTGTGGTTTCTCTTCCTCTATAGACACTTCTGATTTTAGGTTTCTGGATGGTATCTAGATTTTCCTCTACCATGTAGAATTCTATATCATAAAATGAACAAGAGCTTCTTTTTTTATCAAAGGACAAAAACATATCTGTCTCATAATCTTCATTGTCAGATTCCTTTAGCACATACTCAAAGTTTGTGACTATAGGAAACAATTTAGTTTCTATTTTGCCGGGAAGCTCACTAATCAATAGTAGAAACATCCATATAACAAATATTAATTTTAGATTTTGCGACATTAGTTTCTCCTAAACGCATAAAGTTCCATTATATTTATAATTACTTGCGTTTAGGAGATTAATTTTTCGTTACTTATTCAATAGATAGACAAATTTATTTACCTATCTTTTTGTATAGGTTTTATCGAACCGATGTTGCTCTAGTTGCTGAAACTAGTGTCCATAGCATAGCTAGAACAGAACCGGCACCACCAATGATTAGCATGATTGTGCTGTTGTCAGCATAACCAAAAGCTAGAAGAATGGTTGAAAGAGCAGCTAGTGCCATTTTAATCCATTCATTTTGAGCTTCGCTCATGGTGTTGGTTGTGTATGCATCATATAGTTTCCAGAATGCTACGCCAAATGACATAGCGGCACCGATAACAAGTTGTGCTGTAGCAGCAGTTAGCCAACCTAGAGTTACTAGGAAACCAGCTATAGCGGTAAGCAAAACCTTAGCAAATGGTGCATACGGTCTTAAAGCTTCTTTCATTTATATATCCTCATTTAATATCTGTTTAATGTTCTACCTTTAAAATATCCATCTGGTATCTCATCACATTCTTTAATTTTAATGTTATCTACACCATTGGTATACCAAGAAGAACCATATTGTGAATTTTTAGTTCCCTTATAAGAAGGGTGTTTTAGATTTTCTTTTTTAGCTTCATTAAGAGAAGCATTTTCTTTTCTTCTATCGACATAATCAGACCACTTTTTTGATCTTAGCAATCCTAATTTTTTACTTTCAGGTGTAGCCTTTTTGATGTTTTCAACAGATGCCTTTATCATCATCTCAGATGTTTTTCTTTCTGCGATATTTTCTTCCATAGATATAAATCTACAATTACCATAGATATAATCTCCGGTATCATTATATCTAGCTAAATGATATCCATCGTTAGACCAATGCGAAGATTTAATCCCCGCATCTTCCAAAAGTTTTATAATATCATCAAAAGAAAGTTCAAATCTTATATTTTCTTTTGATGCATTTACTTTTTTGTTTTTAAACTTTTGTTTTAGTTTTCTATCGTCATCTATCATGCCAATTTCCGAATAATGGCGGATGGTGTGAGATTCGAACTCACGGGACGCTTTTACACGTCCATAGATTAGCAATCTACTGCAATAACCGCTCTGCCAACCATCCAATTCTTTAATACTTATATGCTTTCATAATAACAGGTTCTTCATAGCTAAAGTTGATAAATTTAACAATGTTATCTCTTTCATCATCTTCAATCTTAACCTCGGCAGCAACCAAATGTCTAATGACAAGATCATAGTCAATATGACCTCCCACACTAAAAGCATTAATTACTACATTTTCAAGCATGTCTTCAAACTTTATTTTCGAATTGACTACACAACATTTACCTACACCCTTTAAAGTATACAAAATAATAGTATTACCTCTATCAATATACATGTAAATGTCTCCTATCAATTCATTCTTGCAATGTAACACAATTCTTTTACTATGTCAAGCAAAAATTAGTGTATAAACCTCAGAATCTTCAACTTCTGCATCAGCGGCTAGGGCTTTTAGTTCTGACCCGGTTCTGGTAAAATGGAAAGTAAAATACTTACCTGCGATACCTTTGACGGCCAAATCCATTTCTTCTGTTCTGTCTTCAACATCGTCACCATTTTCAAAAATGGCAAATCCTATTAGTGCCTCATCTCTACCTGCTAGATTATTGGCAAGTTGCACAACCCATTCTTCGGTATTTTTTAATTTGCCTACTAACATTTTATTCCTTTTTACTTTCAATATGTTCTATTCTATCTTCCAAAATATAAAGATATTTAATCATAACCAACTCTTGCTCTCGCAACAAATCTCTACTAATTTCATCCAGATTAGCGAACGTTTCAGTATCAAAAAAGTCTTTCAGCTTTTCTATTTTGTCTTTAAGATCGTTTTTCTCGGCTATAAGCCTTGTCATAAAATTTGGCATTTTTAAACCTTATATGATATGTAAATTTCAGCTACTATTTCTTCATTTGCATCTGGGTCATAATCACTTCTAGTAGAAACAGTGTATCCAAGAATTTCGAAAAATTTCTTTATGATACTTATTCTTTTTTCTTCTACCATACCATAACTAAGCTTATCAAAGTCAGATACTTCTGATTTCTCTTCTAGAGAAATAGACTCTTCGAGTGAAAATGCCCAAGGCATCCTATAAAAAGTTGGTATAATTGTCTCAACCCTTTCATACAAAAAGTCTATCATTTTTTTGGTTTCTTCGTCGGCGCGATTGTAAATGACCATCGCACTTTCTTTTCTCATCTCATCCGCTGTCTTAAACATATGTAATCCTTATTCAATCACTTTTTGTTCTTCTCGGTCCCAAACACAGTAGTCTTTATAAAATCTGCCTCCATAGATCATAAAACCTTCATTGGACTTATAAAGCACTTCTCTAGAACCTTCCAACCAATCGTTAATCTTAAAATTAAAATCGTAAACATCTGCTTTAAAATCTATAACATTGTTTCCATCTTCATCTAAACTTTTTGCGACAGGAGTTTTAACAATGCTCATGCACATCATGCCCATATCGGTTTCATAGAATTTATCGCCAACACGCATTTCAGAAAGGTCTTTGAAGCTCATGCTCTCATCAACCATAACCAAATATCTACCCATAATATAAACCTTTTTATTGGAGTCCTGTAAGGGAGTCGAACCCCTCTATCGTGAGTTGCAGTCACGCGCCTAACCGCTCGGCCAACAGGACATTATTTCGTCAATAGAGATACTATCTTCATTTCTCTGTTTATAATGGAATATATAATTCCGCTTTCTTGCATCTTTCTCCAAAACTTATCAACAGATACTTCATCAAGATATACAAAATCAAATGTATTCCGACGACCTCTGAACCTATCAAAATTGGCCTCTATAGAATAAGCTCTTCCGTCGAAATTATAATGCGCCATCTTTTCATTGGCAACGAATACTGTGGCGTTTCTTTCTTCCATGAAAGTTCTAATATATTCTGTCTTACCACAAAATCTTGGTAAGGAAATTTCTAAAGTATTAAATTCTTTTATATGGCTCAAGACCTCAAAATTATTTTTATGTTGATTTAGTGCTTCTTTTGAATGATTAAGAAATGCTCTCTCCATATAGAAGATTTCATTTGTCATTTTTACCATTGCAGCCCTACATTAACATCATCTGAATGTTTAAAACCTGCACGAATAGTATCTTTGTAATATAGATTATTGTAGATAAAGGGAAACACAATCCAAGATAGACCGCCAGTTAACGATGCCAAAATGAATTGAATTAGCGCCCATTTATAATCACCACGAATAAGTGCAGGGAAGCACCCAAAAAACAGTGTAGTCCAAGAAAATCCAATTGGCACATCTCGCCTCTCATCCGTTCTGGGATGCGTCATATACTCAATTTTGTGTGCCATAACATTTCTCCATAATCTAATAACAACTACACTCTATCACATTGTAGTTGACATGTCAAGATAATAATCTATCTCAACATCTCTTGGCATTATATACATTTTAATATTTTCATAAACATAATAGTAATTCCAAAACACTATGGTCTTGTCATACATTTTGGTTGGTAGATATGCAAATTTTCTTTTTACATTTCGACAAAATTCTTCTCTTCTGAATATTTTATCTTTATTCTTCTTGCAGTTTTTGCTCGACATTTGTATAATTCCTGATCCATTTAGAATACTTCTTGTGCATAACTTGCTCCAAGACTTCCATATTTATATCAGGATCGTGCATTGCTATGATATCTAACATGCACAAAATAACGTCAACTGCTTCACCTACAACACCATCGTCGCCTTCACCAAAACCTTCTTCAAGGTTGAAGATTTCTTCGTCCAGTTCATCCATTTCAAAATTAGCATGTTGGAAAATGTCTTTAATTTTACGTTTGTTCTCAACTTGCCGACACAGGGCAATCCAATCAGTGTTCATAATATACCTCTAAAATTAATGGCAGGGGCGGCAGGAATCAAACCCGCGCTAAATGGTTTGGAATCACTTGTGCTATCATTACACCACACCCCCAAATTTTTACTGTAAACTGCGTATTGCCTTAGCTACATCTGCCGGTGTAACTCTTATGACATACGCATCATGGTTTTCACCATATAATGCGCTGTATGCTTCACCGCAACATTCACATGTCATTTCATGTTCGCTACCAATTTTTTCATTTTCAAAAACTTTTTTATAGCCATGAATTTTAGTATGAGTCTTACCCACAACATATTTATACTTAACACCGTCTACTGTAATATTTCTATATCCCACAACAATCTCCTATATCTAGGGTTAACGGCCAAAATGGCCTAAAATTATACCTTGGCAGGATTCGAACCTGCGCTAGACCCACCCTTTCGGGACTCGATACCAACTTCTCATTACGGCAACAAGGTATAATGCCTTATAACACTCGAATCTATGTGTGTCAAGTGTAAAATAATGGTAGAGGATACAGGAATCGAACCTGTTCTTCGAAGGGTGTAAACCTCCTGCCTTCCCATCTGGCTCATCCTCCAAACTTAACTTTCGTAAGCACTTATGCGTCTTATGACGCCATCTCTGATTCTTACTCTGGTTATAGTTTCGTAATAAATATGGCATTTATGTCTCAAAACAATTGACATGTTTGCCAAATCTTCTTTAGATGCTCTGACATACCACGGCCCAACCCCGTCATATCTTCCAGCAAATCTAACTTGCTCATAGCCCATGAATCTTGCGTCCATCAAGGCAAACTGAGAATATTCTTCTTCGTTTACATCATAGAGATAAAATCTTGTGGTTCTCAGCGCACAGCTATCTCTTTCCTTATTAAAGTTAAGGAATATATTAGTTGTATTTGGATCGCCGTCACCATCTTCTTCCAATGTAACTGATATATCGGTTAAAACCGGAAAGTATTGACCTTCTAATCTACCCGGAACTTGGGCAAATGCGAATAATAAAACCCATAAAATCAATATATACCTGAAATCCATTTTATTAGCCTCTTATTATGTTGTCTCTATATTTATCTTCATAAGATATACAAAAGTTAATAAGAAGCCGATATCCGCTCATAATAAATCCAAGAAACGATCTACATCCACCGTTTTGTCTTTATAATTAAACCAATCTGGTTTTTCTCTTTTGGTCCATCGCATTTTAAACCGGTCTTGCTTTGTCTGATAAAATCTTCTATAAGTCTCAACCATGTCGTCTGCAACAATCTCATCTGGTTCAAGATGCATACCTAGCTTAAATGGCGTCAATCCAATGTCTGGAATATTAGCTGGCCTGTTTTTAAGTGCATCTCTCAGCTTTGTGTCAGTAAGATGTTTTTTACCATAACGATACGTATATTCATCACAAAGAGCAACGAAATGATTGTAGTGCCAATCATAGTTGTCGCCACTTTCCATCGTCCATTTTGCAGAAGGATGGTTGGCATGTGTCGCACGATATAGGACAGGATGCAAGGGATGAAACTCATCAATATTATCTACTATTCTATGCGTCACAGAAAGAAGCTGCCCGCTCTCTACAACCATTTTCGTTATATGCTTATCACATTGAAATTGTGCAGCTTTTACAGGATCGTTGTCTAAGAAAAATAAGTTAATTTTATCCTCCATGAATATCTTTCGATGTATAAATAATATTGATTAATCATACATGAGGTTGACATGAGCAATATACATTCAGAACGTTACAAAAAATTAATAAATTATTATAAAAATACTATAGTTGAAGGATATGTTGAAAAGCATCATATAATGCCTAAATGCTTAGGCGGTTCTAATGACATATCGAACTTGGTGGCATTGCCGCCACGCGCACACTATATAGCACATTATTTACTATGGAAAATGTATCCTGAAAATAAGAAGATAGCACAAGCGTTTGGTATGATGGCAGTAAACAATCCGTATCAACATAGAGTTATAAATTCTAGATTTTATGAATTGGGTAAAATTGCCAGATCAAAAGCACTTAAAGGTGAAAAGTTCAGCGAGGAAAGAAAGCAAAAGATGCGTGTTCCTAAAAAATCTACCGATGCATACAAAAAAATGAAAAATGGTGCAGGAAATAAAGGCAAAAAATATAGACCACGAGAAAAAGAACATATAGATAATCTTAGATCAGCAGCGTCATGGTATTACGAAAAAAGAAAGAATGATACTAAAGAAAAAATGAAGATATATAGAGAAGAATTTATAAACTCTGGGATGACTAGGAAAGAATTTGCTGAATTAAAAGATGTAAACTACGTAACTATGAAAAGATATCTGAAAGGTTTGTAGTTTGGTAGCCCCTAGTGGAATCGAACCACTTCTTGCCGCCATGCCAAGGCGGTGCCGTCCCATCTGGCTCAGGGGCCATCATACCAAGGCATCACTCTTGGATGACGACAATAGGGAATTCGTATTTGCACATAAAGTTTAAACCGGCCTCACTAGATGCATGGACCTTCAATATGTGATTTATCAAATGCGACCTATTGTCTCTATTCTTTATACGGCAAAATATCCTGAATATAATCATCATAGAAATAATGAGGTTCATCTTTCCACGATGCCAAGGTAACTTCTGCTATCTTTTCCTTTATATCAGAGATTTGTTCCTCTGTCAAGTCGGAAACGCTGTATCCGGCACGGTTCATAACCATGTATAAAAAGCTATCGGGAATTTCAATTTCAACTTTCATACTATGACACTTTTAAAGAAAAATCTGGCTCTTCACCTTTAGGTGTATTTCTCAAAACTTGAGAACGGTGTTGAAATTCTAGATGTGCATGATTTCCAGCCAATATCATTGGCTCCACACGATTGCAATCCTCATGCGCCAGACCACGCATTACTCGGCAAAATTCATTGCGCGATACGCTATTTCTAACATTTCGCAAGGTTTCCAATGCTTCCCTTGCAGCTACAATATAATCAATATCGTCAGACATATCATACTCGTCATTCCAATCAATGTTCATAATAAAATCCTTTGACAAATCAAAATAAAAATTATATTTGGTCCCTGCGGGTTGAATCGAACAACCCCTACGTGGTCCACAGCCACGTGTGCTAACCGCTATCACTACACAGGGAAAACTTTATTCTTTTACAAAATGATAATGCATTCTTGAATAATCTCTGATAGAAACGTGCCAAAACTCATAGGAAAGATCATCGTCAAGTTTAGTATTGCCCCAAACACTCAATCCATTTTCATTCAATTCATAAAAATTTGACTTATACTTAACATGCTCTCCAATCGGGAATTTAAATTTTCTATAGTGTTCGTTTCCGCTAATCATATAATATACAGTCATACAAAAATATTCAATTTTTTCTTCCGGTTCAATTTCTATAATATTTGCGTAATCATCAAATTCAACTGCACTCATGATTTAATATCCCCACTACCTAGTCTTCATCCTCAATTCCAAGCTCATCTTTCAAATCTTCAATGCTTGCATCTGTAAGAGGAACCCAACCAATAATCTTACCGGTTTCATTATCAATATCCAATTCGATATAGTCATCTCCACCAATAGATTTTATTGAAGGCATATAACCATGATGGTCTATAACAGGAACGCCATCTTTTGTGACATTGAACCATGCCATGTCAGAACATTTTCCACCGACTGTAATTTTCATTATATATACCTCGTCAAATTATAAATGCTTTCTGAGTGTTTTGATATTTTCAGCAACCCATTTCTTAGCTTCTCTAGAACGCTTTTTCATTTCACTTTCGATTTGCTCGACTGTAAGGTGATCGAATAGACCTTTATATCCTCTTTGCAACATCTCTGCTTCCATACGGCGATATGATCTTTCATCTTCTCCATACAATTCTACAGCGGCAGCAACTTCAACTTCATGGCCCATATATTCCATCTCTCGACGTTTATTTTTGCTAGATAAAACTTTCACAAGATTTACCGGATTTGTTTTATGACGGGATTCCCAAATCTCTTGGGCAGCAATTGCCGCAGGAAACTCAAGCTCTTTATTGAGAACAACTAGAAACGGCCAATTTGTAGCATTTTTACCAGTCAATCTTTTCGTAATTACTATTGGAAACATGTTAAATTCCTTTCATGAATAATTTATCTTGTAATTCGTAGGCTTCTTCGCATCCACAAACAGAACCATCTGCTAACACTCCGGTTCCACCATTACAACAATTATTTCCGCATATGGCGCATCTTATATGTGCGCCACACAATTCACAAAGCTCAACTGTCGGCCTAGTTTCCATATCTTCTATCAATGATTTTAGAAGATCATCGTCCATAATTCCGTTATGCTTTCCAAGTAAAGATTTACCTTTGACAGCTTTTAATCCTTTAATTCCTTTATGACTCATTTAAGTCTCAGTGATTTACAATAGAAAATGCCGTCTACTATTCGGTCATAGTAAATCCAGCGATCATCTTCACTAGTTTTAATTAACTCGACTTTCATTTTGAAACCTTTCTATTTAATGGCGGATGGTGTGGGATTCGAACCCACGGGGCGCTTTGACACGCCCACGGCATTTCCAGTGCCGCGCCTTAGACCACTCGGCCAACCATCCGTATTTCATTTAAAGAGTGCTATTGCACCTTTAATCAATTTTAACGTTGCTTTTGGCGTTTCTTTAGCAACATAAATTGAGTGAAAAAATAGTTTTCTTCTATTGAAGAACTTTTTACCACTATCACTCAATCCTATACCAGCAGGCTTAGAAATAATATGACCTTTATTCATACCATAATCTAAAAAAGTGTTAAATAAATAATGGCTATTTGATTTCACTTCTTTACCGTTTATAATTTCATCTGCCAATGGATTTTTGAAATTGTATGAAAGACACAAACAATTCCTGTGATGTTTATATATGCATTGTAATATCTTCATGTAATCATAAAATTTATAAAAATCTTGTTTACTAGACATTTTTTCTCCCTAAATCACTCTCTCCTAGCTGTTAGGACTATAAATAATCCTAGTAGATAGGAGACTCATCATGAAATACATAGTATACCAGATAACAAACAATGTCAACCACAAAATATATATCGGAGTTCACAAAACTCACAATGAGCATGACACTTACTATGGTAGTGGAAATGCAATCAAAAAAGCAATCACAAAATATGGAAAGCACAATTTCACTAAGGATATTTTATTCACTTTTGATAATCCTAAAGAGGCTTTCGAAAAAGAAGCTGAATTGGTGACTAAAGAATTTGTCAAGTCAAATAAAAACTATAATCTAAAAATAGGTGGGTGGCATCCAAACGACATTGAAAATTCATACAAAATGATATCCGAAACCAAATCAGGAGTTGCTACGACCAAACATACTGAGGATAGCAAAGAAAAGATACGAAAATATAGAAAATCTGTTGTCACCATAAATGATGGTAATGTTGAAAAACGCCATCCTAAAGATTTAGATATACCTAAAGGTTGGAAATTAGGTAGACTTGATAAAAATAAACAACAAAGAACCCCAAGAACTTATCTTTACATTTCAGAAGAAGGTGAAACACAAAGAATAACCAACTTAAAGAAATGGTGTGACGAAAATAATCTTAATTATTATAATATAAATGACTGCATTGACAAAGGTATTATTAGACCATCTACTAATAAACAGTCACCTACCAGAATTTTCATGATAGGCAAAGAAATTAAACGTATTGATTAAACAGGAACAACTTTTTGCTTTAACGGCGTTCTAACTTCTAAACTAACCCCCATCAATTTTATTTTTGGTTGGGGGTGTAGGATTTGCACCTACGTTTCCGGCTCCGAATGCATAGCTGATTGTTTGCTGAAATGTTCCTTAGAAGCCATACTAATCGGTCAGCGATTTAATATGACCTCTGAGAAACACTATAGTAGTGCCAATGCCCGAAGGCATTGGCTAGTTATGTCTCTAACGCCTTACCGTGATATACAGACCATTTCTGGTGCGCCATACGTATCATACAACACGCTTGCAAGCTTGTCAATAGACAACCGAGACTGTCTTGCATTATATTTACAAGCTATGGTATTATTCATACCACAGCCTGTTCCTTATGTCAAGCTTCAATCCATTCTTGAAGCCCTTCTTTGGTAAGATTTCCATGTTGGGAACCACCATACTTCTGAATCATCTTCAAAACGCGAGGAAGAATATAGTAATAAAACTCATGTTCTCTCTCTGGTTTTCTTTTAGATTCAACTTTCTTGTAAGACTTACCTTCGATGAAGGCTCTTGCAATATAGGTTGCTCTGTTTTCATTTCTAACATCTTCTCTTCTATGAGATTTGAGATTCATGAAACTATTGTGTTTTTGGGCATACTCCGTATGGCCTTGATCCATTCCATTATCTTTTAGCCAATCTAGTTGTCTACGAAGCTTGTTCTCTTCAAAACGAATGATACGAGCTTCTTCTGAAAGATGTTTATTTTTGATTTTTAGTTCTAATGATTTCATTGTTATAATCCTTTTATAATGTTACAGTTAAGCTTGTTAAAAGTAACAAAGGACTACGGTGGTTTTAAGATATCAATCTACATGTTAATTCTCCATTTTAAGATGCCAGTTTCAACGGGATTTCTGGTTTCCCTTCCCTTTCGGGATTATGGAGCCTCGTGCGGGAATTGAACCCGCTTACATCCAGATTAGGGGCCGGGTGCATTACCATAATGCTAACGAAGCAATTAGTTCAGGAATATATTTGTGCCCACCATCGGGCGATTCGCAAAATGCTGCAAATATAGGAGTCGAACCTATAAGTTTTGTTTGCTGTAATATTCCTTTATAACAACACATCAGCGCGAACGAGGTTTGTGCTTGGCCGAAAGGAAGCCGATGTGTTGATATAAAGAAACAAGTTCTTTAATTTATTCAGTAATACGCGCTTTAGACATTTGCGTTTACCATTCCGCCATTTCAGGATTTCTCCTAAAAGTGGGATTCGAACCCACAATCCGATGTTTTTGCTGTATATTGCTGTAGTATTCCTTTATAATAACATACCAGTTCTTATGTATAATGGGATTTCTCCCTTGATCTAATATATTTTTTCAGGTATGTTATTATAAAGAAACAAGTTCTTTAATTTATTCAGGATTGATTTGCATACATGTTACCATTACACCACAAGTAGTTTTACCTACCAGCAGGGATTCGAACCCTGATCTTCCTTGTCGAAAAAGATTTGCTAAAAATTGCTGAAACAATCCTTGTAAGATAACCATGCCACAGAAAGGATAAAAGACTTGGTTATCTCAGAAAAATTGTTATGGTGCCGGTAGGGTGGATTTGAACCCCCGACCTATCGCTTACAAGGCGATTGCTCTACCACTGAGCTATACCGGCATTATTTTATATTCAGGGTTACATGCTTGATTCTGAGTTAGAGAATTTTTGCTTGTTTGCTGGAATAACCCTTATAAGGTAAGACGATAGGTTCAATATGAGGAACCAAATATCTCACGCACTCCCGCAGGATTACTATCTTGACATTATCATCTTACCTTAAAAAAGTTATTGGTAGTCCGAGTAGGGATCGAACCTACAACCGTTCCGTTATGAGCGGAAAGCTCTAACCAATTGAGCTATCGGACCATTCTTTCTTTCTATCCGTCTATCTTAACACAGCCTTGCAGCAGTGTCAAGAAGTTTTTTACAATGCCTAACCCTTATAGGTGATTCTCTAGCGACTGTCAAGAAAGATTTTGGCGGTTCAGGCAGGACTTGAACCTGCACCCTTTTCGGACACCGGGCTTTTTACCCGGCGATGGCTACCATTTCATCACCGAACCGTTATTATCATAAATAGTATTATTAACTTATAACAGGAAATAACAGATGAAACTTTATACATACAAAATATCAGTAGAACGTGTTGTCGATGGTGACACTATCGTTGCCATGATTGATCTAGGATTTCACACTTTTATTAAAGAACATGTGAGATTGTATGATGTTGACACACCAGAAGTATTCGGCAGATATGCAGAACCAAGAGGAAAACTTGCTACTGAATTCACCGACACATGGCTTCGCGGGGATGACCCGGACGCACCATTTTTAAAAGGTCTTATCATGGACTCTAGAAAATATGATGCCCGTGAGAAATACGGTCGTAGTCTTGGAGAAATTTTCCGTCCAAACGATCCTATCAGTCTAAATCAAGCTCTTAAAAATGCAGGACACGAAAAATAATATTTAACAAATAATATTATTTACTTCCATGCCGTATTCTTTAAAATCTTCGAACGTTGTAGCTTCACTTTGGATGTTCATTATAAACATTTTCTCGCCAATAGTTCTACCGTGATTGTCTTTCATTACAATATATATGGTAGGACAATGGCTGTCATCTAATGAATTATTCAAGGCTAAATCTGTAGCCCATGTTTCTAAATCAAAAACTAGCTTGTCGGCTTTAATATTCATATTCATATTCAACCCTCTTTTACCTCTTCCAGCATATCATCTGGGAAATATTCATCCTGTCTTACATCATCTTTATCAAACCACGTGCATCGCATTGTCGTTCCATATGACGCTGTTATGCCTTCTGCACCAGTTCTAGGATATACCATCATTACAGGACCACCAGATTTTAAACGGGCTTTAATCGGTTCTTTAATATCTTTGATACGCATTTCAACACTCTTAGACTCTAATTTTTTAGGTTGTAACATAGATTTCATTTCACTTCCAATAAATTCCAAAGCATGTTCTATAGTTGGCCTTTCACCGTCAGGAAATTGAAAGTAAAAGCTATAGTCGTTTATTTTTAAAAATGCGTCAGAATCAAGATAGTCTACATCAACTATTTCATAGTAAAGTATCGTATTGCTCATTTGATTTCCTTCACTGTTAAATCAGGCTTTTCATTTCAGTCATCATGTTTTTGTCTACACCAAATCTCATGGTTTGTTATCTAAAAGATATTTTTTACCAGCTTCACTTACAATAATCTCTTTTTCAGAGTTTATCTCCATGAGTCCGCGTTCTACTAAACCTGCAATTCTTGGACCTCGGATATCACCATTATTTTTCAAAGTGAAACCTTTTGGTCCAAATAATTCTTCGTATCTCAGAACTCCACTCAAAAACCAATATTCTTTAAGTTCTTTCTTACTCAGCATCAGTCTCGCCTAATTCTTTTTTCAATTTCTCAAGCTGCTTTAGCTTCTTTTCTCTAGCCTTTGCCTCACGGGCTTCTTTTGCTTTTCTGGCTGCATTTTCACGCTCTTGTTTGGCTTTTTCTTCTTTTTCTAGATACTTCTCATAGTCGTCAAATATTTCTTTTACTTCTTCATCTTCGACTTCTCTGATTATTACTATCTGAGTTTCACCATATTTTTTCTTTTCATTGTAAATTCTAACCGCAGTTTGAAGTCTATTTAACTCTTCCCAATTCAATTCCATAGTTTTAAAATCAGATAGCAAGGCTACGAAAACACTGGAATAGTCGTCGTAGTAATCTCCGTTAAATTTTTGAGATAGAGATACTAATTTTATCTTAAATTTTTCCATAATTAATCTCCCACTGTATTTCAGATAAGAACTATCTGTTATACCACATCATCCCTTTCCATCATAATCCACAAGAAAAGGTTTTAATCTTTCAGCCAACTCTCGCAGAGGAATTTCTACCTTGGAAATGTCAGCATAAATCTGCCCTTCTTCTTGAACAGACAAACAAATTTGAAGTGCAGGCTCTTTGGACCATTCAGAAATTACAAAGTTATAGTTCAGGTCTTGCCAACTCATATTTCTACCTTTCTTATCACAACACCCTCTCAAATTGAGATGTTCCCATTCTAATATAGTATTCACCATTAATCTCAGAAATATAATAAAGAGCGTCATATTGTGGCTTTATAATCAGATCATCATCTAATTTCTTTCTGTAACAAAGAAACACTTCTCTATCCATTTTCTTTTTTTCTTTATCCAAGAAGAAAGAAAGTCCAGTAGGACTAGTAGCAAAAAACTTAAATTTTTCAATTACAGGGTGATCCATCACCAATTTTTCCTCTCCACTATTGATATATTCAGAATTTTTCTCTATCATATATCTCCAAGAATCATATGTATTGATATGTGTTCTAATATCTTGTATCGCTTCAAGACTAATATCAAAATTTTGATGAAACACTAGAAATCTCCTTAAATATTGGCGGATACAGAGGGAGTCGAACCCCCACGAGTCGTTAGCTCCTAACGCATTTCAAGTGCGCGGCCACCGCCAGTTGGCTTGTGTATCCGTAAAATCTTCGACTGATACCACGCTTCTATCTTGACTGCCCGCCGCAGGCATCTCCCCATCCGAGGTCCGGTGCGTTTTTCTGTGTAAATAACCACACTTCAATCGTCGGGGCGCAACCCACTGACTAGCGGCTTATCATTTCCGCGCGTTCTTATCTTATAGCACTGATTCGTGCCTGTGTCAATAAGTAAATAATGGAGCGGGTAGTGAGAAATCGAACCCACTTCTTATGATTGGCAATCATATGTAATACCTATATACGATACCCGCAAAAAATTATTCATTATAGCTAAATTTTCTAGCTGCTTTAGAAATGTTAGTATGATGGACATTGAACATTTCTCCTAATTCTCTTGAAGAATATTTTCCACCATTTTTCTTTGCATTTTTAATTATAAACTCAACTTGTTCTTCTGTTAGCTTAGAACCAGAATTTTTTATTCGTTTTTTAGCTTTATTTAACCCCATCTTAAAAGCGTGTTGAACATTTTCTTTCCCTGTAACCCATTCTAGATTAGAAACAATATTATTATTCTTATTCCCATCTTTATGATTTACCTCTGGTAAGTCATTTAAATTATCAATGAACGCCATTGCAACTAAACGATGTATTCTAAAACATTTACATACTCCCTCTACTCTAGTAGATAATACAGAATATCCAGACTTAACCTTACCTTGTTTTAAAATCTTATTCGTTCTTTTAGAAAATACTCGCCCCATATTGGAAATTATGAATATGGTTTCATAACCAACAACATCTTTCCAAATTTCTTTCATTTCATCTTCCTTTTTATTTTCAGGATGTTATAATTTACGGAATCGAACCGTTTCGTTTTGATTTGAAGTCAAAATTTTATCCAAAGATAAATTGCTGCAAACATCCTATTTTATTCTACGATAACAACTTCTTTTACACCGCCAAGAATATCATCTCTTTTATTGAAATCTTGGATTACACTTTCATAATTTTCAACCCTTAAAATCTTGCTTTTCTGGATATAATGTTTACCATCAACAATTTTTCCACCCGGTGAGTAGTATTCAAGAGCATTATAAAGTTGTCCAAAGTAAGTTTTCTCCGGTTTAGGATAATCAGTTTCATACCCCATAGTTATTCACCGTAAAGCTCTTTTTCATATGCTTCCCAATCAAACTTTCCTTCTTCATAATAAATCTCCTTGTAAGAAAACATAAGCTTTATACACCAAACTGCTTTCAATACAGCTTCGGACAACCAACCGATCCTCTAGCTTCTCAGGCTAGTGTGCGTTTATGCTATTAGGGTAGCATGGTCCATATTCGCTTGTCAAGTGTCATTTTGAACCCTAACTCAAAACGAACTCTATATGTTTTCTTATAAAGAGATTTCACTCTTCATAGTCTAATCTATACATTTTTATACTTTCATCTGTATTTCTAATGAAATTTACAGTAGGTCCAAGGTTTCTCTTCCTATCCATATTGTTTTCTTCATTGTGATTATACAAATCTTGTTCTATAGATTTTGCTATTTTTCTAATTTCTCTTAGCTTTCTATCTACTTGCTTTGGAACATTAGGCATATCTATTCTCTATTTTTAATACTCTTTTCAATTTCCAAAAATATTTCTTTTCGTATTTCTTCGTGTAAAGTTTGCATAAGAAGATCATTATTATAAGCTTGTATCATGGCATCATATTCTTCATGAGTATAATCTTTATAAAACCTTCCAGTATGATCCTCATAAACTCTTATCATACCATTTTCTAATTCTTCCATGATAAACCTCATAATATATAGCTAACGATAAAAAATTGTTTAAAATCAATGGTCTGGGCGGCTGGATTCGAACCAGCGTTTTCTTGTTTCCAAAACAAGCGGATTAACCAGACTTTCCCACGCCCAGATTAATAGTCTATGTGCAGAATAAATCCGTCATTTCTATCGGTTTCCAAATGGACTATATTCATTTGGCCTATCCTTTTCTGTGAAAACTCGCTACCCACGTAAGGATGTGGACGATATTGGAGCGGGTAGCGGGAAATCGAACCCGCACATTCTGATTGGAAATCAGACAGGCTACCACTACATCATACCCGCATATGAGCAATTATTTACTCAATTTTATTATCAATGGCTTCTATAATATCTTCATTGGAAGGTTTATAGTCCCATTCAACCCTGTAACTTGTTACAGTATTTGCATTTCTTTCTTCCCATTCCAAAATGTATGGTCCAAAGAACACATATTTGCGTCTAACGCTTTTCTTCAAATAGTCTAACGCCATATCTTTAGGGTCAGGAAGTTCATTATATGTGATAAACTTTTTCATATCAGACCTCAAACTATTGGTTGTGGAATTGGATCGCCTTTGTTGATTATTGCGAAACTTTTCTTTTCACCCTTAAAGTTATAGTAATAACATTTATATTTGTTTTCACCATCGTCTTCGACATAAACAAGAATTTTTCTTGGCGAACCAAGATCAAATTCACTGTGATATTCAAATTCTACCGGAAGTGGCTTATTCTCGACTTTTCTAATAGCTTCTTCTATTTCATGAATATACATTTTGAATATAGCCTGATATATACTATCATCAGTTATCATTTCCAGTTTAACTGGATCAATGATATCAACTTCACATTCAATAGACTTGTCTTCTGGTCCAGATATTTTTAATTTGTGACTTTCCTTATCCAGAACCATTTCATAATTTTTACGCATTAATCTATATATCATATATAAAACCTCATTTAATGGTGTCTAGGGTTGGACTTGAACCAACATCTACTCTAAAAGCCTTGCTGCTTTATAATGGAGCGATACAACCATATTGTTTCAATGGTAGGGCTTACCTTTCGCCCAATTTTACGTATACACCCAGACTTATTTAATGCACCCACTATACTGCATGTCTCATAGGTTGTCAAGAAGTTTTTCAGGCTCTTTTTCAAGATCATCAAATTTATGATAAACTCCTTTTACATACATACCATCACATGAGCTAACTTTATAAGACACAGATTTGACTTCTTTTCTAGTCATGTATTTAGGTTTACCGTAGACTTCGTAAACAAAATCATAAATCTCTTCGTCAGATGGTTTGTGGTCCCATTCTCTTTTGTGATTGTGTGTCACTCTGAAAATTTCTCCAAAAATCTCCCAACCGCCACGACCGTCAAGAGGATTGAAGCCTTTCACATTAACGTCTATAGCATATTTTACTTTTCTAAAAATACCACCACTCTTTTTGACACTAGATTTAAAGTCTTTAAAATAAACTTCATACCGACCACGTTCTATTTCATCCACTTTATCATTACTGGCTTTCATCCTGTCTGCCATGTCTTGGCAAACCTGTTTAAGCTCTTCTCTTTTTTTATCGTTTTTTGATTGTCTTTTATTTAATTTAGAATTTAGTCTTTGTAGTCTTTCTTCACTTAAACTCATGACATATCTCCAATATTATTTACAGGGTTATCTTGATTTTCAAATCCAAATTGAAATTGTTTAGTTGCGGAACTAACCCTTATTTTTGAACCCAACCAGTGCGCCGTAGCTGACTATAATGTTGGGGCGTCCCGCTATTAAGCTAGGACTTTTTTAATTAATGGTGGGTAGGGAGAGAATCGAACTCTCATTTGTGGGACTTCAATCCACCGTGGGCACCAGCATCACCACCTACCCATTTAAAAAGAGGCTATAAAAGCCCCTTTCCAAATTTCTAAAATTTATTCTAGTATTAGTTTCTAACTACAGCATTCAACTCTAGTTTTCCACAACTTCCCAAATCAACTGTCACTGGAACATGTTGACCATTTTCCAATTCACCACTGGCTTCGACTACAAAAATGTCAGTCAAATCAGTATCAATGATATGCTCTTGACCGGCAGCTAGAACATACTCTTGTTCTACCTCAGTATGGTCATTAACACCATGTGTAGTAGTTACAGTTGTGTCATTTGTAGCAACTTGTGCATTTGTTGCTTCTGTTTCATTATTACCATTTCCAAATATGTTTGCAAAGAAACCGCCTTCATCATCAGATGATGACTCACTTGAAACCCTTTTTATTCTACATTCTTCGTCACCATTATTTCTGATAATCAAGACAGGTTCATTTTCATCCACAGCTTCATCAGTAATAACTGTAGGCTCTGTCACGGCAGTTCCAACTGTTCCTGTTGTATCAACAGGTCCACCACCCAATGTGGTAGTTGCATTTGCGTCTGCATTAGTATCAGTATTCATATTATCGGCAGAATTTACTTCATTTGTAGTATCAACATCTGTCGTTTCCATTTGTTGTTCTACTGTATAATCGGGATTATTTGTAGTTGATGCATCTTGCGCTATAGCACTTGTGGTTAGCAGCAATGATGCTCCCATAGCTATCATAATCTTATTCATCTAATTCTCCATTACTTTCTATATATCATCTTTTCTATGTTAGTCTTCATCGACTATAAGATAACACATACAAAGCAACAAAGTTCCTTATGTATTCAATTATTTGGCCCTCGACTTCTTTTTAGAAACCGAGGGCCAGTGAAAACTAATCCTTGCGTCTTATAGCGCAGAGGGACTAGCCATATCCTTAGAATTTGTAGATAGCGCGAACACCAACAGTTTCTACGTCAGCAGTAAAGCCTTCGGCACCTTCAAACACGTTCTGATTAAAACCAGAATTGCCTAGATCGGTGCGGCTGTATTTACCACCAACAACTAGATTGTCGGTAACTGCATAGTCAATACCTACGCCATATGTTGAAGAATCTTCTCCGTCAACTTTGGCATATCCTGCGGAAATGTATGGCAGGACGCGATTGAATGCGTAACCGGCTTGTGCTTCTGCGGTATAAGTCTCAGCACCACCACTTTCAAATAGGCTTTCAGTTTTTTGATAACCTAGCTCACCACCCAGAACAAAGTTGTTCTCGAATTGATGACGATAACCAGCTACAACACCATAGGTAGTTGCGGTATCATCGCGGCTCTCAAACTCAAAATCTTCTGCAAAATCTAGATCAACAGCGGTGCGGGCGACTGTGCCACCAACATATGCACCTGACCATGAAAATTGTGGTGCGGTCACAACGGCAACTGGTTCAACTTCAACCACCGAAGAAGTGTATCCACCAGCGACAGCGCCGGTAGCTAGAAAAGCTGAAAGACCAGCAGCAATAACAAATTTGTTCATATTATAACCTCTTTATTGTTTACAAAAAAGATGACGAAACACGCCCCATTCGCTTCACGTCACCATTTATCATATGGGGAAATATAACTTGGCAGTCACACATGCATTCTTTTCATCTACCCGCCCTATGTCCTTTTATTTGACGCTGATAGATACCAAGTTTAGAAAGTCTCAATCATGTCTTACGGTTTCATCAACCCGCACGATCACTTAGTAAAACTCTTGTAGCATGGACAAGGTTCCCTGTCAACAGCTAAATTTTGGTAGTGCTAGTAGGATTTGAACCTACGACATATCGGATATGAGCCGATTTTTCTACCCCTGAAATATAGCACCCTACTTATTCCTATTTTTATTTTTTAAAGTTTCTGAAATCTTTCTTTTGGTTTCTTCTGAAAGAATTCTTTTTGGTCTTTTCTTTGCCGAATCAGATAATTTTTGTCTATATTCATCTGATATGATCCCCCTTTTCCCTTTATTCCAAGGTTCAATTTCACCATTAGCAATTCTTCTTTTTAAGGTCTGATTTCTTCGCATCTTTGCGTTTTCATCATTCCTAATAAGTTCTTTAGTTTTCTCTGAATGTGTTTTACCTTTAAAATGTGGGCCACCCTCACCACCAACACCCAGATTGTATGTATCTTCTCTCAAACAGAAATCCTCTGTTATGAGTTTTTTCTCCATTAAGTTCATTTCTTCTTCATTATCAAAAACAAATAAAACTTCTTTGGTGAAATTATTTTTACCATACTTCTTTATAGCATTAACAATCAATCTGCCTGAACCCATGTAAGAGTCATCGGGCTTCATGGTTTGATGTTTCCCAATATAAATTTTACCGTTAACATTGTTAGTTATTTTGTATATAGTATAGAACAATTGCACCTTCCTCTTATAGATAATATCTCTATTATTTATAATCAGAGGAAGGTGCGTTAGACTACTTTCACCAATAGTCCCAGATTCGGGCTTTACCGTTTTTGTTATCTTGCCACACCATATCATCTGCGGCATCAATGTCAAGCATGATCTTTTGGATGTTCTTTTTGTCAGAATTTCTACGGTCACGCTTGGCCGCGTTTTTAAAACCAGTGCTGCGACCTGTTTCAGACATTTTACCATCACGGCTCATGCTATCAAAGTAATCAGAATGTTCTTTGTAGTTTTCTTTAAAGAAGCGATCATAATCACCGTGAAATGGGACTTTACGAATTTTACCCGGAAAATAACCGTATGGTTTTATTGGGTGGGCATAATAAAAATGAAACAGCCTGTCATTACCGTAGCTTGCCATCCATGTAGCACGATTCATTTGATAATCGAAAAGCTGCTTATTATACTCTTTCATTTTAGCATCGTATTCGGCTTTTCTGGCTTTATATATTGCCTCATATTCGGCTTTAGGAATTTTTTCCCACACAAAACCATATTTTATGGCACGAGTAAAATCTCTATCAATCATTTTCTTGATATATTTTTCTTTGATGCCATTTTCGAACCAGTAAAGGCTCTTTTTGTTTCTATAGGTTTTACCCAATTTATTTCTCCTTCTAAGTTAATACCTTAGAAGTCGTCGTAAAATTTCCTTGTTCTAGTCAAGTTTAGTCTCCTTTAATGATGGGAGTGACGAAAAAACTCAATCTGTTGTCTTTCTTCTGGGTTACACCACATCATGCGGTTTAACGCCACTTTACCCCATTCCCTGATAATCGTTATATATTAGTTGCTGAACTAACCCTCAATCCATATTCACAAGGTGTATCGTTATGGATGACGACCAATGATAGGAATTATCATTGTTAAAATTATGGCGTGAGGCGAAGACATTTGAATGTAAAAACTGCTGTTTTTTATCTGGGTTACACCACAGAATTTACAATTCAAAGCTCCCTCACTATCGCTGGAAGTATCTTTCGATACGGCTTGGTTGCTGAATTAACCCTAATCTTGTTCACAGAACAAGCACTGTATGACATAAATTATCATAAAAAAGCAACTTAATCCATTTGGCGATCAACCCAAACTTCATGTTTCTATTAGGGGATCAATCCTATGAAGAAACTGCCCTTGCGACTTGAACGCTATCTCGGCACGGTAGGCCGCGTCTTATCCGATTAGACCAGTATGCTATAGTTGCTTGTTTATAACAATTGTTAATGGCGGGAATGACGAGATTCGAACTCGCGTTGCACGGATCGACAATCCGGCGTAATCACCACTATACCACATCCCCACAATGAGTGTCAATACCGCGTCGTATTTATTTCATACGCCCGACTCCAATCGTCACCAAAAGGCTAGGTCGGAAGATACACTCATTCAATAAAATGCCCATTACACGGTGATGAACCGTCATATGTCTGGTGATGGATAGTAAGCTTGCGGCGTTACTATTTGTTCCCATCAAGCCTCCCAGAAAGGTCAAACGTCAAGCATTTTATATTCGAATTTCTACGGTTTGTCGCAGACACCGAAAAACTGCTTCCGAATACCTAGACCCACAGCACAACCTGTGTAGTGTCATTTCACCGCATCAGCCATCGCGTATTCTTCTAAAAATGCGCCCCGTTCGCGTATCACTACCAACGAGTCTCAAGACTTACGGTCATAGAGCAACTTCTAGCATCAAGATAATCAATCTAATTATGGACATGCCCTTGCCCAGAGTAGGTTTTTATGGAACTCAACCTTTCACTTAAACCACCCGTATCTCACAACGGGAGGGCGGACAGTTTTAACTTCACTGACAAGTAAGTGAATAAAAGATTGATTAATTCCTCTATTCAAATTGGTCGCATGGAATTGTCGGTAATGAGCCGACACCTATAGGTTTTCTGCGCTCCATGCTAAGGCCACTTATACACTTCCTAATATGACATGTCAAGTTAAAAGTTGTCTAGGAATTAAATTGTGTAAAAGCTTTGCCTATTCTTAAAATTGGTATTTGGGGTAGGACTTGAACCTACTTCGCCGCAATGCGGTTTACCGAGTATGTTGCAACTCTGCATTTCCTGATACTAGCCTGAATAGCATCAGCCCAAATTCTGGTTGCGGTGGGTTGGATTTGCACCAACGACCTCTGGCATATGAAACCAGCAAGCTAACTACTGCTCTACCCCGCAAAATCTTTATTGATAAAAATTTGAAGATTGCATAATGAATATGATATCTTTGTTCTTGAAGGCACTACCTGTCATTAACAATTCTATCGCATTTTCATCTGTCAACCCAAACAATGTCTTCAATTTTTCTTTGTTTGGAAGTTCTTCAAACACGCCCCTAATGGCAAAGTATTCTCTGTTGTTAACGGCAGTTTCGTATAAAACCCAAACAAATCTCATGATATGCTCCTTTAAAATTAATATGATGGTGTGCTGCTACGCCAAAGATTCTAAGGGTCTATTATGACATTGCTACCTATCATGTCCAAACTTTCGGTAGGTTAAATCTGAGGCTTCGCCCTCAAATCGTATCATAATAACTGCACTTATCCTTCCCCTACACGCCTAATGTGAAAATAGGACTTTTCACACGTATCATGTTCATCACTCATTATAAGATGGCTGCTCTTAGGCCGACTTCCCAACATATATTCTTACTTTGATATAAAACGATAAGGTGGAATTAAACCAAAGAGTTTCCACGTTCAGATTACCGCATCAGTCGGGTCCGAACCTCTTCTTTACCCATTCACAACGCTGGAAATTCTGTGTGAGTTGCATACAATCAGCATCGTTTTATATCAAAGTAAATTACCTTTTAACAATCTTCTCGATTGAAGTGGTTAACTGCACCGCAATCTATGATTCGCTTATACCATTTATATAATAATATTGATCCGTCGAACAATATTGACACAAACCGTCGAATGTGCTAGGTATTGATAATCATATGCTCAATTGGATTCGAACCAATGTCTCCTACTTCTCACGTAGGCGCATTCTTCCAGTATGCGATCTTGCAGAAGATTGATAAAAAGTAATTGGAAGTCCCGGTCGGACTTGAACCGACAAACCGTTAGGCGCTGTCTTATGAGGACAGAGTGTTTAACCAATTCCACCACGGGACCAAAGTATTCAGGGTTAACTTTTTGCTAGTTTTTCCAAATAAAAATGCATGATTTTTTGCTGAAATAACCCTTTTAAGACATATCCAAGGAATTCCATTAATGCTGGCTCACATGCAAGATATGTCGTAAAAAGATTATATTGGTAGTTGACTTCTTCGTAAAGGTATGCTATAAATTGTGTATACGCATGTCAACCTAAAAATGAGGATACCAAATGAAATACACTAGATGGACCAAAGAAATGTTAGAACCAATTGTTGCATCTTCAATGTCTTATGCAGAATGTTTGCGTAAGATGGATAGAAAACCCGTAGGATCAAACTACAAAAACTTACAAAAGAACATCAAAAAGTTTGGACTAGATACATCACACATGCTTCACCAAGCTTGGAACTCTGGGAGAGAATTTAAAGCACTAGATGAATTGATAGGAACCACACAAATAAAGAAAAGAATTGTTAAAGAGATGGGACATAAATGCTCTAGTTGTAATCTAACAGAATGGAAGGGAAAGCCCATACCTTTAGAATTAGAACACATAGATGGCGATAACCAAAATAACTCTAGAGAAAATCTAACCTTATTATGTTGTAACTGTCATGCATTAACTCCAACTTGGCGCAGAAGGAATAAGTAATTAATTTGGTAGCCCCTGTCGGATTCGAACCGACACTGAAAGGTGTTTAAGACCTCTTCCTCTGCCTTTGGGATAAGGGGCCATTCTGTAGTTCATATTCAAACACTACACTATCGTAATGCCGTAGTCAAGCGAAAAGTTATGGTGGGCATGGTCGGACTTGAACCGACAAGGATTTCTCCACTGGTTTCTAAGACCAGCGCGTTTACCAATTTCACCACACGCCCATGTGGAGACAGAAATTCATGCAGGATCAATTGACTGTGCATGACACCGATTTCCCTTGCGGGCAGGAACTCTCTTTATCCTCTTTTTTGCCTAAATCGCTTGCGTAACGCATTGGGGATTTTCGGCTCATTATGCAGGATTTCCACCTAACTGTCAACCATCATTTAAGGTTGTCAAAACTGGCTGCTGTGGTAGGAATTAAACCTACATTAAACAATATTACCGACAACGTTGACTCGGCAAACACAGCAAAATATATTACCATAAATCAGTATCAGTAATATCAATTTGAAAAACTCTAGTTGGTTTTTTGAACCCTGAAATAACTTCTCTGTAAAAATGTGCAAAGGTATCCGGTCCAATACCAGAACCGTTGGGTTCATCTTTAACGATAACTAGATTTGCTTCTGGATTTTCTTGAAAGGCTTTAGACAGCTTTTCAACTTGTTTTCTTGTTAAAAACATCTCATCACCCTTTCATAATAAAATTAAATCTTGTGTGTTGTAACGCTCACCAGCGGGTAATGGCTACCACCCCGTAAGCCTGCGCCATCGTTATCCCCATGATAACTAGTTACCAGACTCCATACCTCTTTAAACACAATTACTGTATTTATTTTTCTCCCACTGTCTGAACCCAGAAATGGAATACTTATCGCCACCATCTTCTAGATATTCAGCCATTCGTTTTCTATGTTCTATAACAGAAGGAATCTTACCTAAGAATTTTTCTCTTTTTATTTCTCTGAAACGTTCTCTGCCCTTAAACCACATTTTAAGATATGCGTTTGTAAACTCAAACACTTCATCTTCTGTCAAAACAATATCCATTTCAGACTCAAAGATCATTGATTTAAAGTCACTAGTTATATTTTCATTATAACCCAATCTAGCGTATCTTTTGCCATCCACATTCTCAATAATTACATCTTCTGGATAGATATATGTAGTTCTCATAATATGTTCCTTATATCGGTATCGCGGCAGGATTCGAACCTGCATCTAAAGGCATAAGACGCCAATTGCGTTTGAATTATCATCTACTCCACTATAATGACGTTTCGAACCATCACACAATCTTCAATGAAATTAAGTTATAACACAAAATGTTCTCAACACACCTGTTTATAACAGCCAAATTTACACCACGCGAATTCTTAGGATCATATTGATCCTTTAATGGCGATCCCTGTAGGATTCGAACCTACGACCTAGTGCTTAGAAGGCACTTGCTCTAATCCACTGAGCTAAGGAACCAAAACTTTCCGATTTATGGGTGATATCGGGAACCACTTCTACTGTCTACACTACTATGAAAGCCGTGTCAACAGGTTATTTTCTGGATGCCCCTCGTGGATTCGAACCACGGTTTACATACTCAAAATATGTCGTCCTGCCGCTAGACGAAGGGGCAATATTTCATTTAGGTTTAGACCAATATCCTCTCGGTGGTTTAACTATACCCAATGAAACACATCTTTTAGAGATAGCTTTATCAGAAACATTGTATCTTTTTGCGATTTCAGTTGTAGGAATTTCCCACACTAATTTCTCAAGTTCTTCTTTACTTATCTCAAACTTTCTTTTCTTCATAGCACTACAAGCTACCGAACAGCATTTTCTAGGGCTACTTTTTCTATACTCGAAATTTGTTCCACACAATTCACAAGTATATGTAACAATCATTCCACCACGATCTTCAAGCATATGAAGTCTAGCATGTTCAGATTTAGTCATAACTTGCAAATTATCAATCTTGTTATTTGCTTTGTCTCTATCTTTATGGTGAACTACCTCATCTTCATTAAGAAGTCTACCAGTTTCTTCATACACTACATAATGGTGTTCATTCACTTTACCGTATTTATCCGCGCAAGGATGGTCAGGTATTATAGCATACATATATCCTCGGGACTTATCTAAAGTAAATTCTACCATATCATTTCTCTCATTATATAAAATTGGCACTCCCGACAGGATTCGAACCTGCATCTGCCATCCAGTTACGCTATATAGTTTAGAAGACTACCACGATACGGGAGCAAAGTAATTAATTCCGATTTATAGATAATCGGGAACTGCGCGAATAATCGGGCACCAGAGGACAATTTGTTTTATGCATTTGCTACTATCAGCTTGTCACGACTGACAATGCACATTAACCACATGGGCGGATAACTGTCAAGTTCCAATGAGTTCCGATTTAAGGATAATCGGGAACCGACCGTGAGGTTTAATACTCACCGACCACCAGAGGACAATTTGTTTTAAGTGTTTGTTACTACTGAACTGCCAAATCCAGCAACACTCATTAACCATATAGGTAGATAATTGTCAATTTCTAAAACGTCGCACCTGACACAATTTTAAGGATGTAAAGCCATCCACCATCTAGATATGATTAAATCGCTTTGCATTGCGATAAACTCTTGGCTCATATACTAGTGGCCTCTTCCTTCCTTGTCAAGTAGGATTTTGCGGTCTTTTGCTTTATACGACGAATTCTAATAATTGTTGTGACTTTCTAGAGGGTATGTTGACTTTCCTCTAACGCTTTTCTCCCATTCACAAACGATCCGGCTGGCCCAACAAGAAACTTATGTCTCCAATGAGACTGCTTGAAAAGCCCTAAGTCAACGGCCCGGATTCTTTAAAAAGTATTTTGCTCGGGCGGCAGGGTTCGAACCTGCGACCACCTGATTACTTTTGAAGCTTCCCGAATCGAACGGGTATTTACCTTTAGCTTCCACAGTCAGGCGCTCTACCAACTGAGCTACACCCGAGCAAAATACTCTTATTTAATTTTTGGTAGGCATGGTCGGACTCGAACCGACACGGATTTCTCCACAGCATTTTGAGTGCTGCGCGGCTACCAATTTCACCACACGCCCACGATAGATGAACTATATCATCTTTCAAAAGCCTTGTCAACAACAAAGTTTTTGAAAGATGATCTTTGGTCGGCCAGTGTTATCTTTGCTTTCGCGTTGACAACTTCGGCGTATCCAAGGATCATCTATACGATATCTGCCCGACGATTTCTAGTTCATACGACCTATCTTGGGTTATTTCTAAGCCAAGATACTAACCGTATGAACATCTGTGCGCCTTTCCATCATGACAAACGTAGTTTATCATGCGGTCCAGACTCTCTGGCAGATACTTTGCAGGGTCATCGGACTAACCTATCCTGCGTTACTAAATTTTCAAAAAGCTGGTTTCGTCTTACGTTGAAACCTTTATAACACTGTTCGCTTTCGCTGTCAAGTGCTATTTCATCTTGGGAAGTGTTTCTTTCCAGTGTCGCGTCTGCAACCGTTGGTTTCTTGCTTCTTCCGTTCGATGAGGACGTTATAGCCGATTCGCATCTGGAAGTCAACTACTAAATGGTGCTGATAGTGAGGATTGAACTCACGACCTCTTCCTTACCAAGAAAGCGCACTACCACTGTGCTATATCAGCGTAAATTGTCATTGGGATAACTATTATTTATATGCAAAGTTGCACAAATTTTACATCTGTGCAACTTTTTTGTTTGAATTTTAATCTAAATCAGGTTGTTTTTGTTACCCAATTTCTGATATTGGTTCTTTCTGCGTTGGTTGGAACTCTCTTCATTACAACCAACCCCCTTACATTTAGTTCCATGTTAGGTGCAACTCCGCTGAACATTACAGCTTTAGACGGTTTTCTAATTCTGAAATGTTGTGCCGGAATGGTTCTTTGGTTTACAACTTCACCATTGATTGCATGATATATAACATCATTTCTAATCCAACTTTCTACTGTAACCCATACACGATTGTTAGTTGTGCCACCAGTTACATCCAAGCGATCCAACCAGTTACTTGTTGGGTTGTAGCTAATCAAAGGAGAACTTACATGACCATTTACACCACACAATACCAAGTTGTCCCAAGAGTTGTTTCCATAGTTTAGACCAAATACAGTTGGAATAGAATTTTCTGTTCCATTTCTTATTAGCTGGACTTGATATGCAACATAGATATCGCTCTCATCTGTATAGTTGAAAGATGGTGGATTTTGATCCATTGCAGATGTTGCTCTCAAATATCCATTTACAACTGTAGGATTATTACCTGTTTTTGTTGGACCTTGATAACCAGTGGAATCCCAACGAATGAAAGTGTCATTTGGCAAAGTTGTATCTGTTCCGCCAGATGGTGGTGTTTCAGGTGTTGGGGTCGGTGTAGGAGTTGGTGTTGGTGGTGGAGTTACAGGGTTAGAATTTCCGCTAGGTCTAACACCGTCTGTATGTCTACCATTATTCCAAGCTGAAACTGTATTCAGTGTTGGGAACCAATCACCATCTTCCGGTTTCCAGTAAACTTCATTACCTTGTGAACCGCCCATACCTGCTGGACCATATTCATTCATAATTTCCCATGAAATTCTACGGAAATAATCGGCTTGTGCCTCAGTTACGTAGTCAGGGCGATGCGGTCTACTAAGTGTTCTTTGATCTACCTGATATAGCATTGTTGTTATGAATATGGTTGTTCCGAAACATATAACATCATTTGGATGTATTTTGTCCGAACCTGTTCCATCGCCAAATAGTGTAGTCAAAGGCATTCTAAATGGTGATGTTCCATTTATAGTATCTTGCCATACACGAAGCATGAAACGATGACCCGGTGCTATCCATACGCGCCAATCATCCGGCAAATCTGGGAACAATTGATGCATTTTCCAAGTAATGTAGTCTGCTCTATATTTAAATCTACGCTCATAATCCATAAGCAATGGAAGTGGATTGTTATTATTCATATCCAAAGCAGGCCATATACTCCATAGAATGTATTCAGTAGGTCTAAGGTCTTTTTTGCCATCTCTCCATGCTGCTATGGCGAATTTCATTTCGTAGAACAAGTCTTCAAAAAATACGTCATGATCCGGTGGAGCAACGCCAACATCATTTAGTCCACGCTCAGTAATAACAAGACCATCATATTGATTCATATTATCACGTGCGTTCACATCTGCACTGTTATAGTGAAGCCAACGCCACATTGTAGCTGAACCGGGCATTGTTGACTTATAATGCGTAGCCTGTGGTTCAAATGCAGCACGTGTTCCTCCAACAGCATTAGGATGTATGCTTGTAGTCACACGCATCATACCGCCCGGCCATTCACCGCCACGATGGAAATAACTATCCATCAAACTATGGCCTGAGTGAATATAACGCTGTCTGTCGGAAGATGCAACCCTTAACTGTCCAGTTGACGGATTTGTAGGTGGAGTTTCTGGCTCTTCTGGTTGTTCAGGTTCTTCCGGTAGTTCTGGCTCTTCTGGCAACTCTGGTTCTTCTGGTTCTTCGACTTCTTCAACCTCTGATACCACAATCGGTCCTGCAAGGCAAGAGAAAACTCTGTATGCAACTCCATTTTGTAGTCCGCTAAGGGTTGAACCGGGTTCCATATTAGTGTAGAAGGAAGCTCCATTCAAGCTATTTCCACTATTCATACTTGGGACGGCCAAGTATGAAAGTGTTTCGGATTGTGTAAAATCAACAATTACTGGTCTAGCATTTGCTGATGGTGTTATAGTTGGA